AGCGGGGGCCAAGCGCCAGCGGGGGCCAAGCGCCAGCGGGGGCCAAGCGCCAGCGGGGGCCAAGCGCCAGCGGGGGCCAAGCGCCAGCGGGGGCCAAGCGCCAGCGGGGGCCAAGCGCCAGCGGGGGACAAGCGCTAGCGGGGGCCAAGCGCCAGCGGGGGCCAAGCGCTAGCGGGGGCCAAGCGCTAGCGGTCCGCGGAACAATCGTGGTACGCAAATCGCCAATCTATTCAACAACGTCCTTCACATGAGCGGGAAACATCGTCTGTTTTATAGCACCCGATGCCGTCACTGCCAAGCATTTATGCAAGAACTGGCACGAACACCGTTTGCAGCCGAATTCGTATTGGTATGTGTGGATCCAAGTCCGTCCCGTCCGCCCTTGCCGCCCTGGCTCAAATCGGTGCCGACTATGATTCCTGCGGGGTCATCGGAACCTCTGGTTGGTCCCGGTGCGGTCAACAATTGGCTTGCTGCACGGAAAATGGGCGTGGATGAACGAAAATCCGGTTCAGCGGCACTGGAAGAACGCAGTATGCCGATTCGTCCGCCCGACTATACACCGGATCTGGCTCCACGACCCAACGCAACGGCCCGCATGCCCACATCGGCAATTGCTGCAACAGCGGCACATGTAGTTGCAAGTGCAGCCAAACCTGATACATCAGGTTCAAGCAGCGGTAAACCAGACTTGCTCGGTGTAAAAGCCTATGAAGGGACAGATGCAAATGTGTTGGCCTACCATGGAAATGAAATGAGCGGTTCTGGCAAATGGTCGGATTCGTACAGTTTTATTGGGGCGAGCGACGGCTCATCTGACAAAATGTTCAATCCCATTGGACGACAATTTGAATCTCTTGTAAGTGGCGGCGGTGGACCCGTGCCTGGTGCAGTCATGGGTGGTGGCGCAAGTAAACCTCAGGTCTCTGCGAAGGAACAGGCGCAGAATGCACGTCTTGAAGCGTACATGGCGTCACGTGATGCTGATGTACCTGGCCCTGTCGCACGGCGATAAGTGTAGACCATTTTACTTGGTCTAAAACTATCCACTCTTTCTATGAATAAGAGATAGGCAGACATACTATGGCAACTCCCATTTCCGCATTTAACAACCAACTTGTGGCATTTGTGGAAGAACTGGTTGACACGTATCCTGAAGAAAAAACTCTAAAAACGGCACTGGATGCGCTGCTGGCTCTGAAAAAAGCCAATCCAAAACTTCTTCATACTGGATTTATGGAATATGTCTATCCAGATTTCCATGGTCCCGTCATGGCAGAAGACGAGGAGGCATTGATCAAAAAAGGTCATGAAGCCCTGCACGGCGAACATTCCGAATATGCGTTTGCCTATGTTATTTTTGACAGACATTGGTCCGGTATGTCCGAGGCCAACAAAAAGGCCATCTGGAATTGGTGCAAGGTACTTGTGGTCCTGGCAGAACGTGCTGCTGGACTTCGAGCTTAATGCGTGTTGTAGATTCACTGAACTTGTTGTATAAGCACTAATGGTAATAATTAGCATTTGTGTTTATTTTTTTGTATTGAATGGATACATTTAGGGTGTAAAGAATGGTAAAAGTTCGTGGGATAGTTTTGTAATTTTCAAGAAAAATAGTCGTCCTGTGAAATGCCCGCGTTCTTCTGTATGAAACCAACTCTTGACTTCATACAAATGGCCGTTGCTCCTACTTTTGAAACTACCTTTTCACAGTTTGTGGATGATCTTAAGGGAACGTTTCCGGAATTTTCAGACGCATTGACGCATGCCGCCAGTCTGCCCGACCCCCAGGAGCGATTTGTTGCTACATGGCGAATGCATACATCGGATGTAGCAGCATGCAATGCTTCATTATTTGACGGCTCCGGCATTGAAATCGTTCCAGGATTTGTCATGACGCGCGCATTATGGAATGAATTATCGGATTCGACCCATGCCGTTATTTGGAAATATATTAGTTCACTCCTTCTTCTTGCCGCCGCGTCGTCATCAAAAGACACAAGTGGCGGATTGTGGGATTTATCCGGATTCAACGCCGATATGGAAACCATGATGAAGATGTTGTCAGACGCCGCAGGCACGGATGGTGATGGAAGTGGCTTGGGCGAATCCATGAAAGATATTTTTTCCAAACTCAGTTCCATGGCGTCCATTTTTGGTGGATTGGGTGCTAAAGCAGCGGATTTGAGTGGCGCAGCCTCTTCATTCAAAATTCCTGAACGTCTTTTCAAAGGTCATATTGCTCGCATTGCCGAAGAACTCGTCAAAGAATTCAAGCCCGAAGATTTTGGTATTTCGCCCGATATGTTGGAATCTGATGACCCTGCGCGTGTATTTAATTACCTACAGGAAGTGTTTACGAAAAAACCGGAATTAATGATGTCGGCTGCACAGAAAATCGCCAAAAAAATTCAGGCCAAATTCCAACGCGGTGAAATTAAGCGCGAGGAAATTATTCGCGAGGCCGAAGAACTCATGAAGGAATTCAGTGAAAATACGGCATTTTCAGAATTGTTTGGTTCCTTGGGCGAGATGCTCAAAGGTTCCGAGAAAGAAAGTGGAAATGAGGGTTCGGCACGTCGTCGTGAAGTCCAGGAACGTCTGCGACGCAAAGCCGCCGAAAAGGCAGCCCAGCGAGCAGCAGTCTCCGGAACGACAAATGTGTTGGTCACAAGCGAGGCTGAGGCGCGTGCGGCTGCCGCGGCGGCTGCGTTGTTGCTGGAAGAAGATGAAGATACGAAAAAACGTGTTGTTAGCAAACGAGGTGGTAAAAAATAATTTCTGGAAACAATTAAAGGATTTACGAAACCGTTATGTCTAGGTCTGACATTGACTCTGAATTGGATGGATTGACCCATAAAATTCAGGTATTACTAACACAACTCAATATTGTACATCGCGAAAATCAAATTCTGAAATCCGAATTGGAAAAATTCAGTCAAGAGAAGAAAGACCTTGTTTGCGAAAATCATGCATTGCGCGAAGAAACCCAATATCTCAAACATGAATTGGAAATGAAACGTTTGGAACACGAGGCGTTGTGTCGTGAACTCGAGTCCAAATTGGAAATCACACATGCGGAAAATAATGAATTGCGGCGTGAACTTGAACACGGATATCAACAAACATCATATGAATGTCGTGAATCAGGCATGCATGCAATGCGAATTGTTCCAATTGGCGGGGCTGGAACTCTACCTGCATCACCGCGTCATCAAGGAAGCGGTGGTGGTGGAAAAAAGGGCGGCGGTGGTGGAGGCAAAAAAACCAGTCTCTGACACATTATTCACAGATTTCAATGCGCGTCTGAATTAGCATGCGCGCATTGCAAGGAAAGAAAAATCAACAATCCATCATAGAGGATTATTTACAAATGTCATCGCCCCGATGTGCGCCGTTTTGGACGGAATCACCATCCATATTGTGGCAAGATGCCACCGATTTTTTTCCATTTCATGCCGCGGCTCGTCATTGTACAAGTACCGCACTCAATTCATTGACACGATTTGGAATGTATTTGTCAATTGTTATGGCGCTTTTGTATGCAACACCGGCATATTTGGGGCTTGGTATTGGAATTGCCATCTTGGCCGTGGCTGCCTATTATGGAATGAAACAAAGCGGAATTGTTCGTGAAGGATTCACAACCATTGTCGGCCCCACTTTGGAATCAAGTGACAAAGGTGCTGCGCTTGAATTCGTAGGCGGTGAAGACGTCGCGAATCAAGTTGTGGAAGATGTGATCGGCGTTCAGGACCGTACATTGCCAACGGGTCCCAATCCATTTATGAATATGCTGGTCCATGAAATCAAAAGCAATCCACAAAAAGCGCCCGCAGCAACTGTGGATACTCCCGAAATGGCACGAACACTGAGCGACCAATTCCAAACTCGTATGTATGGCGATTCATCGGATGTGTTCCAACATGAACAAAATCAACGCGCATGGTACACTATGCCGAGTACTAGCATTCCTAACGATGTTGATTCGTTCCAGAATTGGTTGTTCCGTGTTCCTGGACGCACATGCAAAGAAGGAAACAACTCCGTGTGCCGCAGCGGTACGGAAGGCGGTTCAGTCACATGGCTAAATGCGTTATAAAATCTAAATCCTAAACAAGACTCATGTCTGCCCCGAAACGCTCCTACATTACGCTAGGGCCGTTCCAAAATGATATGTTTGCATATACCACACGTGTGGACAATTTCGTAACAATTGGAACATTGACTCCGGTAGGTGGTTCCAATTCTCCCAAAGGTCGTTTTTTATTTGAAAATGGACGCAAACTCTACCCCGGTACACATCCTGGAATTCAAACATATATGGTGGGCGTGTATGACCCCGTTTCGTTTCTGAACGGATTTATTGACCCCAATTCCAAACTCTTCAGTCCTATGCATACGGATAAATCCTATGCGGCGCAAATCACGGATGCGGCACGCGGTATTTTTGGAATCAATCCAAATGGCGGTACTGAACACGACCAGGGTCCCGGTATAATGACGCTCGCAAACTGTCAATTTGGCGCGAATGTTGATATAAGCGGAAACGTCGTCACACAGGGCGATAGCGGAATTGTTGGAAATGTAGATATTAGTGGGAACTTGGTTGTTCATGGGACAGCCACATTTGAAGATGTGACTGTAAATAATCTAACGATTCATGGAAACGCAACACAAATTGATATAACCGACATGAATTCGGAACAGTTCTCTATTACAAACAATGGTACTGGTCCCGCACTTGTTGTGAATCAGTTAGGTACTCAGGATATTGTTCATTTCAAAGATGATGGAGCGACGGCATTGATAGTCAAAGATGGCGGAAATGTTGGTGTTGGAACATCCACGCCAGGATACAAACTCGACGTGAACGGTTCATTCAATGCAAATCCCATTTATCAGAATGGTTCAGTGTTAATACCTCCAGGTTCCTTAATGATGTATATTGCGGCGACCGCGCCCGGTGGATGGCTTGTCTGCGACGGAAGCGCGGTTTCCCGTTCAACATACGCGGCATTGTTTGCGATCATAGGTACAACCTACGGTGTTGGAAACAATTCAACCACATTCAATTTACCGGATATGCGCGGTCGTGTACCTGTCGGATCTGGAACCGGCACTGGACTCACGGCTCGTTCATTGGGCGGAAGCGGCGGCGCAGAAACACATACATTGAGTACATCTGAAATTCCCTCCCATAGTCATACTGGTACTACAGACTCATCCGGTTCACATACTCACGCAGTGACAGATCCTGGACATACTCACACGCAAACAACTGTTAACGACGACTTCAATAACAGTGGTAGCAATCCTCCTGGATTTTCTGCTGACTCGGCAGGTTCAATTACATGGTCAAACATCAACAGTGCAACAACAGGCATTAGTATTGTTGCAAATGGTGCGCATACACATACATTCACAACCAATACATCAGGAAGTGGTGCTGCACACAACAACATGCAGCCCTTTAGTGTTGTAAATTATATAATCAAGTATTAGTCATTTCCATTTTTGAATGTATAAAAATTTGTGGAAAATGCAAACAGGTGGTTTTCATTCTGGAAAAAAATTGAAAAGCACAATTATTTCAATCAATTGCGTGTGGCGAGTATACAAACGTGACGTTTCAATCCCGCCCAACCCCCTCAAGTGTCTTTCTTTCCTTTCTTTCCTTTCGTTTCAAGCAAAATGGGAACCCGTTCCAAACTTTTGATTGTTCGCAAGCATAAGCCAGATATTCATCTTTGGATGCGTTGTGATGGATATTTCAATGGCGTTGGTGATGATATTTGTAATCAACTGAAGGCGTTACTGGAAAAATATCCGTTTGGAACTATTTTAGAAATGGTCAATGCCTTGGACCTTGAAGATGAGGAAGAAGGCCAAGATTTCAACCCCAATACTTTGATTGCGTTTCTTGAGGGTGCGATTGTATACCATAATGACACATGCGATGATGTAGAATACGAATATACATTGAACTTTGACCATCAAACATTTAGCGGTAAAGGATACGACAACTTTATTGAGGAAAAAGCGACTCGCAGCCTTTTGTTTGAACAAATCAAATCCGGTCTAAAAATTAGCGATTCATTAGTCCCTGCAGTTGCCGAAGTTATTAGTGTTGGCAGTATTCTAGAAATGTTTATGAATCTTCCAAAAGATAAACACGGTGAGGCTTTTGAAAAAATACGTGCATTCTATGAATGGTCGTCACATTAATTCCTTCATATTGAAATACCGTCATACATCATACATATTGTCATACACATTGAATTGTACATTCAAAAGAAAAACATTAATGTGTAATGTTTTTCCATTTTTACCTGTGTTTCAAACAATCATCCCTATGTTGATTGTTTGAATTATAAGTCTTTTTTAGAAATGTCAACGTGTCACAAACGACCCTATGGATGGAATAGTCGCAAAGTCGCAAAAAGTCCGTTTCGTGGAAATATGCGCCGCGCACGCGCAACACTGAAAGCACATCGCGCAGGGAAATCTGTGGGATTTACAGCACGATCGTCACTGAAATCCATGGGATTGCTGCCTCGTTCTTCCGGATGTTATCAACTCGGCAATAAATATCGTGGAGTGTGATTAGAGAAACTATGTCAGTAGCACCGTTCCCTCGTGGCGCCCCTGTTGCGCGTGGTGAATTTGTGGTGAATGAATTTACACGAACACGCGATGATGCCTGTGAAGTTGCACAAAATATTCGTGATTCAGCGGGTCCCGGCACATACCAAGTCCGTAATTTGGTGCCTTCCCAAGGTGCAGCAGCACGTGTGGAATATGTAAATCCCACGATTCTTGGACGCGAAGGATTTGGATACAACAATCAAAACATTGATATGGACTCCCGGCTTCGCCAGGAAGCCACACAAGCCGGTCGTCTGCGCTGCCCACTACATGTCCAATCCCGTCCATTTGCGACCGTTCCATTTATGGGAAATGGCCGTGGAAACCCGGATGTGGAAAGTTCACTCCTGTATTCCGAATGGGCGCGCATTGAACGCCCGTGCGGCACTGTGACGGAAACATTCTTTGACGGTCAATTTGTGCCGCTGGTACCGCATTTGGCGGCGCATATTCAAAATCCAGCGAATTTGGTACCGGAAGTTGCGTCTGGGGGTATGTGGCTGCGTGGCGGCATCCCGACGCGAGATTTTATAAGATCGCTAAATTGTTAGGTAGGAATCGTATAGCAAATTTTAAAAATCTTTCTAAATTTTTTCAACTATTGTTGGTAAAAATTTGAAACAAATAATTTCCAAAAATGTCTGAAATTCAAACACAATGTCGCGGTACAATAGTGAATTCTTGGCAGAAAATACAGCAAAAGATTCTGCTGTATTAATTGGAACATATGAACATTTAACAATAAGATCACGAATCTAAGGCCATTGAATATGAACTAGGAATAATTCTGGAAACATTTTTGAAAACAAAGTTTCCTCTATACACAGTTCAACCATTTCCAATGGACCGAATCTATGACATGTACGACAACGAAATTACTGAATTGGATGCCGCATTTTTGATTTCACCATTAACGCCCAAATACAATTATTCAAGATTGACACGCGATGAAATGTATGCCATGTTACCCATGAAATACAAACCCACCGACAAATATAGGTTTGTACTCGCAGAAGCCAAACATCATATTAATACCCAAAAAATCAAACAGAAATTGGAACAATTCCATAAAATACTCCAACTCTTTGCTTTTGCAAACACACTAATCACGGACCCAGACATGGATGTGTCTACATACAGCCCTGAATTCATCAAAACAGTCAAGCACCATCCCTATTTAGCAAATATGGACAATGAAGGTTGTACTTTATATTTTGGCGCGGCGTATTGGGATTCAGGATTATTGGATAAATTCCAACGTATGATTGCGGAATATAAAAAGTTAACGGCTGATTTTATTGGGGCGCCGTTTGAAAGAAAGGTTTCTATTTACCGTTCATTGTGTAAATTGGAAAGCAATTGGTTTCCCTTGAATAATCCTATGCTGCCTCACAAATATATAGCGAAAATGGAACGGATTACTAGTATTTACAATCAAGTCGAATTCATACTTCCATCAGGGCATCGTTTTCACGTTCCAGTGGAAAAGGAACCCGACTGATATGTTCATGGAGGAGGCGGCGGCATCGATACACGTAAAACACGAAAGCAACGCTCCACTTCCGGCGACACATAATTTCCCGGGCCTAATCAGAAATAAGTATGAACATCTCCAGCACCGCCGCACCATGGAATAGTTCTTGGAATCGCATTGGTTCCACTGACGGCGCCACTGTCCGTGACCAACAATCTGCAGGTATGTTTGCCTACACACAGATGCCCGCCAAATTTGAAAATCCGAGCAAGTGCCGCAACGCACTTGGCCTAGTGGGCGGCTCCGAAGTCAGCAACATCAGCGGCAATATTGTGGATCTGGAATCCGACCTCCTCGGCATTACGCGTGTCCAAAGCAAGTGCATTGCTCGTCAATACAAGCCAGCCTGTCCGTTGGGCGGCAGCCGCGAATGTGCAGACACACCCCCCAGTTTCACATTCATGAACAAGAGCACCGGCGAAGTCCGTACTGTGAATACGGCCCCGAATCACCTCCCCACGTGCCAGATGAACACCCTTCCAGGCATGGGTTCCCCTGAGCCGCTCAAGACACAGTCTTGCTATCCCATGCGTTTCTAAAGTTCAAACAAATCTACTAGAATGATTATTTGAACTGTAGGAAATCATAGAACGCGTATTATAAATATACCGTCAACATTTTAATTTAAGCAGACTGACCAGGTGTGCTTAAATTAAAATTTATGACGGCAGTGCCTTTATAATCCACACCCTTACGGGTTTTCTAGATTAGGATTATGACGGTATGTTCTATGCTCCCGATGGATTTTATCGTGCTACTAACAAGAAGAGTATGTCTGTGGTCGAGCAACTTCAAAATCAATCATGGAACCGTCGCTTGTACGATGGATGCAAATCCACGGATGACCTGCGTGTTACTACGGGTCCCGGTCGGTATCAACTCGACGCACCACTCCAATACTGCAATGCGACCTATGCTCCCGAACCGACCATTCGTCAACAAAAATGGGGCGCAGCCATGAACAATTCCTATATCAAAACCGACGTGGAATCCGACTTGTTCAATATCAATCGTCCTACTACAAAGACAGTCTGCAATCAGTACAATCCCACGGCCAACAAGATTGACGCTGCAGGTGTACAACCCATGAAGGAAGAATCATTCCCACAGACTTTTTCCCGGCTTGTCGACCCTCCATGCAATCTCCGCTCCAGTGGATGGAATCGCTGGGAATGGTTGTGCCAGAATCCACAGGATGGTGTTATGATGCCGTTTGACAATATGGTAACCACTCGTCTGCAGCAAAAAGACCAGTTCCGTCCATGCATTCCTCAACCCAAGAGTCAGGAAACCGTCATACCTGTTGCAAGCGCCAAAGCCGGCAGTCCCTTTGACGGCGGTGATGTAGGCATACTGGCCGAAATGAATGCTTCCTATCATCGCGCAATGGCGTCCTTCCCACGCGGCGAAGATGTCCTCCCGGCAGCACCGTCAGCACTGTATGGCATTCAAGCAGCGCCTGTGAATCCCCCCGATTTGAATCTTGCACCCCATGGAATCTATGGAAAACTATAACGTATTCTTCAATAATTAATTGTTTATGGTATAAGTACGTCTCACGTGTTTATAGTATAAAAAATCATTCCTATACACCAAAGTAGAGTATTATGGACGTAGCGGCATTTTTGGGCGTTCTAGGTCTCGGCTATGCGGCCAACAAATTCACAGGAAAAAAGACAACCGAAGGGTTTACGGATTCCACACAAACAGTGAAACCCGGTGCGGACCGTACACCACCAGGTGCAGCCACAGTTCCAGGAAAACCACGTGTTCCTCGATATCTATCTACAGGCGGATACGACCAACTGTTTCAACTCCCCGCGGGCGGCAGTCTTCCATCTGAACCACATCCGAATAAATCGGGAGGCCCACTTCATTTTCCAGTTCCACCCCCTTCACTTCCAACACAATCTCCACCTGCATCCGTGACGCAGGAGGCCCTTCAACTTCGCCCCAATTCATGGGAAGATGCAACACCCCGTCCTTTGTTTGTGTCGCCACTTACAGGCATTGAATTCAAACCCGGCGAATTCAAGCACGCCAATATGGTTCCGTTTGCAAAGAAATTCACGCAACCTGTGGGAGATGCAGCCTATTCGCAAACTCTGGATGATTATACCGGTGCAGGAGGGACTCAATTTGCAAAGCGCGAACAAGCGCCCCTGTTTGAACCCACAAATGAACCCATGGGGAATCCCTATGGTCTGGAATCAACGACGGATTTCATGGAAAGTCGTGTTGTCGAATCACGAAATCGCGCCAATGAGCGGCCCGTGGAATCCATTCGTGTGGGTCCAGGTCTGAATCAGGGATATACCCATCTACCGTCTGGTGGCTTCCAACAACAGGCTGGTGAGGAATTTGTGCAAGCACGTATGCCGCGCACCGATGATTTACGCGTAGCCACAAATCCGAAACTCACGTATTCTGCACCCGTCGTGAAAGGTTCCCATTATATCACAACCAGCGGAACGGCAGAAACGGTCGGTCAAGTCAGTAAATATCTGCCCGACAAGTTCTACTTGAACAAGGAGGGAGAGCGCAACTTTGTAACAACAGGTGCAGATATTAAAGCAACTGCGCGCGCCACTCAAGTATTGAAGCATACCACACGTCCTGAAACCAGTAAGGAATACAGTGGTGTTGCAGGACAGGCCGAAGGAAAAGCGACCTATACTGTCGGTTCCACACGTACACCACTGGCAAAACAGATGGGTTCATGGGGCTACCGCAATGCCGATTTGACTGCCCTGTTTAACAAAGACGTTGATGCCGGACAAAACGATTACGGAAAAAGCGGTGTTGAAATCCGACCCAACGAGCGTTATTACACTGGAACACGTGTCCATGCAACCAATCTTGCACCTGACCAACACGAAGGTGAACTCCATTTACAGGATGAGGTTCGCGCAACTCGCGCCGAGGAGACCATTGACAATCCACGCGCGGCCGGCAACTTTACTGCACTGGGTGGCGGTATGGCGGAGAAAGCCACCGTCTACGACCCCAATGACATTGCTCGCACCACAATCAAGGAAACTACCATTGACAATGATTGGCTCGGTATGGCCGCACCTGTGGAAGCCCAGCCGCGCTTGACCGTGTATGACCCCAATGACACGGCGCGTACCACCATCAAGGAAACAACGATTGACAATGATTACCTGGGTGTGGCTGCCGGTGCAGCCAATGCGGCACAAAAACTCACTGTATATGATCCCGACGATATTGCACGCGTCACGGGTCGCAATACATTGGCGGATTGGGATATGTATCGAAATATGGGACGCAACGGAACCGCCGAAGCCGCAGAAACACGACTCCAAGACAAGGTCCGTAATACCCAAAAAGCCGCAATCAGTGCCAAATCATCCTGGACTGGAACAGCCATGTCGTATGCAAAAGCCGACATGAATCAAGACGCCGCACGTTCTATGCGTCATTACGCCCAACGTGAAAACATTGCAAAAGGTCGGAAACCCATGGGTTCCTCGACCAAGATATTCAATGGCGAAGATAATATTAATATGCAATATCGTCGAATTGTGTCTGATTCCGTCAATGATCGCGAACCGGGTCTGGACCGTGTGACGGCTGAACCTGCAACTACCAATCTGATTGGCGCCCAGCGTCCACGCGCCATTCTAAAACTCGATGTTGCAACTGTTCGGAATGAACCGGTTGTTGTGTCGTCGTTGGAGTCCAATCCATATGTCATTCCACTTCATAAAGTCGCGGCAGTTGGTGGAAAACACGCCATCTAATGTTTCAAACAGTATCTCTTGAAGAGATCAATGACGAAAAGAATTGCATCTGTATCATCTTCGTCGTCTTGAATCGATTGGAATGTATTTTGGATAGTTTCAACTTCAGATTTGGAAAACTTACCCAGCACTTCAAACACAGTACTGTATGTTGGCGATGAGTCGGAATTCATTTTTGTGGACTCGTAAAGCAATTCACTCACAACCGCTTTTGCAATCTCACACGATATACCAAACGAAATCAATGTATTGATGCACAATGTTTTGATTTCAGACATTTATGATTCACGATTCTGGAAACGAATTAGGTTAAACAATACATATATTCATCATTATAAATGCAATTTTTTCAATTCGGTCACAGATATAGAGAACACAACACATGGATTCGTCCGACATTACTGCACGTAGAAAGGCGCAAGCCATTTCTACCGATTTGTTGGCCAAGTTCAAATCGGCAACACCAAGCAATGATTGCGAGGCCATCTGTCGTTGCACTTCAACAAATTGCAAAAGGAACTTTCCATCGTATGAACAAAAACAAGCATTTACAAAAGGTATTACCACGTGTCCGTGCGCTCCTGCAGAGGATTAATTCTGTAGGTCATATGTAAGGAACCCTCGTCCTTGACCCATGACGGAAGACAATGTACCCTTCAAAACGGCCAATCCGTTTGAGGCACGAGCTGAAGAGGCACGTCGCATTCGCGACAAATTTCCCGGCCGCGTCCCGGTGATTGTAGAGCGGGGTCAACGTTCACTTTCCGTACCCCGCATTGACAAACAAAAGTTCCTGGTACCCGGCGATTTGAATGTTTCACAATTTATCTATGTCATTCGAAAACGACTCAACTTGCCATCGGAACAGGCGCTGTTTTTATTTGTAGGAAATACACTGCCTACAACGGGTATGTTGATTCGCGAATTGCATGCATCCTACGGTGACGCGGATGGATTTTTGTATGTAACCTATTGCGGTGAAAATGTATTTGGATAGGTCTGTCTAAACAATTCACAACACATACTACTCAATAGTACGTGTTGTGCATACAATGCTTGATTCGGCCAAATACGATCCGCATTCACCCAAAAGACCCACCGACATTGTTGGAAATACAGACAAATGGACATCTTTCAACGAACTCATTCAATCCAATCAAGCGTCACATACGATTCTTGTAGGACCTCCTGGATGCGGTAAATCTCTTTTTCTGCGTCTTGCACTTTCTGGATTTCAAACATTGGTGATTGATTGTACTGCGAATTTTGGATTGCGTGATGTGCGTGAATGTATACGAACCTTTGCGCGAGGCGGGTTATCCCCTGAAGGCCGACTTCGTTGGGTCGTCTTTAAACACGCGGATTCATTGACCGCGGATACACAGGCGTTTCTTCGTCGTATGTTGGAGACGACATCGACATTTACAAGATTTGTGTTTGAATGCCGTGAAGCGGGTGCTATCACAGAACCGATTGTGAGTCGTTGTTCAATCATCAATATTAACGCGCCCGACAACACGGAAGCAGTGTATGAAGTACAACGACGTATTGAACATACATTAGATACGGAAACCATACAAAATATTGTTGAACAGTCACAAGGAAATATGCGGGTTGCGATTCTTGAAGCGCTCGCACGACGCCATGTTCCGGATGTGGCTGAATGTGTGGGTCGCGGGAATTCGATTGTGTCTGGATTATTGGAAGCGCGACCTGCAGCCATGAATCCAAACAGTCACGAGTGGATACGCTGGGCAATTCATGCCGAAGAAACATCCCGTGTTGAAGGATTGGATTTACGTGACATATTGAAACGTGGGTGGCCGTTACATCCAAAAGTTTCTCATTATTGCTCATTATTGTCCCGTCTTGGAGGAACAAGTTCGCGCATCATCTTTATGGCCTGTATTTCAGACCTGGTTCAGTCCGCGGAAAAATAATCGTTAGGGAATCTTGCTCCCCGAACAGGAAACATGGAATCAGTTTCATTGTATTCAGAGGCGCGGAATGAATATTTAAAACAATTGTCGACCTGGGTTATTCCACCCATGGTTGAATTTTTTCGCCACGAATATTCATCCATTGTTGCACGCGACGGACACAAACGTGCAATGGCCGTTTTTCAGGAATTTTGTTCGACCGTTCCTAAATGGAATCAGGATATTATTGAATCCAATGTCAATACATTACTGGAAAACTGTCGATGCGATTACATTGAAGAACTCATGACGGCTGTTTTTATAGCGCATACAAAAATGCTGACGGCGATTCGCGTCAATTCCAAACAAAAGAAACTTCAAATTACCTTACCGAAACTTGACCATTTTTTGCATCGGATTTTTATTGAATGCGCCCGTTCGTTTTGGAAGGCTCCCTTTTTGTTTAGCGAGGAATTAATGCCCATTGAACGTCAGAAAAACATTCTGCAACTTGAAAGTATGGCTACAGAGGCTTTGAGTAGTGCTGTTCGTTCGTTGTTGCCCATCAAGACGATTCTACGCGATTATATGAATGATGATGATAGCAGCAGTGAGGAAGAAGCACCTTCAAAATCGTCCAGTAAAAAATCACGCGCAAGCAAGGCGCAAGTGTCTAGCGATTCGGAATCATCCGATTCATCGGACACTGAAGACGAGGACAATACCATGCTTCATGAACTCAAATCGGATTTGCAATCCATACCCCCTGCATTACTTTCAGCACCGCTAGAGATGCCGACGGCTCATGTTGAACCTGTAGTGCCTTCTGCAGTGGACGACCTGGATAATCTTCCTCTTTCGTCCCTTCTTCCGCCCGCTGTTGAACCATCTTTGCCTGAACCTATACCTGAACCAATGTTCGAACCGATGGAAAAAAAGACACCCATCACGATTGAGAAACTGGATACACCCCCTGAAGCCCCTGCTGTCCATGAATCAACACATGCCGTTGACGCGGCCGAGGTCAAAATTAATGATGTATTTCTCCAAAAAGACCCTGAATTGCCAACAGTACCGGCTACGAATCCCAATCCGCCTCAATTAGTGATTGACACCGAACCGTCAGTGCATTTCACGCCGTACGACACGGTGTTTGATGAAAACAAAAGCGAAATTAGTGAAATTCGATATGCGCCAAAAGTCAGTGTCGAAGACAAGCCGCCGTCCAACTGGGGCATGAGTTTTGAGGACGACGACATGGACGACCTACCAAAACTCTCCATTTCCAACAATGCCTCGTCACTGGGATTGGACGAAATTGTGGATTTGGATGCACCGGCGCCTGCCATCACGGACACCATTCAACCCGATGATATTGACGAACCCCTGACAATCAGTGGCGATTTTGAGGAACTTGCTTAATAGACAATTCGCGCGGTCGTATGTGCGGCACATATTCTTGGATCTGGCTAGAACATGAACAGCCTGTATCTAATTGTGTTTGGTGCCGTTGGCGGCATTGTTGCCCTGTTTAGTGCGGCAGGTTGGTCATCCTTTCAATACAAAAAACTCCCGGACAACTCCACACTGTTTCGTTGGTTTGTGACGGGCATTCTTGGAAGCGGATTGGCTGGGTATGCGTGGATTTTTGGTGCTGGAGGCGACCCGGCCTCAATTGTGGAGAAAATGGGCGATGTGTTGGAAGTGAAAGAAGTTGTGGAGACGCTGACATCGGCTGTAGGCGGTGCCGTGAAAACGGCAGGGGAAACAGCGGCGACTGTTGGGAGTGAGTTGACGGTGGGGATGCCGCGATTTTAGATGTTTAACTATATAGTTTTACATTTGTAAACTTGTATGATAAACCGTCAAGTTCCAATAAAAGTACGTCCGAATGGACGTACTTTTATATGAACATGAAGGCAATGCCGTCATAAATCCTACACCCATACGGGTTTTCTTAAATTAGGATTTTAACGGTATATGTTTATAAATGTATTAAAATTATGCAACATTTATTGGGATATTATTGTTGACATTGTATTCTGCATATCCAACATCTGAGCCTTGAGTGTTGATAATTCACTCTGGGTGTCCAATAACAGTGACTTGGTTGTTGATAGTTTATTCTGAACATCCAACATAGATGAGATTGAACCTTTATTGGATAATTGCCATGATAATTCTTGTATTGATTTTACTATAGGTGCTATAAATTCCACATATCGTAAACCTTGGCGTGATTCAGGGTCGTCTTTATCGCCTAGACTCCATACTGCGCTATCCAATCCATATTTGTCTATTATTTCCTTTACATCTTGCGATATAAACCCGTGGTGAATACGTTTACCTGGTAAAGATTCATAGCCAGTAATTGCTCCGCTTAAATCCATAATTGGTTTTTTGACACTTTCAACAAATTTATAATCGACTGGTTTTAATTCATTTATGAAATTCAATCCAAGTATTGTATCAGAAATATCTGTTTTTTCGCGTCTATCCGACGTATTGACTATACCAGTCGGTGAGTAAATATTCGCCCATCTTAAACTAGGTGTACCACAGTTTCTTGTATTATCCAAATCTGGACGAATTTGATTAGTTATCAATTCAGTTCCCTGAATATAAATTGGGTATGAGTTACCTGTTGTATTAAGAATTAATAAATTATTAAGTTGATCCCAATAAAAATTACCGGCATATGTTCCGGCAGTTGTTGTTCGTACAGTTATTGCTGGGTAATTTGAATTAGTAATAATAATATTTCCAGCAACATCCAATATCCCTGTAGGATTTGAATTGCCTATTCCTACATTTCCTGCTGAATTCATAAATATTCCTCTGTTTCCAATTGCACCTTGAGGATTGACTCGTCCAATACAAAAACTGGAAACATTTGGAACAAAACTATTGGCATTTCCAATATACCATCCATTGTTTGAAGATTGTCCTGGGTCGCGGATAAATATTGCGTTTTCTGATGTACTTGTTGTTGTTAATTGTAACGTACCAAAGGAAGCAACGGCGGTATTAATTTGGACCGGACCTGTTGTTGATGGTATGGTCATAATACCGGCTTTTGTATTTCCAACAATTTCAAGTGCATTGGAAGGTGTGGCTATACCAATACCCAATGAACTTGTGAGATGCAACGTATCTGTCACACGAATGGGTGAAAACCCGCCTAATGATGACACATTGAGGATTCCAAATGTACCTGTTCCAGATGATATTGCAAATGAAGAAACGGACGTCACAATCAATGAACTATTGCCTATAAATGTTAAATTGGGCGATGCTGTTGCTGCATTTGACGAACCATCGGATATCAAAATACGATTCGAACCAGAGTTTGCGATTGTTATAAAACCTGAACCTGTTGCACCTGTTGCGCCTGTTGCGCCTGTTGCGCCTGTTGCGCCTGTTGCGCCTGTTGCGCCTGTTGCGCCTGTTGCGCCTGTTGCGCCTGTTGCGCCTGTTGCGCCTGTTGCGCCTGTTGCGCCTGTTGCGCCTGTTGGACCCTGTGCGCCTGTTGCGCCCACAGCACCTGTTGCGCCTGTTGCGCCCACAGCACCTGTTGCGCCTGTTGGACCCTGCGCCCCCAATTCATTATAGACAACCTCATTTGTTGTTGAATTGTAATGCAAAAAACCACCTGTCACATTCGAATCATTCCGAATAGACTCAATCTTCAATGCTCCGTTGGTTGTTGTTATTGTGGATATATTTACGGCATTTGTACTCAAGGAATTCACGGTTCCGCCTCCAATGTAAGCCGTCCCTGATGACAGCGCATTGGTACTAATACTAAACGAACTGATGTAGGAAAGGTCAACCATAGATGTACCTGTAGACAAGGAATCAAAGTTAATTTGGGATGCATTTATCACAATTTGTGGATTGGATGTATCTGTATCCTTAATTGTCACGATATTCAAAACTTTAACGGCTTCATTGGAATTATATCGCACCAAATAATTCAAATATGCGTCATTTGTTCCCTGTGCATCATACACGTCAAATTCAAATCCAAATTCGCCGTCCGCATGTGACGCGCCCATAATCATGGACGAAAGGACCGAACTCAAAATGGTTGTATTTGTCGTAACTGACCCCAACCGCAATTGATACATAATACCTGAGACAGGATCATATGTCTCTAATAAATTCCTCTTGAAACGAAGATTATCTGACATCGAACACCGCTTCTTCTATACCGTCAACATTTTAATTTAAGCACACCTTGTCGGTGTGCTTAAATTAAAATTTATGACGGCAGTGCCTTCATAATCCTAATCTAGAACAACCGTAAGGGTGTTCTTAAATTAGGATTTTGACGGTATCTACTTCTTTTTTTCATGGTCAATCGTAATACCATGAAAAAATGGTATTACGTGGGTCATCGGGGTTGTATCCTATTTCTTGTTAGCAATACAGGTGACTAATACTAGCATCCATTTCCTCCTTCTTTTTCAGGAACAATTCAATATGCGACTTCTTGACAATGAATGGTAAACTAAATCCTTCAATTGCAAACGGTACTTGTTTCGGATTGTTATAGAAACGCAACAAGTTGATTTTGCTGACAATTGTTTGTATGCAGCGTTTCAATTCACGTACACCAGCCTCGCCGCCTGTGAAATTTTCAATAATGTATTGAAGAATGTCCTTGCTGATATTGACCTTTTCAAAGAGACCTGAGTCACGAAGGGCCGCCGGAAGAAGATAATTTTCAGAAATAACAAGTTTCTCCTTCATTCCAAATCCTTTGACCGCAACATTGTACATACGGTCACGTAGAATAGGATTGACAAGTTCATTATTGTTATGACTAAAGATAAATAGACAACGGCTAAGATCCAAATCAATGCCTGTGAAATACTTGTCTTGGAAGCGGTCATTCTGACTACCGTCTGTCAAATGAATGAGTAAATTCATAATTTCATCACCTTTTGCCGTTTGGGACACCTTGTCCAACTCGTCAAAATAAATGACGGGGTTCATACATTTGGATTGAATTAATACATCCACAATCTTTCCCCATGTGGAACCTTCATAGGTGTAACTATGACCATCCAAGAAACTCGCATCGGTGGCGCCGCCCAATGTAATAAAATGGAATGGACGTCCTAGGGCTTTGGCTACGCCATCCTTAATCAAACTTGTTTTGCCTACACCTGGTGGACCGTGGATGCTCATCACATTGCCATGCGCACGAGGGTTGGCAATCCATGAGGAGACAAATTGCATGATTTGGAGTTTGGCGTCTTCATGACCATAAATGGCCGATTCCAAACACTTATTCACAGTATCCATAAATTCTTGACATTTATCCGGACCATCTTCCAATTTCACAGGCAAGTCAATGTATTGACCCAGAGGCAAATTGGTAAATCCGGTAATCCAATGATTGACCTTATAATATTCAGAAGATGACGGTTCAATGTTACAGAGCGCATTGTATTTCGCCATTGCAATGCGATTCAATTCGGGACGCGCAGTGACCTTTTCCAGAATTTTGAATTTTAAAGGGACTGTGACTTCCGCTGGACTCGCCTTCATTTCCAACACTTTGAGTAGGTCATGTTGTTTTTCCTTGGTAAGGGATTTGAAGTATGTAATATCATTGTCAATTGTGTCTTCCTCTTCATCCTCTTTCTGGACAAGTTCCACAAATCGCTTGACTGCCTGCGGTTCCTTTTTCAGATTGTATTTCTGGGGTTTGTTGGGGTCGCGTCCTCCGCCACCTAGCATTTCACTAATCACAATATCAATGGCGCCACCACCCGATGTACGTTTCTTTCGTCGCGGGCGTTCATCTTCACTCTCGTCGTCAGATTCGTCCGTTTCGTCGTCCTCGTCTTCGTCGTCACTTTCGTCGCCGTCATCGTCTGTTTCGTCCTCCTCTTCATCCGACGACGATTCGTCGTATCGAGACTTGGATTTGCGTCGTTTAGGTGTTTCATCCTCTGACTCATCCTCGGATTCGACAACAAGAGTAGGTTTGACACGGCGTTTCGGTTTTGTGTCGCTGGTTTTCTTCTCTTTCACAGGTACATAATCGTCATCTGTGCTTTCGTCCGATTCCTCCATGGTCTTCATTATGGATTTCATCTTCTTCCGTGCATCAACAGCAGCGCGACGCGGATTGCGTTTGGCTCTTGCTTCAACTGTTTCCTCCATTTCAAACACTTCACTTGCGTCGTCGTCGCTTTCCTCATAATCGTAATCAATCAAATTGCGAATATTGCCTTTACTATCTACAGAACTGTCATCACTGTCAGAATCCGCAAACTTGGGTACGCGCTTCTTGTTGTTTGGTTTCCGTGGCATTCTCTGAAATTGGAATCAACTTTCAGAATTTCGGTTTAACCTCGGGGTTTTGGTCGATGAAATGGTGTCAATTTTTGGCCAGACGACGCGTATGCCGTCATAAAACAAATTCTATGTATCTATATTTGAATACCGTCAAAATCCTAATTTAAGAACACCCTTACGGGTGTTCAGATTAGGATTATGAAGGCACTGCCATCATAAATTTTAATTTAAGCACACCGACCGAGTGTGCTTAAATTAAAATGTTGACGGTATATGGATACATAAACATAGAGATATGCATGTAAAAAAGCCGAACCAGTGGGTTTAGTTGCGGCGGCTATTCTTGCGGCCGTGCTTGCGGCTGTTCTTGCCACGCAAAACACCGCGGGCGGCATTGCTCAATGTGTGGGAAGCCTTGTTGACTGTGCGGCCGGCAAAGTTCAATACGTTGCCTCCCATTCCAAAAACACGCTTGCCCAGACCAGCGGCTGTGCGTGCGGTGTTACCAATAATATTGTTTGCGCCCTTCAGCAAAACATTGACAGGGCGTGTGACGTAGCCAATCGGGCCACCACCCATCATATTGTTGCGGCGAGTATTACGGCGAGTCATTTTGCGCGAGTTCTTGCGAGCCGCCATGTTGTTACGACGAGACTTGTGGGCCATGTGTGTTGTTTCTATGTACGCCGGAGATTTTTTTACTTCCAACCTCGTCGGGCATAATCCGTCAAATTCATGAGTGCAAATCGTGACTTGGCCGTAAATCCAGGAAGGGCAGCGGCCGGCTTTGCAATCAACGCGGCCAACCGCGCCACCAAATCAGCGGACCAGGCGTTCGCAATCAGAATGGGAGACGCGCTCTTGCACATGTTAGACAGACAGTCAATGTATTCCTCGGACAGTTGGGTTTTGGATGAATCGGTGTGGAATGATTCAATGGCGGAGGTAATCTGGAAAATCAAGGTCCGGAAGCCTTCCACATCCACTTCACCATGTTTGACCAGTTCCGCAACAAATTGACTGTACCCGCGCCGGAACTTTTTTCGTTCCTGACTTTCCAAGAATTCCTTGTATGTTTCACTAGACGGATCCGGAGATGTATGTTCCACTTCCGTAAAGATGTTCATATAGTCCCGGAACAAAGTACGCATTACGTCCCGTAAATGTGTAAATTCGTCGGCAAGTTCATGCAGCAATCGGGCGTAAATGGGACAGAATGCGGCCTCGGTTGCGGCTTTTTGGAACACAAACTTCATAAAATCATCCAAGAAGTCCGTTTCATCCGAATCCAGAATTTGCTGCATAAATATCTTGGTGACCTCATATGTGGATGGACCCAGTTTATTAATCTTACCCTTTACCTTTGCCAATATACGTTCCTCTGTCGCAATATTCGCCTTAACTGCTGCGCTACTGAATGCAATGGGGGCTGGCTCAGTCGTTGGCGCTGGCACTAGCACGGGCGGTGTTGTAGACCCCTCGCTCATAGGTGTTGTTACAGCGCCTGCACCACCTACAGCACCACTCGATGGTGTCGGTGCGGCTGCTGCAGCACCAGGCGCAGATGCAGAAGACTGTTTGCTGGTATAGGAATGACCATGGTTGTGGCCATGACCATGACTCTGACCCTGATTCCAATACCGACCATGGCCGCCACCGCCCCATGAACCCGTTTTCGCGGAACCGCCGCTTCCAGGATGGCGACCTCCACCCGCGCCTCCACCATGGGCAGGACGGGATGAACCACCGCTACCACCCGAAGCGCCCCCACGACGACGCGTATAGGTCTGGAATCCCTCCTCGTCGGGTGCAGACGAATGTGTTGGTCTCCAAGTACTGGAATGATTCAAATGACCAAAACGGCTGGTTCCAGTTGTCTCACCACCACTACTGCTGGATGCCGATGATTTACTACTTTCGCTGCCGCCTAGTCGTCCCGCAAATCGGGATGACGGCGGCGCAGGAAGAGATGCCGGTGCAGGCGAACAAAAGAAACTCAACTTGGACATGGCAACCTGGACATCCTCTGGACAATCCGAGGCCGACGCTGAACTACGTAGTTCAAGTGCCGACTGAAGACGCTCCGGAAGAGTCACACGAAACAAAGAAGCCATTGTTAGAAATAATGAAGAATTGAAAGAAAGAAATAGTACGCGCGGAAAACAGATTTGGATTTGGAAACAATGATATGTTACACCTCTAACATAGTTGCATGTCCCGACGCATCAATTTTTTCAAGACATGCGTTTAACAAATGGTTCATATATACGTGGGTAAATCAAGATGAGTTTGAGTCCACAAATTATTCAAGATTTGGAATTGGAAACAATTACCAAATATGTATCATGCAAAACAGGTTGGGGGCGCACTTGTTTTACAAATACGATTCAATCACCCACTTCCGACATAGCCACAATCAAACAAAACCAAAAACAACTGATTGTTTTTAAAAAATGCAAAGATGTCCGCGAATCCATATGTATGGAATTGGACAATATTGACCAGGAAGCCATACTTTCATCTACTTCCAACAATGATCCGTATGTTGTTGAGTCACTGGGTCAAATTTTCTGGAAACAGGATTCAATGGGGTCGTTTTTAAACACAGTTCCATTTGTTCTCAATGGATTGATGACGTGGAAATCCCTTATTCTTCCTGGCGTCGCCATACTTATGCCACTGATTGCGCTTATTGTTCCATTTGTGGTCCTTAACATGACGTCATCCATTTCCACAACAGATTATTTGGTCCATGTCAAACATGTGCTGCTTCAACAGGTGAACATTCCATCCTTTTTACGTTCCAAAGGCAGTGATGACCGAATTGGATTCTTGTTTGAGTCATTATTTGTTGGACTCACACTTGCCACATTTATTAGCAGTTTATGGAATCAAATTGCGAGCGCCCTTCATCTACGCGCCATTTGGAACAATGTGAAGGTGCAAGGCCGCGCAATCCGAAATCTTGTGTCTGTATGTGGACGCATTTTGGAACAATTAAAAACACTCGATATGAAATACCAGCGCGCACTCCGTTCGCTTATTCATCGCGGCGAAGAATTGTATGAAACAACAAAATATCTGGAAACAAGCGACGAATTAATTGCATTTGGTTCCGTTTGGAACAACAATTCCATTCTAGACGATGTCACCACATGGATTGGACGCGTTGATTCATTGACAGCCATTGCATCGCTGAGCGGCATATGCATTCCAAAAATCAGTAAATCTGTCCAATTGCATGTACACGACTTGTATCATCCTGAACTTCAAACATGTGTTCGAAATTCCTTTTGCGCGGGAGGCGATAAACGCACACACGCCATACTAACAGGTCCCAACCGCGGTGGAAAAACCACATTTTGTCGCGCGCTCGGATTGGCCGTTGTCACGGCGCAAACGTGGGGATTTGCATGGGCGCGCAGTATGACCTGGTCGCCGTTTTCAACTCTCTATACAGCGCTAGAAACCAATGGCGTGCTTGGGAATATGAGTAAATTTGAATCGGAAATTGAATTTGCGAAATCCGTGTTGGGAACACAGGGTCGTTGTTTTGTCATGATGGATGAAATCTTCCACTCCACAAACGCTACGGACGGTGTTGCCGCTAGCACTGTCTTTTTGAAACAACTCTATGCACGCGATGACGTCGTCAGTCTTATTTCCACACATTACAAGGAACTTGCAACACAGTTTGGTAGCAAGGATGCTCCTAGCGCCGCCGTATATCAAATGATTGCACACGAAAAGGCGGGCGGGAAATTGGAATACACATACACACTGGCTCCCGGCATTTCGGAAACAAGCAGTGTGATGGAAATATTGGCCGAACGGGGTCTACATGTCGCGGTTAAAGAATCAAATTAACATTGAATCTGTGAATAGAACAGCCAAGGCCACCATGAACCTGACCGACACATTTTATGTTGCGCTGTGCATGACAATTCTTATTCTAGGTGTTGTCTATTGGTTTTGGACGCAGAATCAATATATTCAGCGAAAATTGAATTTATTGGACAACATTGTGTTTGAAATCAAGACACAAATTCACAATGACAGGTCGCCGCCACCTCTTGCGGGCGGAGTGGAACTACCCCCGACAGTGAATGAACCCAATGGTGGTTCCAAATATCCCCCTGCGCCATCCTCTGAACTGGGTGATGATGAAGATTTGTTGGATGAAATGATTGAAGATGATTTTGAAGTCCATGAGTCATCGGTGAATAGTCCGACATTGAAAATCAACGACGACCTAATGACGGAATCTTCCACTCAAGCAGCCGTACCTGCACCTGTTGATTTGTCAAAGGATATTTCGGAGGATGATGATATGGACTTGGCGGTCGCACTCCAACCCGGCGGCGTTGGGAGTGGTATTCAAGATGTACCCGAAGCCGACGTGTCAGCCAAGGGAAATGTGCTGGAGGGAATGACACTCAAGGAACTTCAACGTCTGGCTGAACAAAAAGGTATTCATGTGGCTCGTAGTATGCGCAAGCCAGCATTGATTGAGGCCATTCGTGCGCATTCGCGTCCCTCGCCGTTTGAAATACCAGGAAGTGGCCTAGAATTATCTTAGAACTTAGAAGAAGAACGGAATGTCGTCCTTAGGATTTGCAAATGTCTCCCCGTATCCCATGCCCAATGCATGCTTTACCAGTGTCAACCCGCACTATGCACGCACAGGCGCTCCGGCACGGATGGCGGATGGTCGTATTATGACGGATTATCGTCCCCGATGCCACCAATATGCCGTCGCCGCCTCAGGCGCCTTTGGCGAAGATGCGCGACGCCGCATGATACACGGCGCCGATGAATTAATGATGGCCGCACGCGAAATGAACAATCGCAAAAACACAGCCACGAGTTGTGTGGATACCATGGTACCTGAACTGTACAAACGCGTCTGTACATGGAAGGGATGCAAGGTAATTCCCGGTAATTTCCAGGGTGTTGGTACAGGTCGTATTTATGTTCCGTCCTCCGAATCCGCCGCCAACGATCCACAAGCCCTGAGCGACGCCATGCCGCCCATTCCGCAAACCTTTGCCCGTGCTTCGCCACAGGTCCCCTCGGCATGTGCAGTCGATGACAAGGAGACGGCTTGGTCATTGCATGGTCCCATTGAGCAATACGGCTCATCTGCAAAGTCCCATCCCTATTCAGCACCCCGTGCATAATGAGTGAAAAAGGAATTGAAGAATGAATTCTAAGCAAGTCTATCAGAAATACCGTCAACATTTTAATTTAAGCACAACGACCAGGTGTGCTTATACCAACAAACATTAAAAACAGGCAATATGAACCCGCTTTGCGGGTTCCCATTATTGTGTTTTTAAGGTTTTTGTTGGGCGGCGACCCGTAGTACCTTAAAAATGGGCATACCTTTGGTATGCCCATTTTTAATGTTCAAGGGTCTAAATTAAAATTTATGACGGCAATGCCTTCATAATCCTAATCTAGAACACCCGTAAGGGTGTTCTTACATTAGGATTTTGACGGTACTTAGAATTGTTGTCAATTATAAAACACGAAGGAAAGAATAGGAGAAATCAGCCATGGAACATCCATCTCACGGAAAAGGTGTTGAAGGCGTTGTTCGTCGCAATCCCGCAAATGGGAAAGTCATTGTCCAAGGACGTGTGTCTGGACTCGGTCCTCAACCTCAAACAATTCATTGGTTGGCGGCTGCGCCTGTAACGCGCGGAATTGGATTTGCAGGTTCCGGCGCGCCCTATCCAAATCGTGAAATCGCATTTGAAAACACACCCCACAAGGGTGTGATTGAATCCACCGACGGTTCATTTACCATTGAATTAAAAGATATCCCGGCGGGCTATTATTCAGGTTTGGGTTCCATTTATGTTCCACCCATGGTGGAATTTGTGAGTGTACTCAAAAATGGAACTAAATTTGCAAGCAATTTATGGATTAATGATGTTGCCGTACCTTATCGCTGGATTGCCGGCGCACCCGCAACTCTGCGACCGGCCGTTGCCGAAGAAGACAATATGGGCCGTGCCATGTATTATGCAGGTCGTGACCAACTTCCATTGTTTGAAAATCAGGAAGCCCTTCTTCGCGCCCGTGGATATCCCGGTGATTTGGTTGGACGTGGATGGCCAGATGTAGAAGACGCGAAACCCTGGACCCATACTCCTTCCCCTGCTTAAAAATTGAAGTTTTCGTTTTATTGATGTATATTTGATAACGTCATTTCATAAATGAGTTTATCATCCTTGGTCGGTCGAACTGTCGCACTGTGCGGCACGTTTGAAACCGACCTAAAACCGTTCTTGGTTGCGGCAGGCATCCGAGTTGTCACCTGGTCATCCCATATCGACAAACTTGTATGCGGTACAAACGCCAGTGACCATGTAAAATACAAACTTGCACACACATTGGGCATTCCTATTCTGGAATGGAGTACCCTGAACAACACACCCAAACAATTATGGACAGACCAGTACGCCCCACAATCGCTGCATCACATTTTGGGTCATGCCGATGTCGTGCGTCAACTTCAGGAATGGTTAGCGCGTTGGAATGCGCATACCCAGCCGCGGGGCGCACTCCTGAGCGGCCCACCCGGAATTGGAAAAACCACTCTTGCCCATCTTGTATGCAAATCCGCTGGCTACGAAATCGTAGAAATGAATGCCAGTGATTGTCGCTCCGCATCACAAATCAAAGCGTTATTTGATACGGCCGCACGCAGCGGCGTTGTGGGCCGGCGTCGCGTGGTAATTATGGACGAAGTGGACGGTATGAGTAGCGGGGACCGCGGGGGAGTCGGTGAACTTGCGGCGATTCTGCGCGTGGCTTCCTTTCCCATTGTTTGTATTGCGAATGAACGGAGTAATCCGAAACTCCGTCCCATTGTGAATGCGTGTTTGGATATAAAATGCTCCCGTCCATCCAAAACCGTAATAGCAAAAGGCATCTATGAACGCATTGTGAAACCTAACCGTCTTACAGTCCGTCTTGAGGATTTGGAACAAATGTGCGAGGCCGGTGGAAATGATATTCGGCAGATTGTGAATAGCCTTCAATTTAATGCACTAACGGCTGCGGCTGGCGGCGGAAAGGACGCCATTCATCGCATGGACCCCTTTTCTGCAACAGGACACTTGTTCAAATCTCCGCCGACCACGGATCTGGATGCACGTATGAATTATGTGTATTTGGATCATGGTATAGTACCTTTAATGGTCGCCGAAGGATATATTGCTGCCGCAGGACGGGGTGCAGGATTGGATGGTATTGTACGCTCCGCACACGCCCTGGAACTGTATGATATAGTGGACGCCCGTATTCACAAGACGCAGACATGGTCGCTTCTTCCTGCGGCCGTGGCCGGTGTTGTCGAGGCAGCGGGGGCTGCGCGCGGGCCGGCGCCCTTTCAAATCTTTCCCCAATGGCTCGGTAAATCGTCCAAGGCCCGCAAACATCGGCGTTGGATGGCCGAACTGGGGCGTCGATTAGGTGTAGGAACAGACACGATGCTGGATATGCGCCAACTTCTGCGCGCACGACTTTTCCGTCTCAAGGACGCTGGTGCAATTGTGGACACGTTACTTGAACTAGGAATCACTCGTGATGATATGTTTGAAGTACTGGCCGAAACAATATTTTCAGGGGATGAAACGTCTGTTGCCATGGACACGAAATTAAAAAGCGCCGTCACGCGTGAATGGAAAAAACGCGGCGCCGAACCGGCCGTGTATACAACGTCGTTGTCCGATTCCACGGACGACGACGATGAAATTCAAGAGGATGATGACCAATCGGATGGGACTCTTACATAAAGTGAGGGTCCATCATTACGTTTCCATGCGCCTTTTCTTCATGCGCATGAGACATGGCGCCTTCACGGCGCATTTCATTGAGCATGCTGCGTTCCGCAACTGCCCAGTTTTGCCAGTAATTAGTGGCCCGTGTTTTCGCGGCCTCGCGTGCCATACGATTGGCGTTGGCTGCGGCGGCTGCATTTCGCTCGCGTGCCGACTTTGCGTATGCGGCCTCCCTTTCCTGAGCGGCCTTTGCACGAGCAAGACGTTCGCGCGTATTTTCCTCTTCGGCTGCAGCAGAGACGGACAATGCACCAATAAAGTGACCAATACGGCGGAACAACTTGTCTGCTTTTTCACGTTGGCCGCGTGAAGGTGCAAGTTCAGGATTTGCATTCACAAAAATCCAAAATACCTCTGTTAGTTTGGCGCAGATGGCTTCGGCCATACCCAGTTCCTTGGCTTCGTCGTTGCTGCCGCGTGAACGATTGGCGTATTTAAAGAAGAAATTGAATGCACAGCGCAACATAGAGTTCAAGGGTTTCATACCGGATTTAGGGCGTGCAAACGGTTCAGGGATTGCTATGTCTCGCGCCCGGGGACCTCCCATTGGACTTGCAGGAGGAAATGCAGGGCAACTGTCATAAATTTCCTTTGTTTTGTATAGCATACCAATCATGGCTCCTGGGTCATTCACTTCCGTGTGGATGAGCCGAATAATTTCAAAATCCTCGACTTCACCACCACCGGCCTGGCGACGACGGCGGCGAGTTTGTGCATTTTTGCGCAATTGACGACGTGTAGCACGCATGTGTGTTTCTAATATTATTTGTGATTTTTTGTGTTCCAAATCCAAAAATAGATAAAAATGGAAAAAATTGACACGCCAAGTTTAAATATATATATTTAGTGTGGGACGACGCCAGAAACGGTCGGGGTGGGTGGGTCGGCTTTTCCTCCAGTCAAATGTACCGCCGGATTACGGCCAGACATTTGGTAGAACATTATATGAAAGTGAGTGTATTTATGTATCAATGGTCTGTATGGGGTCTGCGCGACCCCAGAAAAGGGTTTCCAAGGGCGAGTGGCTACTTGGACGGACGTGGCGGGTGGAGGCTACGACGGAATAGGCGCGGGTGTGTGGGGCGCATTCAAACACAGAAAAAACACTATCAGTTAGTCCGGAGGAACACGGATGGAGAGAAGGGTCAGCCTTTTTCCATTAGAGGGTTTTTGCCACAAAGTCCTGGAGGCATTTGACATTGTCATGAAGAACTTGAAGATCGTGTTTCCAGTCGACGTCTTCATATTCAGCCATCACATGTATAATACTTTTAAGTAAATCCTCCAAACTTAATTTGTACGATTCCAGTTTATAATCATATCCCTTTTCTTTAGCAAGCACCATCCAACCCAGTTTTTCAAACTTGGCTTCGTACCAGCAATGCAATCCATGAAATGTATTGGCATATTTGGGCAATGAAACGCCACCATTCTGTCGATATAACGAATGTTTTCGTGTCAGATTTCTGTGTCGTCTGTTGTGATTATTTGTGCTATAATTCATGGAATTCATGTGGAAATCTGTATATCGGGGATATATACATTTCTATATTGAAAGTATAACGGAAGGTATTACCACAACACGGCATTATACATCAAACGCAACACATTCGCATTGCTCAATACGCCCGCGAAATAATTACCGCCCGCAAAACTGAAATGAACAATTTTTCCAGTTCCATATGTACGAATGGCTATTGCCGCCTCATCCCTTGCATTCAGGTGCCAGGCGATTTGTAGGGCGGGCTGGACTCCAAACAATGTCGCTGGTCCCTGATTGTATCCGGTGAGCGGCATGGCGATGGTTCCAGAAAATCCATTGAAAATTGGATGGGATGCATATGCGGGGTCAATCACATATGTCTGGGTTGCAGTCCTGGCGGAAAATCGTGTTAGAAGTACAAGGTCTGTCATCGACGCCAGACGTCCACGATTAACTTGAAATCCGTCCCATTCGGATGTTATATACTTGCCGCCCGAGGCAACAAACTGTTTCAATGCAAGTTGTGCATTCACATGTAAATCCTCGGCATATGTTGTACCATCCAACATAATCACAGTTGTATATCGGGAGGGGGGAGGATTTGTTCCATCATAGGTATTGCGCGGTACTAATTGGGTACGTATTCGTCGGTCGTTCAAATAATTCACAAGTGCCATCGTATCCGGCGTCACAAGGTCGTAAATCACAAGTACAGATATGCCACCCAAAACATACGGCGCACGACCGATTCCATATGACCCTTGTATGCTACCGTACAACGGCATTTTATTAAGGATGTCGTTCTTTATTACTGTGTTGCGTCGCACCACACTTCCAAACAAATTGTATCTGTAGTTCCGCCTGACAATTTGACATGATGCCCGAACTCTGAAATATGGTCTACCGTCATGTTATTTTCCACCATTGTAAATCCTGGCATTTCCGTTAAATCAATGTTTTGAATCGACGACGATGTTGCGTCTTGACTGAATTCCACAAATACAGGACGTCCATAACTGTATGGCAATGTCAGTAATTTCACACATGGATCAATCACCGGTACAGACGAAAGATGGATGCGCAATTGTATGTCCGACCGTGGAGGTATTGCACCGGGTGAAATACTGGGGTCCAAATCCGTAATGTCGTATGGCAATTCATTATCCAATCGGTTTTTGATTTGTATATCATAGTGGGATGGTGTAGTTACAACAAATTGAACCATGGTCGTGGTCTCTTTTGATAATGGGTGTTGGTTTTGACAAACGCTTGCGCACACAAGCAAATGTCAAACAGATATTATTGATTTAGAGCTTAGCCGGGAAGCCGACCAGGTTTGCACCCAGACCGAAACCGGCGCCCTGGCGGGCTGTCAGACCGACAGAGGGGCTGAGCAGGTCCAGGATGGCAAAGACAACAGCGGCGATTGTGGCGACCACAACGATTTCCTCCACCACCGGGGTCTTGCGGGGAATGATCACCATGGCGACAGCCACGGCCAGACCTTCCAAGAAATACTTGATAGCACGAGTCATAAGTTCACCAGCAGAGAATCCGTCCATGTTTTCTATATGTTGGGTGCCGAAATATTTTCCGCATTGCGCCAGTCGCCAGTGGCCACCGGGAGATTTCACTGTCCGCGTTCAAATCTAAAGATTCAAACATCTGGAGATGTAGAAGCCCCAGTATGTCTGACACCACAGTTGAAGAGAAAAAGGAAGTGTATCTTGAAGCCGACAAGGAAATTCCGGGACAGCATTATTGCTGCCTGAGTTTCATCAGTCCTCAAAAAGTTCTGAAAAACAAGGACTTGTATTTCTTCAGCGAATTTCTAAAAGATTATGAAATTCAATACAAAATTAAGGCCACAGAATCCTTTATTATGGCTGAGGCCAATAAAGTCCAGGATGCCGGTTCACGTGTTCAGGATATTTTGGAAAATCTACTGTTGAAACATCCAGAAATGGCGTCGGACCTCAGTGGTTCATTGCAAGCCGTCAAGGACATTCGCGCCGGTCTGACACGCGGCGTTGCTGCGGACCTTGAAGCCCACGTCAAGGCCAATATGTCGGATTTCAAGACCTCGGTGATTGAAGAAGCCTATGAGACATTTATGTACAAGAACAAGAAGCGCCTGGAAGACGACTTTTTCGCCAAGAATGAGTTCCGAACCACAGTTCAGGGCCTGAAAGTGCGCGGTGTCTATGATACATACCAAGAAGCCGCAGCGCGTGCCAAGACACTTCAGAAACTCGACCCTTCATTCAATGTGTATGTCGGTCAAATTGGCTTTTGGCTGCCTTGGGATCCGGAACCGCATGATGTTGCCGATCAGGAATATGCTGATGAACAACTCAACACACTCATGAAGAAATACAAGGAGAATGAATCCCAGCGTGATGAATTCTTTGCAAAGACCAAGACGGAAAAACTATCTGGTGCGCGTATTGGTGGCGCACAATTCGGTGGTGCTGGCGGCGAAAGTGCAGCCCCTCCTGCCGATATGTTTGCAGGCGAGGACCTTGCAATTGCACGCAAACGTGCAGCGGCTGCACCCTCAAACACGCTGGTGGACGGCAAGTAAGCAGAGACCGCCCCCGGTAGAAAATTGACAACCTGATTTTTATGATTCTACATTGTCAGAACTTCCAACAATGTATATTCTATATCTTGTTCCCACTTCCGCGTCTCAAGATGCTTATTTGGCAACTGCTGCTGCGTACATGTCTAAACCATACCGTGAACGTGATGCGGGATTTGACCTTGTGTCCGCGGCCATGCAGGTAGGCCCCATTGTGAATGCAGACAATCCGCCGGCGACCCTTGTGAGTCAGCAACTGGTTGCGGCATGCTACGATACAGAACGCAATCTCTATCGCGCATTTTGGATGCTTCCTCGCTCATCACTGTTCAAAACACCGTTGCGTCTTGCGAATTCTGTCGGTCTGATTGATGCAGGATATCGCGGCGATATTAAGGCAGCAGTATCCAATCTTGGTTCGACTGTGTTTGAAGCACCGGCTATGAATCGGTATTTCCAACTAGCGACACCTGACCTTCTCCCATGGGACAGAATTGAAGTTCTCACAGACGGTCGTTCTATTCCAGGAGGCGAAACACTTCGCGGCACGGGTGGGTTTGGAAGCACAGGACTTTCGGCTACGGATGTTGCTTCCACTGCATGTACTGCTTCTGACATTTTATCCATGACAGGACATTGTTACTTTGAATAATTATGCAATCCGTACAAAATGAGACTCGGATGCCGCAAAATGGAATGTTTTTCGATGCGGCTTGTTGGATGCAAACACAATCATGTGATTTCGGTAGCGAAACTCAATTTTCGCATGAAGCAAGTCGGCAAGTAAACATAAAAATGGGTCACATGAACTTGTCCAATGTCCAGAATATATATTTGGAATTATATAATCGCGTATGGCCTCTTTTTGTTCATCAATTTCCTTTGCGGTCAATGGCGCCGACTGCCATTGGATATCCCATGACGCAGTCAACGCCAAGTCTTGAAGACGTCGAATCAACGCTTGCAAATCGTGGGTGGGTGGATGTCCCAAGAGTTCCAAATCATCGTGAGTAAGGGCTGAGACGACACCGGTCCAAAAACAGGTCATTCTACATAGGAAAACGAAAATAATTTTGACACGAATCAAAAAAATGACACGTCATGTGTTTTGCAGTGTCATATTCACATACACCATCATGGATAAAATCACGTTCCGTATTTCAAACAATCTCTTGAAAATCGCGAAGCAATGTGCAATTTCACCCAGCACTCAATGTATTCCTCTTCGCAACATTGCATCTGTGGAATGTTTTCATTATGCACCCCCGCGTATTGTTATTCTGTACAATAGTATGATTCCATACCATCGTACCGAAATTGAGTATTCGTCCATTGAAAAGGCCATTGCAGATTACCAACTTGTAGTGGATACATTGGAGTCGTATCACGGTGAGACCAAATTGTCCACCTCCAATAAGGCCTGTGCGTAGAGCCAGACAATCATATAGGGGTCCGCATTGGCGGCTGGGCGCCGATCTTCAAAATAACCAGCACCAGCAGCCTGTGTGGAATATGGAATTCGTACAGATGCGGCACGCGAACCAACAGCCCATGTGAAACTGTCTAGGGAAGACGTTTCATGGCGGCCAGTCAGCCGTTTTTCATTTCCTACGCCCAATGCAGGTATCCAGACGCGATGTTTTCGTTCCAACATGCGTAATATTTGGGTTATTCTTGTCCATCCATCTGGTGCCGATATTGTCCAAAGCGTACTCACATTGGTATGAAGTCCTGAACCGTTCCAATCCGGACCAAGGGGTTTCGGTTCAAATACAGGATACAAATTATATTTCCCCAATACGTCCCACAATAAGTATCGCAGCATCATCAGGTCGTGGGCGGCACGGACCGCGGGTCCATCGACTTGAATTTCTCCTTGTGCAGGCGCGACCTCCAAATTGTATCCTGTAAGACGCAGACCCAATGCAATACCGCGTTCAAAGACCTCCGCAACATAGGGTTCAATAAATCCATTTCCACCCGCACCCACCGAACAATAATACTCGCCCTGTGATTTGTCCTTCCATTCTTCGAATCGCAGTGGTTTGCAGGTACGTGCATCATAAATAAAAAATTCTTGCTCAAAGGCAATACGCACACCATTATCAATCATCCATGATTGAAGGGCCGGCGTCAATAGATGATGTGTGTTTTCAAATGTCGGACATCCATCATGTTTATATGTAGAACAAAGGACATATGTCGCGTTTGGACCGGAATAGGATGCAATAGGAACCAAGTCTATTTCCGATTCTTCCGTCGACGCCTGGCCTGTGCTTGAACCATCATAATTCCATCGCGGTGGTAATGGATGTGAGGTTTCCGTGTGTGAAATTATATTTCGTACTTTGGAACGAAATTTTCCAGCGGCATCGGTCCAAATATAAATATACTTGAAATTCCGAAATATTATAGTTGAAGCCATGTTTGTATATGTATCAATATAGAAATATGGTTTAAATGTAGAAATAATGTTATACGGCGAAATCTCTACAAATCCCCTGCAGATTTGATAGACGGATCAATACGTATCGAAATACCACCGTTATAGTTGGAAAGAATATGTAAATAAATATCTGGAAATATTTTGCGCAAGGCACTATTCAATAAATGTACATCTTTTACTTCGTAGTTATATGTTTTACAAAACATTGTACTTTTTTTATTCCACAACGATTGACTATATTCCTTCAAAAAATCTGTTTTAATCACGTCAACAAGTTCACGAATATTTCGTAATTGGATTTCTTCTGCCAATGCCAGAAGACGTTCATGTGTATACACTTCTGGTCCATGGATGGGTACAGATGCGGTTGTAGTTATTGGTTCCAATTCGGGTTTCGGTTCGTTTTCAGATAATTCTGACATGATATGGTAATACATGTCTTGTTTCCGTTTAGATATTCAACATGGGGAGAAAATATTTCGGATTTTTTACAAAAATACCGTCAAAATCCTAATTTTAGAACACCCTTACGGGTGTTCTAGGTGTGCTTAAATTAAAATGTTGACGGTATTCGTTTTAGATTCATTTTGCTGTATAGTATTCTTTATAAAACCCATCTGGTTTCCATGGTTTATGCATCCCATTCCAATGCAATATAATCGCACTGTCTATATACGATTTCGGTATATTTTGATTCCATCCAAGGTCACATAGATTGTATTTTTTGTCAAGTTCATAAAAACAATTTTGTAATGCAATATTCATAGCTCCTTCTGCGTAGTAATCATATATTGCCCCACCTGTTTCTTTTTGTTTTTCAACAATACCAAAACAAACATCACGTAAATTGTTTGAAATCCAAAATTGTGTATCATACACAACCACTCCACAATTAAACGCCCGCACATGTTTTACTTGGCCGCGATGATATAATTCAGTAAGGGTTCGAAGTGTTTTGCCACCATTATTATAGTTGACAGCCGCTAATTTAATATCTTTATCGCACATTTCTTTCCAAAAATCGGCCAAATCGCTACGCACAATTTGGTCAGGTTCCATAAATAATATTTTTTCATGTTCTGAAAAGTATTCACACACAAGTAATTGTGCATATCCAAATCCAGTTATATCTTTACGAGCCTCTTCCACATATAAACTGTTTAAACGTTCAGTATCCTTGTCTGACAAAGATTTGACTGTAAACTGTGAGTCGACAAGAAATGTTTTAAGAAGAATTGTAGTGAATAATGATGTGTCATCAGATTCTGTAAGAACACAAACATGAAATGGAATGCTCAAGGTATGTTTAATACTTTTAATTACTACATCCAAATACATGAATACATTTTTATCAACAATAAAACAAATTGGTAACATATTGACCATTTTTTATTGTTGATAAACACACAAACCTTAGACCCAAATCTAATACTTTTTCACATGAACAATCGGACCTTTTGCCGGACCCGATGTCGTGGATGTCAATGTTGGACCCGCCTCGCCCGCGGCCTCGGCGGCTTCCTTCATTCGTTCATATTCCGCCGATTTCAACCAGTGTTCACGGCTGCCTATTTTGAAATCGGGGTGAGGTGCGGCTTTGTACCAGAACACACAATCTTCAATTCGGTTTGTCTTTGCACCGTTGTGAATCACTAGGCACTCGTAATTTTCGGTACATTGGTCCATGATTTGACAAAACAATTCAAAAGTGGGGAAAATACCTGCAAACTGTTCATAAATACGACGCCGTGCCGCGACCTGGTTTTCACGCAAAATGAATACATAATCGACTTGGCCGCGCAACACGGGCGGAATACCCATCACATATTGCAGCGCCAAAATGTAGAGCAGACCATAGTGTCGTCCATTCATAAACAAAGAACGAATAAATTTATCGTTAATCCATTTATTGTCATACATACAGTCATCCATAACAACAAAGGCTCGCCGATCCAAGGCACACGACCCTCGTACTTCCATTTCTTTCCGAATTTGTTTCGTAATTGCGTCCTGACGTTTCAAGACATTGCTAATAATTGCACTATTGAATTCTTCATGAATAAATAAACTGGGAACAATGGATGAATAAAATGCATTCGCACCTTCTGTTCCAGAAATCACAGTACCAATCGGGAACTTTTGCTTGTGCCACATAATGTCCTTGATGAGCCATGATTTTCCTGTACCACGACGTCCAATAAAGACAACAACGGCGTCATCGGGAATCATATTCATATTAAATTTGGACAGACGCAAATTCACTGTCGGTCGCGGCGCGGCCCCAGGGGTTCCGCCCGCCGACATTCCACTTGCAGGAATCATTGCTGATAATGGTGCGCCGGCTCCTCCAACTACAGACATACTATCTTGATATTAAACACAGGGATTTTTTATACTCGTTTAAACCTTGCATCCTCTCTTGGGGACGCGGTTGACACCTCTAAACAGACCCGACACGTCAAGTAGAACAAAATGGGACGTGGTATTCCTAGACGTGGAGGCGCGAATGGGGGCGGACGTGGTGGTCGTGGAGGTGGACGAGGCGGTGGGCGTGGAGGTACTGGTAGTGGACATCCCAATACGACACATCAGCACGACCGGGTTGCTAAACCTCAAACATCCCTCCCCAGCGATTTACATGTACGACCATCCGATGTGGATGTTCCAGCATGTATCCGTGATAAATTTCCAGAATTTGACGGAATTCAGCCATTTTTTTCCATTTTGGAACGTTTGTCACCCGAATATGCTGGTTCCATGTTTGCATACAAACGTTGTTGGCTCGGGAATACGTCCATTCAAGCCATTGAGCGCGACACTATTGACATGTTTCGTGCTTCCGTTGTATTGAATACTGGGGACAAACAGGATGTATTTGTGAAACGAATTCATTTGTTGGACCCAATCCGATATATGGAAGGTGAATATGTATTACCCCACGAAGGTGGGTTGCCTGCCCCGAGTGAATTATGGAAATCTGCGCTAGCCAAAATCAACGATGCACAAAATGAAGCCTATGTGGATGCACTGTTTTCTATGTGTGCATCTGCGCTTGTCGATACAGGTCGTTCGCCGCATTGGTGTCGGAGTTACGGTACATTTTCAGCACGTGTCAGTAATTATATGTTTAATATTACGGATGATTACGATAGTTTGCGCCACAGACCTTGGTGGCGTCGTAATCAACGTCTGGGAATTTTCAAACTTGTCAAAAATGAAGAGCAAGAAGAATCCCATCACGAATTTATAACAACTGGTATTTCCAACATTGGAGATGATGATTTTGTAGAAGTGAACGAAGATACAACGTTAATTAGTTCAGACCATGAAAACGAACTTGTCATATCCTCTGAACCTGATGCAGATACAGAGTCTCCAATTGTGAATCTGGCCGCGCCGAAATTACGTTTGAAGCCAATCAGTCCAGCATCCAATTCGGGTTCGAGTTATACAAGTACAGACATGGACACAGATGAATCATCCGTGGAGACTGACACGGACGATGAAGATGAGGAAATGTTACAATATGCCGAATTCAATGATTTTCCGGTTCAAGTCACATTTCTGGAACGCGCAGAAGGAACAATGGACGAATTATTGGAGGATGAAGATGAAACCGACCCATCCATGTTGGAAACCAAGGACGCGCGATGGGGAGCATGGCTTTTCCAGGTTATTGCGGCATTGACTTGCGCGCAATATTACTATGGATTCGTCCATAATGATTTGCACACAAACAATATCATGTGGTCATCCACAAACGAACCCTATTTGTATTACAAGGTGCATAAAAAATCGGGCGCGCCGTATATTTTGCGCGTTCCTACATATGGAAAAATCATGAAAATTATCGACTTTGGCCGTGCGACCTATCATCTGCCGGATCCTGCAGGATTCTTTATTCCTGATGCATTTTTCCCTGGAAATGATGCATCCACCCAATACAATTGCGAGCCGTTTTATGACCCGAAAGAAGGGCCGCGTGTGGAGCCGAATCCATCATTTGATTTGAGTCGTCTGTCGGTTGCACTATTGGAATTCCTTTACCCTGAGCGTCCAGATGCAATCAAACCCATTAAAATTATGTCCAAGGAAGGCAATAAATTGTATTCTGAAACCACGTCACGCGTGTATAACATGTTATGGGAGTGGTTGATTGACGATTCCGGCGCCAATATCTTGCGTCTGCCCTCTGGAAAGGAACGCTATCCTGATTTTGATTTGTATCGTGCGATTGCGGCCGAAGTTCATCGTGCTGTACCTCGTCACCAAATTGAGAGGTCTATTTATCAGGTCTATAAATATACAGAGCCTGTACCATCCGGTACACTTATTTATGATTTACATATCTAAGAATATTCCATCTGGAAATGAATCTGAATCATGAATTGTAAGAAATATAGATTTTTGTACCGTCAACATTTTAATTTAAGCACACCCGGTCGGTGTGCTTAAATTAAAATTTATGACGGTATTTATTGATTGACTTCATCCGGATTGGATGCATTGGATTCTGCCGACATTGTAGTCATTGTATTTGGAAAATGGGAGGCTGAACCTGGAATTTGTCTATAAAAGCGCATATTTTCGTCAATGGCCTCTCCATGAAATACTCGCAAACCCTCGTCGAAATATTGTTGAATATATTTTGGGTCGGCAATAATTGCGCCTTTAATAATCTCATATGACACATGGCGATGTGTGTTATGAATATACTTGGCTTGTAAATGATTCCAATACGTTTCAAACTCGGATTCATTGACAGGTGAAATCAGTTTTAATTTATTCAAATATCCTTGAACCGCATCAAATTTATACGTAAAGGATGCGGATTGTCGGACCTTGATGGACGAATCATTCACGATTGCGGATGTAAATAATTCATGGAAAAGAATGATAAAACAGATTTGTTCGCCAAGGACATGTGCAATGGAATTGTCAAATCCATCCCTGGGTGGAAAAAAAATCATGCGTGTCAAGGATTGGAGGTCCGCGTCCAATGTGGAAAGATTATCCAAAATAAATTCACACGCGTATCCATTAATGGCTTCAATCTCTGTGGCTGATTGAAGAATCACAGGCACTTTTTTGTTCATTAGGGCTTTGTATTCATCAATAGAAAGACGTTGGATACGCTGTGGAGTTGACACTTTGTTGGGTTTTCCACCAAGAACTGTTTCTTGAGCCGAGACGACAGATACGGGTCCGTGGAAAGTTGTGTTTTGGTTTGTGACTGTTTCTGCATTCGATGCCTCTGCAGGTTCAACTACTATTTCCGTATTGGATGCCGGCTGGACATCCATCGCAGGTTCTACGACTTTTTCTACATTGGATGCTTGCTGAGCATCTATCGCGGGTTCAACTACTGTTTCAGCATTGTATGCCGGCTGAGCATCTATCGCGGGTTCAACTACTGTTTCTGCATTGTCTGCATTGGATGCCAGCTGGACATCCATCGCAGGTTCAACTACTGTTTCTGCATTGGATGCCGGCGGGGCATCCATCACAGGTTCAACTACCGTTTCTGCATTGGATGCCGGCTGGACATCCATCGCAGGTTCAACTACCGTTTCTGCATTGGATGCTGCAACTGCTGGTTCTGAGACTGCAGGTTCTGAGACTGCAGGTTCTGAGACTGCAGGTTCTGAGACTGCAGGTTCTGAGACTGCTGGTTCTGCAACTACAGGTTCCACAACACCAAATTCAATCTGTTGAAGCATATCTGGATCCAACATCACACCTTCTTTCAGTAGTTTGGGTATTGTATACTCTTTCAACATTTTCAAACGGTCAATGGGTATCAATGAAACATCATAATCAGGCACAACCTTTGTGTGCGCCATAAGTCGTGTCCATCGTTCAAATTTCCGTGGGTCGGTACCTGATGTATATTCTGGAATTCGTAAAAGATTCAGAGTCATATGTTTCGCTTCGGAGCCAACAGGCGCAGGATGAATGGCTTCAATGACGTAATATGCATTATTATGCTCCACAATTAATCCCAGTTTCAAAAAGTTTCGCACGTCAGTTATGCGCTGTATTTCACTTTGTCCTTTTTGGTCCAGACGAATCACATCTTTGGAATACAATGTAGGACCTGTATGGATACCATTGTCTTGGTTCATATTGTACGTGATTACTTGATTGTATTCTTTCCCCGGACCTTTGAGTAATTCCTTTATTTTATAATCTTTCTTTCGTGATACTTGATACACATCGTCTTCAGGTTTCAAAGGTCGTCCTAATCGGTTTAATACAGAGACATTTGTCTCGTCTGAAAACGATACACTTTTTGCAGTTGTGCGTTTGTTTTTCCTTGTTCTATTTCCAATTCGTTTGGTTTTACGTAGTGCTGACATTGAATCAATGTTTGCACGAATGCGATTTAATTCTTCCTTGTGGCGACGCCGAGTCCCCTGCAATTCTTGAATGCGTTGATTCAATTCTTGAATTTTTGTATATTTGTCAGGGTCCGCCGATTGCAACAATGCCGAACGTTGTGCCATCAGTTCCGCGATTTTCTCATTTCGTGTTTTCATATCTTTTTGAATCCGCACCAAACGCCCATGTATATTTTGTGTATTTCCAGACATATGTCCTTCTCCCTATATATAATCATGTAATTTTACAAACATCCAAACCTGGCGCACGCACGCAAAAAAATGATTCACGATTTAAGGAAAATCCAGTGAATCAAATAGAGCAAGACCAACATGGCCGATATCAATAATGACTTTGTAGGTGGCGGGGTGGACGAGGATTATGTGGAGGACATTGAGGAGGAGATTGATGAGGATGTTGTGGAGGAACTTGACGATTTTCAAAAAGCCGAGGCCGCCGATGTTGCCAAACTGTTGCGTCAACATCCCGAAATCTGGATTCCCTACGAAGACCAGGTCAAAGGTCAACTTCAAATTCGGGTGCCGGATGAACCTGGAAAAGAATTCAAGGCTATTCTGCGTGATACATCAATTCTGGATTCCAAACATTCGACCTATCCATTCATGACTCAATATGAAAAAACAAAGTGTATCAGTTTCCGGGCGAGTCAACTTGAACATGGTGCTGCCCCGTATATTGTTGTTCCGGAAGGAGTGACGGATGCCTACATAATTGCAAAAATGGAACTGGAAGCCAAACGTCTACCCTATATATTGAAACGTACACTTCCCGATGGTTCCTTTGAAGTATGGCGTTTGTCGGATCTTGTCCTTTTCTAATCCACGTGCATGTGCATGCGTAATTTAGATTTGCAAACTCAAATGTCGTCATTTATGTTTGCAATCAATACAATCAACTTACCAAAGTTGAACTCGTTTTTCAGGCGGCACATAAATGCTATCCCCGGGACCAATATCAAAGGCCTTGTAAAACTCTTCAAACTGTGCAACAATCAAATTGACACGCAGTGGAGCCGGTGCATGCGGGTCCGATTTCAATGCTTCTTTGGCTTTTCGTGGTCGGTCTTTGTTTCGCCAACTGACGGCATAACTGATGAAGAAATCCTTGTACATTTGTTTCACAACGGCCTCAGATTTTCCATGCACCATCTCGTTTAGTGCTTCTAATGCAATCGCCATGCCGCCTAAATCCGCCAAATTTTCGCTGAGTGTAAATTCACCATCGACCTTTCCGCCCATGTAGGGTTCGTTATGGAACAACTTGATAACTTGTTTTGTTTTTTCTTCAAATGTTTTTTCATCACGTGTGGACCACCAGTTGTTATAATTACCGTCCTCATCATACATACGGCCATCGGCATCGAATCCGTGGGTAATTTCATGACCAATCGCAACGCCAATTCCACCTAAATTCCACGCATCACTGCGCTTCAAATCAAAAAAGGGTGGACGTAAAATACCCGCAGGAATGACCATCATATTGCCCTCAGAATAATAAAATGCGTTCACTTCAAACACACCATCTTCCCAATTGTCGGGATGTTTGACGCATCCGGTATGAATATCGGCCAACATGCGATCTGTATCTCCAACATTCAGATTAATAATGTTCAACAAAGGTCGCGACTCGTCAATATCCACAACACGTGTTTCACTGCGCCATTTGCTAGGATGTGCGACCTGAAACAACATGCGTTCCACTTTCCGAAGGGCCGTTTTCTGAGTATCCTTGTCCATCCAATCGACGGCGGCAAGACGCCGCAATGTTGCGGCCTTCAGACGTTGCACAAGTTTTGTCGCGACCGATTTTGTATCTTCGGGTACACTATGTTTGACAAAGATTCGTCCCAGATCCTGTTTTGCAAATTGTTTCAAAACCTTGAGAGCGAGATATTTTTGCGGCAGTTTTTCTGTCTTGCCTTTCAATGCGCGTCCAAATAACTCAAAATGAAGATCGTCGAATGGCGGCGGCAAGTATTCAATGAAGGAAATCAATGTACATGCACGCAGCCATATTTTCCAATATTCTAATTCCATTGTTTGAAATAATGAATTCAATATATCAATGTATCGTGGATTGTAGACATCATATTCCAATTTCGTGTATACGTCTTTTTTCAAACCCCATCCCTCAAACATATTGGCCCATGGAATATACTTGTATTTCGAACACAATTCATTGTAATTGAGTACATTGTAATAAAAGGATACATTTCCAGCCTCGTCATTGTCCATTAAGTAGGGAGCAACGACGGTTTCTATTTTTGCCGCAAACTCCAAATGTTCAATATTGGTTAATTCACCCAACTTTTGGAGCAGATGAACATACTTGACAGAAATATGATTGCGTACATTGGGACGATAGTACCATGGATTACTAATACCCAGGGATGTTTCCGAAATGACAACAAGGCATTTTTTGCTATTGTATGTGTCGTTGCTGACATAGAGTGAAATAGGCGCACGCGATTGAATACGGTTCATTGCACCTATGGAATGACCTATATCGCCGACGGAAGACATACATTCGTATGTATTGAGAATGCGTTGTAAATCCACAACACCATTTCGTTGAGATGCAACGTGAAGAAAACTGCGTGCTAATTTGGAAACAGGGTCATCGGGATGTGTCCGTAATTCTTTGGAAATGACTGCAAGAAGACGACCTTCCACATCGTCCTCAATCTCTTCGCTGACACCATATCCGCCACGATACGAAGGTATGTGGACATGGGCTTGCCATTCCTTGTTGACATGTTTGTAAAAGTCGGTGCCGGGTTCCGTTCGTGTGTCGACTCTATGGACACGCGGTGCTTCACCACCTGACATGGCGTTGGGTCGTACGTCAGGCGGAGACAAAATGAATTCATTCCTTGGCGTTTTTTCCATTGCTGGAACCTCCTACTTTGGGCGAAGGTGTTTGTTGTGTCGACGATGAGTTTGCGGCGGATGGTGTGGTTAAAAATACAACTACGGTAGGTGTATGTTCCGAAGAACTCGTTGTACGACGAACCGTGGATGCGGCTGCAGAGGAACGCAATCGTGGAAACATAAAACGACGTCCGCGTCCTCGGGAGGCGTCAAGGGGGCTGGATGTAAATGGTGCATACTTTTCAACATCCATGGTTGAGGTGGAAGGCGGGGTTTCCTAAAAAATTCGGGCAAAATAATTTTTATTAAATTTGTGTAATTTTCATGTTTTTCACGATTTACGGACAAGTAATGACATTTTCTTATTGTTTTGCCAGTAGGGATTGATAAAGTGCCGTTGCCGCCGGGGATTTCGCCGCATGAGTCATGTATTCTGCAGCGATTTCATGCGGATGTTCATACTGATGTGGACACACACCCGCGTCACAAAACATGCGCCGCCATTCCGATGGCGGTTCCACAATTTGTTGTTTCACTTGGTCCCATACCTGAACTACCGCTGTACGAAGAGAGCGAGTTTCATCGCGAAAGGTCGGAAAAAACACATATCGATGGTTCCAAATCGCCCATGGACCGTCCTCTGTGTCTGGATTTGGACGCAAGCGTTTGACCCATTGTTCCGGTATACCGGGAGGAGGCTGTGTGGTGAATTCATAGTTCCAGGCAGCACGATAAAAGTCACGCCACAACTCTGGTTCCCTTCGTTGACGCAGATGAACTCGCTCATGACGCAATATATCGTCACGTCGGGACGACGTCCAATCGGATTCGGTCATACGTATGAGACTGGGACTCCATGTATGGGGCAGTCCTTCTTGACAACTGGGTCGGACAATTTCCACCGTTCCATAAGGAAGTGTGTAGCGTTTCATAACAATACAATGATCCAAATACACTTTATATACATATACAATGACAAGTATACACACTATACTTGTCATTAGGAATACCAATATTCCAAACAGTTTCATGATGACGAATCTCTATTTGTACCTAGTATTTTGCTGATTTCGTCCATAAGTTGTTTACGACATTCTGCATCCAATGTCAAACCGGCAAGTGCGTGATTGATTAGCGCAACGCGTGCTACAGGTAAACAAGTACATTGTGAGGAGCGTCCACTGGCTTGCGCACAACGGGAAATATGCGATGTGCGCAGAATCAATTCGCGTGTCGTTTCGTCCATTTCCTACGGAGGGGTAGAACTTTTTGGACAAACAAACGGAACATGAACGTTGCACAACACCGGTGCATGGTCACTCCATGAACGTTCAAACACTTGACATGTTAGAAGTCGGGGACCCTGTCGAACAATATCACAAAACGTACAATGTTGCGGCGCATATTGCAGAGGTAGCCAGGCAACATGGTCCAGATTTTCACCTGTATGATAAAATGTGGCTTTTCGAATATGGACATCCATATCTGGATGCAAAAACCTCACATGAGGATGGGGTGAATTTTCGCAATTCAAATCACCCACAACAAGAACCGGATGTTTCACGTACGCTGTATGCCAAACAATCTGCCCCAATTGCTCTTTCCGAATCGCGTCCATTGCGGGTTTTCCACCCATTAGAAAACTCACTTCGGTATCGGCCTGGGTATGTGTATTGACAATCGTAATATCATGACCGGCTTGATTTTGAAGATGAACAGTATGAAATCCTTTGTTTGCAACCCATTCCACATTGTGTGTTGTTAAATAGGGATAAAAACAATCACTAATCACCTTGTATTTTCTGACCGCCATAAGTAATCCGCTCGGTAAAATACTAATTCCTTCATCGCGGGGAATAATAACTGTATAGCCCACACGTTCAAGATGTTCTTTATAAAAAGCACGCAAGTGTTGCAAAAATACTTCCTGAAGACAGACAATTTCGGGAGTATGAGTCGCGATCCATTCGCAAATCTCGCGCGAGCAATTTCGCGCCCACGGCAGTCCATGGACATTATATGTTAGAATTTGACAGTTCATCGTGTTGGTTCGACGTAGCCCTTTGATTTACGTGCCGCTTACTGTCTCCATTGCTTACCGCAATTCAAACAACGAATAAATTGCGTCATGGGTTCGTCCGCCGAGCGTGTTTGCATCTCGTAATATGTACACTGACGTTTCCCACAACGAGAGCATTTGAACATGTCGGTCGCCATGCTTTTGTCCACTTCTAACATCTTGGCTTCGCGTTTAATCGCCAATTCAATCATTCCACCCCACTTTTCAGGGAACAAATCACTGTATGTCATATAGGGAATATCGTGTGCTTTGAATTCATTTTCACGAAATCGCTCAAGCAATCGTCCATTTCCAATATATGACGCGGGGTCCAAATTCGCAATTACGCGGCGCGCATGAATCAAATACAACTGTGTGAATTCAGGGTTTTCCCAAACGGCATGTACGGCGCGTGTTTTTGCATCATCGATTGTGAAATTATACAGGCCACGTTCCAAATCGGTTCGTTCATACTCGCTCAGAAATGCACAGCGTGAACCCAGAATACCACAGACTCGTTCACGGGGTTCACATCCACGCGTTTGGGATGGTGCGTCATAGAGTTCATGGCCGAGTTGACTGTGTGAATACCAGTTGGGGAGTTTTTTCGTATTTCGTTTGGCGATTGCAGGTTTAACTACAGGGCGGGGCGCTTCCTCTTCTTCATCCACAACCGACCCTGCGTCAACAGATACCTCATCGTCCGTGCTTTCATCATCGTCGACCTCGTCCTCTACGTCCTCGTCCTCCTCTTCCTCAAGGTCGTCTTCTTCGCCCTCTTCATCGGTATCGGAATCGTGTGAACCCAAATCTTCAAATCCGCCATGCCCTTCATTGTAAAACTTTTGATAATCGGTTGTGGAAAAGGAAACCATGTGTGTCCCTTTTGTTGCTATCAGGACAATGTCACCGAAAAGAAGAACCTTGTCATGAGGCGGAGGCAATTCATGTTTGTTTTCTGTTCCTGCTTTTCCTGTTTTGTATCCGAATAAATGAAGAACATGCCCATTCCATTTGTAAGTTCCAATCAATTCAGGGGCAGTTGCACGGCGTAAAATGTTTCCAACAGCCGGTGGTGTCAGAAGTTCTTTCGGTTCCGCCGGCAGAACCGCATTGCGGCTTGTACCTTTTGTCTGAAGAATCACGCACCACATGTTGTTTGCTTGCTGGGTAACAGGTCGACGAAAGGGGTCTATCAATTTTTATGCACCGGTTGTGGTTTGATGATTTGACATTGTGTTGATTTAGACCGTTTGTTAACCAATCATTCACGCAAAAAATGACGGGTCTAAATCCTGAGAGGTCGTATACTAGATAATAGAACAAGAAATCCAATTGACATGATTCGCATAACTCTTTCTGGAAATATCCCCAATCTTGCCCATATCCCAAAACTATCAAACCCGCAAATCATTACACAACGCGTGTATAAATGGGGGGATTGTGTCGGCACATACCGTCCTGGACAACCGTGGGACAACGCATGGTCCGTTGAAATACGGTCTCCTATTGGATGTTTACGTACCGATAAATCGTGTGTCTATGTTGAACATCTTGCATTTCCAACAATTCGTTCCCCGCCTGTTCAACTTGACGACGTGTATGATGAGACTGTGACAATGTATACTATACATTCCCACATAACAGTGTTTGAAATGCCAAATATGAGTATAATTACTGGAGATGCAGTGGCGTGTTTAAGTGTACCGGAAATTAGTTCTTGCGTAGACACGACGATACAAGTTGCCGTAAACAATTTCCTGCGGACGACGCAACTACTTCGACCTGAGGAGTTGAGGCCACCGCCGTTGCCGTCGCTTCCACAGCCTGTTGAAACGTCACACGGCCGGCCGCAACATCAATCACGGCCGCAATCGCGGGAGGGAATATCAGGTCGATCATTCCATCCGCGGTCGAGCGCTCGGCCTCTGGAATCACACGCGCGACCAGAACATGCGCGGCGGCCATTACCAACTCACGCTTCTCCGCACCGCGGATCTGGAGTGTATGAACCAAAGACGCCAATCGGGGAACAAACCGCAGAAGGGAGGCCACAGATACATCCGCACCCGAAAGGTCGCGGACAATTCCATCCACGGCATCCGCCAACTCTTTTGTCAGGGTCGGCTGGGGCGGGGCCGCAGCCACGGGTGCGGCGACCACAATTTGTTCCTGAGCCGGAGTAGTGGCTTCAGGTGCTGGTGCTGGGACGGGTGCTGGGGCGGGTGCAGGGTCTGGAGATGGAACTTCAGCCGTTGTTGCCTGAGATTCGGACATTTGAATTTTTATTCTAATAAATAACATGTAATTATTCATTCGAATATTACCGCGCATATCCGATATCAGGAATATCAGTCACAGTAACACCTGATAGGTCTCTCACAGTAACACCTGATAGGTCTCTCACCGTAACACCTGATAGGTCTCTCACCGTAACACCTGATAGGTCTCTCACCGTAACACCTGATAGGTCCTTCACCGAAGTTGATACCGGCAATGCATCTGGTTGAGATCTTGGGACCGCACCTGAAAGGTCTGTTGTCGCGGATGACATGATGTATATACATTTATTGAATCTTCAATTGTCTAAATGGTAAAGGTTTGGGATTGTAAACAAAAAAGTCTAAAGAAATAATTATATATCGTGATAAATAAAAAAATGCATCTAGTGTGCTGTTTTGTTGGTAAATTACCTGCCTACGCAATTGATACAATACACCAATTGCGACTGTTTTATGATGGCGACGTATATTTTATAATCAATGATTTTGAATCACCCATTCACAAAGAACTTGAATCAAAATATGGGGTCAAAATCATTCATTATAATGATGTTTGTGATAAAGAATTTAATGAAGTTATTGACAAATATATGCATAAATTTTGTATCGTCGATAAATTAATTGGACGTGAAAAGTTGTTTATTTATGCATTTGAACGTTTTTTCCTTTTACATAATTTGATGATAACCAGACATTTAACCAATGTATTTTTTGTTGAATTGGATAATTTATTATACGATGATCCTAGAAACTGGGAATCTTCCTTTTGTACACAGGATTTAGGTTACATGTATGAAAATAAAACCTCATGTTCATCCGGTATATGTTTTGTAAAAAAGGCTGATGCATTGAAACAATTGACTACGCACTTTTTACATTATATTCAAACAACAACTACATTTGTGAGTGAAATGACTGCATTGCGTGAATTTTTTGGATTACACAATGAACTTGTACAGATTTTACCTACACACTGGATTTCAGACAAAGTTCCTGAAATAACCTATAGAAATTATGATAAATACAATGATTCTATATTTGATGCTGCTGGATTAGGTATTTATATTGGAGGTCTTGACCCATATCATACGAAAGGAATATTGAAAAAGGGATTGAAAAGTGAATGGAGTATTATTGATTACACAAATTACAAGTATGAATGGAAAGCCGACCCACATGGACGTAATATTCCATACGTGTACAGTGAAGAAAGAAAAAAATGGTTGCGTATTAATAATTTACATGTTCATTCAAAACAACTTTCCGATTGTTTTTCATCGCCAATATGGTCTACACAATCAGTCATGTCTGGTGAGAAATTTCAACAATTGTGCGATGTATATCTTGGAATGGAATACAAAATATATGCAAATCCAAAAATCGAAGGCGAGTCGCATAAACATAAATATTTCTCATCCTTGACATCGGAATGGATGAATCCGTCATTAATTTTTTGTTATGGTGATGGATTGCGTGAATTGCTGACTAAAATCCATTTTTGTAAAAATCCATTTGTTCTTGTTTCCCATAATTCAGATGTCAATATAACCAATGACTATTTACCAATTTTGGAAAACAGGCGTCTTATTCGGTGGTTTGCACAAAATATAATGATTGAACATCGCAAACTTCATTTCTTACCCATCGGCATCGCCAATGAAATGTGGGGACATGGAAATCTAAATGTGCTACAAAATGTACGCGAAACAAAACATCCAAAAGAGGACCGTGTATATTTTTACTTTAATGTTAATACAAATAAATATGAACGTGAATTATGCAAACAAATTGTAAGTAGTAAAGGATTAGTATTTGGTAATCAACAGTCGCATGTTGATTATTTACACAATTTATCCAAATGCAAATTTGCAATATGTCCGCCAGGAAATGGAATTGATTGTCATCGTATTTGGGAATGTTACTATTTGAAAGTTATACCAATTGTGTTACGTTCACCCTTTACAGAATTACTTAGCAAATACTTACCGTGTATTATATTATCATCATGGGAGGAATTCGACATTTCAAACATTCTTCCACAATACAATACGTTAATTTCACTCAATCCAAACTATATTGATTTCAATTATTATAAATCCCTTTTTCAATTGTATTCAAAATGTTTGAATCACACACCTAACAAATTACAATCGTATTCTCACGTTGACAATCGTAATATTCCATTAGATTATAAATTAGACACAATTTTGAATAAAACCAATGGGTTTTACATTGAATTAGGTGCAAACAATGGACTTACACAAAGCAATACGGCCTTTTTTGAATTCCATAGACATTGGAATGGTATTTTAATTGAACCATCGAAAAACGCGTATGAGAGATGTGTAATAAATCGTCCAAAAAGTGCCTGTTTCAATTATGCATGTGCGGCCAATTGTACTAATGAATTCATTGAAGGCGATTTTAATGGAAATCTGATGTCAAGTGTGGATGGAAAACGGTGTAATTCTACAGAATTAGTAAAGGTTCCTTGTACAACACTTGAATTGATTCTAGACACAGTCAGCAACGCAACGCATATTGATTTCATGTCGTTGGACGTTGAGGGATTTGAATTAGATATTTTAAAGGGTTTAAATTTGGAAAAATATTCACCTACATTTATTTTGATTGAGATATACAACAAAGATTATTCAAATATTATACAATTTATGCATGAACATAACTATACTTGCGTATTGAATTTTAGTAATTACAACAGAATAGACAATCCATACTGGGACGGTGAACACAACGATTACTTGTTTGTACACAATTATAGTCTACATATTCCATGTCCAAATTAACGCTGCGCGACAAATGGATAGAAATTTTCATTGTTGTTTGTAGCAAACTATTTTCATGGCAACACGTATTCCAATTTCATGGCTTTTTCTGATTGCGCTTTTGGGTGTGGTTGCCTTTTTTGGCTATCATATATTTCAAGCATCTTATTCATTGAAGTCCAACAACATTCATCAAGATGACGACTTTATTCAGGCCAGGAAATCTGTGTCCTTTCATCCAAGCATTGAAGCAGCAGCCGATACTGAAGATGTTCCCGAACCGCATCAGACGCCCAATTCTCCCGAGGAACTGGATGCGCCCGTGGTGACACATGCAGTTCCCAAAGTTCCAGGACAAACGGAACATGATTTGCGAGCCACACGTCAAGTCCAAGAAACACCGCCCAGTATCCAATATGATTCACCCGAAGCCATCGACCATTTCCAACGCAATATCCATATGGATGCTGAATTTGGCTCCAATTTACGTCATCCAGAACAGATGATTGAACGTCGTCCGAGTGCCGGAATCGCAGGAATAGTTCCTTCTGGTCTTGGGTCCGAAGTCAGTCGTCCAGGCGGTCATAATGCTGCCGGATATGCACCAGAAATGGCACAAAATGGCGGTGAATTCATGGCGGGTATTTCCGCATTTGACGGCAGTGATGGTGGCGGAATTGCCTTTTCTGCCCTCTAAATTAGATAATGGACACTACGTCGTATCTAATCATTAGCAATGTATTGACTGGGGTTGTATTACTTATGACATGCGGGGTCTCTTTGTTTCGTATCCGAAATGTCCAATGTCCCTTTTGTCATGCGAAATTGGATCAAGACCAATTGCGAACACATATTGGTGCATGCAATGAACACAACGAACTCTATATGGGACGATTTAGTCCTGCGTGTCAAACACCAGTCTCGATTCGTCATGAGCCGCTTGCCGTCGCAGTTCCTCTTCCTCCCAACGCCTTGGCTTATGCTGTGTCGCCGCAGAATGGACCTAAAATTGCAGATATATAAATCCCCAAACTTTACAAATGCGCAAACATTTTTTAGTGTGTGCATTTGTAATTTTCAAGTGTCTATGTCAATCCATAGGCTCGATCCAAATCCAAAAATTGGATTTTTCTGATGTTGTGTTTATACACAACACGCGTTTCTAAAATTTCCGTCTTGTCTTCATTATAGACATGTTCGACGTATTTGATTTTGTTAGGTAAATGAAAATGCACCCCTCGTAATTGAGCATCTGTATAATCATAGATACAATCTCCATTATCATCGGATTCAATTGTGCATATATGAATTTCGGATGAAATTGGAACAATAATGTCCTTTAGAAATGTTTCATAATCACGACGCAAATCTCCGTCATGCCAACTCACCTTTTTGGATAGATGGCAATAAAACACATTGCCTGTTAATTCATAGTCGTAAAACCGGTTGCTTAGATGCAATTTGTTCCAAACATCAATTAAATCCTTGTACGATTTTGGAAAGGATTCATACACTACCACATTTGCGCGTTGTTTTTCCAATATGTTATCCCTTTCATATTCAGAACTATAGTAGGGGTCATATTCAACAAAATTTCTCAAATATTCGTTTTGTATAAATGGAATAAACTCGGGTAATAATGTACATTTGACTTTCAATATATAATGCCAACCCATTGTCTGTTTGATTTGGTTTACTAGTTGATACAAAGTTGAATTTAGACCTGAGGTTGGTGTGGTCTAAAAAATGACATCATGAGTTTGTACAGACAAAGTATTTAACCACCCACACAATACAATGGCATCGTCGTGGATTGAAACAGCCGAAGACTATGTTTCGTTCGCTTTTGGCTCGCGTGGTAAATATATCCATTTATCCCGCATGATTGATTCCACAGATATACCGAAACTTCAAACATCTGCATGTGTCGGTACGTATAGACCACGAGGAATTTTGTCAGGATTCCTCGTGATCCATCCTCAACTTCAATACGCCGTATTTCTGCCTTCGGCGTCCCAAACAAAACAACAGCCTGTACGTTTGCATGTTCGAATCGCACCGTCCGTTCTGGAAAATGGCGGACTAATTGCGCTCGCGTACCTATACAACAAACAATTGGTTGTGGAAGATTTGATTGCCGTCGGAAAACAAACTGTATGGCAAAAACTGCCGTTTGTTGAGCGTTGGAAACGATTGCAGCAATTTCTGGAAACGGAATTTATGAATGACTCCTATCTTCAAGACAAATATACAATCACTTCGCAAACCTATGTACCGCTGGCCGAACTCGCCGAGCCGTCGGAGGGCAAGGTAGTTGAATTTGTTGTGTGCGACGAAACCGGTCCGGCGCATCGACGACTTTTGTGGATTCCGCCGCGTGAGGACGGCGGTGGTGCGGGTGGCGGCGGCAGCGCAACATGTGGCGGGACGACCTATCTCGCAAAACGGGAATCCTCCATGGGTCCGGATGTATATTCCTTGTACGACGGTGATAAAAAACTGGGTATTGCGTTGATTCGCACACTTGTGGCTAGTAAAGCGCTACGACTGGCCTTCAATGCCGGCAGCGCAGATACGGTGCGCGTAGTGACGGCTTGGAATAAACAATTTGACAAGTGGGAGATTCTGGGAGTCGCTGCGTAAAATTTTGCCGACCCAGGATAGAGATGAACAGACAATTACAAAACATGCGTCGGCGCCGATGGGCGCATCATGGCGGCGGCTTTGCGCAAACAGGAACACTCATGTCCATTCCTGCGAGTGATTGGACCTTTGCAGTCAAAGACCAGATTACTGCACCATACAGTGATTGTGCGACCACAATGCGTCCCGGACAACTTGTGAACTCCCCCAATCCCGACCTTGCACAAGTTGCCATGGCAGGTGGACGTCGCCGCAGTTACCGAAAACACGCCCGTGCAGCACATCGCCGTGGACGTACGGCGCGCCGACATGTTGGAGGCGGCATGAATGGTTTTTCAGTGAACGTAGCGGCAAGTGTAGGAGGTACAGGTCCAAATGTCGCACCCGTCTACGCAGGTGTTCCTTGCGATGCACGTGCTGGTTCACCCAATGTCAATAATGCGAGCGGTTTGGGTCCCGACCCTCGCGCACCGGCCGATCTGTATTCTCTAACACCCAATAGTCAGAGCGGTGGTGGCGGCAACGCCTATGATGCAAGTTGCTACCGCGCACCAGGCTCTGAACTGCCTGTGTACAATGCAGAAAGCGCCGGATTCCATTTTGCGCCTTCGACTGCCGCTGGGGCTGCGCTACCCGATGGTGTCACTGCATACAACGAAGTTGTACCTCATGCCGCACGACTGGGCGGAGCGCGTCGCAGCCGCCGCCATCGTCGTCGTGGTTCCAAGAAATCCTACCGCCGCAAACATTAGAAACATGGGAAATTGTGATTCGTGTGTTGGTGGTCGCGAACTACCTCCAAGATCGTCATCACCAATAACCGCAACGACGTCCACGTTACCCACACCTGAACGTGTTGGTTCCTATTTCCCTTTATCCCAAAAGTCAACATCAACGACGTCCGCGTTACCCACACCTGAACGTGTTGGCTCCAATGTTCCTTTATTGGTCGAACCGGATTCAAATTCATGTCGTCCTTTGAATCATCGTATTCTGCCCATAAGTGACCCCGCAACGACAATTCGAACACCTACACCTCCTGTACATCCTCATATTAAAAAACCTCATGGAATTTGACGCTCCAATGTGAATTTCCAGTTGTTTTGTGAGTGTAGTATATAGAGACTAAAGATGGCGGTGGCTGTAATTCAAACATTGGATGTGCAAGGGCATGTTGTCTTTACACCTGAGAAGAGCGGTGTGCGCGTACGCGCCGTCTTTTCATTGTTACCGTCTGGCGATCATGGATTCCATATTCACAAGGCGGGTGATTTACGCGAAAAAAGTTGCGCCGGTGCATGCGACCATTGGTCGCTCACACCTTCATCGCATGGTGGTACACCCCGTCATGGCGGGGAGCGTCATACCGGCGATTTAGGAAATATATCGGGTCCGTCCGGCACCTATTCTTATTTTTTAGAGGACGTCAGTCTTGACGACTTGTATGGTCGCTCCGTGATTGTTCATGCGGACCGCGATGATCTCGGACGCGGCCATGAACCCGATAGTCATACAACGGGACACTCCGGTGCGCGGATTGCATGTGCAATTATTGGTCGTGCGAGTTGCAACGCGACGTCCAAAACAAGGCGACGCAAACGCCGTGGCTCTAATCCTCGATAAACAAGGGTGCTTTTGTTGCCGATAGGGTTGGGTCTTTTGGATTATATATACGTTTCGCCTTTGGCTTCGGCTTCGGCTTTGTGGATTTGATTGTTGGAGGTTCATAGGGCGGAATAGACGCAAGAGTTTCCACGATTTCATTCAATTCCTTGCTGCATGCGGTGGGCGGCGCATCATCATCCACAAACAACGGTGTTTTGGCCGCAGTGGGTGTGTCCTCGTCCATCTCACCCGCAGATGATTCTGACGTGTTCTCAGGTTCATCTGACCATTTAATGGTATATCCACACGACTTGTAAAATTTGCGTCGCTTGGCCCATTGACCGTTGGCTTCCATAAACGCAGTGTCCAAAATATCCAAAATGCGCGGTGCAACAAGCCGTTCCTCTTTTTTCTGGCGCAAAATGCGACCTACCGATTGCTCAATGTTGCTTTTTGGAGTTGCGAGCAAAATGGTATTCAGCGTCGGAATATTCATGCCTTCAGAGGCCATTGCGTACGTTCCCAAAATAATTTGTTTGGTTGCCGACATATCCAGATCGGCTTGCTTCATCCCTCCAACATAATAACCAATCGATGCAAATCCCTGTGCTGCAAACAATGTTGCAAAGTCCATTAAATGTTCACGCCGGTCGGATAAAATAAGCAGACGACGACCCGGTTCGTCGCGCAGCATGGGTGCAATCCATTCCACAAGAGCCGATGTACGTGGTTTGAATGCGGCAATCTGATTAATCAGACGCGCACGCACCGTTTCACCCCTCCAATTTGTGGGCGTGTTGGCATATACAGGGTCATCGCATACATAGCGCATTACACGTACGCCTACACTATCGTCCTTGGGTCGACGCGCGATTTGATACACAATACGCCCAAGACTCCATTCAAATACCTTGGACAGACCATCCACACGATTCGGCGTCGCCGTCAATCCCAACATATTTCGACACTGGATACGTTGAAGGGCTTGGCTGAAATGCTCGGCGCCCAAATGATGAACTTCATCAAAAATAACGGTTCCGAAACTATCAAATGTCCCAATCGGATATGCACGGGAACAAATTGTTTGAATCATAGCAATCGCCACATCAAATTGAGGACCAATATCACATCGCTCGCCTTGAATCCGACCAATCCGAATTCCTGGAACCAATGCACGCAATTCGGCCGTCCATTGGTCGGCAAGGAATTCTTTATGAACCACAATAATAAATCGTCGTCCAATCAACTGCGTGGCCGCCGCAATTCCTGTAAAGGTTTTTCCATATCCACACGGCAAACAAATAATTCCAGAATGTCCGGCGTCGCGAAACGCCGCCAAGGCTTCTTCCTGGTGGGGGCGAAGCGTGCCTTTGAATTCGAGTGTGCTAGGAAGTGAATCGCCCGGTGGACGTGCATCGGCATCCGCGGGTCCAAAATATGTAGACGCCCATGCATGGGGTAAATAATATCGCGTGGATGATTCCACCCATACTTTGAACGGTGTGACTGTGCCTGCATAGGATAGCGGAACATTGGGGGCGACCGTCAGTTCTTTCTGAATATGGGATATCTGGGCCGCAGACAGGGCGGATTTCAGAATCGCATATCCACGAGTGGTTTGAATTGCACGTTGCATTCTAAGGGTGTGAAGTGTAGAGAGACTGTCGTTTAGACCGTAATAAATACTAGTGTTGCGGCGTTTAGATAGTCGATTGCGTTGAACTTTTTCCACGACACTGTGTAGAAATAGAAATGAACTGCTCCATGGAAGAATGTGTCGGCTCGCTCCTGATTGTTGCTGCAGGTACAGCCATTGCCACCAATTATGTATCCCTGCCTCCTCGCATTGTTTCTCATCCTGTAACCATGGTTCTACTTGTATTGCTGGCGGTGGGTGCGTTTGTGAAATACCCGGTTCTAGGTATTGCCTTGTTTTTGTTGACTGCCATTATACTCTTTACACGCAACACCATGATGGCACGCGCCTATGCGACATACGGTATTGATTCTATTCGTCGTCAAGACAAGGACCATGCCGACCCTAGTGCAACCTTGTCCTCAGAACCGCGCCAATATGATCAATTCCAGGAAACGGATGCACACAACCCAATGCACGCATCGGTCCAGGAAGGATTCGAACCTGCGCCGTACGGAAATGATGAATTGAATGAAAATGTCGAAGGTGCATTCCCGATTGGTGCAGCACGTGCAACATCCTCAGAAGATGCACATGAATACATCTATCGCCCCGATCGCGATACCGGTTCCAATACATTTGAACGTGTTGGTCCCAATATGGATGAAAAAATGCGCTCATTTGCATACTAAATCCACATTGGCCTGTAGGCACAGATCTATGTATTTTTAGGACTTAATTCGAAACACATTAACTCTATGTGTTTCGAATTAAGTCCTAAAAAATATTGTATAAAGAAAATATCAAAACAGCAGACGACGTCGTATTCATTCCAATAGGAAAACAAGAAAAAACAAGTACCGTCAACATTTTAATTTAAGCACACCGACCAGGTGTGTTCTAGATTAGGATTTTGACGGCAGTCTACGTCAAATCACGACGGACATATACTTTGTCATATTGTCCACAGGAAAACTCCCAGTTCGCAGGAACATCTTTCAGCCCTTGAATTCCGTCTGTTTTGGCTTGTTGAATGACCGCGTCAGGAACGCAATTTCGTTGAATGGAGAAACACACTGGCAATCGTCGTGCATTCTGTCCTGCTGGTGTAAATGGAATACGTTCCAAACCTTGTGGACATGTAGTGGTTTCAAACAATTGGAGGTCACTGCATAATTGTTCACCTGGACCCAGTGGACCACGGAGTTTACAGTATCGTTTGGGGTCCTTGTTGTCGTATGCAATACAGTCATTGTTTTCCATGTCGGTTCCACTTTGGCAGCATTTTCCTATTGAGCCATAATGAGGCAATGAACGTGGACAAAACTTGCTCTGGTCCCGTTGATGTTGGTTCTCAATCAGCGCAGAACATTCTATCAACATCCGTCCAGGATTCCGCGGGTCGGGTACACCGGCTTTGTGTGCGCAAATATCATTGACGCCTGTTGCGGAACATGTATGCTTGTACGGGTCTAGGGTTCCGCGGCAGCAAAAACTATCGCCCTTGGCATCATTGAAAAATCGTGCGCCATCTGGACATTTGGGTGTTGCAACAATCTTCATGGCGAATCCTTCAACCATCTTGGAACGCACTATACGCCAAACAATGTTGAGTGTGACTATGATAAATACCAAGCCAACTACGACTTGGAGTAAATGGAGTTGTTTCGGATTCATATCCCCTTCTTACTCTTGCCTCCGTTTATTTTGGAGCAGCACATTTGGGCGCTGAACAGAGAAACGATGGTACTTTCAATCCTTCCCACCATTTGACTTCACCAACGGTCTTGGACATGGGTGTGGCATACATGCGCTGGACTTTGACATAATCACGGAATGTGCCGCTCCACACCACATAAATTAGAAACGCGACAATCAAAATTGCAATGACAACACCAATCAAAATACCAATCCATTTTTCAATATCACCTGGTTGGATACTGGTATCACGAGTCTCTTCGCTATCGGCTTGCGTTGCTGTGCCTTCCGCGAGTTCGTTCTCCAGTGTCGATCCGGGACGACCCCCACCGATATAGACTTTATCATTCACAACATCCCGTTCGGCATCCAATCGGTAGCATTTCATGGCTTTTGTTGACACGCCTCCGTCTGATCGTTTTGCGACGACGGGTGCCGACACAACATTCATGCCATCAATGCGCGTCAGTAATTTGTATCGGGACTCGATTAATTCCAGAATGGGTTTGGGCGGACCGGCAACATCCTTTGCTATTTCGGAAAGCCGTTGATATTCCGCTGCAGATAGACTTGTTGGTGTCATCATGACATAATAGGTTACTACACGCGCAATAGGTTCACATTGCGATCGAGGTCGACTCTCCCGCCCATGTCGACCCCGCATATCTGCGCCCCGATAACTGAGAATAGACGATGTTGGACTTACAAGACTGCCCAATGTCGGACGTTGGCGTACCACTTGATTCAGTGCGGCAAAATATGGATTGGAAGCGCCAATTTGGACCGGAATGCATAAACATACCACTTGTTGACCTGTTTCATCGCGGAAATAGAGTGCCAGTTCCAGTGGATATGTTTCTTGCTGTCCAGGAAAACGATGTGCGCCCGGCATGTACACAAATGATTCCAATAAATTGTGCTGAATTCCATTAATGGATAGTGTTGTTTGTGGATTCTCATTCAATAACAATCCAGTTTCATGGCGGGATACATTTCCTGGACCTGCAACCTGTGCATTCAGTCGCAGTTTACACGATATGCATGGATATAGACGCTGTATATCCAGTAATTGTGGGAATTTCAGAGGTGTTTCTTGACAGGAAAAGAGATTATCTGTCATTCTTCTTGATGTATATCGTCAAAATTCATTTGTCGCCGGGTGCGTTTCATTTTGATATGGTTGTTCCATATCAAAATGTATATGTATATAAATAATATATTTGTATTACAAGCAAGACATTAAACAACCGGTAGATATCGCGGTGTGCTGTAGCGATAAATGGTGGCCGTATAGGACTGCCCCATCACAGGGACGCCTACAGAATCCCCATCTGTGATTTCTTCGCATCCCAAATCATCGTCGCAATTCCGGCGCTTGAATTGAACCGGTACTTGGACAGGATTGATGCCGTCGGTACGTGTGTAATAATTCCAACGATTCCGATTATCAATGTTGCGTCCAAACAACGGCAAAATGGTACGATTGGGATGACCACTTGTTGCGGTTCCGCCAGGCGCAGTCAAGACACCAATTTGTTGGAATTGGTCTGGAATGCCGCGCGTTGTTGTGTTGATGGGAATAGCGCCACCACCGGCCATCATCGGTCGTGATGGAAATCCACGCAAGTCGGGAGGTGCAGTATAGGATTGTTCAGGCGACATGGGCGCAAATCGCGGATCCAAAGGCGCCTGTTGAACAGGTGTATGAATTTGAGGACGAACCACAACTACTGGTGCTTTTGCCTCTGGTGCATAATACTTGATATATACAAACGCACCTACAGCAATCGCAAACAGCGCCACAATCACCAATATCAGTACAGAATTATCCATACACAAGACTCCAGGCGGACACGACGCAAGTGCGCCGCCGCGCATACGCAATTTCCGAATCGGCATAGGTATTCTTACTTAATACAACTAAATTTCAGGATGCATTGATGATGGATTTCTTTGAATTATTGTTTCTCCAGTTTGAGTTGCGACCGCGCTAATTCCATATAGGACAGTTTTGCAAGTCCCATGCGTTCTTTCCATAATCCTGAATCGGAAATATATCCACTTACACGCTTGGCTTTGTTAATGACATCCACCAATACATTATCAATTCGATGTGTGAGTTCTTGTCGTGTTTCTTCGGCCTTGGTTTTGAATCCTTCCACACGTGGTTTAATATACAAATACAATCCAAGTATTGTCAAACATGTGGTGACGGCCAGTGCGACAAACAATTGCTCATTGGGTGTCATTTTGAATTGTATTTCGGTTAAAAAAATATAGATTCACCGGGGAATAGGAAAATTGATATCACAATTCGTATGGAGTCAACAAGGTAATTCATGCGTACCTGTGTATAAACAATATGAGCGAACCTGTGGATATCCTTTCCAATCCAGATAATTTGTCTGGAAAAACCGGTATTGTTATTCTTGAAGTCGAATACCTTATGGAATGCGACAAAGACAAAACTGATGAAATACTCCAGACATTGAATGAAACAAATATACTTGTGTTTGTCGCCGGCAAAACTGCTCGCGTTGTGTCCAATGTCCTTTGTCAATCACTACCATTTATTCCGTTTGTGTTTCTATTTACAAATACTTGGAGTCCATCCGTGAAAAGCATTCTGGACACTTTATTTCCATTACTTGATTCTGTACATCATACATTGCCTATTTCAGTCTATATGGAACATGTAGATGAATATACTGAAATTGGAAAATCCATTTATTACCACGACCCATCATCCCTATTTGGAGATTTGTTGGGGTAATTGTGTTTCTTAGGTTAAACTTGCCTTGCCGCCGCCGAAATAGGATTGGAACATATCCATCATTTCCTTGCCGTCGGTAATCAGGGGCTTGAGTGTTTGAAGTGTAGACATGAGTTGTTTTTGTGTTTGCATCAGGTCCTGTGTATCTTTTGTCATAGCGGCAACTTGCTCAGGTTTGAGTGCCTTGTATGCATTCAGGAACGTCGTACCCGCATCCAAATGGAATTCGCCGTCATCTTCTTCCGCCGGACCCTTGTATTTTTTGCCCAGTTCAAACATTTCTGCGGGTCGGTCTGCATGGTCGGGTGGCGGGTTCTTCTTGGCCTTGGCCTTCTTTTTGGGCGGTGCAGTGGGCTTGGCTTCCACTTCATCTTCAGCATCTTCAAATCCCTCTTCGTCTGCCTCCTCTTCTGTTGTAAATCCCTCCGTTGTCCGGGAATAATACACGGCAAGTAGACCGACCAGCGCACCGGACACCAAGGATGCAACCAGATTGCCTCCTGTGGCTACATAGAGAATCATGGCAACGCCCATCGCGAGCGCAATTGTCATGGGTTGGTTCACATACAACATATACAACAGCGACACGGCAAACAGCGCAATTGCCACATTTCCATTCAAATCTGCACTCCGAACAATGGTTCGTGTTTGTTTGGTCAGTTTCTGAATCAGATCCATTTTCTTCTATTTTACAGTCCTAAAATATCGCGGCCTGTGCGGTAAATGCCAAACACGGCTCCACCTACTAATGAAAGTGCAATCAGACCCAACCAAGACAGTTGTCCACCAATCGCAAATGCCCATGATACGTACCGCGCAGCATATGTATGAAGCACCGGGAGCGATAGCACAAACAGAATGACGGCGACCACCAATGGGTCGGCAATGCGCTCAACGACGGATGTCAGTGCATTGTGTTTGGATGGAACAACGCGTTCATCATCGACATAATGTCGCTGGTGTTGCGGTGGTGGTATGGGATTGTACATGGGTGGCATTCCACTCCCGCGCATAGGAGGCATGGGTTGCTGTACCTGAGGAATACCTGGACCGTTTGCAATATCGGCACCCGATGCGTTCATTTCGGCAATAATGGCTTGAATATGTTGTGTATCTGCAGCATCTGAAACATTGCCGTTTTCAATGGCTTCAATGGGTGTGCCTTCAGACATGGATTGTTTTAATTGAAGACTAGGGATTCGGGAAGTCGTAACAACGCGCCGTGCGGAAGAAACTTAGGACATGTCTGCAAAACTGATTGTATCCACAATTTCGCCCTGTTTGGGGCATGCTATGGGTTTTGCGTTAAATTCAACACATTTGGAACCAAATTGATACACGGCGCCATTGATTTTGTTTACGGGTGGGCCGCGCAGCACAACACATTCAGGACCTTTACACAATGGCCGAAATATGGCCGCCAGACCAAATCCAAGCAATAAACTCACTAATGTAGCCAATCCCGGTACCTCCATAATTGATAACCAGTTGAACATAAAGTCTGTGCCTCTTACATTGGCTCGTGATTATTTTATGTTTGACATATAGGAATCCATTGGCCATGAAATTTTTTAATCGTATTGAATTCTTTCCCTTTTTAGTTGGATTTACAGTCGGAATCTTTTTTGTATATATTTTGAAACCGGCGCCAATGGTAATAACCCGGTATCCCAATATTGAAAATGTAGATAAAGTCACATATCGCGACCGAAATGGAACTTGTTTTAAATACGAAACAAAAACAGTCGATTGTGATAAATCTGAGGAAAGGATTAAGCCGTACCCTCTTCAGTAATGGCTTGTAAATAGGCTTCACGGAATTTTTGATTAAAATCCATAATGTGTGAACGATAATATCCTAGACGTTCTTCCGTAAAGATTGCGGATTTTAATCCACCAACTGTCATGCCAGCAGGCACAGTAAAGGATTGCAACTTTGTCTTGATTTCGTTGACTAATTCGTCAACATACATATCATTCGTCGCGTTGCTTTCGGATTCATTACTGCTTGTATTGGATGCTACATTGCTTTCGGATTCAGATTCATTGTTGTTTTCTGCACTGCTCACAATGGATTCATTGGTTTCTGTTTCGCCTTCAGTTTCATCATTGGATTCATCTTCATCATTGGATTCAAGCACAGGCAATCGTTCTCCATTCAAGCCAAGCGTGCGCATACTAACAGTTGTTTCCATATTGACAGGTTGATTCACCATGATTACACTTTCATCGTGTGTTCCAAACTGAATAACGCCCCGTGGATATGCCTCCAAAATCACGGGTTCTTGGAATGCATACTTTGTACGTTGAATGTCCTTGTGTATTTGGGCAAGTTCCTCGTTAAAGGCAACAACACGAGCAGCAAGTTCATCGTCGTGGCTCGGAGATTCCCGATACATTTGTGTGGCCGCGAGCAAATCTTTTTCCTTGGCGACAAACATATCTTGTAATCTCTGCAAGTCGCGCTGCTGGAGTTGACGCAGGTCGGCCAAAAAGTCCGTGGATTTCTTTCGCAAAACATCTGACCGCATTGTGACTCCACGAATAGCATCAAATCCTTTTTGGAATGGAATTGTCTTGGCGACTCCAGTTGCATCATAGACTTGCAAGGAACCATCGGGACCTAATTGAATATTGTTTCGTTCACAATACGATACCCAATCTTTCACCGTTTTGATGTATTTGGGATCAATAGCGTCAGTATTGACACGACCAGGTTTCACACGTGTTGTACGCGGCATGACTTGTTTCGGTTCAGATTCGGGCGTGCCGACATTGTTGGACATTCCAACGGACGATTCGTCATTCATGTTGGTTTCGGCCATTCTTTTTTTCATGGGGAAAGAAAGAAGAAATCGGATGGACAACACACTTTTGTATGCGATTATGATCGTTGTATCCTTGCTTATGGCTGTATTTCCGTTCGCAGTATTCCTAGGCCTAGGTTCCTTATTGGGTACGAGTTCCAGTGATCCACGAATTCTAACTGTTTATATCCTGGGTGCACTGGTCCTTTCCTATATGACGGCACTCGGTACATTTGCACTGGTGCAACATCAAAATTGCGGCGGCATCAAAAACATGAAACAAGTCGCAAGCAATGCAGGACTCGCGTTGGGAATCCAGGCGGGTATGCTCGCCCTTTGTGGGTTCATTCCCGGTTTGCGTCGTTTAGTTACCAATCTATTCCCATTGGATCTGGATCCATCGATTCAAGATTCACTGGGATATGGATATTATTCATTCTGGGCCGCCCTATTTGGAACAGCCATTGGTGGAACATTGTCCGGAATATGTAGTTCATGAGGCTATATTTCCAACAGGCGGAGGATTCGGGCCGTAGTAGACATATTTTCCAGGACCGTTTACGACATTCTCTAAAATGTAATAACCGGGAAGAGTCGGCGAGGGGGGTGGTGCAGACACCGGCGCGCCGACTTGGCTAATTGGAGTTGCAATACTTTCCAGATTCACATTTGTGTTCATGTTCATGTTTGTGTTCATATTGTTCCGGATACCTGATTCTTCGCTGGCTAGCACAGTATTGGCTATTGTGAGTGAAAACAACGACGCCAAAGCGTAACTTACAATCGCCCACACAATGGCAAACATCCAGAATGGGAACACGGAATAATTGGCTGTATTGGCCAATCCAAATTCTTTCCATCCTGAAGCATTAAACATAATGGATGGACGAACAAACAATACCACTGCAATTCCCACAATATAAATTCCGAGCGAAACCCACAATACGGACATCTTATTATGGTTTGCGAGAAAACACTGGATGTTTTTCCAACCGCCGAGTTGCATTAATACAAATCAGTGACATCGTATATTTTATCCTGAAAGGATGCCCATACTTGACCGTGTGTATCTTTCACAATGTGTTCCCATGTGGGCATGGGGATATTGACGCCATTGACGATTTGATACGTCATTGTCCCTGTTGCATCCATATAGGGAAGTTGATAGGAAAACGGTCGTCGTTTTGCTATCAAATAATGAACATCTGGAAGACTATAAATCCAAATCGTCGATGTTTGCTGCATGTCCTACACTGGATACATGACGTGGGGCGGTGTTTAGACATCCCCGTCTTCGTCAGCAATATGGCCCATACCTTCCTCGGGATGAACGGCAGGTCCACGACCTTCGCGATCGCCCGTCAAGCCCAAGGCCTGTAATTCCAAGAATCGCAGTGACTCGGCTTCTGCATTGTATCCTGTGCGACGTAAAATCGCGTCTTGGCTGTAGCCAAGTTTGAGTGCCGTGCGCATCAATCGTCGAATCTCGGGGTCGGCTTCTCGGTCCTGTTGTGCAATTTTGTGTGCCTTTTCGCGTTCACGACGGTCATTCATACTGGCTTTGATTTCTTCCGGCGTCTTGCGATACAATGCGTAGGTATCGTGTTCCGCATCAATACTTCGCAGAATCCATTTTCCAAGGAACGGCTTCAAATATCCGCGTGCTGCCCAATCCATATCCAAAAAGGCAAATGCATCATTGATAATGGAATAGACGCACCATAACAATACCTTCGAATACTCATTCATGTTTTCCTGTATTACAAACACTTGATTCAAACGTATGTAGGATTGCCAGTACCGCAACAATTGTCCTATGCGAAGTGAAATTGTATTCAGCACGTCATACAGTGCATTCCTATCACCCGTTTCGTCTTCGTGGGCGTAGGTTTCTGTGAACTCGTCCAAGGATTCCTTGACGGCGCTATTCAACTGGGACAATTGCTTCATCAGCGCGTCCTTGTGTCCAGAAAAGATGTTGGGAATCCAGCGCTGCAGTGGGACACTTGGAGTTATGGTGTTGTCACGAATGAATTTGGAACTAAATACAAACATACGCTTCAGCGACCGCAGACACTCATCACCACGGACGTTGCCCACAATTGTTTCCAGACGGACTAGTTTTTCCTTGACCTGCTTCTCACGCACTGTTTGAAGCATTGAATCGGGCAAAGAACGCACAAGATTTCCAAGAATCTGAGCCTTGACAGCATCCAAGGCTGCATAAAATGGACTCAAGGGTTCATATCGTGCATCTCCAAACAATGGTGGGCGCGATCCGTCGCCGTAGATGTCTTCCATACCTTGGACAAGTTGAGCCAGTGTGTGTTTGCTTGATTCATGAAGAAATTGTCCTAGTCCAGAAATACGTTCCAAAACGGAATAATTCGTTTCAAAACGACGCGCCGGCACCTGTTTGCGCAAATTGATTTCGGCGCGCAATTCGTTAAATGTATATGCGGATATTTCCACACCGATTGCGCGACACGAATCTTCCACGGCGGCTTTTCGGCGTTCGGCCTGCGCAGCCAATTGTGCATTCACATCCTTGGCGGACGGTGGAATTTCACTGTTTGTTTCATAGATGAGTGCATCTTGAAGTTTGAATTCGCAATGTCTGCAGACATTTCCATATGTGAATTCATGTACCGCGCCTTTATTGATTCCACGTGCGCAGACCTTGATGAAGAGTTTATAGTAAATACTTTCATCGGGTGTGGCTTCTACAATATCAGACGGAGGAGCGACCCATGGTACATACAAGTGTGTACCTGTATTGGGTCGTGAGGGATCACGTCTATCCAAGTCCTTGTACGATTTCGCCATCAACATGTATTCCGCACGGGCCGCATCACTGAGACCTGCTGCTCGATAACCCAGTCCGTCTGCATTGACAGCATCAAATGCATAGGTGCGTCGTGCGACTGATGTTTCCATATCATGATTCATTTGATACATAATATCCTGTTGAATTTGCTGAAGTCGCGCTGCGACAACAGGTTTGATTTCATTCAATGCGGCAGTACGCACACTGGTTTCAAAATTCGCTACATTTCCAACATTGATTGCGGTGGCTGGGTCGGTTTGTTCGTAGACGGGGCAAGGGTGGAAATGAGAAGGGAGTCGGTCCGCATCACTGGGCTTGAATTGCGCACGCGCAGTGCGTTCTGTTTGAATCCGCAGGGCTTTTGCGGCACGCATGCGCCGTGTTTGTTCGTCCGTTATTCCAGGCACATCGGGTTTTTTAATCAAAAATGTGGGGTCGGTTCCGCGCATAAGTCCAAGACATTTTTGAATTTCATCCATAATTGCTTTGTTTCGTACATCGTGCGGCTTGGATTGATCGGCCCATAACACTGAATTCCACGGCGCATCACTGCTTCTAATCAGCCCAACGACACATGCAATATACCGAATCGCGTCTTTGTTGACTTCACCCGTTGGAATCGTGTCGAGATAATCCATGGGGAAGCCTGCACGCGAATAAGGACATTGACGATTTGGAATGGGAATGTCGGTGGGTAAATTTTGCAATTCAATGACGGCCAGCGCTGCCATAACGCCAATCAGATTCTGATTATAATAAATGGCGTAGGGAGGAAGTTTAGGGTTTTTCTTGAGTACAATATTAGTGTATGTCGTTTCATTAAAGACGGCTTTGGCCAAATAGATTTTGAGTTCGGCCAAAAGTGTCTTTGCAAGATCATCAGGTAACACAATGTGGGCTTCTTCAAACAGGCGTTTCATTGATTGATACAATACAAAGTCTTTGGCCATAGTTTGACTGAAATCGGTAATTTTGTCAATTTTAGCGGATTGATCCGCTAGCGTGGCTTCATCATCGCCCTCCGCGGCACCTTCGCCTTCGTCAGGTTGCAAGACAGAACGACCCACCAATGGACGTCCTTCGTCATCAAATTCCAAATGTGTATCAAATTCCAAATTGGAAATCTTTTGACCACAATTTTTACAAATATAACTGCCCATAAACACCGGTCCGCCAAATTCAAGCACCAGTTGTTTATGGATGCTTGTGGCTTGTTGCTGAAGTTTATATTCTTGAAGCAGCAACAACTCGTGTTTACAAACCAGATTTTGCAGACATATATTGCACTTCACAAAGTTGTTTTGGGTTCCACCATTGTATTTCTTGACAAATCCTTCCAGGGCCTTCATACGTTCGGAATCATTGGAAATCTTATTCACCACTTCATAATCACGTACATGGGGACATTTATTAATGACGGGCGCCGCCACAAACCGACGACCATGTTCGCGCTGCGTCTCTTGTTTGCGAACAACTCGTGCGGCCTCGCTTTCATAGGTATGACGCGCATGCTCAATAAATTCCTGAGACATGTTGGCAACCAAGGCGGACCAATAGGGGAGTAGTGTACTATAGGACTCGTCCATAATCGCACTCATCAAGGCGATGTCATAGTCCTTGTATAGCGTTTCCTTGTTTTTGAATCGCTCACCGAAAGGCGCAAAGGTCTTGTCTGCCAACACCGAGTCCGTAAACAAATTGGAATCACGCATACTTACAATGGGTTTCACGGGGAACGTTGATTCTTGCGTCAAATGTGCCACTGTGTCTTCCTTCATTTTGACCATGGCCGTGTCCCAATTGGTTTGGCCTTCCACCATTTTGGTATGAAAGACGTGCATCTGCTCCTGTGTCAATTCCAATGCACGCAGGCCAATTGAATCCATAACGCATACATTAGCCCACGTCATTAATGACAAGGATGGTTGCAGGCGGCTGCGCAAGACATCCAGAATAGAAATGGTCACCTGTTCGTCGTCACCAAAGATTTGATTGTCCTTTGCTTCCAACAATCGGGATTGGAGCGTATATCTGTTATGCCGGCTCCATTCGCTGGCGTGGATATCCCAAAGAAGAACAGAACTGCGTACGGGCAGACGGAGATAGGACAATTCAGGTGACAGGAAAATGTAACCAGCATGTTTGGCCGTATCTGCATTTTGAAGGACGATTGTTTTGTTTGCAATACGGTCCCCAAATGTATTTCCTTGTTTTACTAATCGGATAGGATAGGCGGGTATATCTTCGCGCGTGTCTTCCAGCGAAACACTGTATTTCTCGGGCAGATCCTTGAATCCTTTGACACCTTCACCGGGCTTTCCAAAATAGACTTCAAGGTCGTCCGTGAATTGAAAATCGGCCTCAGGGTGTGCTGCATAGGGGTGAAATGCGTCATCCAAGCCGCGCATATATGTTTCAAAGGCATTGTCTGTACGACGTGGAGGATTGATAGCCTTGGAAAATGCATCATACGTGTCTTTGGCGGCACTTACAGCCGTGGATTCGGACACATAATCGACCGTGTCAGTGTCGTTATCGTATTCGTGTGTAGCCAGTACTTTTTTAACATCCACAATCGGCATCAGAATTGGGGGATACATATGATTCAATACGTCATACAATTGATTCACGCGGCGCGATTTGGAAGTATTTAATAGCGGCAGACCCTGCGGCGAGAGTTCAACTACTGAGCGTTTGAGGGATGCAAGAAGGTCTGTTTCAATATAGGCTTTGCGTAAAATGCGGGGATTCTTTTGCTGTTCCACTTTTGGCGCAATCATTTGCATGACACTCACAAACATCTCTTGACGCTGTTGGACTTCGGGATACGGGCGATTGATTTGTGCCGTTTCGTCGTGGCGAATTTCTCCCTGTTGCTGAAGAAGCAATTCAATCAAATCTGCGCCTTCATTGGTATTCAGAACGTCGGGGGATGCGGCCGCGGCTTCGTGTTCTTGTTCTGCATTCGACAAATTCACATCCTCGCCTTCGAGTCCTGTGACATTGAGAAAGGAGACGTACGGTTCAGGAAGACCCATAAATCCAAAATCCATTACTTCGCCATCCGTAAATTTGAGTCCGTCGTATTCATCCGTTGCAATCACACTGTGAACAATTTTTGTTGCAAGGGTCTTTCCCTCACGATCATAAAATTCAAGTTTACTGCCTGGAGATACTTCCATCTGGACTGAAAAATGGGGGTCCTTTGCTTTTTTCTCTGCATCCAGACGAGTTTCAATCACACCCAAATGTTCCATATAATCTCCATTTTCGTCCAATGGAAATTCGTACACATCTGTTTTGGAACTAAATGGACGGACACGAATCAAACGTTCGCTCCGATACACAATAATGCCGTGAATTTTTCCAGTTCGTGCAACAATTTCAATTTCATCTCCCAATTCGGGAACTAAATCCTCGGCACCAGCCACCGAATTATTGTTGGACATATGTCTCTATGATCAGATACGGACAAAAATACTGAAACATTGCCGTGGTTTCGCAGGGGGCATACTTTTTTGATGGATGTGTATAGAAATAGTATAGTTTCTGGAAAAAATTGAATTTGTAAAAAAATGAATAGACGGTATTTGGGCCGCAGTTATTTCCAGAAAGTTTCGTTTTCAATTTCAATTCTTTTCCAAGTTTCTTTTCCAAACATGGCTTCTTCTGTTTTCTCCAACCTAATTGCTGCACATCCAACATGGCCTGCACTGTCGGCATTTCTGAGCAGTGCAGAGGGTGGCAATCTTCGCATTGACGATCATTCATCACCCGAAAACCCATTTGCGCTCATTCGGTATAGCAAGGGCCGGAGCGACTTGAGTTTGGACCATGTTCGCGCGTTCCGCTCCGTTGTATGGGACACACTTGAAAATCGCCCAGTTTCTGTGACAGCATTCAAGAGCCGCGACGGTGAAACGCTGCCGGTAGCCGCAGATGACGCTGACGTGCCTAGCACATATAGCATTGAATATTTCCAGGATGGTGTTATGATTGGAATGTTTTGGGACAAGTACAATAAGATGTGGCGCATTCACACACGGTCCATGTTGGATGCACAGTGCCGCTACTTTAGTCAAACCAAGACATTTAATACAATGTTTTCTGAAGCCATTGGTTCTTCCCGCGTGAATGTTGAACGTGTACTGAATGTCAATACGTCCTACACTTGGGTCCTTCAGCATCCGGAAAATCGTATTGTTGTGCCTGTCAAGACACCGCGCGTATATTGTGTGGAGGCCATTACCATTCAAAACAATGGAGACGTGTCTGTATCCGCCGTTCCTGATGCCGCATTTCCCGCCCCAAAGGTGACAATTGTTGCCCCTACATGGAAGAAACTGCGCGACTTGCTTGTAGATTGGAATCGTCGTTTCGGACATTCAATCCAGGGTCTTGTCGTCAAGAACGGTTTGGAGCGGTACAAATTACGTACAACGCAATACAACACTGTCCGCCAACGCCGCGGCAATTCCGCCCGCCGTGATTATTTGTGGCTGACTGAATGGCGTTCGGGTACCTTGCCCGCGTATCTCGACCTCTACCCTGAGGAGCGCGCAGTTGCAAATGCGACAATCGCACGCTGGAAGGCGGCTACCAACGACGTCTATCACTGGTATATTGCTGTCTTCAAGGCACGCGACACGCCTAAACACCACATACCACCCAAGTACCGTCCACTAGTCTATGGTCTCCATAATCTCTATATGAATACACTCAAGCCCGCAAGCAAGTCCGTGGATTGGAAGACTTGTCTTTCCTATATGAACGAGCGTGACACGGCACAAATGCTGTTTGTCATGAACTGGGACCTCCGTCAGTCCGCACTTCGTATGGGAACGGCCAGTATTCCCATTGAACCTTCAGCCACCACCAGTGCAGAGACACACGTTGAAGGAGACATAGACGCAGCCACCAGCGGCATTTCTGGACGTCCGGGTACTCCGTCAGAAGTCCCGCCATCACGTGACATGATTGCCACCGACGACGCTGCAGCACCCGGCGGTGGTGAATAAATCCATGACACAACAATCCATAAATAGCATGTAATCCAAGAATCCAAACAAACCATGAATCAGTCGAACCATTCAATCAGCGGCCCAACAGTTCAACCAGTTTTTTAGTTTTGTGAATTTGTTGTGTTTTTCCAGATATTTCGTGTTTTCATGTTTATGGATTGCGGTATTTGCATAAAAACCATGACACACACGTGATTAGAAATACAATGTGTGGGATTTGGGCGCTTCTTGGAAAATATTTAGACGAATCCAAGATTCACCAATGTGTCAAACAATTGGAACCACGAGGTCCCGAATTTACCGCAATCAAGTACCTGGATTCCAAACGTGTGATTCTGGGATTCACGCGACTAGCTATTAACGGACTCACTCCTGCAGGGAATCAACCGTTTGAACACAATGATAATTCGTTGGTTTGCAATGGTGAAATTTACAACCACAAGGAACTCGCCACACGCTGGAATCTCCCAGTTCATGAAGGAAGCAGTGATTGTGAAGTGATTCCCCTTCTAGCCGAACGGATTGGTATGACCGAATTGTGTCGAACACTGGACGGTGTGTTTGCGTTCGTGTTTGTCAATGGCGACTCTGTCTATGTTGCTCGTGACCCTTACGGCGTTCGTCCGTTATTTCACGCCCGCACAGCCGAAGGCGCACATGTTTGGAGTTCAGAAATCAAAGGATTGCCGGCCGGCTGTACCCAGATACGACCCTTTCCACCGGGAACATGGCGCCAATATTCATTTGACGGTGAATTGAGGCTCGAGGTTCGGTATCATTCAGTGCCGCATGTGAAATTGGCTGCATTTAGCGACCGCGCGGTCGCTCGGTCTGCGTTGCGTGCGGCACTGCTTTCTGCGGTTCAAAAACGTTTGTTAAGTGATCGGCCAATAGGTGCATTGTTGAGTGGCGGTGTAGATTCCAGCCTAATTGCGGCCATTGCGGCACGTGAACTTGCGAAAACAGGTACAAAACTTCATACATTCAGTATTGGAATGCCCGGTTCCACCGATCTGGAATTTGCACAGCGCGTGGCCGATACTATCGGCTCCATTCATCACAATGTGATTGTTTCGCCGCAGGACTTTTTGGATGCGATTCCAGCCGTTATCCACGACATTGAATCCTATGATATTACTTCTGTTCGCGCATCTGTTGGAAACTGGCTGATTGGAAAATATATCAAGGAACATACGGATATCAAGGTTGTATTTAATGGGGATGGGAGTGACGAGATTGGAGGCGGATATATTTATTCATACGCCGCACCCAGCGACGAAGAATTTGAAGCCGAATCGGAACGTTTGTTGGACGAAATACACATGTACGATGTGTTGCGCAGCGACCGGTCCATGGCGGCACATGGACTTGAAGCCCGCACGCCATTTTTGGATAAAAATGTGGTTGCAACATGGCGCGCGTTTCCCACAGCGTTCCGACGACCCGTCAAAGGTGTGCAGATGGAAAAGGCTATTTTACGCGAAGCGTTTGCCGACGACCATTATTTGCCGGTCGAGGTCTTGTGGCGCAAGAAAGAAGCATTTAGTGACGGCGTATCTTCAACCAACGACTCGTGGTACAAGCGATGCAGCACTGCGGCCCGTTTGTCCGATGCCGCCGAGCGTGAGACTATGCGAGATGCACACAATCCTCCTACCACAGACGAGGCCTACTTGTATCGCCGCCTATTTGAGTCGCACTATGGACCCGACGCCGTCTATGTAATTCCGCATATGTGGATGCCACGATGGGTTGCAGGTGCCAACGATCCCAGTGCACGAACTCTCCATCAATTCTATGCAAATGAATAGAGGTTCATATGGCAGCGACGACACCCACAAAAATTACGAAATTTGACGAACGTATGACGGTTGAAGCCGCCGTACATTGGTTTACAAATGCACAATCACGTTTGTTAACATTCGAAGAGGGAAGTGCAGCCGATGCAAAATCATTGCTTCGACTTGTACGCTCTGTGTTACCGACACTTGTTCGCTCATCATATTACACGTCCGGTGAATTTGCGGAAATGAATGCGGCCAATGCGTCAAACAATGCCGAGTTGGAACGTTTGTCGAGCCAGATGGTTGCTGTACAAAAACAATTATCTCCTCCGGAGTTGTACAAATTGAAAGACGAAAAGCGACGTGAATTGGCTGCACTGCGCAGTCGGATTGAATCATCGCTTCTAGGTGCAACTGGACCTGCGTATCGTGTTGCGGAACGGAAAACGTTGCGTCGTCAAATACTTTCGCGGCGTCAGGAACCGTATATTGCCCAAATCAAAGCCGTACTTGAGCATTCAACACTGTTGCCTTCTGGCCAAAAGGATGAGGTGATGCATTTTGTGGATGGGTTGATTCCGTATTTCAAGGCTACGCATGTTTCCCTGAATTCAAACACAAATTACAAGGGTGCAACACGCATGTTTCAAGAACAAATTCACGGATTTATACCCAGCGTATCCGGCGCGGCACATGCTCAGCGCGGGGTAGAGGCACTCGAAGCCAACACACGAGCGGCGGCTCGTGGGGCGGCGGCCGTGTCTGGATTCGAAGAATTGAATTCCCTGGTGAATGATATTTTGATTCATCCTGTGAGCGAATCCAAACACGACGATGTGATTCAATTGATTGCGGCAATGACACCCGAAATGATGCGGCGCCTGGAAGAACGAATGGCGGATGAATCCATACGACAGGCAGTTGTGGGTCGTCTGAAATCCCTTCCTTCAGACCTTGTACCCATCAAACCAGGCGATGTTGGATACGAGCAATTCGCAAATCTTGTAAAACGATTGAAACATCTGCGCACGACACGACGCAGCCCAGGCGGCGGCAATGGAAGTGCGCGACGCCGACGTCGCCATCGCAAAACTATGCGTCGTGCGCGTCGTTGAAATTTCATTCAGTTACCGTCAACATTTTAATTTATGACGGTATGTTGTAAAAAATAAATTTTTAATACAGCGAATGACGAATGAGGTGTATTTAGAATTCGTTTTTGAGGGTACAACAATAGAGGATACATTGAAATGGCGTCAACGCCTGCACAAAGTTTAACATTAATCAGTACAGGTCTTGCTGACACTCGTCTACAATCGTCGCGTGGCAATCCCGACCCCGCACAATTTGTCAAAGTTGTTCGCAAAACAACACGTTGGGCAGCGCAATGGAATCGCATTGAATTTGACGGTGTGGCGGAATTTGGTCAGCGGGTAAGTATGACTTTGCCGCGGATTGGGCATTTGGTCAGTGGGTTCACTCTTGCCGTGACCATGCCCGATATTTACTCGACTCAATTGGCGGCAATCCAAAAAGTGGGCGGAACATCATTGACCAATCGTGGACGCTTTTTGGGTCCGTTATTTGGTTGGACCAATTCATTGGGACATGCGTTGATTCAACAAATTGAATTGGAAATTGGAGGCACCATTGTGGAAACACTCGATGGACGATTGTTGGAAATGCTGGACGAACTCTATGAACCCTTGGAAGGTGTTCTTAGCAAAAATCAAATGATTTGTCGCGCTCCCAATGAATACGATGCCACCACATGGATAAGTGCAGACCTCACAACCGTCTATGTGCCGATTCCATTTTGGTTTAGTCGGCGTGGAGTCTACTCGCATGCACTGCCCATTCAGGCCTTGACGTCAGACATTGTTCGTATTCATGTAACGTTTCGTCCGATTCAAGAGTTGGTGTATACACCTGCTCGCGTGGATTCACGAAATCCTCCAATTCCAACAATAGTAGACGGGAAATATGACATTCGCGGATCGCAATTTTATTATTCGGTCGTCGGTGGAACCAAGTCCTTGTATTCATTCAATGCAGACATGCCGCCAACGGGATTGTCGGGTGAAATCATTCCCATGTTTCAGATGCCGACCCGATTTTCACCTGTGGATGCCTACGCACTTGTGGAATATATCTTTTTGGAAGACTACGAGGCCTTGGCGTTCCGAACCGGTGAATTGACGTATCATGTCGAACAACATATTGCCGTTCCAATGATTCAAACACAAGGAATGAAAGAAATACGCATTCCGTTGCCGTATACGAATCCAACCAAGGAAATTCTTTGGGTCTTTCAACGTCCTGAAGTTACGCTGTACAATTCTTGGTTTCTATTTACACGGGATTTGGCGGCAGCCGTGGCCAAAACGCCGCCAACTTATGGTGTGGAAAACCCATGTTTGACGCCGTGGTGGCCCGATGCATCCCTTGTGCCTTCGGGCGACAAGGATTGGTGTATTCGTCCTGCATTTCAAACATCCTATTCAGAACCTCTTGAAAGTGCGACGCTCATGTATAATTCGTACGAGCGCTGTGTGCATGAGGGTGGCTCGTTCTTTCGGGGGGTGGTGCCGGCCATGATGTACACCAAATCGGCAGTCATCAATCGTTACATTTACGCGTATTCATTTGGGGCGCGGGCAGCGACACAGGCGGCGGGAGTTGCCGTGTATGAACCGACGGGAGTGGCGAATTGGGATAAAATTCCCCGTAAAGAATTGTATTTGCGTCTGACCAATGGTCGTCGTGGAATGCCGCCGCCCGATATGAATGTATACATGTACGTGACAATTTGGAATGTGTTTAAAGTCTTTGGTGGACGTGGTGGAATGTTGTTTACAAACTAAGGACCCATTGTTGGAAGTGCAGATGTTCAATATTATGCATGAATCATAAATAATATTGAAATCATGACGATGAGGATTGTGCTTTAGGAGTTGACCACTAAATTGTTGTACATGTGATACAAATATTCAATTCCTGTCAATATATCTTTGTCAGAACATGAATAATGAATCGATGCAACGATTCCGTTTCCTTCCTTGTTGACAATCCACATTGAATCGTTCAGTTTGCATCCCTGAATGGAAATGACTTTTGTGTCTGTATTGACGCTCAGCCAGTCCTGGACAATCGAAACATGACCCAGTGTTTTTGTGGTTACGGCGCGACGTAATGCATCAATATTAAGAAGTTTCAAATCTTCAAAAAGGATATCCAAACCTTCATAAAAATTAATAGAATACAATGGATGAAGTTTCACTGCTGGCCAGACCATTTTCTATATAATGGTCTGTGAGGATGTTTAGACCTTTTTCCAGATTTCCAAGTTCCAAGAATTTTTAAAAATTTTTCATAATGAATGCTAATACATAGTATGGAGGCATGTTTTCATGCGGTTGGTCTTCACCTTCGTAATTCGTCCAAAAACCTTCTCCAAAACCACCAAACTCCGCATCATCTAGACCACCTGTTCCTTCGTTGTCCGTCGCAAAATTTCCATGACGATGACGTGGCATTTCCCTAATTGACAATTTCCAACGCTCAGCACCTCCTCTTTCCCCCCTAGGCCTATTTGCAAGATAAACCAACTCACTACCATTCCAATATGCTTCAGGACTTTGACCCATACCCAATACAAACCGACTTCGTAAATCCGGTGTACCATTGGTTCCATCACATAATACCCATCCTCCAGGTGGGTTATCACCATTCCACATAATAATTGCACCCCTGGGCATATAATCATCCCCATTGGTATTTTTCAGACTATTTGTTCGAATTTCAGGAATGTTAATATTGGTTGCATTAATGGTTGTTGTATTCACCGTTGTTGCATTCACCGTTGTTGCAGTTACCGTTGGTGCAGTAAAATTACCTTGATCGTTAAACCTGTATAAATCTGTATCTGTACCCCCTGAACGCCTGGCAAAATTCATTCCCCATCCTGTTCCATCTCCTATTATGATTTTTCCTGAAATTGGAGAATCGTGTCCAGCAGTAAATAGTAATTTTTTACCACCTCCTGCTGTAGGTAAACTAGCATTACAATTCGCAAAGAAAAACAGATTAGTAATATCCACGCTTCCATGTTGGTCTATAGTCATTCGTATATTTTCAGACGTCCTGTTTATTGTCCCATTAGAATACGTATCAAAGGCTATGGCTCCTGCACGTAAACGAATTCTATCTGGACCTGGATCACCTGAAATGTCATTTCCCTTGAAGAGCAACATTTCTGTTTTCTCAGTACCACCATAAAGGCGTGTTTCAATCACGGAATGGTCGTATCCTGAGTCTCCAGATGCGCCTCCGCCCATAAAAATAGTCGCACTCGCACCTGGATTTCCCACATACATATTGCTCACCTTTGCGTCGCCATTAACTTCCAACAAGTATCCAGGAGTTGATGTTCCTATTCCAACACGTCCGCCTTGTACATTTCCAGAACCTCTGATTGTCATACGCACAACTTGATTTCCATTATTGTCGCAAGTGGTAAATTGCATATCAGAATCGTTGACAGTCGTATTTGCAGGGATAGTAGTTTGGATTCCAGTACCAAATCCATTATTTGCAGACAACCATAGTTTTGACCAGGATTCTATTGGATGTGTACCTCCATTTGTATAAGATGCATCAATTTGAAGTCGTGATGGTGTATTCCATGTATTCGGCACCACTCGTACATTTCCATTCATATTCAGTCTCGCCGACCATCCACCCGTGTAAAGGAATTCTCCATCGACACCAACAACAACCTGGGTTCCATCGGCAGATATTGCAACGCCCCACCAATTTTTAGTAGATTCACGAGGAGTCCACGTCACACCGCTGTCTATGGATGTATATACATTTCCAGTATTTGCAGTAGCAACAAGGCGTGTTCCGTCAGCCGAGGATGCTATTGCATTCCAATTTCGTATTGAATCGCGAACGGTCCATGTTAGACCGCCATCGGACGATGTAACAATTTGTGTATTTGTCCCAAGAGCCGCCAGTTTCATTCCGTCGGCTGAGGATGCGACGGCTCTCCAATTACGACTCGCATCGGTCAAACGAGACGTCCAAGTTACACCACTATCCGAAGATGTATAAATAAATCCACCTGAACTAATATCTTCAACAACAGCCACAAGTCGAATACCATCTGCAGATGAGGCTATCCCTCTCCATTTTTGTAGCGATGCCCGTTGAGTCCAATTGTTACCGCCGTCGGTCGATGTATAAATAAAGCCATTGCTGGCTACAGCAGCAAGTTTTGTGCCATCTGCAGACGATGCAACTCCATACCATATTCGTGGTGTTTCTTTAAGGGACCAAGTGATTCCACCATCCGTAGATATATTGATGAATGTATTATCGCCAACAGCAACAAATTTCATTCCGTCTGACGATGATGCAACTCCTACCCAAAGTCGATTCATATCCGACTGACGAGCAATCCATGTCAGACCACTATCAATTGATGTATATAAAAATCCATTATATGCACTAGCAATAAGTTTTGTTCCATCTGCTGATGAAGCAATAGCAAACCAACGTCTACTATTGAAATCACGACCAGTTAATGAAAATGTAGTTGTATCCACAGTCATTGCGAGTTGACCACCCGACTGTTCCTGAAGTGATAACGCCGTATCTATAGTTGTTCGAGCGTACCATACACCAACATAGATTTGACCGCCACTTGCAACTGCGGCGCAATTAGACCCGTCTCTGGATAATGTTACCCCCGTCCAATTTCGATTGCTTTCGCGCGGTGTCCAGGTGATTCCATTATTTATTGATGTGTATATGTTTCCATTTTCCACAGTTGCAGCCCATCTTGTACCATCCGCCGATATAACGACAGATGACCATAATCGATTGCTGTTACGAGCCGTCCATGAAAGACCACTATCAGTCGATGTATAGAGTTGCTCCCCTGATATAAATGCAATGAGTTTTGTTCCATCGGCAGAAGATGCGACTCCACTCCAATTTTGATTGACAATTGTTCGTGCAAACCATGATGCACCGCTGTCGGTCGATGTATAAATAAAACCACCATTGACAACTGCAACCAATTTTGTTCCATCCGCAGAGGAAGCAACGCCTCTCCAATTTCTTGATAAATCCCTTTGAGTCCAACTGGATCCACTATTACTCGATGTATAAATAAAACCACCATTCACAACTGCAACCAATTTGGTTCCATCTTCAGATGATGCAACACTTGCCCAATTCAGATTGCCCAGGGAGGATGCACGTTCTGTCCAAGTTACACCACTGTCTGTCGATGTATAAATTCGCCCACTAGTCATAACAGCAACAAGATTGTTTCCATCTGCAGATGATGCAACTGCACTCCAATTTCGTGTAGTATCACGAGCCGTCCATGAATAACCACTGTTGCTCGATGTATAGATTTGTCCACCACCAACAATCGCCACAAGTTTTGTTCCATCCCCAGAAGATGCTATCCCTTTCCAAAGTTGTGTGGATTCGCGAACATTGAGTGAAAATGTTGTGTTTGTGTTGAACGTACCCATTCCGGCAGTTGGATCATAGACTGAGAGGGACGATGTTGTGATTTTTCCTGTTGTAAGCACTCCTGTTGAAAGTTCCCGTGTCCACAAGGGTGTATTCATTTTCAATGCACTGTCCCATACTCCTACATAGATTTGTCCATCACTCGCAACAGCAGCAATGTTTGTTCCATCGGTAGACAATACTGCGGATGTCCAATTGCGACTACTTTCACGCGTCGTCCAGAATATACCGCTGTCACTGGATGTGTAAATGGGTGAACCATTCGCAAGAGCCACAAGTTTAGTTCCATCCGCAGAGGATGCAACACCTGTCCAATTTTGAGGGACGTATGTCTGTTGTGTCCATGTGGTACCACTGTTTATCGATGTATAAATATATCCATTTTCGAAAACCGCAACCAGGTTTGTACCGTCCGCCGATGATGCAACGCCAATCCAATCTCGAGGTGCATCAGTAAGACGCGATACCCATGTAGTTCCGCTATTAGACGATGTCCATATAAAATCAACATAGGCGACAGCCACAAGTTTTGTTCCATCCGCCGATGATGCGACCGAGTTCCACCCTTTTCCATCTGTGTCCATATTTCCAGTCCAAGTTAATCCACTATTGTTTGAGGTCCAGATTTGTCCACCATATTCTGTGGCGACAAGTTTTGTTCCATTCGCCGAGGATGCAACGCCCGTCCAATTTTGATTCAGACTTGTCCGAGCCGTCCAATTCAAACCACTATCCGTAGATACATAAATAAACCCATTATACACAACAGCCACAAGTTTTGTTCCATCCGCCGAAGAGGCTACGGCTCTCCAATCGCGATTCGCATCTGTCAGACGAGCGGTCCATGTCACTCCACTGTCAGAAGATGTGTAAATAAAACCGCCTTGTACAACGGCCACGCGTCTTGTTCCATCAGCCGACGATGCAATACTTTTCCATGTACGATTGGATTCGTAGCCTGTGAGAGCAAATGTAGTTCCTACATTCAACACTCCAGTTCCACCTGTGGGTTCAAACACAGTCATGGAAGACGTCGTTATCATTCCGGATGAAACCATATTTGTATTCAACGTATTCATACTCAATGAATTTGCATTCATACTGCTAATCTCGGCGCGCGATGTGGAGAGTGTGTCTGCATTGAGAGTACTTATATTTCCAACACCTGCATTGAATGTGTTTGTACTCGCAAAATTGATGACGGCAGTTCCCGATGAAGTTGTATTCACATTCAACGTAGTTAGATTTGCAACTGAACCATGAAATATATTTGTACTAATACTGCTTATCACCGCACTACCCGCAGAAATAAACAATGTGCTGAGTGTATCAATACTTCCAATAGCAGTATTCAATGTATTTGTACTTACTGCTCGAATAACTGCACGTGCCGATGAAATTGCATTCGTATTGAGAGTATCTATATTTCCCAATGCCGTATAAAATGTATTTGCATTAATAATACGAATATCCCCGCGCGAAGAGGATATTGTATTTGTGCTAAGGACATCGATACCTGCAATTGAAGCATTGATATTGTTTGTACTGAGTGCAAAAATCATACCCCGCCCCGATGAAATAACATTGGCATTTAGAGTATTTGTAAATACGGATGGCGTCGACACCATTGTTATAAAGTTCGCATTCAGTGTGTTTGTAGAAATCGTGCTGATGACACCAGTGGCCGATGAAATACTAGTTACATTTGCGGTACTTATATTTCCAACAACTCCTGATATAGTTCCAAATGTCGCAGTACTAATATTCATGGAACTCATTGAAATTAGACCATTTGAATTATTCACTGACGCAAAGGCAGGACTGGCGAACATCAGAGTGTTTTGGGAGACGGGTCGCGCGACGGGACTGGTAAAGACGCGGCTTCCAGAACCCGACGTTGTTGCATCTAGAAGCACCAATTTGGATTGTTCCCTGGACCATGTCATACCCAATACACGCGCCGATGTTGGAAGTACAGAATAGGCAAACCACGTAATTCCATCACGGCTTGCGACAAGATTTGTGCCGGATTCGGCAGATGCAAAAAACATGGATAGTTCGGAAGACCACACAATCGCTGCGTATTGGAGTGCAGGAGTTGTTCGATTTGTCCATGTAATTCCATCGGGGGACGTCATGATACTTTCACTGTCTCCTGTTGCGCGATTCACGGCTGCAAACAGACCTAATTCCGGCGACCATGCAATGGAATACCATTGCTTCACAACTGGAACCGAACGCTGGGTCCATGTAATTGCATTGGGCGATGTCATAATGCAACGATTGGCGCCGGCATCTGCAAATGACGTAACAGCCACAAAGAGATTTAATTCCGCAGACCAGCAAACCCCATTCCAGCGGGAAATCACGCCTGGAAAGAGTGTGGTCCATGTTTCACCATTTCGTGAATAGGCAACACTGGGCGTGTTGCCGGATTTCGAACCCACCATGACTGCAAGACCTTGTTGCGGCGACCATGTCATGTCTTGCCACGAGGAGTTGACAATACGATTGGCTTCCAATGAATACACAGTCCAGGTGATTCCATCTTGTGATGTAACTGGATAACTAAACTCGTCGCCCGACGTTGCGCCCATTGCAAGAAAACGCCCGATGGAATCGGCCCAGACAATGGCTTGCATCCTCAGCGGTAATGTATAGGTCCGCAGTGTCCATGTGATTCCATCCAGTGATGTCATTATATTGTTTGTTCGAAAGTCGTCATTTGCAATTGCACAGTATAATTTCAATTGGGGCGACCATACAACTTTGTGCCAGCCGTAATTGGCTGCGGGACTGCGTGTGGCCCATGTTCCAGTTGTAAATGACAACTGCTCTCCATAACTGAGTCGCACACGATCATTCAAACTGTTTAGACTAATGTTGTTGATTCGACCGTCCGCCGTGGGTGCCGTTGTATTTGTATAACTCAAATTGGCTACATTGGATGAATTAATGATTCGTGCGGTATTTAATGATGAAACCGCTATATTACTAAACTGTACATTGGACCCCAATGTAAAATTCGGTCCTAGAAATGTACTTGCAGTCAAAGTATTCGGCACAGTTAAATTGCCGTTGGAATCATCCCAATATATCACACGCGACCCATCAATATATCTAGAAAAAGACATGATGACGCCACTTCTTTGTCTAGATATACCTCGTTTTTATAGATTTCCTCCTACACGCGGTATCCGGAGTTTCACTTCAATTTGTTTATCCGCTCGGCGCGGCAAGTTGACTTCGGCAATACGACCAAACCGTAAAAATGAGACTGTCCCTGACCAACAGATTCCATCCTTGACATACGCATCAATGTATGATTTCAATTCACAAACTTCGGGTGCATCCCACGGAATCCCCAATGATTGCAAGGAACGAAAAATTTCAAGCGATTCTTTGAGCCGGTCTTCTTTGGGTTTTTCACTGACTGGCATTGCTTGTGTGTTAGTTCTAGTTGGGATTAATGTATAGAGTGTCATCCGCGTGTCCTCAGACCGGCGGCTCACCTGACGTGGGGCTTCCGCCAGTATAGGCTTGCGTCATCTGGTTGGATGCCGACCGTTGGGACGGACTGCTGAAAAGGGCTGTATGAAGCAAAGGTACGCGTCTGGGTGTATGACCTGGTGATGTGAGTCCCGACATGAATCCGCGCTGATTGACCAAAACAGTTGTATTGGAAGCAAGTCGGGACATGACGGGTGCAATAGACGGCGCGAATCCGAGTTGGCGGTTGGACCAAAGCCCGCCGCCACCCCCACCCCGTCCAGGAGGTGAAACCGGGACCGTATGTGCGGGGACGAGTGATTCAATCATATCGTCCACTTGTGCCTGAAGATGAATCACAAATGGCGTATCTTTTGCTGGTGACCCACTGAGGTCTGTTGCCAGTTGGCGCAATTTGTCGCTTGCGTCAACATACCGGCCGGCCTCTACATCTTCCGTCACTGCGGCAAAGACGGCAGCAACACGACACCGTTCTTTCTGCTCCACAACTTCCAACATTGGAATCGTCGTATCGACCGGTATGTCCATCGTACGGGCCGTGCGTGTTGCGTCCATCCATTGAAGTTTCAATGGCGGAATCGCCGTTGTTCCTGGTTCTCCCTCCAACACAACCCATTGCGACTTTTCAGCAATCAATGTACCCACACAATACTCGTGATTGGGAATTGTTTGAAGTTCAAGACATGTCCATCCTGACGGAATAACAAGTTTGGCCTGACGACCGACCTCCGATGCAAGACCTCCCAATATATCACCAATAATGGCCGGCAAGACTTCATCGACATCTGCAAATGTATATGTGCCGTGGCTGCGAAGTGCCATATCCCGCAAAAGACGACTGTTGTGTTCTGCGCCATAGCCAAGTGTATTGATGGGAACGCCTTGATTCATCTGATTCTGAAGCAGACGAAGCAGGCCAGCGGAACTGGTCATACCTGCGTTGATATGTCCGTCCGTGAGAATAAACACGGCGTCCACATTGGGTTTCGCCGGATCGGCCGCCAGGACAAGAAGTGTGCCGATGGCCGCTTCCATATTTGTGCCTCCATCGGCAACAAGGTTGTCCACTGTTGTATGAAGACTAATACGTGATTCGGCCGAAATGGAAACACAATCGGCGCGAAGACTCGCCATATTGTTGTAGGCAATGAGTGTAAGAATATCGGCATCATGAAGGGAATCAATAAGAAGATGAATAGTTCGTCGCAATGCACGAATTCGCACACCATCCATGCTTCCGCTAACATCCAGAAGAAGAACTAGGTGAAATGGACGACGAGGCGCATCTATAGATACGGCACCTGGCGTGATTTTCACTGCCACAATGGGCTTGGTTGTGGATTCCACAGTGGACAAAAGGGGGAAAGACGACGCATATGCAGAAATGGACATTTTGTCTAACGACTTTGGACACGACGAAACTGACTAACAAACGGTTTGGATTGCAGGACAAGACATCAATTTTTCTGAATTATGCGTAAATTTCTCTGCATATGCAGATTCCATATCGGGGTCTGGGATTTCACGATAATCGCGAACATAGATTTCACGCAGTGTTTGTGGATTTCGAATGCGCATGGCCGACATGTGCTGCGTCAGGAATTGAATAAACGGTGTGTGCTGCAATCCAAGAATTGCATTGGGTGAATCCAGATTTCGCACCCATTGCTGTTTGGTGTCGTCAAATACTAGTTGTGCCGTACTCATCGGTATGGAATTATAGACAACATGGGATATGACTGATTCGTGAACAATTCCATACACTTGTCCTGCATTCCAAACATGGTCGCCAATTGCGACCTTGGATAGGGTTTTCCATGTTCCATCTTTCATAAAGATTTCAGCATGTGGGTCCAGACCCAATTCATACGACGTGCGCGGCGCTGGCATAGAGGGGACGCCATTGAGGCACTGTTCGGCCAAGGCCTGTGTTTTTGAAATGACATCCGATGAACTGTGTTCATCGTAATCGGCGACGACTAATTCTGTATGTCCAACGTGGAATTCATGGCCTGTCACATTCAGGCACACAAGTCTGGGAATTGAAGCAGCAGGTCGTGCTGAGGGATGCGTACCTGCAGGAATCCATTGGTCATTCAAAAAGACATAATGTTCTTTGCTGAGGACAACGTCGTCAATTTGAACCATGGGCGTTCGCGAACCATCCAAATGAAGGACAGATGTCACTCTGGGGTCTGGATTCGTGGGTGTGGGTGCAAGTTGGAGACCAATCGTTGCGTCCTTGATGGGGATATATGTACCGTCTGCAAGTTTCAACGGTGTATCGGGGTCGAAACAGAATTCAAACAAAAACTGGACTAGACTATTGTCTGAAATGTTGAATCCGGCGGTGATGGCGGACGTACCCATCCAAATGACTGCGTACATTGTACCATACACGCGCCCCATCAAGTGCTGAAGACGCAAAAAGGACATCCGAATACTAAACAACAACTGCTGAATTCGGTCGCGCACATTCCTTATGAAGCCATTAACACCGAGTAAAAAGTTGCTGAATAATTTCCGTATACCGAGTGCAACATCTACAATCATTTTTGTAAGAGATACAAATCCGGCCAACAATTGATAAATGGGTTTAAAAATCTCGGCGGCTTTGAAATCAAACAATGTGGATAGACAAAAATTAAAATTCTCCTTGGCATCATATCCAAATTGAGACGCAAAGGGAATAAAAATTGGATTGCAACGATACCGGGGAAAGTTTTTGCGTATTTCGTTTAAATTCCCCATTGTAAACATCAGAATTAGTCCTGTGAAAAACACAACAGATATGAGTATAAATTTGACCAAATTGGATGTCCAAGATGGATGCCATATATTTACCGGTGCTTCCATTCGGCAACACGTCTCTGTGTGTTGATTGTAAATTAAAAATTTCTAAACTCCCTAGTTCCACATTGCAGCATTTCTTTGACTTGCTTCTATGTGGAAATTGACCTTTTGATTTTGATTTATTGCTTCAATACACGACGACGCCTACGACGTGTTTTCCTTCGCTTTGCGCCACCCACCTTGGGTGCAACAACATTGGCGACTTCGGCAGGCTTGGCTTCTGCGGCAGTTTCAGCAGCCTTGGTTTCATTGGCGGCTTCAGCAGGCTTCTCGGCTTCTACGGCAGTTTCAGCAGCCTTGGTTTCATTGGCGACTTCTACGGCATTTTCTGCAGGCTTGGTTTCATTGGCGGCTTCTACGGCAGTTTCAGCAGGCTTGGTTTCATTGGCGGCTTCAGCAGGCTTCTCGGCTTCTACGGCAGTTTCAGCAGGCTTGGTTTCATTGGCGACTTCTACGGCATTTTCTGCAGGCTTGGTTTCATTGGCGGCTTCTACGGCAGTTTCAGCAGGCTTGGTTTCATTGGCGGCTTCAGCAGGCTTCTCGGCTTCTACGGCAGTTTCAGCAGGCTTGGTTTCATTGGCGGCTTCAGCAGGCTTCTCGGCTTCTACGGCAGTTTCTTCAGGTGTTTCGACGGCGTCGGCTGGTTCGACTGCCGTGGCATTTGCAGCATTATTGGGTCGTTTTCGTGTTGTATTGAATTTATTGCGATTGTTCTTGGTTTCATTTGTTGCCACATGTGCCTCCGATTCATTTCCGGAGTTCTGCTTTTGTTCACACGAAGGTGTTTCCTCCATTTGACTTTCAGGTCCCCAATTACTCACTGAAAAAAATCCTCCCATGGTGTTGAATCCTCTACTTATCTGTCTTAAATTCAAATGACGAACGTACCCAAGCCATATCCGCCTTGAATATGGCACTCACTGCGGGAGCCGTGCGACGTGTATACACAGCAACGGCATTCAATTTACGGAGAACGCTCAACGGACCGTATGCGACAACGGCTTTCCGTAATGCTGCATGACGTTCATTCATAGGTTTTTGCGAGGAATATCCATATTTCGACAACAGTCCTTTTTTCAATGTACCGATTCGTTTTGGCCCTTTTCCAGGCGCACCTCTATCCACAATGCACCGGGATTCTACATGTACACGTTTTCCCGATTTGGAACTTCGTGTATAGGATGCACGACGAATTTGACCCTTTGCACATTTCCGAGTTGACCGCATGTATATATATTCAGTCGTGTGAAAATTGAAAGGAATCAAATTTAGTCATCAAATCATAGGGAATTGTGAGTCCGGTATGAATGTGTTGCCAGAAGCCCCGTCCGTTGCGGCCTTCCGATCCATTAGCGAATGTCGTGTGTATTCAGTCGCGACTACATTTCAGAAACACATGACAAAATTATTGATTTATATACATACATCGGAAGTGAGTGGTAGTAAGACATCCTATTTTATTGAACGGGTCAACAAAAAACCGGCGGTTGTCACCTATGTGAATAACAAGCGTGTTGATGTTCGTGAAATCAATCTGTAGAAAAACAAATACATATTTCAAGGAGGGTTTGATTACCAGACAATGTATTTATTCATAGGTGTGTCGATTGCCCTATTTTTCGGTCTTGTGTTCACACTTGTCGCTGTGAATCGGGAAGAGATAAGTCGAAACTGGTCCAAATATCGTTACGACCCGTTATATTTATTTGCCGCGCCACTTTTCAAACCTGCAGATGACCCGCGTTCCCGGATGGAATTTGGATTTGATAATTTCAAAGATGCAATCAATCTCAATATTAACAATGTGTTCCTGCGATTCCTACAACCGGTGTTTAGCATCTTTAAAATCTTCTTGGACGCGATGAATCAGACATTAGGCGGTCTTTTTGGAATCAAGGCCATTATTGGAAAATATTGGAATGCATTTCACCGAATGATTGACCCCTTTATGCGCCGATTCGGCACAACGTTCCATCAACTCCGTCTGACGTTTATGAAATTAAATCAGGCGTTTGGAAAAATCACAGGCATTGTGACAAGTTCCGTGTATGCAGGATTGTCCACAATTTCGACCATCACATCCTTTATTGATTTAATGATTAAAATCATTATCATTATTTTGATTATTTTAGTGGTCATTGTTATTTTACTCTTTTTTGTCTTGTGGCCGTTGATTCCGCTCATTTTATCCGTGGTCGCCATTATTACATTTACAACATTTGGAAGTGAAGTTGGAGGTATGGCCAATACATTTTGTTTTGATGAACATACCCAAGTGCTGACAAAGGATCGCGGTGCCGTTTCCATTCGCAACCTACGAAATGGAGACGTACTGGCCAATGGTGCAGTTGTTCAAGGCACAATGATGTTTGAAACACCAAGCGACGACCTATATAACCTACATGGTGTAATTGTCAGTGGTTCGCATATTGTGTTTAACAAGGACAACGAACCCATATTTGTCTATGAACATGAGGAATCCATTCCTATGCATCCAACACCGGAATCACGGCTGTACTGTGTGATTACAAGTACGCATCGTATTCCCATTCTATCCACACGTGGTGTCCTGACGTTTGCGGATTGGGAGGAAATTTCGAGTGATGCTGACCTCCTGGCTTGGCACAAACAAGTGTTTGAAACATTGAACACCCGTGTTGCTCCAGAATATGCCGAGGCACCCACACCGACTCCCGACATTCTTCATTCAGAGGCGGTGTTGAGTGGGCGTACAAAGATATGGACACCACTTGGACCCTGCGATATTCGCGGAATCCGTCCCGGAGATGCTGTTCTGGATGGAAATGGAAATCCTACCACGGTCAAGGGTGTCGTGTGTGTAGACGGCTCTCAGGTCCGTTCTGCCGCCCATCTGGGCGGCGAGGCATGGATATCGGCGGCAGCATGGACATCCACTGATGGTCTTTCCTGGACTCATCCCGAACAGACGGGTCCAGCCCATGGAATCCATGAATGGTACAGTCTATTTACAGATGCAGGCACATTCCGGCTCTGTGAACCGGGCGCGATTGGACTTCGGATGCGTGATTTTACGGATATCGGTGCCGACCGCATTCATGAAACCTACGACTGGGTGTTGGAAGCACTAGATGCCCAACTGAAAATCGACCACTAAAGAAGAGAAAGATGCTATCCAAACGTATGATGTTTGTTGTGGTCATGCTCGGCCTTCTTCTGTTGGCCAATGCGTTCATGCTTGCCGGTTTCACCAATTATCCCAGCAAGGAAGGTTTCGTCGACTATGTGCTGAGCGGTGCGGCTACCGGCGATGCATACCAGGGCATTGGTCCCTATGACAATGTGCTGAAGCGCCCTGAACATGGTCAAAGCAACTGGCGCGGTCCCGCCCCGAATGAACCTCTTCTGGGTCCCGAAGTGAAGGTCGACCAGGATCACCTCTTCATTTTCGCCAACAACCAATGCAAGCCTGAATGCTGCGGTGCTACATTTTCATGCGGCAGCGGGTGTGTCTGCACAACACCTGCACAACGCGACATGATTGCAAGCCGCGGTGGAAATCGCACGGCACCCACTGATTTGTAAATTATGGGTTGTTGCTGTGTCATTCTTGAATCCTAACACGTCGTTATATTGAAACGATGTGTTATGAATCGAATCTAGACCAATTTACATCTTTGATTCAAAGGCGTGGTCCAATGCTGCGCCGTGAAATCCAAATTCGGCTTCATCCAACGCGCCGGATTCGGCCATCAGCGATTGTGCGGCTGTGCGTTGTGCGGTTGCGTTAATTTCAGAGACAGCAGATTCAGGCTGGACAATCGCGACGGCGTCTTCGCTAGGAACAAATACATCGGCAAATCCCTCCGTGGCTGTGGCTGTGTCTAGAAACACCGTTTCCACACGTTCCATCATTCCATCATCGCGGCATACACGATAATGGATATGCGGATTCAATTTCCCCTTTGTTGGAACCGTATAGGGCTGTGGGCTACGAACAGCCAATTCAGCCTTTCCCGACTCATCCGCAATGACCACACCTGCGTTCCGGAATCTCAAATATGCCTTGCGCCAATCCTGAAGACCCTTCAATTCCTCATTGGTCGGCTCGGCTGCCCAATACATGACCTTTGCACCGGGATGAACATTCACATGAATCTTGGTGTCGGCGCCCTCAGGTGTACTCACAGGAAGAACAGAGCAAGGCATGACTGTTTCGCCCAAAAACGGCAAGTAAAAATCCCGCGCAAAGGCGAGTCCAAGTGCAGCCAGACCCGCGCCCAGGAACAGCGCATTGGTCAGCAGCGAGCGGCGGCCAAAAAGTGACGATATCAAATCCTTGCCTGTCAATACAGACATACCCACATTGAAGCCGACAACAATCAAGAGCAAGACCCCAATCATATAGAGTTTCTTCATCAAATACGCTCGGTCCATTCGAATATGTCTTATTCTATGTATGGAGTAGAGAAAATGTCTACAACGGCACCAGTCACACATATTTGGATGTTTTCTGGATATGCCGGAAGTGGAAAAACATGTGCCGCCAATTTCATGTGTTCCCTTCTTGATCCCACCACCACATATGTCACTGCCTTTGCAGATGCAGTCAAAGATGATGTGGCCAAACTCTACAAACTTCCGCGACAGATGTTTGACACACAGGAAGGCAAGGCATCCATTGTACACACACCCGATGGCGACAAAACGGGTCGTGAGTTATTGATTGATTATTCCCTTGCAATGAAGGAAGCCTATGGGGATGATGTCTGGGCCAAAGAAGTCGTGCGTCGTATATGCGCAGAAAGCGAGCGACGACGTATTCGGCACGTGGTGATTCATGATTGGCGATATGTGGTTGAAATTGAGACATTACTTCGTGAGTTTGGTGCATTCTCCTCTGAATTTGTACTTCATACAATTCAGGTTCGACGTTCCTGTGTGCGTAGCATGCCGATTCCCAGTGAACACAATTTGGATTCCTATCCTGTGGACATTATTATTGACAATAATGGAACATTGGATGAATTGAAAGGCGCGGTTATGGCATTAATTCATCAAGTAAAAGTAAAAGAGTTTGGAACATGACGGATGTGTATGACTTGACTCGCATGGGATGCGGGGAATTACGAATCAATTCGCTTCTTCGTTTGGAAGACTTGAGTGGCGTCATTCCAGATTTCACAATGTTAAAAACACTGCAAGCACCCAAAGTTATGGAAAATGGAAGCACGGTATATATGCCTCATTCCTTGTTTATTGATGGCGAAGAAGTGTATCTGCCCGTTCTGGAACGATTTGAAGCCGTGAATGACGGTGGATATGCAACTATTTACAAAGGACGACGGTCCATATATATTCCAGATTACGAAATGGGTGATACATCACGTGCAATTGATGGAACACTAAAATTCAAATGTGTATCGGGTGGTCAAGAAATTTGTATTAAATCCTGTTCGGTTCAATTGAGTGCAAAAGAGGCTCGAACAACACCCAATACACGGTCAATGTATTTTTCCGATTCCATTCAGTATTTAATTCACGAAGCCATTATTCATGGATTAATTCAAAATGTATTAACACGCGCTGGATTTCCAAGTGCCGTACCCATTCTTCATGAAATTGTGGCAATGACACACGACGGTACCATTCAACATCTTACCGATGCAACAGACATCAAGGAAATTTGGATAACTATGGAAATCTTAAAAGGCGTTACACTTCAGCGCTTTTTGCGGCGGAAACTGATTCGTCTACCCACAAAATTCAAGCGGAACGCACATCAATTATTGAAAGAAAAACAGAATGAAATTCTGATTTTGGATGTATGTTTCCAATTAGTCTGTTATTTACACATTTTGCAAGAAAATCTGCGTTTCAATCACAGAGATATGAAGATTGATAACGCGTTTTGGCGCTATCATCCGTATCGCGAACAATGGAAAAATAATATTTTTGTGGAAAATGTGGGAACCTGGAAATGCAAACATGATTTTGTGTTGATTGATTTTGGATTTGGATGTATTTCCCAATCCACAGGTTGCAGCAGTACTCCATTTCAAACATTACTGGGTGCGAGTAGTTGGTTCGATTCGGATAGTACATGTATGAAATACGGGCGGGATATGGCACAATTTTTATTTGCGCTTCATTGTGTCTTTCCACTTCAAGAATATATTTCTGCCGAATTGTTTACATTGTTTGTGAACGCCACAGAAGCCGTGGAAACGGATTCCGATTTTCATGTTGTGAGCAAACATAAATTATTTGCTGGATTTGATTGGACAGGAAAACCGAATCCATTAGGGAAAAAAGAAACCTTGCCGGAAAAAACTATCTTTGATGAAGGAATTTATACATTTTTGGAAAAACCAGGTGTTGATGTCCCTGGATGTCGGCCCAAGACATTGCTTCATACATTAGGCCAGTATGCGAAACGATATACAGATTCATTTATTCCAATACCACATACATCTGTGTTGGGATGTCTGTGTGTTCCATCAACGGCGAAAGCGGACAATTAATTCGTACCTGCCATTCCAACATGAATTCAAGAATGTCGAATTCATGTTGGAAATAATGTGCGTTTTGGATATAATTAGAATTTTCTTGAAAGTCGATGTCTTCGCTTCAATGGTTTATTGCGTCGAGTACGTTTTCTACGACCACCTGCATGACCCGCACCGCCTGCCGCCTTAGGCTCCTCGAGCATCATCGCATGTCCATAGCCGCTTGGAATTGCAGCCATAGCCTCAGGTTCTTCGATCATCATCGCGTGTCCTTGCATGGATGTAGCCATGTTTGCATTCATCATATTGTGTATCCAATTGGTTGCACTACGGTTTCCAAATCCGTTTCGGAATCTGATTACATGCAGATCATTTGCAGTTTTTGGAGATTCAAAATAATCCAACGGAACCATTACATTTGCTGCTTCAAACATGGAACGAGTTGTTTGTAATTGAGTTTCTGGAATTGTCATTGTCCATTTCTTAATCACGTCCGGTGAAATTTCATGAAAGATTTTTGTACTTCCTTTTTTGTTATACAACAATGTTTCCTTTGGATTTTCCAGTGATGCTATGGTTATATGTTCTGGAAGAATTCCATAAGCAATTTGACTCGTGTGATTGTAATTGTATACATGAAATCGCATGTGCAATAAACCACGAAACACTGAATTAGTAAGAGTAATAATTTGTCGAATGGCTGCTCGTCTCATATTGTTAAATTCACGCTGTATTTCTTCAACCGTGCGAAACGTTAGCATTTGTTTCGTTAAGTTTGAATGAACATGGTTCATTATGTATTCGTCATATTGGTCGCATAGTCTCATATATGCATTGATTTCACTATCCGACGTAGGTTTTCGTATTCTTTCAACAACATACATTCCTTCAATTGAAAAAATACATTGTAATGGACATCCAGGTAAAATGGACACTTTAATATCACCACCTGAGGGTGGACCTATCAGAAACAAATTCTGTGTGATTGCTGAATATGCAGTGTACATGGATTTTGGATGGGTGTGTCCAATAATATGTATATGTGCTTTCTCTGCAATCGGAACTAATCCAATAATTTCTCTGGCTAACGCATTCGGTGTAAATCGTTCGGATACACCTTTGACTTCATAATTCAACAATCCAGAAGCACATTGAAAATGGGAACCATGCCATTGCAATGTAGGAAGTGTAGGTGCATCTGTGGATAATTGATAAAACACAAATCCTTTCTCAGGTTGGTCCTTTGCCAATATATTGGTTGATAACAAATGCGTAATGAACGCGGCTGCGCCGTCAAATGTAAATGCGAATCGAATAGGATGTGTGTATATGGAACTATCCATCTCAATTGTTCGATAAAACGACGATGGTTTGTGCAATTTGTAAATCAAAGATGTGAAATATTGTCCTGGTCCTGCAATAGTTCCTAATGGACTGACAGTTGAACTATTGCGCGCGAAGAGAATACGAAACCCATACTGTACATATTTTTCAATCAGTTTATCTACATAACTCCCTGCCCAAATATGATAGTCGGGAAGTTGACCTTGTATGAAATCCAAATAATTACACAAGATGGGCATCAAATTAAATGTTTTCAGTGCCGGTTCTGGATTTTTCTGGAAATCAAACAATTCTATCCAGGGTTTGATGGACATTAATGTAAAATATCCAAGAATTGTGTTTGTTCGTTCATCCTCAATAATAATTATTGCATGGTCACCGAAAAATCCTGACGCTGTTGTATCTATCTTGTAAATGTGATATGTATATCCATATAAATTCATTCGACGTGGTGTTCCAGAACGACCACGAATAGTTGCAACCATTGTTTGAAATTGTGCTTGATTCATTATTGCTATGGGCGTGGTCGGGGCTGCGGCTGCCATGACTCTTTACTTATTGGTGTGAAAAACGGATTGGTATACCGTCAACATTTTAATTTATGACAGCAGTGTCTTCATAATCCTAATCTGGAACACCCGTAAGGGTGTATGAAAAAATTTGAAAGCCCGTAAAATTGACTTGCGGTAAAGTAGTTAATTAATTTCATTTCAACAAGATATCCAGTAACCAAAAATGGCTGCATCGGATTCCTTAAAGTCCTTTATGAATGAGCGCCGCGTGACCAAGGGCAGTGGCGACTGGAACATTACCGGCATAGCCAAAGGACAGGATTCAGGAAGTTATTATGTAAGTGATGACGACTATGATACCTTCTTGGGTCTCTTGTACAATCATGTCTTTGGTTCACCCCCTCGTGCAAGCAGTCTTTTGGAGAAACATCGTGACGTCGGACCGCTGCTTGTCGATTTGGATTTTCGGTATGAATCGGGCGGCCCCCTTATTCGTCGCTATACATCCACACATGTCAAGAACTTTATTGCACATTATGTCGCGGCCATGTTTTACTTTTCAAAAATGGAAGAATGTGGATTGGATGAATTGGTGTTTTACCATTTGGAAAAGCCGTCACCTGAAACGGACGACAAACAACACAAGGACGGTATTCATATTCAGTGCCATTCGATTACAACCAACCCCAAGTTCCAATTCGGAATTCGTGGATATATGTTGGAGCAGAATGTAGTGGAGAAAATCTTTGGCGAAACTGGCAACAGCAATGGCGCCGAGGATTGCTATGACGTCAGCGTCATTTCTCGCAACAATTGGTTCCTGTACGGAGCCTGTAAACCCAACAAGGCGCAGTACAAGATTGTGAATGTTTGGAAAGTGTCGCTGCGCAGCATTTCGGAAGTGTTAGAGGGTTCGCCGGCAGATTTCATGGAACTCGCCGATATAATTGCGGATTTGGACGAAGGTCATATGACGGCCGGATCTATTCCAGCCACATCGCTTGACCTTATGAAAACGTTGAGTATTCGACGCAACCATCGTTCTGCAACGCCGCTCGGCTTTCGTCTGGACAAGGCCTCCGAATGGGAAGAACTCATGATTCATTGGGGGTCGGGAAAGGCAAAACTTGACCGCGCACCACCGCCTGTCCGCAACACGATTGAACTGGGAGACGGAGATACAGGTATCATTTCATCCGACGATGCCACAGAGGAATCACGCCGTGTCACAAGTGCGCGCACGGCCGAAGACATTGCACAAGCCTACCGCTTTTGTCGTGAATGCCTGAATGCCGAACGACGTGCCGGCGAATACCACGATTGGATTAACTTGGCCATTTGTTTGAAAAACATTTCCAATACCGACGAATCCTTCAAGGTCTGGTGCGAAGTGACACGTCGTGTGGACCCTGCACACAAGAAGGCGCGATACTCGGAGGCCGACTTGCGCGCGAAATGGAATCTGGTGCGTGTGGACGAGACCAAGAAACTCAATTACGGCTCCTTGCAACATTGGGCCAAGGAAGACAATCCCGATAAGCACCGTAGCATTTTGTCGGAAACATACACGTCCTGGATTGTTAATTTCGCCAAGGATACTCATGTGAGTGTTGCATCCTTCATCTTCAAAATGTACGAACATGATTTCCGATGCTCCATTGGCGCACGAAAGGGACAACAAGAATGGTATTATTACCCACCCCATGGCCATTCGTGGAAACATATGCGCACAAGTACAGAATTGCGTGCGCGACTTTCAGGACAAGTCAAGAATGAATATGTCAATGCAGGCATTCATCTCGGCAAACTCCACAATTCCGAAGAAAACAAGGACAATGCCGCCGAGCGGGAGCGTTTGGACGAAAAGCGCAAGAAACTCATGGGCATTGAACGCCAACTAGAGATGCGTGGATTCAAAGATCACGTCATGAAGGAATGTGAGGAAAAATTCTACGACGACGAATTTATTAGTCGTCTGAATTCCAATCCCTATCTCCTGGGCGTTTCCAACGGCGTCTTGGAATTGCGACGATATGCCGGTGAGGAGGGCGTCGGTCGTCCCCATGTCTATTTCCGTCCAGGTCAGCCGGATGATAACATTAGTTTCCAAATGGGTCGTAGCGACCCCGATATGGAAGCCACGCCGTATGTCGAATGGAAAGACATTGCACCCGAACTCAAGAACGAATTGACGGCCTTCTTTGAACGTATTTATCCTGACCCTGTACTCCGAACATATGTCCTGACTCTTCTGTCGTCGTGTTTGGAAGGATGCAACAAGGAGCAAAAGTTTTATGTGATGCAGGGTGTGGGTTCCAATGGTAAATCCATGATTGAAAAACTCATGGAATGGACATTTGGCGACTACGGCACATCGTTGGGAACACAGGTCTTTACACGAAAGCGGCCGGACAGCGGTCAAGCAAACGCAGACATTATTACCGTCAAGTGCAGGCGCTATATTCATATGGGCGAGCCGGACGACAATGAGAAAATCAATACATCCATTATGAAACAATACAGCGGCGGTGATGCCGTTATGGCCCGTGGACTGTTTTCGGACCAAGAAAAATTCAGTATTATGGGCAAAATCTTTATGAGTTGCAATGACTTGCCGCCTGTCAGCAAGATGGACAATGGTACATGGCGTCGTATTCGTGTGATTCCGCACGTCAGTGTCTTCAAAGACCATGGCGATCCGGCAATTAATCCTGCAAAAAATATTTACGAAAAGGACCTGGACCTGGAAAATAAACTGCGTCATTGGCGCACGGCCTTCCTCAGTCTGCTTGTTCATTATTACGACACTCAATATCTCGCACATGGTCTGTCGGAGCCTGATTGTGTTACGGCGGCATCCAACAAATACAAGGAAGAAAATGATACGTTTATGCAATTCTTTAATGACTGCTTTGTCAAGGAGGCGGGTGCAGGCTGCATCAAGTCGGCCGTTGTTCGCGATATCTTTAATGAATGGAAGAAACACAATGCAAAAAACAGCGAACTGAAACTTCTTACAGTGTATGAACGCATGAAGGAAGTATGTGGTTGCGGCAGCACCGAAAAGGAATTCTGGGGTGTTCGTCAAGTCGACCCTGCCGAAATGACCGATTTGAGTGGTGCTGCGGTGGGCGGAGCCGGTGCGGCGTCAGGGCTGCTGAGTATGATGCCGTAATCTTTCATTGCTTGCCTTCAAGAATTATACCGTCAACATTTTAATTTAAGCACACCTGGTCGGTGTGCTTAAATTAAAATTTATGACGGTATATTAAAGACACAACCGCGAAGACATAATTAGAAGCCCTGAATTATGCCCTTAGCCGAAACCGAAATGCCTGAAGCCAAATCCAAATATTTTTCCGTGTCTATTCCTTCAATTGCTTGCGATGCTGACACATTAGCAAAACTAAAACACGCTCTAGAAATGACACTGAAATTACACACGTGGGCCAAAAATCATGCGAAATGTAGCGGATTCTATGAAGAATCCACGTCACTCAATGTCACAAATCCGAACCCAACATACATTGCATTTCACGAACCCAAACTCAAATCCAATCTTAGGACTTTATTGCCAGAGTATGAAATCACAAGGCTGACCGAAGAAGAATTCGCGACTTTAACAAAAGATGCAAAGAATTGTATGCCCTCTATATATCCAACAATCGATTCATATGAATCAAATGTCAATATTCACAATATGAAACCTATTGCGACCAAAAAAACGGTTTCATCCGAGGGAATTGAAATCACAGAATCGCTATGTACATTTTCAATCACGATTCAAAAACGGCATTTGAATCGCGTTGGTGGAATGGTGCGTCAAATTTCATTTGAAAATCCTGAGGGGGAAGAAATCAATGTATTTGTAAACAAAAACATGCTATATACTACTACACACGGCAATTGTGTGAATTTTACAATCCCTCAACTTTCAACAAGTTCTTTATCACGAGGACAAATCGTACAAACAATTGCATCTGGTGTTTGTGATCAAATCACGCGGGAGAAATTTCCTGATTTTTGTGACGGCGATGTTCGCAATCAATATCTAAATATGTCCAGAATTGATGGTTTGGAACTTGATGGTTTGTCAGATGACACACCAATTAGTTTGGAATGCTATACAATTATGAAATCAGCCCAGGGTTCACCCTTTGTGCCTGCTTGGACGACGTATTCATTTTCAATCTAGACAATAAAATCAACAAACACTGGACAACATGAAATATAATACATTGTCCAAATATAAATTGTCTACAAATATTGTATAATAAACAGGTTGGAAAAACAAATGAATGACGATGAACTTATTGAACGTGTCAATTCAGAATATGATTTAGAAAATCTAATTTTGAATATAATTCATGAATGGGAGGCAAAAAACAATCCAGACTTGGTTCTCGACCTTAGTTTGGACTATAATAAAACGATAATTGAAATGCGTAACAAGTATCGTGGGCTTTTGCGTTTAACAAAACCATATATTAAAGTTCCTTATATTCCAAACAATGTAACAAATCTTTGGTGCGGTGAACATATGTTAATTCCAAATCTACCCACATCTCTCAAAAAATTATTTGTGTCAAAATCAACTGTTTATCCTGGATTACCGGATTCCATTAAAACATTTTGTGGAGATTTTGGTAATAATGTTCCACGCTTGCCACAAAACCTTTTATATTTGGATTGTTCATCTTCAGACATTAGTGAAATCCCGCGACTACCGCCAAAACTGGAAACATTTATTTGTCGATTTTCAAATATAGAGCGCCTTCGCGCGGGTGATTTGCCTTCAACCTTGAAACGCCTTGACTTGACATACAATCAAATTACACACATTGAATGTTTACCGCCGGCATTGGAAGTTTTGAAACATGAACACAATGATTTGACTCAATTACCTGAACTTCCAACAACATTACAATGCCTTATTTTGTACCTATACGAAATAGGCTTTCCAGCCTTCCGCCCATTCCACAGTCGCTATTGTTTATAAATTATAGCGAAAACATGTTTTCATCAAAGCCGCAACTTCCTGATACAGTGTTGGAATACATAGGTGGTGAATTTGGATACAAACTTTTGCCTGAGGAAACGTTCTATTAATAACACATGATTCCGTATTACTTACCGTAATAATCATCCGGTATCATAGAGGAAGAATGTTAAACTCCAATTTCACAAGAAAAAACATACAAAATGTGATTTGCAATAAACGTAATATAACATCATTTACTAGACAAGATACTCCATATTTCATTATAAAAGTCGGTCCACCCGGTTCAGGAAAAAGCAGTTCAAACAATCATGTGATTTCATTGGGTGTTAATCCGGCGTCTGCAATCTTCATAGATATTGATAAAGTCAATGCATCCTTCAAATCCTTCCGAAATCAAACACGAAATCTAAGACGCAGTTACAACAATAAACCATTTAACAAAGAATTTTTTGATGAATTATCAAAGATTCACCATAATCATCAATCTAAAAAAAGTTCAAATGGGAGAAATATACGACACGATATATCATATGTTATAACTAAAGGAATAAAGCAACGCGCACATATAATTATGGAAACAACAAAACCAATAAATAATATACTTAAAATGTACGCCAACCATCTACAACATAATCATTACAAAATAGTTGTAATATATCACAAATCTCCTACTATAAATGTATTGGAATCAAGAATCCTTGAGCGCGGCGAGGAACTATATAGGACACAACAATACTACAGGGCGTTTCCCTTAAATACATTGAACAATGTAGTTGCGAAACTTGAAGAAAATTTGACATATGAAATCCTTCCACAAGTTCTTGAAAACAAAATACATAATCTTATCATAGTAGAGTAACATAGAATGAGTGAAATGACAACAGAAACGCTAGATATTGTTAGAAAACGTATTTCAGATTGGAACGAAAAAGGATGTAGAGGATATCTTTATTTAGACAGGTTAGGATTAACTGAAATTCCAGAATTACCAAACAATCTTGAACGAATCTGGATTCAAGGTAATAAAATCAAACATATAAATAAGTTACCGCCATCCCTCACAATTTTAAATATTTCGGACAACGATATTGAATATATAGACACTGAATTTCCAGAAACTATGACCGATTTGTTTATATCTGGAAATAATTTACGATGTTTACCGTATTTACCTTACTCCCTTGAAATTCTCGATGTATCTTATAATCACATAAACACCTTGCCAAACATACCGCGTAAATTGAAATGGTTATATTGTTGGGATAATCCAGTACCATTAGAGTTAATTGAACCTGATAAATATATGAGATTTGACATTTGTGAAGAAAGTCATAAAGAACGAATTAAATTATGGAAGAAATTTATCAAACAATAGATTGCGTACAAATTCATAATTTCAAACATGTCGCCGCGAAATAGAATTATGCCCGACGACTTGACTCCAAATATTGCTGATGTGTTGGAAATTGTACAATCCCCACCCGCCCAATTATCCATAGGTCGTAATTCCATAATACGCGACTCCATAACACGCCGCCAGCACAACCACACCGATTTGGATTTTTTGCGTTTTGGACAGTTCTGCACCATATGTTTGAAGTACAACTGCAATCACAGTCAGCACAGCCGCGCCATATGTTATCCAGAATGCCAGCAGGATTTTATCATCGGTTGTACGAACGCCCAATATGCCAGACACTCCGTCCTGAGGTCCATTGTCCAAAAAGTTTCGTCGTTGGGTGCGTTCCGCCTGTTCGTGTTCTATTTTCACCTTGTCAAGTTGATTGGACTCTTCTTTCAACGTGTTAATGTATGTACGCACTGGTTGCATGGAAGCATATAGGGATCGAATATTGAGCAGTTTTTGCGACATGGCTTCACGTAATTCATCCACTAAATTGTTTTTTTCTTTCACATAGGCCTGAAATTCTTTCTCTTTGGCCTGAATTTGACGCCGCTTTGTGTCTGCAGGATTGCATGCCTCAACTTCAGCCTGTTTTTTCGTCACATCATTTTGGAGTTGGCTTAATTCTACACCCTTGACACGACATTGTGTTGCCGCGTCCATTGGCGCAACTACGGAGGACACTCCGCCGGCGGGTTTGACCACTTCGGGCGCAGGCGCTCGTTTGATTACATTTCCCATTCTGTGATGTTTTCCCTACTGTAGGTGCATACTTTTTCCTATGTTTCAAACAATGGGTCATGAATCAATTGTTTGAAATATTGTATGGCGTCGGGCAATCTTAGTCTTGATTAGCCTTGATTCAGATTTTCACACACCATGCCGCCCAGACTGGTTTTTCCAGAAATACGGGATGGAGTTGCACCCGTTTCCTGAAAGGCCGCAATTTCCTTTTCCATATTGTCCTGCCAGGCACCAAACCGTTTCGCAGCATCGTCGGCACACTGGGTAACAACTTCGGGTACAATGGCGTTGAGGTCCACATCCAGGGTTCCATCGGGACTGCATTGTGTGGGTCTCTTGGGGGCAGTGGCTGTTCCAAAGTAACGACGATGCCACAGTCGTGGATCGCGTGTACGACGTGTATAATAATAACGGTATACGCCCAGAGCCAGCACAATCATCAACAATATACCGGTCAACAGGCCCGCCATTGCATTGGTAATCATACCATTCTTGCTCAAATAAATGACAATCGCCATAGTGAGCGCGCTCATGAAAAAGACTTGGAGGAAAAAGAGGATTTCCAGTTTCTGATAATTGGCCCACTCATTAATCTCAAATTGACGCTTGGTAATGTCTTTATCATGTTTGATGTCATTCTTGAAACGATTGTTATTCGACATCAATGAGTCTGTCAGGCGGTCCACATCGGCGGACCGGGTCTTAAAATAATTGGCTGCGTGGTCCATATCCATGTATCGCGCCAAATCAATGTGTGCCTTTTGGAAGGCGTTACGCTTGCGTGTGTAAATGTCGTCAGTCAATACACCAATTCGTTCATTCACGTACGCAATATAATCGTCGGGGTTTTCACGAAGTTGTTTGCTGAATTGAATACGCTCCAGATCCTGAAAGGTGGACGCGAGCGATGCATATTGATTCGATGAACCGATTCCCATGATGTCAGGATTCTCTACCGTTGGTTTTTAAATTTCGTATCGCCAAAATCGAATTCTTAGCACATCAAATGGATATTGGACGTGCTTAGGATTCCTTCAATTCAAACAATTCGTCTCGACGGTACCGGGAAGTTACACCGACTTGTACACATAATAAATACCTGCGAGCGCCACAACATTTAACGCCGTCCACAATGCAATTTGGTTGGAGTTGTAGTTGTTCTTTTCCTCCGTGTAGCGGACAGATTCCTTCTGTGTTAAAATGATTGCATTGTCATTGTTGAGTAACTTGTAGGCCGCATTCAGTTTGCCGAGTTTGTTATTGATGGATGAATTGGCCTGGTTGGCTCCTGCAGTATTGGAGTTGACCAATTCAACGCGTTGCTGCGTCAAGTAATTCATGACTTCCAACACACTATTCAGGCGGATATTCAACTTCTTGGTGATTCCCAAAAGACGCTGTGCTTCGGGGTTATCCACGGCATTCCGACTAGTGGCTTTGAATAAAAATTGTTTCAGAGCATACCGATAGCGCTGTTCATAGTAGCAATATTCCTGTTGGAGTTTGGCGTGAAGTTCGGCATCCGCGGCTTTCAAGGCTTCGGTGTCGGTTTCTTGCTTCCCACCCGCAATTGTACGGGTCGGGCGGGGCTTGATAATTCCTGCTCCTTGGAGTGTTTGGACATGACTAGCAATCGCGGCCGCAGCGACGCGACCCGATGTAGCATCAGGCACGAGCGAATCGGAAGCAACACCGCCGTCCATTAGTTTGAGTAAATCCGCGTCGGAGTAATATTCAGATGGAGGTGCGCAAATAGTAGGTGCGCTCATTCTTTATTCTCTCTGAATCGTATCCATAAAATGTTTTTATTCTTTGCGTCGTCGTCCACCCAGTTGGCTATTGAAATTGGATTGATTTGCAGAGACAAAATACGCCAAAACAACACCGGGGAGGATTTGTTTGCCATACAGGACGAGTAACAACACCGCAATCAATCCAAAAAAGATGGCGGCAATCAAGAGTCCAACGCGTGATTGGTCCGACAGTGGACGCCACAATCCCATCCAGGACGAATGATAATTGCCTTCGCTTTTGCGACGGAGTTCGTCTGCCTGTTCTTTCCGAAGATTGGCTAGAGTTTCGGCTTCTTTGACCTCCTTCCGTGTTGCGTTGACCTGTGTTTCCAACTTCTTGACCTGTGCTGCTAATTCGCTGCTCTCGGAAGTCATTGAATAATACATCGACGTAAGTTCTTTGACGCGTGATTGAATCAGGGATATTCCACTTTCAATCGTTGATTTCATTTGACCAACATGCGATTGGGCGTCCTGCATACCCAAGGCAACAGCGCCTGCTTTGCTTTCTATATTTTGACCCAAGGTCCGAATTTCTTCGGCTTTGTGCATGGCCTCCAAATTATATTTACGTTCCATATCCGGCTCCCATTTGGTTGTCATTCTTGTGTACAAAACCTCTACTAAATACCGTTAAAAACTAATTTTACACCATTTCAAATGGTTAACTATCAACATTTAACATTTGAAATGGTAAATGGTGTAAGTATAAAAATGCCGTACTTTGAATTCGTTCTGTGACGTTTCATGATTCATAAAACACGAAACACGACGATGTGTGAATTAAGGCGCACAGACACGGTAGAATGTGTAAATGCCTGCCGTTTCGGAAGGTCGCTGAATTTCCACCACATCCCCTGGAACAAGTCCCAAGACACGGGCTTGCATATCAAAATGGAATTTAATATGTGGAAATTCATTCACTGAGCGCATATGTAGGTTTTTCAGGACTTCTGCTGTTTCATCGGGTGTCAGTTTTCGATGCGGTGGAACCATAACATGCTTTGCAGGATTGGAAATCAAATTCTTGAGTGGAAAGAAACTAATGCGTACCTTCTTGGCCCATGCATGAAGAGCAAGATGAGTGTAGAGTTCGTGAAACGGTTCGGCAAGAAGAATAATCAGTTCATCATTGTTTGGATCAATGTTGTCCTCCACATCTCCGCCTGCGGACGGAGCGACAGCGGACGGAGCGACAGCACCTGCACCTCCTACAGCCTCTTCACCGCCTGTTTTTCCCTCCTCGGGAACTTGCGCAAGTTTGCTATAGACCATTTTTTCCAATATACCGGCCGCGGATTGACGATACGCCTTGTCTGTCCAATACAACACAACGGCGCGTTCCTTGGGCGCAGGTCCATCGGGGACCTTTTTTGCAGTGATTGCAAGAATGGACGACTTTTTGGATGCCATGGTATAAATATCCGTAGGCGCAACATCCTTGTATGTTGATACATCATATCCACGGGATTCCAGAATTTCTAGAATCACGGGGCGAGAACGAACAATTAAATCAATGGTAGCCATGGTTTTCTATCTTTGCCTGCGTAATTCGCATACTGGAAGAATGGGTCAATTTTTTAGACTATTTCTTCGTAGGTTCAAATGCAGATACATGCAACACCTTGACTTCAGATTCTTCTGGCTGTGGCATTTCCTGTGTTTGCGCCTGCAGGAATGTATTGCTATCGCCTTCGTTCGCAGATACTTCCATGATATTGAGCATTGGAGGATTCGGATTGCCGGGAACTTCACCACCGCCCTGCTGTTGGGCCGGCGCGGCTGGAAGAACAACATTCACGGTTGTGGGTGTAGTAGACACAGCCTGTTTTGCAGCCTCGGCCGCTGCAACTTCAGCCTCATGTTGTTGAATGGTTTGAGCAATATTGGGTCTGGTCAAGAGTACATCCGCTTCTGTGGGCGGCATGGGTTGCGGGGCGGCAGCACCGACAGGAAGACGGATTTTGGTTTGGACTGGTTGCGGCTCTGTGCTTGGGGCAGGCGCGGGTTCGGGTGCGGCAACGGCGACAGGTAGAATCGTAGTATTTGATTCCTGGACGTCCACGGCTGAATGTTCATTTCCAACAATTTCATTGGTTGCTAGTTGTTGGGTGGGTAAGCGCGCAACAAGAAGACGCTCATTGAGTTCGTTGACTTGATTCGATAATGTTTCCAAAATATCTTCAAAATCCTTTTTGGATTGGGATTTGGATTGCGTTTGGGATTCAGGCTCACCTTGCGCTCCCAATATGCCAGACAAAAGCCCTGTAAGACCACCATTGGTTGGTGGTTCGGGTTTGGATTCTTCAAGATTCATTATGCTCGGTTCACGGAAACGTCGTGCATAGTGTTCCGTCACAAATCGCATGCCCATGGACGCGTATGTTTGCAATTCCTGATCCATCAATTTGAGTGCATACGGCAGTTCAACACGGCTGAAGGTTGTTCGTGATTTGTGAATAGGAACCACTAGACTCAATGTTTGCTCACTGTTTCCATTGAATTCCAAGGGTCCATCGCAGGACGGACAGACAAAGAGTTGAATGTCCTCATTGTAAATGGGAATCTGACCACATCCATTACAGACCCACATGGTTGTTCCATCTGAGCGTTTCATGTAGGATTCTTTCAAGAATTCCGCCATACCGTGGGTAATCACCGAGTCGCGTTCCATTTCACCCATACGCATACCACCCTCGTTGCCACGACCTCCCGTGGGTTGATGGGTTCGCATCTCCTTTCGTCCCGCAGAACGTGAATTGACCTTGTCTGAGGTCAAGTGTTTGAGACGCATGAAATACAACGGACCCATAAACACGGAGGACGTAAACATCTTGCCAGTAATGCCGCTGTACAAAATTTCTTCTCCTTGTGAATTCAGCCCCAATTCTTCCAGGGCGGACGCAATCAAACTAAACGAGGATTCGTTGTTCATGAATGCGGTTGCATTCATTTTCGCCCCAACAATTGCGCCCAATTTTCCAAATGTTTGTTCCAACAATTGCGCAATCGTCATGCGGCTTGGAATACAATGGGGATTCACAACAACATCGGGTACCATACCATTTGCAGCCCTTGGCATATCCTGTGCGTCCAACATCATACCCATTGTGCCTTTTTGGCCGTGGCGCGTCGAAAATTTATCACCGAGTTCTGGAATGCGCTCTTCCAATATACGGACATGCACAATCCGGCTTCCGTCATTTTGATGCAACACGACGACCTTGTCTACACGACCTTTTGTAAACACAGTTGGCAGAAGCGATGCGTCGCGAAGAACGCCTGTTTCAGGGTCCTTCAAATACCGAGCAACAAGCACAGTTTTGTCGTGAATCAGTGTTTTTTCCTTGATAATACCATTTTCGTCCAATTGGGAATAATCGGCGCCCATTTTGAGGTCTGTCCATGTGGACACTTGGCCAGGATTTGCAATCGTATATTTGGCCTTTGTGATTGGATCCTCCTCTTCCTGTGTAGAATACGAACGGAATGCGAGCGAGCGGAAAAGACCGCGTTCAATACTTGTACGATTGAACAAAATACCGTCGTCCTGATTGTATCCATCAAAACATGCAAATGCAAAAATAATATTTGTGCCGTAGGACATACCGCCATCGCCCAGGGCTTCATGCACAATGGTCCGTGCCATGGCACCCTCCCCGTAACAAAGCATACTCCCGTAAGTATCAAATCGATTCTCAAAGTTGGTGGCATAGTGTCCAATACCCTGTTTGGATTGCGAGCAACTTAATTGATTGCGTGGACTTTGATTATGGTTGGCAAAGGGAATCATGTTTGCAACAACGCCCATAAGAGAACAGGGATGAATTTCTGCGTGTGTGTATCCCTTGCCTTCAATGTCGTTACCCCACCATGAGACATAGGCTTCGTTGCTTTCGTACGGGTCCACATATTCAATCAATCCCAATTTATGGATATGTTTCTGGAAAAATTCCATATATGTATTCAAATTCACATCTGTATTTTCGGCCAACGGGTCCAGCAATTTGGACGACGGAATAACGGCCAGGTGTGGTGGATGAATTGTTCCACATACTAATTCATTCCAACTTGGCAAGGGTGTTGGAAGTCTAGGTATTTCGGAATGAAACAAATGCCACAAGGGACGAACAGGACGTCCTTCATCAAAATACAGACGAATTACGTTTTCAGTCGTATTGAACGAAATGGAACATGTGGGCGGCAAGCACGCCGACCATTTCATCATCTTGAGAACATTCACCAATTTCTGTGCATCCAAACAATAACCAATTGTACCTCCATTCATCTGAACGGTAGTTGCATGAATCGTCATATACACATCCGCATCCGCAATGGGAATGACCTCGCCGCGGGTTTGCAGCCATTCCAGAATGGGGTCCGTATCGACAGGAACACTAATGCCCGTCAAAATACTCATGTTTTTGGTCACACCGATATGTGCGCCTTGTGGTGTTTCGCTTGTACAGAAATATCCAATTTGACTGGGATTCAGATGTCGCGGACCCGTCAATTTCATGGACGTGTCAAATTCAGTGACTACACGACGTGTGTGTGAAATAGCATCCAAATAACTCAGACGCGCCAACGGCTGAATCACACCTTCACGCATATTGTTGGGATCCGTCCCCCATTTTCCACGGAATCCACGCATCAATGTCTCCGTCATTGTTCCGCCGCTCAATACCTGTTTGATGTTGGCAGGATTGAAGATAATCAAAAATTTATCGCCTTCATTCAGGTCAACAATACCATCTGCAGGCGGGCGTATCAAGTTTCCGCCATACATGGATTTATTATAGTTATAGGTCTCATCCACTTTTTTCACAATGGCATCACGCCATACTCCAAAACTATTAATAAACAAATCACTCAGCAATGTACCCGTCGTCAACAAACGCTGATTTCGGATTTCATCGCGATTTGTTTGAGGTTCAAGACGCATTTCAACGCGAATCATTTTATAAACGACCTCCGCCAAATATTTGGCACGTGCAAATGGTTGATTCGGAACATGCGCAAACAACGATTCATTCAATATTTCCAACACGGCTTCTGGAATAAATCCGTTTGTCAAGACGCGAATAAGTTCAATCGCCTGGGCCTGGGTCGCAATGGGACGAGCGTCGTAAATGGAGGCCACCAAGGATTCTTCCATTGCCGGCGTCATTGGACCATTAGCATCGGGTAAAATCATACGAATGATTTGTTCGTCACTTTCCACGCCCAATGCGCGAAACAATACAAACAATGGAATTGGACTTTTCACGGAAGGTATACTGACCCGAATAACGCCATCCATGGTCATGCTTTCCGTGATTTTTTTCTTTCCAAAATTTTCATTCCGGAACCGAATTATTTTCACGGTGCGTGTATATTTTGTTTTTGGATGCTGACAGGCAACCGATGTATGGGATTTGATTTTCAAATCATGAGGCGGGTGGAGACTAATCACCAACGAATTGTTTGCCTGTTCCAGACGACTGACCAAGACCTTTTCCGAGCCATTGATGATAAAATAACCGCCTGGATCGTTACGGCATTCACCCATTTCATACAATAGTCGTGCATCCGCGCCATGTGTTGCACAGAGTTTGGAACCCAGTAGAATGGGAATGGTAAACAAGGGCATATTTTCATATTTAATAATTTTTGTTGTCGCCGCAAACGGCGCTGTGGGCTGCGTAATGGTCACATGAATGTCGACATCAATAACCAGCGTTGCCACATAGGACATGTTCCGAAGACGTGCGTCGTTAGGAAACATACGCCGAAGAGTGGAGCCTGCGTCCAATTCCAGAACTGGTGGCGTTATTTTTACGCCCAATTGTTCCGGTTTTTCCACTTTTTTTCCAATAAATATTTCCGTTTTGAATACATATTTTCCAGGTTGGCCTTCAATCGGTTCTTTCAAAATCGTAATGGGATTTTGGGAAAAGATTTGATTCGGCATAATATCAAACATAAATGCATCATAGGATTCAATGTGATGTTTACTTAAAAAACGGGTACCCGAATACCCGCGGAAATATGTTTGAAGTACAGCCGGGGCCAAATCCGCAGTTGATGTCATCGCGTCCTCTCTGTTTGAAGCACGATATTCCAAAACTATCAATTTACCGTTCCAAACATGGATATTGGAAATTGAATCATTGATTCATTTTCCAATAGGATTCGTATCACAATGCAATCTGGTCAAACATCTGATTCATGTGTGTGGATGTATTTACTGAGACGACATCCAGGGTGCAGGATTGGCCAATCGTCCTACATCACTGGGTACATAGGCAACAAGACCGGGATTCATAATACCTCCAAGGCCGTTGGTACGCGCGTCCCAAGTATGCACCGTCGGATCTGCGGGCGCCGGTACGGCTTGTGTACTTCCGGACCATGCGTGCGATCCCTGTTGTATCAGGCTGGGTGATACGGTCGAGTTGTAGACAAAAGGCGCGCGTGCAGTAATTGATTCAAGCAAATCACCACCGCGTTGGCGATAGGTTCCACGACGACCTTTACGTCCTTTGTGTGCCTTCCTGCGCAGTGTATGGCGCTTTCCGCGTGCGGCCTTGTGATGACGCGACTTGTGTCTTCGGGCGCCGCCCACTTGATTGCTTCCCATATTTGCTGGAACATGGAGCGAACTATCCTTGACTCCACAATCTGCCGTCAATGAATCACGGAAATACACATCCAAATCGCGAACACTGGCCGGGTCAGTTCCGGCTTCAATGGGAAAACGGCCGTATGCCTGAATATTCAATCCAGGAACCATGGTGTACTCCAATGGAGCGCCCTGAATTGCACCTGCACCGCCACGTTGCGAACGACGAGTTTTTGAACGCATGTCCTTATAATATTGTGCGAAACTATTTGCAGATTGTGAACTTAACGGTAGATGAAACAGTTGCTTCCATTTGGATTGGTACGCCGAAGGATCGGAGGATGTCTTGGCGAATTTGTTAAACTGTTTAAGTTTGTTTTGTATGTCGGATATTGTTGACATGCTATGTCGTCCCTGATATAGCATGAGTTAATTAATTAAAATGTATGGCGAAATATCTTTCCTATTTGTATTGTATCCAGAACTTCCAACATTTCGTAAATTAGTGATTGAGTGATATGCGACCACGACGCATCAGTTCCTGAATCCGGGAAGTTGCGGTTTTCATTACACTGCCGAATCCACCGCCGACAAGTGCAGGAAGTGTGGATTCACTGCTGCCTAGAAATGGAGTCGTGCTGGGTGTTTGATTCATGGCATAAAAACCATAGGCGCCGAGCAATACTGCGCCCATTAACACATAGGAACCGTATTGCCGGAGATTGTATTGCCATGTGGCGCGCTCATATTCCATCACACCAAACGTTGTCCAATGTTTGTAGGCTGTGACAATCAACAATACGACACCTACACCAATCAATACGGTAGGTGCAAGTTGGGGAAGTACGAAAAAACATACCGCGACGGCCGCCAGTAAAAATACGAGCCAAAACACTAAATTGTATTGTCCCATTGTGACCCTATATTTCTGTTTAACTCTTAGATTTTTTCAATCAGGTCTACATGAGTTAGCAGTGTTTTGCGACAGCAGTAGCGTGTCAGATGGAGATGTTGGAAGATTTGGCCTTCTGGGGGAAGAATAATTTTCCCATCAGGTGTACGCTCCAGTTTACCATCAAACATGGTCGGCTCTGCGTATGATAGACCCTTGTGGTCTTTGATTTCCCGCAGTGATTTTTGATAGAAATCCCATTTGTCGGCCAGGAGTTTTCCGCAATTGAAGCAACGAACTGGAATAATCATTTTGTTTCTACTACCCGGACAGGAATTCCAGAGACTGTGTTGTCAATTTTAAAGGCCGTCGCGTTTAAACAGAGGCGATGCAATCTGTGGAACTGTAAGAAACACAGAATGACCTCTATTTTATTCAACCGCGGTGTGAATTCACAGGCCGGCAATCCAATTCACGATAAAATTACTCGTCTAACGAATCGTATTTCCGAATTGGAAAACAAATTGGAAACATTGCTGCGCATGGGTGGCGCTGCGGGCGTTCCTGGACCCAAGGGCGATAAAGGCGACAAGGGGGAAAAGGGTGACAAGGGTGACAAGGGTGACAAGGGTGACAAGGGTGATAAGGGCGACAAGGGCGACAAAGGCGACAAAGGGGACAAGGGTGATAAGGGCGATAAGGGCGATAAGGGAGATATGGGTGATAAAGGCGAGAAGGGGGACAAGGGCGATGCGTGCGTTAATCCATAAACAAGTCTATTAACAATTATTTCCATTTTTTATATCTGATAAAAATGGAAATAATATTATGTATGCACATACATATACCATTTGAAAAAATTGAAACCAGTATTGTACTCATCAACAATTATTGTCCCACATATTTCACACGTATTTCCAATCCTTTTCTTTCATTCTTTCAAACGTTTTCTTTTCCACAATGGCTACATCTTCCGCTGCAATTGCTTCCCTCATTGATAGCAAACGTCGATTCTATGAGACGCGCCGCCAGAATACAGAGTCCGCAGATAATTCGAGCACAGAAAGACAAACGAACTGTCAATCCCCTGCTGTGATAGAAGAGTCATCTGCTGGTCTTTGGCCGCTGGCTGCCGTAAGCGACCCAAAGAATCTTTCTACACCCATCGCAATTGCCGCATCCTGCTCTCCAACTGTGATTTCAGTCCCCTTTCATACATCCACAGGTACGGGAATACAGACGCCCGATGAAATCTGGGAAGACGACTACAACAATACCTATGACGGCACAGAACCCTTCGGTACATCTGGAACAATTATTCATGAAGAGCGTCTTCGCGCCAACTTTGCGACGTTTGGTCTGGACATGAAGAAAGTCCTTCAGATGATGCAAGATACATCGGCAGTGATTGGTGGTGGATTCATGGTCAATCATATCCTGGCCATGAACGGGATTGACAAGCCTCTTTGTCCCGCAGCCGATATTGACTTTTATGTCTATGGCGGTATTTCGCCCGTCTGTACTGTACCGTTTGGATGTCAAGGATACCGCGAATATCTATCCAAAAGTATCCAAGCCCGAACATTTCGAACACTGGTAACACGACGCTTTTATGATCTCGTATCCTCGGTTGGATATACATATGCATACCCCAATGAAGACGATTATATGACAGAACAAACTACTGAGGGCGACCGTGTATTTACATCGCGTTCCAATATTCGCATGTCTGTTATTTATTATAGTGCAGTTATCAACGGAATCAAAAAGACACTGAATCTTGTGTTTTGCGACACCGATCTATACACGTTTATTCAGAAAGTTGACATCAGTCTAACCGCCGGCTTCCTTTGTCCGAGTTCATATTCTGAATCCTTTGATTATCACCACGCTGCGCCCCAGGATGTAATTGAGGGTCGTTTGGCCTGGATGCAGCCGGAGAGTACACACACACCCCGTCAAATCGCTCGAATGGAGAAATATCGGCAACGATACAATCTGCTCGAACATATGAAGATGTCGACCGACGAGTTTATCCGAGACTGGGATAGTCTTCCCGACAAGAATATTCGTATTACTCTTGTCGGAACTGAGGATGAGATTCACTCCCAATCTGTCATTCGTCGTGTATTGGGTTTGCCTGATGTTGAATTCAATGTCCAAATGACACATTATTCACGATTAGGTGAAAGTATTACATACTCACATTTCCCTACCGCTTCGGAACGCGCTGACTATGCGCGTCAAAAGACGCTTGCACAACCGGGAGTCCATTTGGGTCAATGTCTAGTTCATTACGATGACAAGGATGATGCCTAAACTTCAAACATTCCCTCCTCCCACCCTCCATTTGTTCAAATAAATTACTTGCATGCCCATACTATTCTATACACAACATTTTTATTTGAGCCGGTCGGGGACTAGCATTTTATTTGAGTGCATCGGCTGGCATTTCATGTAGATATTTAATACATTCAGTAGGACCTCCGTAGTGACGCACAGGGATACATTGTTTGGACTCGGTGATATGAATTTCAATATTTGTTTGGTCTTCAACATGGGGACGTACAGGCGGAATGATATTGAATACACGGGATTGATAAAACATAGGTTTGACCCCTCCATATACATTATAACTTGGCTGAAGTCGCGCAAGTTGAACATCATTGACGATTCCAGAACGCAAAGCATGATTCATAACTTCAATGACGGCCAATTTGTACCTCTTTGTCATATACAGGACTGCGTGCGCAGACAACATATTCATAATACGTACCGTATGTGGCGTTACAAATTGGAATTGACTTACCCCATAATTGCATGGACGTGTTGGATGCGCCGCGCATTCGGAAAGACCCAAATAAAACGCATCTGTATCCGCCGGAATTTCAAACATGCATTGATTGGTATAGGCTAAATCATCTTCCAAAACTAGTACAGGTTCATCCATGTATTTTTCCAAAATATCACGGGTTGCTTTGACCAAACAGGCCGGATATGGAATTGGATCCGATTTAAAATGTATAATTTGACTCTCCGGAAATCCAATGGCTTGCAACATCCATTGCATCGTATGTTTACGTGCCGTATATTTGGGCGAATTATCCGGACATATAAATACAACCTTCACACCCAATGATTGAATTTGATGCAATAATGCCATAATTAATAGTATTAATTACGGCACATATTTAAAAAATGGAACAAATCCGCACCACTGCGGGAATTTATGTCAGCATATTATAGTCCAATTTGCGTCCACTGGATGTATCTATCCAACCCTTTATTTCCAACATTCCCATATGATGCAGTGTATGACAGTCATCGCAGAGTGGGACTAAATTGGAAGCCGTGTCTTTGTGAACTCCTGGCGCAATAAATCCGCCGGTGGTTGCAGCCACGGCTTGTGGAACAATATGATGAGTTTCCATATTGTCATGTGACCCACATACAGCACATGAATCCACAACAACACTGGCGTTGTATCGACTCAAACGCGCCCCTGTACTATCAAACATGCGCTTCCGAATTGTGAAGGCCGATGTAAGGAATTCAGGATCCATATCCAGGCCGCGACAGACTTCAAGGCCGTACATGGGTGAACCACAGCCCGGTTTGAGAATTCGGTCATAGACTAGTCGACTCGTGCTTGCATCCGAGCGAACACTCAGATGATACAAGGCACAGCCTTTGTGTGCGGTGAGTTCCGGAATCTCTGCCAATTCATGAAGATGAGTCGCAAACAGAAATTGGACACCGCGACGCATTAATGTTTGAATTCCAGCCGCCACAATGGCCGTTGCTGACGCCGTTTCTGTTCCTGCACAGAGTTCGTCTCCAATAACCAGCGTTCGTTCATTCGCGTTTCGCAAAATGGACCGAAATTCCGTCATTTCAACAACAAAACTAGACATACCAGCCCATAAATTATCATTCCCAAGAATGCGTGTATAGACGCCAGTGTAGGGAATGAGTGTCATGGACGATGCGGGAACAGGAATTCCACATTGTGCCATAAGGACCGCGAGTCCAAGGGCTTTTCCAAGACTCGATTTGCCTGCAGCATTGACACCATACAATAGGATTCCATTGGAACTCACTGCGCCGCTGCCTATGTCTTCGGAGGCCAATGAACCGAGTGCAAGGGAATGGGGAATATAGGGCAGGGATGTGCGGACTCGCTCAATTATGGGATGCCGTAGATTCACAATCTTCACACCCGCTGGCGCATCCTCGGACGATTCCACATAGGTAGGACGACAATATCCATACTCACGACCCAGTCGCGCAAAGGTCAATTCAGCATCCAAATCACTAATCCATGACAATATGGCTTCCAGTGAGCCAGAAGTCAGGGATGCGTCTATCCACGCGGACCACCACGAATTCCAAACGTCCTGGACGGCTGTGCGCCATTCGGAACGAATTCGGATTCCTGCCGCGTTGGCTTCGTCCAATGTCGCACATTCAATCACAGCCTGTGTTCCTGTTGACCCGCGCGTAATGACTTTCAGGTCCATTTTTGTACGTCCCTTTTTCATTGCCGCCGCGATTGTATTTGCACGGCGTGCGGTTGTACTGAATGTAAAAGGCGCGTCTTCCTTCAATGTCCACGTAATACACTCGCCATCTCCAATACATGATTCAAAGGTGGATTTGAGAGACAAGACAGACCTTTCCAACACAGACCATTCATCTTCTTTTGCATCCAGCACTGGAAATATTCCACGCCGCCATGGATGAACCGAACCCAAGGCAACACTTCCGTCCACTTGGGATTTACTGGTCCGAATACGCGCATCGTCAAATTGTGTCAGCAGTGATTGAAGATGTTCCATTAATTCCTGTGCATCCAACAATGTATCACGAGTCATGTCTACCAAATGGGCAGCCTTGGTGTATGTAGTCAAGAGTTGAAGAAGATCATCAGTCGTTCCATTTCCAAGTTGAAAACGGCGATATAGACGCGCAAGGTCGTACATGCCTCGCAATTCAATTTCGGCTTCATGCGCCGCCGGCCACGACTGGAGCCATTCAATGCGGGTTTGGCGGGCATCCAATTCCGCAATGTCAGCAATGGGTGTAAGGCACCGCTCACGAATCGCACGCCGACCCATGGGTGTCTGTCCTTGCTGAAGCCAATGAAGCAGTGACTCGTTCTGGCGGTCCACGTGGGATGGAATCATCGCTAATTGTTCGAGTGCAGCATTTCCCAACAACACACGCTCATCCTCCACCCACATGGTGTGTTCATGCAAATTCGTGAGATACGAGGGATTGTGGTCCTTGATGAATTGAAGAAGATGATACAAAGAACGGCGCGCAAAATGGTACATGGATACACCCAATACTTCACAAATATGGAGTGCGCTATCATGACGAAACACAGATTCCAAAAACGCAAGACGCAGCCGTTCTGCCGCGGCGGTCATTTCCTGTTTGGCATCCAGAGTCAACATATGAATCATGGGACGCTGGCCGGCAAACAGACCTTCAATGTCTGTCTTGGAGGGCGGAGGTGACGCTTCGCCATCAGCGACCCAATATACCACCAACTCTGCTGGAGGATACATGGACCAAAACGGCTGAATAGCGTCACACACCGGCTTGCCGTCAATCAACATAATATCCGTTTCTGTGCTTACGGCCTTGCCTGTCATGACATCAAACGCAGAGGATGCGATTGTCCAATGGTGCTGGCGAGTGGAGGTATCCAGGTACGGTTCAATGTACAATGCGAGCATACATTGCTCCTCGCGTCGAACTGCCTGACCTGTGCCTTCCATAAATGTCCCTGGACTGCCTATGTGATCCACTCGGCGCTCTTTGACTTCGCCTGTTGCATCCTTGACTTGGACAATGACCACCACTGTATATCCTGCGTTGACCAGCACACGCTCGTATTTGTTCAAGGTCGCAACTGGAAATCCCCAAAACAACCGATGATACGAAGGGTCGCTGCCTGCGCGTGGTTCAGCCACACATCCACACAACTCGGCAAGTGTTTGAACATTGGTTCGCGGGACGCCTGTTGCAATGTGGACATAATCATAGAATTCAAAGAATTTCCCCACTTCCAACAATATCGCCGTCTTGGTTCCAAATCGTGCGACATGCTCATCAAAATGTTTGAAATACAGTTGTTCCATGGCTGAACCCAAGCCCGTAGTTGCTGGGACTGCTGCAGCAGCAGCCGCGGCTTTTGTGGCCTTTGTGGTTGTTTTTGTCGCCTTGGTGGCTTTGGGTGGCATCGTTGTTCTGTGGACAAGAAAAAGACGATTCAAGAACCGTTCTTATCCTATATACTATACGATGCGTTTAGACCCTGAATTTCATAATTCATAATTCTATATATGAGCATATTGAATTATGAATGAGTGCATGGACTTCAAGGAACTATTCGCTTTGCTTCAACAAATAGTAATCCCGCAACATGGACCGCATCATGGGTTCAGGAGGTACAGTAGTTTTACTTTTTAGGACACCTTTCTTCAACAATAGGCGTCGGACAGCCTGAATAGGCATACTATCTATACGGTCTATTAATAGTTTCCTGGATTTCCGCGTTTTTATAGTGGGTTTTACCTCTATTTTGATTCGTCTCTCTGTAAATCGTTTCCTGGCTTTGGGTTCCGATCCGGGAGTCTGGCCGTCCGCACCCCCCACTACCGTCTTTAAAAGACCCTCATTGTCACCCCGTACTCCGCGAGTTGAAACAAGTTTGGGGTTAGACGTAGGGGTCATTTGAGGGGGGGGTGATACGATGAATTTCGGTTTTTTGAGTGTTTGTGCAACGGGTGCGTTGGTCAGTCGTTTCTTGTGCGGAACGATTTTGAGTCCGGCGGATGATCCCCCGGGGAGGTGCGTTTGATTCGTATTTTTTTTCTCCCGTATATGGACCGCTGCCGCCGGTTTTTCTCCCGGATTGACCGGTCGTGCGCCGCCTACCACCACCGTACTTGCAAGAACCGGTGTTGGTTGTATAGGATTCACGGTGGGATTTTGTTGAGGAGTATTAATTGTCTGTATCGACGGTGTCTGTGTCGTAGCAGCCATAGGAGCCGTTTGTGACGTCCCAGTAGTCGTTGTGGGTATGGGAATGTCCTTTTGAACCATAACAATCTGCGCACCTGTATTTGTCCCTTGAACATCCACAATACCCGTTGGCGCTAGTCCTCCCGCCTGAGATTCGACATCATCTTTGAACTTGCGCGTACGCCTACGACGCCGGGGATTCAATTCATCAGGATGACTCAATGCAACTGTAACGTGTTTAATTTCCGATTCTGACATTTTGAATTCAAATCCTCTATATTGATGTATGAAAACAAATAGTTGAAATCCGCAAAAAAATGACATGAAGGGTATGTGAATTGTCCTGTACATCAAACAATTCTCCCCTAAATCCTCCCAATCCCTTCAATGCCTTTATCAATTACAGATGGCGCCTTAGCGTGGCAACGCCTTGCAGTGAAAAATGCACACCCGCGCGACCTTCGGATTGGCTTTGATGAGGCCACGCATACCTACTCCATTGATGGGAGTCGCGACGGTTGGATTAGTACCACCCAGTTTATTCACGGCTTCTTTGAAGCCTTTGATCCTGACGCAGTCATTGCGAAAATGATGGCGTCGCGCAAATGGCCAACCAATAAATATTTCGGTATGACACCTGAGGCCATTAAGAAACAATGGAGCGATAGTGGAAAAGAAGCGTCTGAAGCCGGTACGCGAATGCATTTGGATATTGAGCATTACAATAATGCAGAACCAGTCGGAAATTTAGCGGGCGATGCATGGGAACCGAATCCTGGTCCTGAATGGGATTACTTTATGGCCTATGAACGCAAACATCGGTTGAAACATGGATTTGAGCCGTTTCGTACCGAGTGGCTGGTCTTTAAGGAGGACATTAAACTGGCTGGATCCATTGACATGGTGTACAAAAAACCCGATGGGACATTGGCCATCTATGATTGGAAGCGGGCCAAAGAGATGCGATATGAAAATCCCTATCAGAGCGGAAAACCGCCGCTGGACCATCTTCCAGACACAAACTACTGGCATTACAGCCTCCAACTCAACATCTACCGATGCGTCCTGGAGGAATTGTATGGCGCACAGGTCAGCGAAATGGCCCTTGTAGTTCTTCATCCCAACAATCCATCCTTTCGTGTCATTATGCTCAACCGAATGGATGATGAAGTTCAGGCCATGTTTGCTGCTCGCCGCGCTGCCATTGCGGCTGGGACAGCGTCTACATCGGCCGATCACCTCCATGACTGTGAATAATCATGCTGAAATTGCTCCAAGATACCAAAACGATTGCAAAATCATCAAAAGGGTCCACACGAGTTCAGGCTTTGCCTGAACGAGATCTGGATGTTCAAAAAAATGGCGAATTTCAAAGTTGGCCCGATCCCATGGGAGACCAAAGTTGGCCAAACTTTTTTTTCGGACTTTTTTCTTTTTTTTCAAGAATGACGGGTAATGCCCCCGACCCCTGACCCCCTAGACGGCAATATTTTTGTCCAATTTTGTCCCAATCTATGACCCCTAGTCCAAATGACCACCCTTTGAAAGCGGGGTCATCCCTAAAATTTGTGAAAAAAATCGCGAATTTCGAAATTTGTTTGATCCCATGGGAGGCCGAAGTTGGCAAAACTTTTTTTTGGGACCTTTTTCTTTTTTTTTCAAAACTCTTTAAACCCCCTCGTCAAAATAAAATGCAATAATTTCCAATGACATCCAATAAAGTCGAATAAGTTGAATACGTACTACGATCATGAGAATTGGATACATCATGTAAGAAATTTAAATTTCCAAAGAATTCATTGGAAATCATTGGAAATTTATGCATTAATTTGAATTTTATTGGATTCTAATGAAATCCAATGAAAGCCAATGAAAGTCAATCAAGTTCACTCAAATTTGAAAAAAAATAAATGAAATCCAATGAAATCCAATGAAATCCAATAAATCTTATTATCGTGATAATTTAATTTCCAGAAAGTGTTGTTTTCTGCCGAATCGTTTCGCAATGTTTCCAAAGGATTCATTGACATATAATATTAATTCGCGAACTTGGTCGGCAACGGCACATGGCGGCGCACTCACGGCAAAAACTCCACGAATCAAATCCCGTGCAGCATTGGCGTATAAATCGCGAACTTGTTGGACGGCTTCGGCGTGGAGTTCATCCTTTTCAATGCGTTGGAGTGCCGTACTCCATGTTTCGGTATCAATCTCACCCGCCAAGTATCGAACGCGCAGCCGGCGATATTGTTCGGCCGTCTCACGCAAAGTAGCCTGAGGTCCATACGCAGGGTCCGCATATTCACGTGCCATACGCCAAGCCTCGGTTAAAAACCGGACTTCCTTTGTCTCTTTATCCACAGGCTCACTGGACCGTGTAAAGTAGCCATATCGCTCTCGATGGAGTCGTTGTGTTACTTGTCGATCCAAGTCTTGATCGCAATGGACAATGACATTGGCGGGGGCAGCATCAGCACCAGCACCCGCTCCACCCTGTCGTTGGAGCCATTGGAAAAAATGGGGATTGTGAATGGGTCCTTTGGCCAATGTACCGGTTCGCCAATCAAAACCCGTATTACAGGCCGTACACCACATCTGATTGCATCCATCAATCTTGCAAATTCGCGCCCCACATTTCGGACACGGTCGCGATTCCTCTTCAATCAAGCGCGCCGATGCAACCTTGTCTGGATCACAGGTATGTTCGGAATCTTTTGACGCGCCAATCAATTCATGACATTGCGGACATGTATATTGTTCACACATTCCACATTTCCAAGCTGTACTCAAAAATCCCTTACAATCGCTAGCAGGACAGGCACGAATAAATTGGCGTTTGGGTTCGGCTTCGGATTTTGTGCTAGACCGTATTGACCGAGATTGTCCAAACGAGTCAACAATGTGTTTTGATTGATTTAGTTGTTCCTCAACGCGATACAATTCATTCTCAAGTTGCGCGATTTTTAATTTCAAAACCGAGGCACGCAGAAAATCACGTTCGATTTGTTGTTTTGCAAGGCGATATGCCGCTGCATCGTCCTGTGTTTCCGGTAATCGCGAGCGTTCCCGATCGCGCAATACAGTCTCGCGATGTATCTTGTACGTTTGAAGACGAAACGTTCGTGTAAATTGTGTATCCAAAAACTCGCGATTCCATTCATGTTCACATTCAGGATTGACACACGGAGGCGAATCGCGTATATCGCCCAATACATACGACTGAAGACATGTTCGACATATAGAAATTCCACAAAATGGACAATTGCTTTTTGCTCGGGTTGATTTGTTAAAGGTATCAAAACAAACCGCGCATGTTTCACTGGATGAATCCATGTTTATGTCTTTCCATACTATTTCGTTTTAGCCCTTGAATTATTCGTCGTCTGCATCCGCCTCCATTTTGAAATATTCATAATGGGCTTCGCCTTTATTGTATATATTCAACAATATTTTTCCATCGTCGGTTGTGGCCTTTAATTCACCAACCACGCGGATAAGATTGCTATTGGTAATACGAAGTGCAAACTCGCACGGTGCTAACATTTCTTGCAGGGTATACACTTCAATTTCGCTGACCCAATTTTTATCTGTACGAATTTGTTCTGCAAGACGACGTGCGAATTCCTCACGTGTTCCAATATGTTCTCCTGCATCACCAAATGTCTCCTTGAACCATGTTGGATATGCGCTAATACGGGCCTTGAAATCATTGGGACTGGCAACCATTTCCATAAAGACGTCGTACATGTTCAGCGGTCCTTCGCGTCCTGCACCACTGGGCAAATGTCCAGTTTCTATGCGCGCCGCAATCTTGTTTCGCACTTCTGCAATGAATTTGGATTCCGTAGCAGCCGACACGCCCAGGCACGTCGCCAATCGTTCCACTACGGCCTTGCCTCTTTCTTTCGCGGCTCTGAAAATTGCACTAAAGAAACAATTTCCGTCGTCTCTGGTCTTTCCAACAGGATATTTGATTCGTCGTTTGACGGGTTTAGCAGCGGCCTTTGCAATCTTGGGTTCTGCAGCTTCGACTACGGCCGGTGGCGGCGCAACAGCAACAGGGACGGGACCCACCGACGTTGGAAATTCAGGTTGTCGAACTCCCTGTGTTGCTAACCATGAACGAATGGGAGCCGGTAAATCGGTAATGTGGACAATAAATGCACCGGCTTTGATTTTGTGTTGGAAGGGGACCTGGTCGTTATCAAGGACAATATATTTCTCGGAATCTTCCACACGAAGAACACGATAGGGTTGTAACAATTGGATGCTTGTATCCACGTGCGTAAAAATAATATTGACCTTTCGCTGTTCCGACAATTCTTTCCAGTCACTTTCTGTTCCAATGACGGGATGACCCACATGGGCCTCGTATTTATCAATCGGCATACCGCTGATTTGGGATACAATTGTTTGAAATTTCAGACGGTCCGAGCGCGCAAGTTCTTCACCCAGAAGTACATGGCGAAATACGGCAGACCACGAACCCGGCGTGTCACCAGGAATGTCGCCTTCTTCAAACTCACCCGGCAGACTTGTTTCTTCCGGGAACATTATGCCCTGAGTATACTCTGTGGGTTTCCGACCCTTGTATCCCAATTGCGTGTACAAATCATCATCACCACGACCCGGTAACGAAAACAAGAGTGTGTCGTCTTCATGTTCAATGCTGCGAGACTGCAATGAGGGTAGACGAGGAACGCGTGCTGACAAGATTTCATCCGCCAAACTGAATGTTCGAAGTAATTCATCCACTAATCGCGCTATGAGTGTTTCTACGGGTTGAATGTATCGTTCTGTCTGTTGTGTGTGAATCAAACAGCGTCCTTCGTCCTCAGTGTCAGTGTCATTACCCAGAGGTACCCACATACATCCACCGGAACATTCGCTGTGTTTCAACTTCAAACAGTTTCGGCGATAAATGGGTCGTGACACCTGGCCTTTTGCCGTGGTAAACCAAGATTGGTTTGGATTTGTAGGATTCACAATGGCTGTAATGAGGATTTCAAGACGTTTCTGTAATTCAAACAATGGTAAGCGATTGCGCGCACGACGCAACAGTTCAATTTGTTCACGGACGCTTGCATTGTCTCGCAGCCATTCTGAGAATGCAACACGAAACAGTTGATACGATTCATCGAGTTCCTCCTCGGATGTGTAGGCGACCGATTCCGCACCGGACTTTTCGGGTCCCAGAACAGTTGCATTCAAATTCCATGGCATTTGGTCCACGGGTGCCGATGCACCGGATGCACTAAGGGCCTTTTCCATGTATTTTCCGCGTATTTCGCGCACTTCGCTTGCGCGTGCAGGTTGTGCTGGAATCCAGATTCCACATGCGAGTTCCACAGCAACAAATCGCGGCTCACGGACTCCAGTATCCGGATTAATGACCATTTTTTCAATCAGTTTGACCGGTAAATAGGCTTCGAAATGACCCGCAAGACGGGTTTCATCTACGGTCTTTTGTTTGCCTGTTAGAACGAAAAATATGTCATCAAAGGTGGGCAGTTTGTAGGTTGCATTCTCATCAAATAAATCACCACGGACATTCTCGATGGCATCTCTGGCACTGGCGGGATGAATGTATCCGTCGTCGATACAAGGAACAAGGACATAGCGACGTGGATGTGAATGACGAACAATCACGCCCAAAAGACGATTTGAACGTGGATCGCGATACAGGGCTTCTTTCCGAATATCACCAGTCAAAACATGCCTGTCTCGTGGAAGTTTTTTCTTGACTCCGTCGTCGTCATCGGCAACAACGACATGTTTCTTGTGTTCCAAATCCAAAACATGAATCAACTCGCTGAGTCGCGGAATTTTGGATGTGTCTCGCACCGGCATCCATGGATGAGTCAATTGACGATCCACACCACATCCTCCATTTGCAGCCACTGAAAAGTATTTTTCAATAAATCCCTGAATCGAGGAACGGAATTCGGGTGAAAGGCGCGCAAACATGGGTGTGCGAGGATGAATAAGGCCCAACACACGCTGCTCCTCCGTACCATCGGCCAATTTCACACCTTCATAGACAACAAGGGGGTCAAAAATACCTGTTTCCACATCGTGAACAACAAACAGCAGTGGAGGACGTGTTTCGACGGGCTGATGATAGAAGGAAACGCCAAATTCTGGACACATAATAGTCGCTGGTGTATTTTTTCGGTAATATTGAATCACAATGGGGATGAAACCTTGCGATGTTAGAAGTTTAGGCGTGCTAAAAAAAGACATGAAATACCGCAAATCCTTTTTCATCGACACATCTTTCACATAAGCCTTGAAATTCTCAAATGCGAGATAGGTCTGAATTGCGTATTTTTTGTCGGATGGGCCTTTGGGTCGTCCGATTGCATGTTTCCACCAATTCTCGAACCCAACAATCTGGTCATCCAACAACTCCACTTGTGGAACAGTGAATTCATGGAAAAGTGTTCCATAGTTCGCCTGTTCAAACACGCTCATCATACGACGCATCACAATGGGATCATCGGATGTCATGAAATTCAATACAGATTCGCCGGAACGCATCGAAACTTCCGCATGTTCATCGTGCAAAAAGGAGGTCGCATAATCGGCAAATGCAACAAGCGAAAATAAATTCTCTCCTGGTTTGGTGGCGTCCGTTCCGAGACCGTACCGAACAAAGGCGCGACCCGGAACAGCAAGGTATGAATTCTGGCTCTTGGCTTGGACACCGCGAATGGCAGTCAAGAACACTTCAGGGTCCTGTTGGAGGAGTGTGTTGACTGTTTGAGGAGGAACACTGACAATGCCGCGGAATTTGGGCGTAATATCCACCCAGCCTTCATTTGTACGTCCAACAATCTTCTGGTGGGGAATATACCACTCATTCTTTTTCACTTTGTCGCGTTTTGCCGTGAAGGGTCGGTCACGATAGGGGTCGCCTACAACGGTCGGTTTGGGAGCGCCATCGGACGTTTCATCGATGTCTTCTTCTGCTGCCTTGGCGGGTGCCTTTGCCGGTGCAGGTGCAGGCGCCTTCGGCACAACGGCTTTGAGTTCCGCTGCCGCCTCGGCCGCGGCTTGATGAGGAGGCAGTTCGAGTTGCCGCGACGGGAATGGTTTTGCACCTGCGGGTGGAACCACGCTATCGGGTGTAGTGAAACAACAGGGCTGTGCATACCCATCAGGGTGGCGCATTTCACCCATAAATCCGACAAATTTATGCAATCCAATAGTATTTCGGCGTTTCAATACCGTTTCTCCCATTCCGGGTGAATTTGGATTGGTAATTAATGTTCCGCCGCAAAACGGGCAAGCATTTATTTGACCATCCTCAAATATTGTTGGGAGTATAGGTAAATTGTCATATAAACACCAATATTCCGAACAGATATAATAATTGGTGTGCGTTCCTTCTTCCGACGATGTTCCAAGGCGATACACAATCCACAACGGAGGACTTTTCTTTTGCACTTCAATACGTCGTTTGATTTCGGCTTGCTCTTCCTCCGTCATTTCCTTTTTGCCCTTTGCAGTTTCAATAATGGATTTGTTGTCTTTGAGTGGGAATCCAAGGGCAAGTGTTTTGAGTTCCAATTCATAAATTGTGCGTTCATTGCGTCCGCCAATGGTACGTGAACCCACGGCTTTTGATGCCACTACGACGGCTTCTTGATCCTTTTCACTCAACGGTCCTTCCACCCATGTGACTGTATCTTTGTATAATTCACGCGCACGACGGTATTGTGATAGCGACATTACATTCGGTTGACGACCAGGTGTAGATTGACAGGATTTGACGTAGGGTTTGACATCCTTTTCCACTTTGTATTTGAATAGCCTGGAATCGTGTTGGTAAAGCCGACTCAGATGGTCTGTGTCTTCCTTTGCGTATTTAATGCGCGAAATATCGGTCGGTGGTTTCACTTCCTCGACGGCCGGAGCGGGAGCAATGCGTTCTTCGGCAATGGCTGCACCTACTTCGGCCAATTCTTCTTCTTCGATTCCCATACCGGCCAAGGATGCCAACATCAGTTCATCCATTCCGCCTTCTTCCGCCAATTGACCGCTTTCTTGTGCAGCCATTGCCGCAGTTGTTGCTGCATCGGCTGCATTCATAGTGCTTGCGTGTTCTACATCGGCCATGACCTCGGCAACGCTTTCCATTTCTGTACGACTTTTAGCCACAACCAAGTCGTCTGTTGGATGCGATACAAAGACAGACATACAGGATAAAATTCGTTCCAAATCACGCTGCGATTGAATATTGGAAAGAATAAAATCGTATTTTGGATGATTTGCATACACACCAATAAATGCACCTGGATTCACCGTGTCCAAAATGGATTTGCCCCTACTTACAAGTTCCGAGTGAAGAGCGGCCCACTGGGAAACATAACTTGCCGCAAATGCACGCGAATATCCAAAATGCGTCGCCAATTCCTGGATATAATCCTCATCGCTTAGCAATCCTGCCCTTCCCTTATCCAATGTTACACGCGTCAAATGGTCAAAAATAGGATTGCTTTCTTTGACGTAATTGCTGACAGTTTTGTAACGCAATGTCAGACTGGTGCGTTGCGATTCCAATTTTTGTGTTTTGGAAACAAAGGATTGAAACAAATCGATTCGGGATTCGAGTGATTTGATGGTGGGTACAGCCAGTCCCAGGTCGGATACATCCAAATGATAGGTTGCATTGAGTTCTTTCAAGACAAGGGGTGTTCTAACTGGGTCAATACGTCCCACAGTCAAAATGGCGGGCAGAATGGACATGGCTGCACTCACGGCTTCATAGGAAAGTGGGTCATCGCGACGCGATGCTTGCAATGTCAGTGTTGCGGACCCGTCGTATCCAAACAGGGTAAATGTCCACATGGTTTCTGCGGGTACACGCGGGGCAATGACTGGAATTTTATACAGAAGAACACCGTGTTTGGTTTCTTCTTCGTCCATTTCCGGAATGTCGCGAAGCATTTTGGACAAAACCATTTGTTCAATTAGCGGCACACCAGCGTCTGATTTGGCCAGTTTCACCAGGGGTGCCGATGAGCGTTGGTTGCCTGGAAAATAACGTACAAATGGAATTTGTTCCGTTAATTTGGCCTCATAAAACGCCAATTCCAAATCTGCACTTGATGTGAATTCTGGATTGGGATGTATGTAATACAAGACGCGATATAATTGACTCAATACACATGACTGGCGCAGTTTTGGAAGAAGCGAGTCCAGAACCACAAGTCGTTTGTCCAATTCTGTATGATATGCAAGTGCTGCACCGGCGTCGTCGGTCTCTCCGGCATCTGGTCGACGACTGAAATCTTGGACAAGTGCGGCCTGGGAAATGCGGGGAAAATAGAGTTTGAAATAACCTTCCAACATGTCGGATACAATTTCAGTACTGGGATCATATATACCGGCGGCTTTTGCAATCGTGTCAAGTGACCATATATGGACCTCGCGAAATGTGGCTATATCTACCAAATCTTCCAACAACATCCCCATATGTTCGGATGCATGTTTGTCGGCCAAACGGGACCCTGCAGCATCAAACAGACGCTTGTCTGGCACGCCGACCACATCTGGCAACAAGGGGTCGCGCAGGTACCCGTTGCGCGCAATGTTCCATGAAAATTCCAGGGGTGCATACCAACCCGTTTCGCCGGCAACAGACTGTGCAATAAACATATATTCAGGCAGGTGTGCAACACTATCTCGCCCATAGGTCTCCGCAATGCGCTGCTTCAGACTCAACACACGCTCGAAGGGGTATACCTGAATTGTAAATTCACGCGTTGATGTTTCATCCGTATGTTCAACAATACGAAGTTCAATACGACCTAGCGATTCTATCCGGGAAGGTCTCAATAATGAGCCTGTTATTGCTGCAGCCATGTCTCTTATTGACTACTCGGTTTTATTCTTCCTGCAAATACCGTCATCAGCCATCATACAGCCCAACACTTCAAACATGAATCGTGCCGAATCATGTTTGAAACTCAGAAAAACTAAAATTCCAGTTACTTTTTCAAATTCAATCCGTCCTTGACATCTTCTTTGTATGTTGGCGAATCGGTAATATGTACACCACAATACTCGACGGGGTGCGCGGCAAAATCGGCATAGTGATAAATTTTCACATGTTCGGCTTGTTTGAGTAACCAGGCAAAATGATTCCAGAATTCCGGTGTGTGGCCCAAACTTGCCGTCCCCACATGACTCATTTCGTGAAGGGCTACAAACACAATAATGTTTTCATCGACAAGTTCTTCAGATGCATTGCGTTGGCGTAGACACATAAAAATTTTCTCGCCCTTATTGACGCTGTATGACGTGTATTGAGCATCGGGAGTGGATTCACTGAATCGGGCGGCCGAACAGTCAAAGTTTTTGATGATTTGTGCGACGAACGGTTTGTCTTTATGACTCTGTTCCAGATATGTACAGAGGCGTTGAATTTTCGCGCGTACACGGGCAAGACGATTGGCTGCCTCGACTTTGTCTGGTAAATTGCGCACTAAATAATATTCACCATCCACATCGGATTTTGTCAACGAGACTGGATATTTCGTCCCCTTGAAATACATTGCAATGTACGCCACTGCAATGAGCGTAATGATGAAGGCCCATGTGTAGGAAGAGGCTTCGTCCATTGTCCTTCTTAGGAGTGGGATAATATTGTACCGTGACACCTTCGTCGTCATCACCTCCTCCGCCGCCACCACCGCGACCACCGCCACTATAAAATCCCTCCTTCAATGGCGAACGGAGTTCAGGACATTTTTCGGTTCCGTGACCGCGCGTATTGCACAAACTGCACACAACTCCACTGTTCATCTTGATGGTTGCAAAGACAAAAACGGATAATCGGTGTCGCAATTTTTTGCGTCCATGAGTCCATGCTCGCAATCTGGAAAGAATTCAAAAACGAATCAAGTTCGTTTTGCACAAATCAATGCCTGCGTCGCCCGAAACATTTCGGCCTCCAATATATCCTTCCAATATGTCTGACAGGATGTGGATGCCGGATCCATGCTTTCCAATAATTTCTGGATTTTTGGACGCTGAATAGGAAGTAATTGTTCATAATATTGTGCTGCATTAAGCACAGCCTGCGCACCTTCTTCCACATCCGAGTCGGAATAGTAATATCCTAGATGTTTGAAGTCTGGGCTGTTATGAACAAGGGGAATACCATAGTTCCACATTTCATAATACAAGTAATTCCATGGATTATTTAGTTGATGCGAAATCACAAGAAACGGAACTGGCTGTGAATTTAAAAAATGTAAAATTTCATCGGTGAGTAAACTTTTGAAAAATCGTGTTTTCTGCGATACTTCAAAATTCCGTCGCATATGCTCCGTCGTTTTGGATTGATCCGGCCAGTTAAACACAAACACCTGATTGATGAAATCCTTGTGTTTTTTATGAATGTATTCGCAGATTGTGAATGGAATCACCGCCGATTTGACATATCCAATATTGGGTTCAAGAATCACAAGATTGTATTTGGAACCAGGTGTGTGTACATGGGTATAATGTAATTTCGGATGCTTACGCAAGTCGCCAAACATTTGAAGCAGACTTGGTGACCATGTATGACGTACAAGAGATACAGGACATCCACGAACAACTTCCAAAAACGATTTCATATACCGATGTCCTTCAATCATCCATATCGAATCAACGGGTGTTTCTTTTCCAACAAATGTCGATGGGTGTGTCGGGTCATCATCAATAAATCCACTGACTGCATTTGCAAGCATGTTGCCACACACAAATCCAATGACATGTGTATGTGTGCGTTTACAGGATGCATAGACATCGGGTGAGATTCCTACTCCAATCGTTATCAGGACGTCATACTCGGATGTTGGAAATTCAGAGGCACTGACACTAATCGGTTTGACAGGTATGGAATCCAATCCCTTGAGGCATGTGTATTCTTTATCATAGGACAATAATGTACATGTGTGTCCAAGATGTTTGTAAATTTCATACAAAAAGTACGCATTTTGCATCAGTCCATTGCTGAATAAATGTTTGTTTTGGATTATAAATCCGATTCTGTACATCTTACATGGTGTGTATGAATTATACTGTTGAAATTCAACGCGCATTGGTTTCCGGAATTGTTCGCATCCGCTTTGTCATTTTTGCAAGAGGATTTGTATGATCCAAACAAATAACACGCGGGTCAAAATGTCCAAATGTTTTATTGAAATCAGTTTCACTCATACCACAAATTTGTATAGTTTGGCTTTCAGCATAAATTCTATATCCGTACCACACTGGATTTGGAAACTTTGAATTGTTTGTATGAGGGTTTACAAAGTGTTCAATGATTTCCGATTCTGAAAGATTACGTGCATCAAATGTATAATAGTATTTTGGTAACGTATCTTCATCATCGTCTTCAAATGAAACTGGAAGTGGTAGACGAAATACAGTTATGTTGTCCATGATGGTTGCGTTGCTTGAGATTATAATTAATTTATATAAATCAATTTTTAGAACAAAAGAACTCAACCGCAAAAATGTAAAAAGCCTACATTCCCAACACTTGTTAGAAATGTAGACTTTTTGGTGTTTATGTTTCGTATGTCATGTCGATGTCATCAATGTCTAGGCGATTTCCAAAATCGTCGTAAATCATATATGTGTAGGTATAACCTTTACGTTCACAGGCTTCCTTTTGAAGTTGTAACTTGCCTTGAATCATTCCTTTTCGATATGTCCAGGAACTTTTGACTTCAATTATACGATTTAGATGTGGAATATACATGTCACTGAAATAGCGATGTCGCATTCCTTTTGCGTCTGTCCACCAAATTTCAGGCTGATCTTTGCGGGATGTTTTGATTTGATGCTCGGCATAGGTCTTCAAGAGTTCGTCAAGCGCTAAGTGTTCGTATCCTTGGATCTTGATTTGTTTGCCTGAAGGCAGTGAATAGAGTTTGAAGGCATGACCGGATTTTTCACAGCGCTCTTGGACTTCAATGGATTGCATGCAATGTTCAGTTCCATATTTTTCAAGACACGTCTTTCGATATTTTTCTTTGTATTCAGGTGTGCCTGTGTATGATATGGCTCCGAACTTGATTTGGTTTGTTTGTTTTTTGCGGGTATCCATGCATTCTTTGTTGGAGCAACGTTGGCCTTGACTGAATTTGGCATATGAGATAAGTCCTTTGCGTCCACATATGCATCGAAAACGAAGTTTTGTACTTCCATTTTTATACACGGATTCATTATCAAGAACTTTGCATCCCTTGGATTTGAAATAGTCCTGGACTTCTGAAAAGGTTTTTTTCTTTTCTTCAAGTACATATTTACGAATTCCAGACAATGTGGATTCTTTTGTTTCTGGACGCTGACTCACATATTCATATCCGTAGCGTTTCTTGTTTGTTTCCTTCATGCGGTCAATGCGACATGCTTTACAACGTCCGCCGCGTGTAAAATTCATAAATGTCATGCTAAATGGTTCCGTATTTCCACAGGAACACAATATATTGAGAGGTTTCTTGTTTGTTTTGTATTCAGTAGATACCAATGTGCAACCTTCCTTTTCAATCGTTTCTTTGACTTCTTCAATCGTTAGACGCGGAGGCATGGTTGTGGGATGCTTTGGAAATATCTTTGCAGTTTATATTTGTCAATTTTCTGGCGGTTTTGGATTTTGGGGAATTTTGATGAAATTTTACTTTTCAAACAATGGGGGGACATTCTTTGAAAAGTTTGGAACTGTATAATTTACCATCTTGTAAAGTAGGTATAGGATTTACTATAGGATTTACGCAATTTCCAAAGGACGGCGCTGCAAATCATTTGTTATAGTCGAAACGTTCCAAGGACTCACTTGTACTTGAGGATTCGGTGGCTCGGAACGCAAATCCCACGATGCGTTGCGCAGGCTCTGGCCGACGGTGTTGACACCAATCAGCGCACCGGCGTTCAAGAAGTTCTTGCCAGCAATATCACCGCTGCTCTGGGGATTCACTTGCGCCCACTTGGTGTTGGGGTCGCCAGGCAGGAGTTCCTGAGGCGCCAATTGATTCTTAGGGAAGCAGTTGGCTGGTTTTTCCGCACCTGGGAAGGGCATGGGTGCAGGGTTCAGGCTTTCAAAGCCCTCAGTGACATCATTGCCACCAATTGCGTTCATATTGCCCATCACTTCATTGCGGTCCTCCTCGCCAGCATTGTTGAATGCGCCGGCTGGTTCGCCGTTCATCGACATGGCGGCGTTGGTCTGAATCACTTCGCCCGCAGCGTTTTCAAAGCCCTCCTTACGGCCCAGCAATCCAAACAATGTATTGTCCATCAAGTATGCAACACCCACAAGCAGTACAAGAGCGAGGACAGCCAAGACCATGTTCCGTTTGTTCAACATATTCCTTTATCTATTTTCGTTGATAGTAATTTTTTTTGGTGCGCCGCATTTTATCGGGACGCCCCGTCGTCCTCACTGTCGTCGTCGGACAGGTCCGCCCACTCGCTAAACGCCGACTCGGTGTCGGATAGGTCATAGGCGGCGTAAAATTGGGAGGCCAATTGGTCAGCCGTTTCCCGTGCAGATTCCGCCGCACGATAGGCAGCACGCACACGTTCTTTGGCCGCCAATTTCTCGCGCAACAGGGTCGCCGGGTCTTTGATTTTCATATCGCCGCCTGCCGATGCCATAAAACTCACATCGGAGACTTCTTGCAATTCAGCGGTGGCGTCGGTCGGCGCGTCCTGGACACCCCAGTCAAAATCAATGATATTTCCGCCCTTCTCTGCCGGTTCAATATACGTGATGGTAAAGACCGGTTGAATTAGAGTCCGGGAAATCGTGAGACCTTGAAGCACAAAGTCCACGATACATGGATATTGTGACACCGGGATACTTAAATTGCAAACCATGGATTTGCTGAGTTGAACGGCTCCACCTACCCGAAGAAATCCCCATGCAGTCGTCATACATTGTAGGGATTCATAGGTGGGCGGGGATTTATACAATTGTTTGTTTTTGACCAATTCATTCAAAATGTACGTTTGCACTTCTTGAAATTTGGATTGGTATTCCAATGTCGGAGATATTCCTTCAGCATTCAACAATACCCGAATGTGCAAAGGAATGGGCTGTCGTAACGGGATGGTGAAAGATTGGTCGGAGTTACGTTCGGGTGTTCCAAAGATTGAAGCCGCGGTTGCAGACATGGTTCTGTATGAAAGTGCGATGTCTGAATCAAAAAAAGTCCGCGCGTAGAAATAAATGTCGGGAGCCAGCGTTGCACAACATCCAGAACGGGACCGCTACACAGAGGCCAATATGGATATTGCGTCCCATATCGGCGATAAAATCATTGCTGTACTCCGAACACCGGAAAACCAATCACGCATGCAATCCTTATTTGACCCGATTGTGAGTCACATTATTAATCGAGTATTTCCCTATATTTTATTGTCCGCCATTTTGTTTCTTATACTGTTTGTATTGACGATTGGTACATTTTGGATGGTGATGCGTACATCCGGATCAGGCGGCGGGGGAGGAAGTATAATTGCTCATGGAGCGGGTGTATTGGGTCAAATCATTGAAGAGGCCGTTATCGGGAAGTAAAATGTTGGAAGGGTTATCGGGGTTGGATGGGTTGGGCGGCTGGTTAGACAAAGATGAGACTATATCGTTTACATCCGATGTAGGAAAGTATAGGTGAACAAATTCAGTCAATGCTTCCAATTCAATACGCGGAGAACCCGCGTGCCATTTTTCCCATTGTTTATCATTCATAAGTGACGCTTCCGTGTCCAGGACGCCAGTCAGAATTTGCTTTGCGCGTCTATAGGGTTCCGTGTCGCGAATATTGAATCGCGCCAATGTATATTCCGTTGAACAAGCATGTTTCACAGTCCAATAGGCGGTTTTGTATGGAATTGAGGGTAGATTCGCAGTATAGTCGGAACCCATCAACACACACATTTCCACAAATTGGTTGCGCGTCATGTCTGCCAAACGAAGAATGTTGGAAAGCGAATATTGTTTCCATCCGCTACTTTCGTGTGGCAATCCTTCATGTGCAGGCACGATTAGTGTTTCCACACCACGAGGCAGAAAGTCAAAATCGCTGCTTATCACGGCCGAAATCCAACCCTTCCGGTTCAAGTATGCTAATGTATTATCGGCTTCACCAGACGCATTCAAACTCAATACACCACACGAATACAGAAATTGTTTGACTTGGTCCCGTTCTTCCGAGGTAAAATACGTCGAATTCAGTTCCAGTTTTTGGCGTTCCTGTGGAGTCAGACATACTGTTTTTTTGACATTGGATTCCACACGCAGCGCTGTTCGTTGCACAAGTGTGTGCTGCTTTTCCGTTGGCGGTTTTCCATCAAATAGAATAACAGGTTCAATATCGAGTCGTTTACACATGGCCACCAAATGCGCGACATAGACGATTGGATAGATTCCACGCGATTTGGCACGATAGAGAAATCCTAAAATGTCAATTCCGACCCTCGTATTGGACAATTTCGCCCAATCAGGAGACACGACTGTTTGAGGTACAGTCCAGCGAATCCAGTTTTGAAGACCCCGAATTCCCATGTTGGTTGTATAGAAAAGTACAATTAAACTGCACATCAAACACTAGGTCGCGGCAGTCTTCACTTTTTCAAGACTCTATCTTTATACAGAGACACACCTATGAAATTTGCAGTCCTTATTTCCGATAACCGCGGCCTGGATGCAAACAAGGAGACCTGTCAATATAATTCCTGCACAGCATATATTAATGCCGCGTATTGTATTGCACATGGCTATGATTTTTATTATGTTCAGCCGTATTTGGACACAATTGATGAAACAAATCTCTACGTGTGCGTTGACCCCAATACACACGAGAAACGTCATGCTTCCTGGGCCAAATTATTGAGTACATTACTTTTGATGACAAAATCATCAAAAGTCTATGATTATGTTGTCTGTATTGACTCAGATTGCGTATTTAAAAACTTCCACACACGGCTCGAGACGATTGTAGATAAGCATCCTGATGCCGACATGATTGTTGCCAACAACGGGCCGTATCATCCTCATTTACCCTGCTGCGGGTTTTTCATTTGTAAAAACACAGAATGGACACAGGCGTTTGTCAAAGCATGGTATTGCTACAAAGCACCGGCCTCCGATTCAGCCGAGTGGAAGGAAGTGCATACAAAGGCGTGTATGGTATATCCCACGCCTCTTTTTCCTGTAGGAACGTATTGGGAGCAGGATAGTATGTGGCTTTTATTGCAGGATCCAGACATCGCGTCCCATATCCAACTCATGAATGAACAGATGATGTTTGATGAAGACAAGGACCAGTATTTACTCCATGTGTCGCATGAGCGGGACAAGTCGCGCAAAGCGTACTTTATGGGATATGTGGAGCATTTGGAGGGATTAACGAAACAATCGTTTCAAACAGTTCTTTCGCATATACCTCGGGTCAAATTTTGTACATCTTCCCTACTGGGTATTCTTTTGTCCTAGGCCTTTGTTGTTCGTTGTTCATTCATTCAATTTCACAGTCATGCGCATTGATAGTTCCGTGGGTCGCATGCGCATTCCCATGTCTTTTAACTTATCCACATTGGATTTCACTAAATGACATAATACGTAGAGACGCTCCGATTCCATCACTCCGTTTCCAAACGTCCACAAAAAAGCAATATGGGGTGCAAGAGCGGCTTTAAGGATATAATAGGCAAAAATATTTGTATCTTCATTCCACTCGTGTCCTGACGCCGCTTGACGTGCAAAGATTTGTGCGGCTTGGAGTTGCTGCCATCGCATTTGAATGTCCCAGGACACATTGTGCCATCCGCACCAGAGCCACTCGGCGTACAATTCCGTCCAGGCTTCAAACAAATGCGGCATCATATGACCCCGAATGCCCCAACAGGGAAGTGGAGTTTCCGGCATTCGCCAATCCCATTTCATCGCATGGATGATTTCATGAATCACCACGCGATCATGTTCCTCGTCGCGGTATACAAACACTTCAGGAATTCCAGGTGTCGCAAAACCGCCATTCACACTCATGCGACCCGGCCATTCATGCGCGCTAATACGACGCGGCCAATCTTGCAGCCACAGATGCACTGTGAAATTCGCAGGGACACCGAGCCAGGCAAGGATGCGGTCAATATTGCGCGCAATCTGTTCCACATCATGGTGAGCCTGAGCAAATAGAATTAGATGACCTTTGGATTTCGGCAACGATATATCCAATGCATGTGTTTCAGGGTCCAACATAAAACGCGCAATTGTTCCTCCGTCCCACTCATGACTCCCCAGTTTTCTTTTTACGCGGCGCAGCTCGGCGTCGTCCAGTTTTTGTGACAGAAGTGGTTCCCGCGGCGACGGCGATTGTTTCAACACCGACTGGCGCAGAAGATTCCATGCCGAATCGTAATTCATTGGTGGGAGAAACGGCTTCATCGCCCTTTGATAAAGACCCAGGTTTTTTCTCGTCGTCAAGCGTCAGTGCAACTGTCTTATTTTCACGTAGTACTTCAAACAAATTCAGAAGTGCCGCTTCGAGTGAAAGCGGAGTCCGATACGATGTATGAGGTTCAGAATTCACTAAACTTGCCATACATTTCCAAAACAGTTGCGGTTCCAACAGGGCTGCATGGTGTTGAATGGCCGCGGCATAACTATCCAATATATCGGGTCCATTTTGACATAGACTAAGGGCTTGATAAATACGTCCGCGAATCCAATACACAATATCCAGGGATGGCGGCTTTGTTCCAAGGGCGTGGCGAAGAATGATTTCCATTGTTTCGTTATAAAAATCCTGTATACGTCGTGGCCACGCAGGGATATGTCCATCGGGAAAGAATTGCAAAATATCTTTCACACGTTCAATTCGTCCATTGCACCGATCCCAGGCCTCGGCAGTCTGAAGAATCGGCGGAATGTCCGCATGGGATTTCCATTCATGTAGCGCAATTCGCGGCACTCGAATCCGAACAAAGGCGTCTTCTAGAATGGCCAAGGAACCCGACATTTCTCTGGCCGTCATCCAAATCATTCCGCCGCCTTCGGGAGGCAAAATATACTGCTGTATAATTGCACGGACACGAATTGCGGCAGGCAGTGTCAAACTGTGTGCGCGGCGTAAAATGACCAATTTTCGATTTCCACTTTGTAAACTGCTAAACACATCGCCTGATGCAAAAAACGTGGTAAGGAGTTCGCCAATAATTTGCTTGTCCTGCATGGACAGATTGGGAATATCAATTTCAAAATGATAGGGACTTGCCAACACGCGGGCCTCGTATCCATCGCCAATCGTGAATGTGCGAGATTCAAGGGGCAGTGTTAACTTCACTCCGTGTGCAGCCTCAATCCAACGTCGTGCCTGGGTCAGTTTTCCTGAACCTGTAGGACCCATAAAGAGCCAAGGAATATGTAATCGTTCCATAGTAATATACAACTGTTACGTGTATGACTTGTATATTACTAGTATGTGAGTGGTTTAGAACGGAGCAAATTACGCAGATGCTGCTAATGTATCCCGCAAGTTGCTAATGGTAATGGTGCTTATACTTGTTGAAATCAACATACCGGGAAGAATCACTAGCATGACGACCGCCAACACAAATTGAATCAAATGACTGGGGTTGGAACTGAAATAATAGACGGCCAGGAAATACGCAGTAATACTGGTTACGAAACTAAACACAGAGACAACTGTAAGAAGTTTTGTGTTTTGCGCGGAATCTTTTGGAAGCAGTGTTGCATAGGTTGCAATGGTTGTTATACCCAACAGTGCGCAAATACCAATGCCGATATAAAATCCCCAATCCACGTTTGCCATTTTACTATGGTCTATGGAAAAATTACCGGCCACCCCACAACAGACGGCGCATACCGCCATTCATGTTGTTGACGGCATTTCCAAAGATAGAGGACGACCCCTTCCAATCCACAGGTGTGCCGGGCGTCGCAGTCACAATGACAAACACGCCGGCAATGACGAGGAATGAAATGACAAGTGGAACAAAAAAACGGCGAAAATACGTGTCGTCAATGGTTTTTCGCGAGGATGCCGAATTCATTGTAATTGAATACTCCTTGTTATGTGTCGGTAAATTTTTCATCGCATCCTAATAGGGAACATGGCGAAGCCTCAACACTCTACATTTCAATGTTCGCCGGCGTTACATCGTCGGGACGGCGAATCGTGCTTGCCGATCGAAGCACAGCGTCGAATTATTTCGGTATGGAATAAAACACAGTCCCGGAAGAACCGCGTTCGTGTTGCCACAAAAACACGAAAACAGAGACACGGCGGGTCATCGGTGTCACTTCTCAAGGAAATGAAGGACATTATGCGGAAACAGAAATGTTCGACTGAATTTTGTGTAGTGAAAAAGACACCTGAAGTCTCGACTATGAAATCGTTGCTTTCCTATTTTCGGCCGGAAAAGCCAGAGGAGTGGGACAAGAAACCCGGCGAATGGCTCGATAGTTTTAATATTGAGGATGTGATGAACCAATACGAACAAGCCGACCCGTCCTTTGAATTCATTGGTCCTGTACCGATTGATTTTGATAAAGAGTTGACATTTGGAAAATGCGTTGTCGATGAACTATGCAAGTTGGATTTGAATACAATTCATATTTCCAACAACAAGAAAAAGATTGGAATTATTTTTAATTTGGATCCGCACGACAAGCCGGGTTCCCATTGGGTCTGTGCATTTGTCGATATATCCAACAAGGCCGCATACTATTTTGATTCCTACGGCTATGAACCTCCCCGACAAATCATTCGGTTTCTGAAACGATGCAAGGAGCAAGGATGTGAAACGATTCAATGGAACGATATTCGTCATCAACGCAAAGGTTCGGAATGTGGTATGTACTGTCTCTTTGTTATTATTTGTCTACTTCGGAATCAAAAATCCTTTTACGAGATATGCAAACACGTTGTTGATGACGATACAATGAATGCATTTCGTGATATTTTGTTCGCGGAGGAAACTCCGCGACGCGAAGCACTGGAAAAGGCCCTACCGCGTCTATGTACATAAAGCACGAATCCTTACCCTAACGTAGAAAGGTTTAGGATATGTCCGGACGCCCCAATCTTGCCCCCAATTCATTCTTGAATGGACCGAACTATCAAAAATTAGTTGGGTTCCTTCGCAATCATTATACGTCCAAACTTGGAATGAACGCACTGCCCGAGCGTGTGGATACACGTCTCCAAAAGACAGTCCAGCACTTTATGACTGAAGTTGCACGGATTCAAGGTGGACGCGCCACACCGGTTCAATTGAATCAAGAAGTCGTCCGGGAAACCACACAATCGATTGATTTATGGCTGAAAAAACAAGAGGCAGCCGCACGCCCCACAACAACCACAATTGGCGCTTTTTCCAAGCCACCCTCTGCACCCATTCCAACACCCGCACAAGATGATTACAGCCGATTGTTTGAAGACACAGGAGCGCGTTTTGAATCTGTCATGGCTGAACGGACGCAGCCCGCCAATACATTTGTACCATCCACACCGGATTTTCGACTGAAAAATGAATTGGAATCCAATGAGGACCCTGTTCTTTTGGTACAGCGTATGCAAAAAGCCCGTGAAGAACAGGCTCGTGCAATGGGGATTGCGGCCCCACCACCACCGTCCGTAGCGGCACCACCCCGTCTTGAAATCAAAGAGGATGTTCCCTCGGCCATGCGCCCTGTACCGCCACAAGCCGACAATCCGCCCCCGCTGTTGGCACCCCGGCAACAAGATTATATTATTCCGCAAGAAAGTATCCAAAAATACCAAGAAACGGAATACAATATTTTCCTGACCAGTAGCGACCGCGACTGGTTGCGAAATACATCCGAAAATCGCTACAATTTCAGTGTAAACTTCAATACCGGCACCAAAAAGAATGGATTCAGTTTCAATGCGGCGCTTCAAGAACGATTCCGGAATATTCAACGCATTGAATTTGTAAAGGCCATTGTACCGTTAGAAGCATATACACCACTTGTTCGAGTTGCAGAATCATCTCCATCCGTTGTATATGACACAACCCGTGTTGTAAATATATTTTCATTGCCATTTGTGGGTGTTCGTATTGCGGAACTGAACAACAATGGTTTCAGTACAAAGCCTGAGGAAGACAATACATTTGCAATTGTTCAGTACGATACGACCTGGTCCAGTGATTTACTTGCGCCCGCCGTGCCTGGAACAGCACCTACGCCAGTGTTAACGAAATCGGGATACACCGGTTTAATTCCAAAATTCCTGAAAACCCAAAAGGTGTATACACCGGCCCCGTTGGCGACCCTGCAACGCCTTACCATTCGTATGGAGCGCCACAATGGTGAATTGTTGTCTGCCGATAGTGATGTCCTGTTCTTCAAACGCATTTGTATGAGCAATTCCCTCCTGTCCATGGGTGTGCCGACTGGAACCGCTTACAGTGTATCGACGCCTCAGAATGCCTATATTTTCATTCAGACAACGAAATTCTTCCCCTACAGTGCCGTGAGCGAAGGCGATACGCTGCAAATGCAAGGATATTTGCCGGCAAGCACATCCGCGGCCGCCGTGGATTTCACAAATTTCATCAATCGTCCCCAAGGCCATACTGTTGTCGCTACCGCCTATGTATCCGCCGATTCCGCCGGTGTGATTACTGATGGACGCAATAACGCAGGATATTGCAATGTCATTGTCATTCGCAGTCGTTTTGATGATCCAACAACGGGAAGCACGGACCGCGCCACGGCCTACTTTGGCGGTGGTGATGGAACGGCGGAAATTTCGTTGGCTTTGGACCTCGACAATGCTGCAGTGGAACCCAATCAAACGGGCGCGGCCCTATTGAATACAAGCCGACAGACACACATTGTGCTTCGTATTATTACTCGCGACTATGATTCTACTTCCAATATTCGTCCGGACAATGTATAATCCACGGGCGACAATCTGTACTTTATGCTTCAAACATAAGAATCATTGATTGCTATGTTTGACGTTTTGGATGGTTTGAATTTCTGGTTCTACAAGTAGAGGTATACGCATGATTGATAAAACCATTTTTGGTTTAATACTGCTGGTCGGCGCAGTCATTGTTGTATTGTTTATAGGACGCCGAACCGAAGGATTTGCATCGGGCGTTCCCAAATATGATACGCAGACTCGCAGAGACTATGTGGAATCAAGTATCAAGAAATACAATCCGTTGGCTGCACAATACGATGTAACACGCGCGAATTTTGCACGCACGGATGATCCCGCCCAACTTGACCGTGTGACGCGCGACATCAAGTCGGCAATGATGACGGCTGAAATAAGTCCCGATCCCTCCACAGGTTCCCGATTTGGGGTGAATCCGCGTGATATAAATGTCAGTCTTCCGCCGCCCAATCAAGTTCTTGTAATGGCACGAAAATGCGAGACAATTCAGGGTCGTGGATGCGACGCGTTGAAGAATCCTGAATATGCGGCGTGTGGAATATGTATTAAGGATGGTACATCCTTTTCTCAGCCCGACAAGCCTGGAAAACATATCGGTGGACTCTTGGTTCTTCCCGATGATCGAAAAGAGGCCGAATCCAAAGCCGGACGTGGAGAGCCGACGTATTTCCCCACTGTGGGTGAATGCGCACCTGGTTATTTGTATCTATCCGCTGATAAATGCACAAAGGCAGTGAATCGATTGGATTGTATGGAAGCCGGTAAAGCCGGTGGCTTTGATGGTGCGATGAAAGAGATTGCACGTTCGAAATGCGCGCAGGTCGTTCATGGCGACGGAAATACCTATGTCTACGAACCACGCGGACGCAAATTCAGGGTCAATTTGCGAGTTGTGACACCGACGGGAACAGGTGATATTGGCGTGTATATCCTGAAACAGAACGGCGATAAATATACGCAGATTGGTTCCTATCTTGGTGCCGATTCTGGAAAAGAGATACTGATTCCCATCAATTCAGTCGGTGAAGCCGACGAATTAGCCGTGTTTGTCTTTGAGAAATTCCCCCATCGTCCCCGTGGACGAAATGAAGTGTTCCAAGTCATTCAGGCGGATCGTCGCTATGGGGAATCCAGAACCTCGTCTGAAGCCTTATGCAACAGCATGGGTGCGCGTTTAGCCACCAAAGAGGAATTGGAAGACTACCAACGAAAAGGTGGACAAGTTTGTGCGTGTGGATATACAACAAGCATTAATGCCTACCCTATGAACGATCCAGGATGGACACCAGGATGTGGTATGGATGCAGGGATAAAATACTGCGGGACAACAAAGGACTCGTGGAATGAAGGGGGTGGAAATACCTGGTGCTATGGTATTAAACCACCCTTAACACAAACACCCTACTCGGTTCCGAAATTCGGAAATATACCTGCGATTCTTCGTTCCCATGTATTTTCATTTTATGAAGGGAAAGAAGGCGGTATTTGGTCCGAACACGGCAGTGACTATCAAGCACCGGCCTATCGCGGCGTCATTCTTCAATGGGAGAGCGAGGACGGAATGCGAGTAGTCCCGTTTGAACCAACAATTGTAAAAGTGAACGACATGGCACCGTCCAGTGAATCCTCCGATGGTACAAAGACATTTAGCAATTTGCGTCGTCTTGGAACCTATGCAAAAAGTTCCATGATTCTTTCACCACGACCCAGCGGAAAAATGCTGTCGAATCAATTCTGGATTTGGTCCAATCTTTCCAACAGTGTGTACACAAGTTTCACTGTCAAGGTTCCAGGTATTTTTATGGATCCATTTTATTCAGAAGACAAGGTTCTTGCCCCCCGTGGTCCATTGATTAGCACGCCCGAAATGATGAAACTGATGCGCACATCTCCTTGTTTGCGGGCAGGTGAAGTCCCAGGGAAATATAGCATTGACTGCTTGACCAGTTTGTTCCGAAGTGCCGGTGGCGACCCATTGCGCGGAAAACTGGCCGTAGAAGGCGGCGGTTTGACGCAATTATTGAAACATGGAGATATGGATGCAATTAGTGCATATCTTGCAAATTTGTTTTCCATTGCAACAAAGGGTCGTGACTCCATGGGCAATCGTGTTGGAATGTCAGGTGCTGAGCGGATAGCCTTGATTAATGATGCGGCCCAGAAACTGTTTGGGTTTGATTTGACAACGCCCTGTGAAGACGTGGTGGAAGACGCGGCTGGAAATATGAGAGTTGTTTCCAAAACCGGACCTTTTAACGCCGACTGTTTGGATTATTTGTGGATGAACACTGGCAACGACCGTCAACGCGGAAATGAAGACACCACACGCAAAACGGCACTGCAAAATACATACACAACTCTGTATGATCGGTACAGCGGTCTTCGTAGCAATGAAGGTTCTGCAGAAAAGCGCAAACAACATCCATTCCAAGCCTGTCAACGCAGCGGCAGCAAGGCACCAATTGGTGTTGATGGAAAACCCAATGAAGTCAACATTGCCGAGGCCAATCGCAAGGGAGGCAATATATTAAGCATCCAAAACTGGTATGACCAAATTCATCAGTCTGCGAATTATATGTCACCTTCAGCCGACATGAATGAGACAAAGAAGGCCTTTGTCAAGCAATGCTACGGCATTCAGCGCATTGATAATGTACCTGGTACGAATGGATGCAAAGCAGTTCCAGCACGGTATGTACGCGTGCTTGCAACAGGTATTGCTAGTTCTACAAATCCAAATGCTGCATGTATACAAATTCCACAACTTCAAGTGTTTGATTCACTGGATAAAGAGGTCGCGCGTGGAAAACCCACATCTGCACATTCGGTGTGGCTATCGGACAAGTCTACACCTGACAAAGCCGTGAATGGCGATGCTCGTCCTAAGAGTCATGGTGAAGGAGAATACCACGATAACTGTGCTACACCGGACCGGCAATTTTGGATGGTGGATTTAGGCTCGACTGTACAGATTAGCCGCGTTGTATATTACCCGCGCACGGATTGTTGCACATATCGCCAAATCGCGGCACCTGTCCAACTTTTGGATGAACGGAAGCAAATTGTTGCACAGAAATGGATAGGACAAGATGACGTACCCATCAATCAGGTCCAAAACTTGATATTTACACCAGAATCCGCAAAACCCATTTTTCCAAGAAACATGTTGAATCCAGGTCTGCGATTCAGCCTTCAATCCTCAACTTCCTACAATCGGTATCTGCGTCATTCTGGTTTTTCATTCTGGTCAGTTCCAGAAACGTCCGATTCCACATTTAAACAAGAAAGTACATTTATTCTTGTTCCAGCCCGAAATGGAAATAGCAGCATGGTGAGTTTTGAATCTGTAAGTTTCCCGAATCGTTTCTTGCGTCACGCAGGATTCCGTTGTTGGTTACATTTTATCAATAGTGCATTGGACAAAGACGATTCATCCTTTACGATTGTAAACGCACTCAACGGCGACCCAAGTATGGTATCCTTCCGATCCGCCAATTTCCCACAATACTACTTGTCTACACGTCGTGAAGCACCCAATGAAATATGGATTACAACAGTTGATACATCCAATGTATGGGATGTTCAACGCGCATCATGGAAATTCACACAACCCTTTGCATAATAACATTTACATCCAGAATGAAGTGTTCTGGAAATAATATATATGGATACAGAATTACTTATCCATATGTTTCCAAAATTCCACAGATGTATTAGAGGATGAATCAGTGGCTTTGGATATTTGCCATATTTGGAGTCGCATTTGTATTTCTTTTACTTTTGCGGCGCCGTCCAGATATGGAAGGATTTGGTGACTTTCAAAAAGCAACTACTGCATTTGTGAACAAACAAGACACCTTTTTTTCCAAATTACTCAAACATGGAATGTTTGTCAATAGTGGAATTTCGTTGGATGGATTAAATTCGGCAGTGAATGACAACAATCTGTACAATACTATTCCTGAAACAAAGGACTGGACGCAATACTTTTCCCCCGATCCATTGACGGAAAGTATGAACTATGACAATACATTTTGTAAACCTGCACGCCATCCACGAAATCTTCCCACCCGCGATGCAACAAAACGGGCGCAATGTGGTTGGTGGTATGTTCCCGACCCTTCAGTTCCATCCGTGGGCGTACTGGGTACTCGCGACGAGGCCGTTGTAACAAAGGGTTTACCACCCAACGGACAATGGGTTTGGGATATCAATCAAGCCATTGAATTGGAAGAAAAGAAATTTTGCCGTCGTATCAAGTCGTGCGACTTATTGGATTTGAACGGAATACAGGGCGTATGTGGATTCTGTGAGCGTCTTGGACACGCTGTCCCTATTCATCGCGACGGACGTGAGAAATACCCCGATACAGAAGGTTCGTGTGGCGAAAAAGTGGCGAGCAGGACCACGGAATGTTCACGGCCCGCGCCTGCTGAATATACAAACGATGATGGAGTCTTTTGTGGGAATTACGGTCGTCCCTCGTCCAACAATCAACGCCGTCTGTACACCAAATCCGAATGTGATGCACTCAATGGGAATCATCAGCCCACAGGCGAATGTCTCATCAAAACCGGCGGTTCCTACAGTACAGCGTGTGCTGGACTCAATGCTCCCGCCGTGGCTCGCGGGGTCTGTGACCCTGATGCAAAAGGCAATCTTACCCGCGAATGTCTGATTGCATTGGCGAAAGGACTTGGATACAATGAATCCGGAGGCGTGTTGCGTATGTTGATGGGCAATATGGGTCCCAATCAAACGGATAAATATGCGTTAGAAGTACTGCGTGGAAAAGGAATCCAGATTCCGGATGCGGTATTGGGAGCCGGGAACATTGATAAAATGAGTGCAGCGACCATTTATTCTGAACTGTACAATGCAATGACTGCAGGACGCGAAGCAATCGCAAAACAAGCCGCAAAATGGTTGGTATCCGGTACCGATTCCTTTGATATTTGCGACTTTGAACCCACGAAAACAGGACCCTTCCCTGTGACTTGTCTCCAACGTGAATTCCGCCAGGCCGGATGCCAACCTGCCGGTGCGAAACATCCAACAGAGGCGAATGCAAACCAGTACCAAGGTATGACATGGTCCAACATATCCAAGAGATTCAAGGATTTGTACGCATCCATGTCTTCCAGTGATTCAGAAACACAACGCGTTGCAACAAAGGATTGCTTGGGCATTGATTTCTATAAGGCGCCGGATAAGGAGTGCTGTGCTATTATGTATGGACCCTGGATAAACTGGAACAATCCCCTGCTGGCCAATCGTACCATGGTACTTCCAGACGGCAAAAAAGTCTATATGGTACAAGATGGTTCGTATGCAAAAATGGTTCACGATTCAGGAGAAGGCAGATACATGCCTGGAGATGTCCATAAATTAACACCCACGGACTGGCAAAACGCCACTCGTGCGCCAAGTGGTGTCTACAATGTCCGAAAAGGTAAAGCAAACGAATGCAACTTTCCCAAATTACCGCCTAGAATTGCATTACGGGGTGGACATTTGAATAAATATTGTGCCGATGAAGGTGGACGAATCACATGCAATCGCGATTGGCTTGGACCATGGGAAAAATTTTCCGTGGTGGACCTTGGAAATGACACAATTGCGTTGAAAGGTGGACAAATGAATAAACATTGTACAGATGTGGAAGGCAATGTTCGATGTAATATACCCCATCTTTTACAATGGGAACAATTCCGAGTGGCTCATCTTGGAAACAATAAAATTTCATTACGCGGTGGACGGGCGAATAAACTTTGCGCCGACGAGGTAAATAGAGTCGTGTGCAATCGAGATGTCACTGGACCTTGGGAAACCTATACATGGCAACAAGTGTAAACAATATGTGGAAACAACATCAAAACTCCAACATTTCATACATTCTGAATGTAGGAAATGTTTGAAATCTAGAATCGATTTGACTGGACTGAAACTCTACGCCATGTCTTCCTCAATCTTGGGATGGAAGTTCATATCCATGGCATTGTTGGCTTCTTTTGTAAATGGAGTCTTGAAACAATATTCACCCAAGATACCGTGTTCAAGTTGATTCAATTTACAATCCACAGCCGAACGTTGCATGACATCTTGCAATTCATCCGCCAATTTCTTTTTGGTATTCATCAGACGATAAATAATCTGATCCGAAGTCAGTTTGTCATCGTGGTTCTTGATGGTTTCGTCAACGGGTGCGTCGCCAATGATTGATAAATAGGTAAATACTTCCACATTTCGTTCTTCAGGCGGTAAATCCATATGGGAACAAATACGAATTGCGCGACCCTTGACCTGTTCAAGGCGCACATAGTTCCAATAGGGTTCCATTAAATGGACCTGGCGCACATTGGAGAGCGAAATACCTTCTGCACCTGATTGAGTAATCATAAAGACTTTGACAATCTTGCCTTCGCGATTGTCAGGTACACCGCCCGTCATGGAATCGACTTGAGCTTTGAGTGCGGGTGTGAGTTTACTCCATTTTGCGTTAAATATATCCAGCATAACACGACGCGCTTCGCGCACTTCATCACCAGTGTATGCAATATAGCGGAATTTGTCAGGTCCACTGCCTTTTGCAAGAGTTTCGGGTGAAATAGACCATGTTTTATCCGGATTGCGGACCAATTCCAGTTTGACGTATCCAAGTTGATTTTCAAGAGTTACTCCAAACAGTCCTGTGCCTTCCAACGTCTTGAAATTGGAATAGACCAAAACAGGACCTTTTAATCCATTTCCGCGTCCCATATTGTCCAGAATGCGTTGGAACTTGGGAGACAACTTGGGCAGATTTTCGCGGCTGAATAAATCGGGATTCGCACGGAAATGCGCAATCGCAGCCTCAATGGCGCCCGCATAACCGGCCGTGGTTGCGCGTGGTGCTTTGGCGGCGGCGTCTTGGGCGGCGGCCAATTCATCGGCCGCTCCGGCTTCTTCGGTGACTTCATCCGCGGCTTCACCCTCCGCGGCCGGTGCGGCCGCCATCAATCCCTCCACTTCATCTGCGGCAACACCTTCCGCAATCGCCGCAGTATCCACATCCTTGTCCACAACCAAATCACCTGTAATCATATCATCGCCCGTTTTGGGTAGACCAACCATGGCACGAACATCCTTTGTCATCGAGGGTACAGGACGTGTCATGTTTTCAGGGAATACAAAATTACACGATATACGTGAAAAAATCATAAATGTGGAACTGATTTGTTTCATGGCGTCTGCATAATCCGCCATTTGTTTTCCAGCACCCGCTGTAGATTTTTTCTTTTTGCCACCCGATTTAATTTCGCGTTGAATTTCCGGAATACGCATGGATGAATACACACTGATTTGATGAGGACTCATTTGGACATATTCGACTGTTTCATTTCCAACAAATTCATATCCAAGGAGTGGTCCGGCTGCTGCACCTGCCCCGCCCGCAATCGGCGCCACATCCGGCAAGGGCGGGCGCACAACGGTGGCCATATATTCAGGGCGTCCACCTTTGTAGTAGGAAATCAGTCCTGATAAACGCGCCATGAGTTTGGGTTTGGCGTCTTCCTTGACTCCAATCGTTTCGGTATCAATAAAGTAGTTTTCAAAGACTTTGCGAATCTCTGGAAGACGCGCACATGCGTCAAAACGTACCGGTGGCGCACCGCCCGCTCCCACATCGGAAAGAGTTGCAATACCACTTGTTTGAAGCGCAGCACGCACACTATCAAACCATGATTTGTATTGGCGTTCCCGATCCATTTCACCCTCCCGTTTTCCGTAATCTTGTGTACGAATGAAGCCACGCAAGGCACCGGTTCCAGGATCCACGACCTTGCGAACAAAGGATGGAACTGGAGTAATACACACACGACTTTTTCCACTGGCTGGGTCAGGCTTGACTTCGGCAAAGTCAACACTGGGATGAGCCTGTAAGAATTGTAGAGTTCGTCGTTTGACATCTTCAGCAATACCTTCAATGTAAAATGTGGCCATGCGTGTATCACCGGCAAGAACATTGGCCAAGACACCCACTTCCTGTGGAAAGTTGATAATGGGTGTCGCCGAGAGCGCAATAATTTTGCATCCGACTGCGCTGCATAGAAGACGATAGAGAATATATGTAACTGGATACTTGAATCCAGGTTCTGTACAATGTTTGGGGATGTAGTTTGGATTGTATTCGCGCGGTTCTTGTCCAGGACTCAGGAAGAATTCCAGATTGGTGTTGTTGATTGTACGAATCAAGTTATGGACTTCGTCAATAATAATGGTTGCGCCGTCAAATTTGTTGGGGTAGCGTTTGGTTGGGTCCGGATTGGTGATGTGATTGCACAACCAGTGTTCACGCAGGAAACTGGCCTTCAAACTGTTATAATGGATGAAGCGGATACGATGATTCATGACTTTGTTGATTTGGGAACGTACAGCGGCCTGTTGTTCCGCCGACAAGTGTGTAAAATTAGGGGATTTTGTGGGGTCAGGAATCCAAGCGCCGTCTTGTTCCGCTACGATTTTTGTAGGAATGCCTTGTTTTTTCGTCAAGTCAATAAATGCATTGTATTCGGGTGAGCCTTTCACATAGGAATTCAGTTTCAAAAATGTCCAGTGACTCATCAGGCGGAAAATACCAGGTCCGCATTTCATGATTTCATCACGATAGTTGGGATTCAGCGCGGCGGGTGTCATGACAAAAATCTTTTTCGTGGTTGCAGTGCGGTACAATGCATCCATCAATGCAATTGATGTACATGTTTTACCACTACCAAGACCATGGTATACAAGAATGCCGCGGTACGGTGTGGGGCGTTGCATGTAATCACGTACAAATTTCTGATACAAAAGACCGCGTGTTGTACCTGAGGTCAATCCAGAACATGCATCGGGATCTGGAAACTCCGGTAATTTTTCAAGAGTGTAGGATTTATAGGTTTGTATAATAAATTCACGGAATGCACGACGTGTCGAGGGTATATATACCATTTTTGTGACTCCAATCGGTTCCATGATTGCATCAATTTGTCGACTTAGTGTTTCCAATTCAGCCGCTGTGCCTTCCAATCCAATCCGACGACGGCTTTTCGCGACTGTGAAGAGTTGGGGAGCGCCTGCAACGGCCGTTTCTGCTTCGGCTTCTGCGTTCACATCCGAATCGGGTTCTTCCATTTCATTTTCATCGGCAAGTTCACGCGCCGCCGCGACTGCAACAGCAGCAACAGTTGGTTTTCGCACAACAGTAGGTTTGACAATCACAGATGGTGCTGCGGGAACTGTCGCTGCAGTAACAATGGGTGCTGCTAAAGTTGGAACAGGACGAATCGATGGTTCCACACGTATTTCGGCTTGAACAGGCGCCGCACGTGAGACTCCCACCATGATACCTGTACGAATTTCCTGTTCCCCTTCACCCAAATAATGCTCTGGGTCTTCAAACACTGCCTTCACAATCTTTCCAGGCGCCTTGAACCGGGGTCGTCCGCCCATGACAACACGCGCAGCAGCAGGCGGTTCTGGTTTGCGTTGAATTCCCAACGCTCGCAATCGTGCTTCATTCGTACGTTTCAAATTCGGTACATTGGAGCGTGATTCAAACTGGAGTATATTTTGATACCGACGGTATATTTCTTCCTGTGGCAAACCTGTGGCGATTGCTTCGCGAAATCGCTCATTGTACGGCTCCAATTTGGATTCTTCCGCCATTGATTCCTAATCAATTGGGATATTTTCCCTTTATGCTCAAATCGACATTGTTGACGCTGGGCTAAACCAATCAATCCAATACCTTATGTAAGTAGCATAGAAGTCTATGGCCTCAAGTACAGGGTCGCCGCCCTCGAACCAAATAGTTCAGCCCGCATCCGAAGAGGGTCCACAAGTAGGTTACGACTTGTCGCGTTCGTATGGTAGAAATTGGACACATACCAATGTGCATACACTCTTTGATTGGTTAAGTGTGGCTGCATTCAATATGCAGTGTTTGGAATATGCAATCAAACGCCATCGTGGAACAATTCGTAATTTTACAATTTATGGATTGGTTGTAAGTACATTGTCCGGCACCATCTCCTTGTCTCAATTTGGAATTGAACAAGGTCATGTTGCAAATCGGATATTGCAAGGATTGTTTACATTTTTCACATTTTCACTTGCGATATATACAGGATACGTCAAGATTTATCAAATTCAAGAACGACTGGAACAGTTCATCAAATTGCGTCAAGATTGGGCTGTATTTGCGACTACCATTGGTTCGGAACTCCAATTACCCATTCAATTACGTCGGGATGCGCTGCATTTGATTGTTAAATACAAATCCATTTATTTGGATTTAATTAAGATTGATATTGAGGTTCCCGAATCACTTCGCATTCGTGCAGAACAATCACTTCCTAAATCACCCGATTCGCATTTACAAGTCACCAATTTACCTTCCACAATTGTCAATATTGGAATCCAAGAATTGGACGATTTGAATGCCGAGCGTCAGCGGGACAAAGATAGATATTCAGTTACTAAATCCGCCTCGGCATCTACGGCTGCGGCTCCACCCAATACATATTTACCACCGTTGCCGAAATCACCGCCACCTACTGTCATGCCTTCCAAGTCACACGACACAAAAATACCCATACGGCGCAGTTCACTGCCTCCGCCCGTATTTTCTGCATCCGTTGTTTCGCCCGTCACACCTGCTTTGCCACCGCCTGCATTGGTGCCGCCTGAATCGTCGCCAGCAACACCCCCTGAATCTCCAACATCACATTCATCATCCATGTTGGAAGTGTCGGAATCTCATTAGTCATCCTCGGATGGTAGAGCGCCCAAAACAATGAGTGCGCGTCGACTGGCTTCTTGTTCGGCGACTTTCTTATTGCGCGCCACTGCCGTCGCAACCACGGACCCATCGGGGGCTAACACGCCCATAGTGAACGTTCTATCGTGAAGTGGACCTTCCACTGCAACCTCTTTATATTTAGGAGGGGTGTGATAAGTCGCTTGATAATATTTCAGTAACTGATCTTTGAAGTTGTTATCTTCGGAAATCAGGGCTGCGAAATCAACGTGTGTTTCAAACAGATTAATAAGCCATGTTCGTACACGCACAAATGCGGCACCCGGGTTTTTATCGGCAATATCTTCGTACATGGCGCCAACCCATGCTTCCAACATGCTGCCTAGAATTCGTAAATTCCGGCGACCGTTGCATACTTCTTCGACGTGCCGACTCAAAATGACCCATGGCTGAAATCCAATTTTTAACGCCAGTTCGCCCAGGTGTTTATTATTCACAAGACGGGTTCGTAATCGGGTCAGGAACCCCTCGTCTTGATCGGGGTATCGTTCACGTAAATACAATGCAATCACACAACCCAACAACGAATCACCCGCAAACTCAATCTGCTCATTGTCGGATGTACAAAGAGGCATGCAATCCGGAGGACGCGGTGCAATAATGACCGGCTCGGAAGTTTGAAGTGCGGGTGGGTCCGGTCGATCCACATAACTGCTGTGAACACATGCTTGGTGAAAGAGTTCCCATTTCACGGGGCGGTCTTTGATGCCGTATGTACGAAGAATGTTTAGAATCGTGGCATCCGGTATACGACGGTTGACAGGATTCCATGGATTGTAGATTTTGGGTTCATCGGGCGTTGATACAAGATGCGGTGATGTTGTCATGGTGCAGTGTCTGATATCTGAAGAATCCATGTACAGGAAGTCTTTATGTGTCATTTTTTCCAAAAGCAGAAAAAATTGACAACCAATACATGTTTATTTTGAAACATTGGGCAGCGTATTTCTTTCCAATTTCATATCTTTCCACAATTTGATTTTGAATTTCAAACATGTCAACGTCCATTTCTGTTCGTCGTATTTCGCCACAGGCCTCCAAGATGCTTGCCGTAGAATCCAAGTCCGTGGCCAGTTGCGCAAAGACAGTCCAAATCCGGATTCAGACTCTTCCAAAATCCTGCAGGATTTCACCCATTGTCCACGACGATTCGCCGCATGTCGTCATACACATCATTCGTGATGAAGGCGGTGCAAAGGCACCTGCACTCATGTATGAAACTGAATGTGTCGGTTATCCGTAACAATAATTACGAATGAAGTGCTGCATAGATAGTCGTTGCCAGTGCGACACCCAGTTTCCGTTTCCCCAGTGGAATCGCCCCCAGTTCCTCCACAGTTTTTCCCACAAGAGCCGTGAATGAACCACCACACGACGCAATCATTGCATCCGCTGCCGTCTTGCCCACTCCAGGAATCGCCATCAACATGGCGTAGAGTATACGTTCCGGTGTATTGTTGTCGGCTTTTTTCACATGAATTTCGGCCGTATAGGCCGCCGCGGCTTCTGCGGTCGTCTTGGCCGCCGCCGATTGAAAGACGGACGGGTCTGCAACCAAAAGTTTTGCAATACGTCGTATATAGGCAATCGTATCGGCTAAGCACATTGTATGAAACACAGGAATGGAATGGCGAAATTGAAGACGAACAATGGCTTGTTGCAAATGGACTTCATTGAATGCGCCAAGACACCATGAACGCGACAGCGTGGGTGACCATGCTGGTGCTTCCACTATATATCCAATTGCTACACCCGAACCACGTAGGGAGTACAGGCGCGCACGTTGTTCACGATATCGTCCATCTTTTTGACTTGCTCCCAAATCCGCAGCCGTTTTTCGTTCCAAAACAACCTTCACTCCAGACAAATCTCCCGATTCAATCTGGAAGGCTATATCTCCTACATCAAGACGTTCCGGCACAATATACCATCCTTCGTCTCCCAGTGTTGTATAGGCCGACATGGCCGCAATCAGATCGTCCTCCCGAATATCCACACTGACTTTGACTGTTGTCATCCTGTTTGGTTGTGGAAGCGGGAAGATTTCGTTAAATTGTCCGCATTAAAGTCTTTCATTAGTATGGGTGGAAAGAGCAATAAAAAAGGCCGCCTATCGGTGTCACAAATTCAAACTATTTATTGTCAAATGTGGGGGTCGCACGTTCACGCCTGATGCCGGGTCCACCCAGTGCTTCCAACATCACATTTGAAATCCACTCACAATCTCTGTATCTTTACAGTGTTAAATGCATCAATGTCCACATACGCATGGAAATCTTTTTCCATACGTGTGTGTGCGCGTAGTTTCTACATAAATATTTCGTAATGATTCTATCAAGATAATATGTCCAAATACCAGTTTATTGTTATATCTGTTTCCGAGGAACGAAAACGGAATTTGGAAACACAATTTGCGGAACTTGGAATTAATACACCCCTTCTTTTCTTACCTACACCGTCCTTGATTTCCAATTCGCAGTCGTATTTACCGAGCCATGTGCAAGATACAAACAAACAAAAAATTATTTGTTGTTCGCGCGACCATTTACGGGCAATTGCGCTTGCGTGCAATGATACATCTCCTGAATTTTCCGTTATTTTTGAAGACGACATCGCGCTTCATAAAACACAGTTTATTCATGGAATTGAGGAAATAATGGCCAATTGGGATACATGGATAGCACCCGATAAAATGGCATCGGTTGGATGGATTCCATGTAATAATTACGCGACATATATACCTGCGTCTTCCAAACATACAATGAAATGTGTTCTTGGATCCAAAATACTACATGATCGGTTTGCACCTGGCACACAGGCCTATATTGTTCGCAAAAAGGACGTTGCGCCGCTTGTCCCACATTTAATACATCCGACATTTGATGAGTTTTTTTCACATATCCATGGTATGAACTTTCCAGATTTACCCAAAACAAACGGTTTGATTGCAATTGATATGTATATTAATCGCATATTGGGACAAGCGATCCTTTTTCCACCCCTTGTGATTGAGCAAGATACACCTTCATTGATTGGTCATACAAATGTAACACTGTTTTGGGATGTCTTTTTCAAGGATTATGAAGCCATAAAAAAGAATTATTATTCATTTTAGGATTTAGGGTTTAATACCATTCACGATTGCTCTCCGTGGGGGCAAACATACGTTCTAGACCGGGTGTCCATTTCTTGAAATCATTGTAATTCCAATATCGTGAGTTATTGCGGTCGCCCACACCGGATTTATCAAAATAAGGGTCATCCTGGAGTCTGTCATGAATATCGAGCGTAGGAGGAGGAATCGCAATTCCACGTTCCTCAGCCGTTGCAAGTGAAATCGTCTGCTCATCTTCGTATGTTTCGACACGTGGTTTCGGCCGCAATTCAGTCACTTCGTATTTATTTTCAGAGACCTTTGTGACTACCGGCTCCCATGCAGGATCCGATGCATACAAGTCGTGAACCAATTTTCCAACGGTTTCCGTCTCGGAATCAAGAATATGCTTGCTGATAGACGTGGGTTGGTACGAAGCAAGAATCTTTTGCTCGCGTTGTTTTTCGGCTTCTACGTCGGGAGGCAGCACGGTTTTTGCCTCCATGGAGTTGAAAAACACACCGCTCTTGGGTTCGCGGAATCCACCTTCCAGGCGTCCAGCCACAAATTCGTCCTCTTTTGCTGCTCGTTCTTCGGAATTAAACGGTAATTTTGCCCAATCCAAAATGTGAGACGTAATGGAGGGTTTGGGTCCGGCTTCCATGCGTTCCTTTTTCTCCAATTGAAAGACACGCGAATATTCGTAGTCATCCAGTTTCTGAATGGGGGTTTTGGCCGATGTTGTTTCAGTCGACGAATCAAAATTCAACACCTCCCGTTCGGCACCTTGGAGTTGTGTGGCGATTGGCGGTTCTTGACCATTGTCGAGTCCACCCAGAATTCCAGACACGGGTGTGCGATTGGGTTCCACTTTGGGTGGAATGCATGTAGCCCCGTTTGCATACAAATCGCGCAAATAACCGATATAATCGGGCAGTGTGCCGAATGACCGGTTTCCAGGTTTGACATAAATTCGGCCATCAGGACCTCGTTTCGCTTCCGTCGGACACTGAGTGTCGTTTGCAAATGTTTCTACAGCCAAATTGTTGCTCCTTGTTTGCATCCACATACGCATACCCATAACAAGCAAAATACCCACAACCACAAGAATTCCCAACATGCGTACACGTTTCATTTGATTGCTTTCCTCTTACTTAATCTATCCCAAATTAAATTTCGAAAAACATAATAGAAGACATATCTACCATGTCAAAACGCCTTCGCAATAATCGTGGTCGATTTACTGCCACACCACCTATGGATGTTCGTTCCGAGACACAGATTCCAAAATTAGAGGCACTGATTCACAGCGGTCCCGTCACATTTGTACTTGTGTATGCAGACTGGTGCGGACATTGTCAGAATTACAAACCCACATGGTCCAAATTGGAGAAAACACCGGGACGTGTTGCCAATATTGCACGCATTCAGGAAACAATGCTTCCGAAATCACCCAGTCTCAACAAGGCAAAGATTGAAGGATATCCCAGTGTTATTAAAGTAACACCAACAGGCGAAATTGAAGAGTATGAAGTTCCCGGAAGTCGTCATCCCCGTACAAATGCGGTTCCATTCATGCGGGATGAAGACACAATGGTTCGTGAATTGACCACCCCATCGCAACCCAATTCTGTCCTTACCGTGTCTCCAACTACCCACGAAACTGAGGCCGGTGTACAAGGTGGCATTGTTGGCCAACTCGGCGGCGCACTCTCCAAGGCGATTCGTCGTATCTTGAAACAAGCGCCCAAATCATCCTTCAAATCACTAACACGTGCCTTTATTCCTCAGCACCATAAACGCCGGCACAGAACATTCAAGTCGCCAAAACGATTTACACGTCGCGGGTCTACCCGGAAAAATAGAACGCGCCGGCATCACTAATAAGCACACGGAAAATTGAAACATCAGAAACAGACACTTGTATATATTTAGACTTTCTAAGACTAAATACATACAGGCAGACAATGGCGGCAGCATCCGATTCGGGTGATTTAATTTTCCAGACCAAGGATTTGGTGAGTCGTGATATCTATGTTTCCGTTGACGACGACGATGATGAAGCACCGTCAGGAGACAAGATGAAGATGTATGAAATTATGCTCTTTGGTACAACTGCCGAGGGTCAATCAGTGGCTCTTAAAGTCAATGGATTCAAACCTTTCTTTTATGTACGTATTCCAACCGTTTGTCTCCCATACAAAAATGAATTTACATCCTGGTGCATGAATGCCATGACCTCCGATGAAGCCGAGGCGTCGTTGTTTGAAATTGAGCGACACAAGACTCTCTTTGATTATAATGCAAATACCGAGGCACACTTTGTAAAAATTACAGTCCCGTCCCAATCGTTATGGCGTTCACTCAAGGACAGACTTTTGGATAAATCCTCAACACCGCTAACATACGCAACTCGCGAATTGTTTGGAACATTGGGCGTCACGGCCATTCAAGCCGCACTTGCATCTTCAACAACTCAACAAGATTTACTGACAGAGGTCGCAAATGTGGATGACGATGGAAAACTGATTGCATTGAAAATCTATGAGTCCAACATTGATCCTGCACTCCGATTCTTCCATATCCAGAACATCAGTCCTGCTGGTTGGGTAAAAGTAAAGGCCGGCAATTGGTCTTTTGCACCTACCAAGGATGCAAAAGTCAAACTTTCGGCGGTCGCGGAATTTACAGAAGTAGTTCCTGCACCGGATGGTGGTATGGCACCGTATACAGTTGCATCATGGGATATTGAGTGTAATTCAAGTCATGGTGATTTCCCACTTGCGTACAAGACATGGCGCAAACCCATTATGGAAGCGCTTCAGAATGGACGTGGACGGACATTGGAATCCTTATGTGATGCACTGGCCGAGGGTGTGTGTGGTGGAGGTTCCTGTATGTCCAACATCTGCCTCAAGAATCCATTTCCAGGTGCGGCATCCACGCGTGGTGAAACATTGCGTCATATTTTGGAAGGACGGGGGAAATGGACCGCGGCGTCGGCTGCGCTGGCGACTGTGCATTCGGCACGCGGAAAAGATGCATATGACAAAGCCGTGGCTGCATTGGACAAGATTCTGAGTGGAGAGCGCGGAAAGGATGTGTTGCCGCGAATTGCGGGGGATGAAATTATTCAAATTGGTACAGTCATGTACCGCAACGGTGTTCCAGTCAGCAAACATATTTGGGTGTTGGGTTCATGTGAAAAGGAGGGCGTCAAACCACCGGGTGCGGATGTTCCTACCGATGTATATACACACAGTACTGAATTGGACATGATTCGCGCTTGGTTTGCGTGGATTGGACGGCGCGACCCTGATATTATGATTGGCTATAACATCTTTGGTTTTGATAGCAAATATGTCTGGGACCGTATTGTGGAGTTATCGTCCCATGAAAAGATGGTTCGTGAGATTGTTGCCCCCTTGTCGTGTTTACGGTCTCGCCCCGTGCGATTGGAGGAAAAGTTTCTGTCGTCCAGCGCCATGGGAGACAATACAATGTGGTTTATGAGTTCACCGGGTCGTCTTCAAATTGATTTGCTTCCATACATTCGTCGCAATCATAATCTGGAGTCGTATACATTAGATAATGTGAGCGCGACATTTGTGAGTGGGTCCATGAGTGGGCTTGCGTCTGTGGGCGATGACCATACGGGCGAAGTCTTCCGATTTGGAACACGTTCCACCAAAGGAATTGTTGTGGGACGATACATTACACTGATGGATGAGGAAAATGACCGTGTAGTCGACCGATGTCTTGTCACGGCTGTGGAACCGAAAGCCCTGACTGTGGTGATTTCAGGTGGTGCCGCCACACTTGCCGACCATGGTTTACCACCGGTGCGTTGGGCGCAAGTCAAAGACGATGTCAGTCCAAAAGATATCTTCCGTCTTCATCGTGGAAGTGCAGCGGACCGTGCCGTGATTGCCAAGTATTGTTTGCAAGATTGTGACCTGGTGATGGAACTGTTTACGAAACTGGAAATTCTTAATAACTCGGTGGCTATGGCCAATGTATGTTCCGTACCAGTAGGTTTCATCTTTACACGCGGCCAAGGAATCAAGATTGAATCATTGATTTTCAAAGAATGCAGACTTTTCCAACAACTGATTGAGGTAATGCCGAGTGCAGCACGGGGGGGCGACGGACCGGAAGTCGTATCCGAGACGGGGAGCGAACCGTCGGAAGTAGAGGACACGTATGAAGGCGCGATTGTGTTGGAGCCGCATACGGGCATTTATATTGACGACCCCGTGACGGCCGATGATTTTGCGTCGTTGTATCCGTCATCCATTATTAGTGAAAACATTTCACACGATACACTGATTTGGGTCAAGGATTATTCAAACGAGGGTGAATATATTTGTACGCGCGAAGGGAGCGACAGATATGATAATTTGCCAGGTGCGAAATACGTCAATATTGAATTTGATATTCTGCGACCCGATCCTGGCGATACACGCAAACATCCCACAAAAATCCGTGATGGAAAGCGGGTGGCGCGGTATATTCAGAATCCCCAAGGAACGATTCCCCGCATTTTGGGAATGTTGCTAGACAGCCGAAAACGGTGTCGCAAACTCGCCGAATCGGAACCGGATGAATTCCGACGGGCATTGTTGGATGCACAGCAACTTGCCTACAAACTCACAGCCAATTCCTTGTACGGTCAACTGGGGTCCGGTACCTTCAAAATTCGCCGTCAAGTATTGGCTGCAAGTACAACGGCATACGGCCGCAAACAACTCATGTTTGCAAAGGCGGTGATTGAGGCTGTCTATGGAAACAACCGAGACCCACGATGCAATGTCGAGTGTGTATATGGCGACACAGATTCCATTTTCTTGCGGTTCCGACCCCGCGATCCTTTAACAGGTGAGTCGTTGCGTGGACGCGCAGCGCTAGAAGCCGCCAAGGCCCTGACGATTGAATCGGGAAAACTAGTCTCGTCGTGTTTGAAACCACCGCACGACTTTGAATTTGACAAGATTTTCCGGTCCTTTTGTTTGCTGTCCAAAAAGCGATATGTTGGCGACATGTCGGAAGATGGAATTGAAGACGACGATTTCCATCGCAAGTCTATGGGTATTGTGATGAAGCGGCGTGATAATGCACCCATTGTCAAATATGTGTATGGTGGCGTTGTGGAACGGATTCTGGGAACAAGCGATGTTGCATCCGGTATATGCGCTGCAACCGAATTTGTCCAGCAATCGGCACGTGATTTGTTAGCCGGAAAGTTCAGTATGAACAAATTGACAATTACGAAATCCTTGCGCGCAGAATATGCAGACCCGACGCGAATTGCACACAAAGTCCTAGCGGACCGAATTGGCGCACGTGACCCTGGAAACAAACCGTCGACATCCGACCGTATTCCCTTTGTCTATATTCAATCGGCGGACGGTAGTATTCCAAAACTGCAAGGCGACCGGATTGAAACACCTCAGTTTATTCGAGAAAATAGCCTCACTCCCGATTATGCATTTTATATTACAAACCAAATTGCCAAACCCGTTGCCCAAGTCTTTGGTCTTGAAGTGGAGTCCATGCCTGGCGTGAAATCCACGGACATTGAGGCCACCAAGAAGGCACGCGATCCCGTTGCTGCACGAGAAGCGCTTGCTGAAAAGATATTGTTTGAAAAAATACTGTACGATGCCGCACATAAACCCGAAGTCATGGAAGCCAAGGGCCAGAAATCCATAGCCTCCTTCTTTCGGCGTGCGTAACTTTCCCCGGTTGGCAAGGCAAAAAACCTTTATGACGGTAAGACAATAGATTCCCGCAGATGATGTCTTGGTTGTTTGGCGGAGGCTCAAGCGAATGCAAACTGATTTTACAACCGGATATTAGCGCGAAAATACTTCCCGGATTCAAATCTGGCGATTCGCTGTCTGTGGCTGGAACGGCCGGTGAAACTGTGGGGACCCTTCTTGGACGTTTCAATACATATCGCGGTCCCGACTCACAAATTACAAAATTATGGAATCCCGACGGCACCCCCTTGTCCTTTTCGTCCCCTGTCCACGGCACGCAAATCGCGATTGTAAAGGCGTAACACCATTGTGCGAAACAATTAAAGTGTTTTTGTATTTGTATGTATAGAGCAAAATCTGTCGTTAGACACGCGCGATGCCCTCAGCACTCAAACACACATATACAAAAAGCGCTGCGACTTCCGAGTCGTACGCTGGCAATCGTGGGAAGACGGCTCTTTTACATGCAATCGAACTGTTATTCTGTATCAAATCGGCAGAATTTCGTAAATATCATCCTTCATTTATTACTCCCTCCCCCGAGGAATTTCTGGATTACATACAATCACGGTATCGTAAATACATTATGATTCCGTCAATGCGCCATCGTCCATTTCATACTTCCGCCATTCCAAAACCACCCTTGCTTTATAAACAATTTCTGGCCTTTGTGCATCCATCGACCGTTTCCAGTTCCTTCCAATCCGTAATTGGATGCCTGTATGTAGTTGTGGAGAGTTTAGGGTTGTATTTTGTTGTCAAATCAGCCATGACATCCAATTGGCGCGATGAATTTTGTTCAACCACATTTTTGGAAGGATTCAATGCACCCATATATTGGCTACTTGAACACAAATTGCCCGCTTACTTTGCGCATCGCGAGGAAATACTGTCCAAAATGACACATGTACTTGTGAAAAAAGCGCCGGCCATTGCAGCCGCTATATATCCAACTATATCCGACACTAAATTATCCATGTTTGAAGTTCTGAGTTCCCAATATGTGTCTGCTTTCCAAACAGTCCTAACTGACGAAATATACAATGTCCATTTTGTCATGCCGCTTGTGTTTTTCTTTGGAGCGCACGGTGTGTCACGTTGTCGTGACGTATGTGAAGGGATTTTGAAAAAATATGTGGAAGTGGCCTAAGCCGAGGTTTGTCTAATGTTCATCGCCGCCATCCGATGAACGAGACCCAATACTCATGTCATCTTCGCTTTCAACTGGAGAATGCTGTTCACGAATATCTGCACGACATACGGGACAATACACATTTCGTTGAAACCACGGCATAATACAGGAATTGTGAAACTGGTGGGAACAATTCAGCCGTCTCCATGCAGTTTGGGTGTCACCGTGGAACACGTGTTCTTGACAAATGGGACAATTTTCATCGGCCGGTATGTCGTCGTGTGGAATTATACCTGAATTCGCATCAATTTGTGCAAATGTCGGTACCACAGGCACATCTTGAAATGCAACATTATTTGTAAGAAGTGATAGCAAATCATTTGCTTCAAATAGATTTGGAGTTGGATTTGGTGCGGCGGCACGTGCGTTTTGTATGGGAAGTGCAAGTAGGGATGTTAACACATCAATGTCCGATGCAAGATTGGCCGCTGCACGGCGAACTGTTGCGGACGGTATAATGTGCGTAATAGTGTGTCGTTGCGTGGGTTGATTTCCAGACGTATTTTGGGTTGATGTAGTGGTTGTGGTTGTGATAGTTGGTGGAATTGTGGGAAGTACTGGATGATGTGCAATTTCTCCCTCCACCACTTGGCTTCGGGTTTGCGACTGGCCTTCCACAACTTGAGTTCTAGGTTGCGACTGTGTACGAAGATCCCAATTTGCAGTACGCAGCATTTGGCTTACTGTATTGGCTTCACGAAGACTCGGTTGAGGAGGAACAGGTGGAGCTGTTGTTTGCACTCCAATCGTCTGTGAACTAATCCATGCATTGAACTCGGCTTGACGTTGGGTGGAATTATAAATTCGGTACATATTCATCTGTCGTGGAAACACGGATGGAAACAAGGTGGAAACACGATGACGGAGCCATCCAAACCGCGGGTCTGGAAACAATGTTTCATCGTACATGAGTTCTGGAAAGAAATTATGAAGATCGTCCAGCAGACTAAATCCGTACAAATAGGAATAATTACTTGCGTATGCCATTTTTGGTTTAATTTTATATATGCGTAATTTGTTTATATCCTGTCCATATCACTTTTGGAAACATGCAAAATAAAAAATTGACGGCGTCTAAAGTTCGTATTGAAAGAATTAATTATAAACTAAACCTTTTCCAAAGCCATTTTCAAATATGGAGCCGTTTCACACCACAATTGGACTCGCCAATGTTGGCAACACATGTTTTCTGAATGTCATTCTACAAGCCCTGCGCATTGCACCACCCATGGTCCAAATGACCCTTACGGATTTGGAACATCCTATTGTTCTTCGCAAGGAAAGCAAGAAACAGGATTTGGTGATTGCATTTCAAACACTTATGCAGGATTTCTGGAAGGCCCGTATTCCAGAAGGCCGTCAGCCCACCATGATTCCCCGTGGCTTTATTCATGCATTTTACAATGTTCTTCGTTCCAACGACGACGATTGGCACAGTCCTGGCGAACAATCGGATGCAGCCGAGGTACTTCAGTATATTTTAGAATCCATGCACGACGGTATGTACAAGAAAGTCCGAATGGAAGTGATTGGAGATGTCCATACTCCTGAAGATAGTCAACAAATCAAGGCTATTCAATCCTGGGCCGATTTCCACAGTAAGGAATATAGTCCAATTATCCACAATTTCTACGGTCAGAGTCAAATGACGGTGGAATGTACAAATTGCGGCAATAAAAACCAACGCTATGAGCCGTGGTTGGTCATGAAGGCACCCATTCCTGGATCAAGCACACCAGGTTCTCCCGCTCCATCCCTAAAGGATTGTTTGGCCGCCGCATTTGATGTGGAAACAATTGACGACTATTCATGTGAAAAATGTTCAGGAAAGCACAAGGCAACACTTACCACACGTATTAGTCGTCTGCCGGCCGTCCTGTTTGTATCACTGAAGCGATTTACAAACAGTGGTCACAAGGTTCGTGGACGTATTGGGTGGGACTTGGATTCGATTGACGTTGATGATTTCTGTGCATTCCGCCGCGACCCATTTACCAATTCACCTACCCAGTCTGAGTATGAAACATTTGCCGTGATTGAACATCTTGGCGGCTTGCGTGGCGGACATTATCGTATGTATGCACGCCAGGGAAACTGGTATCTTTACGATGATAATTCTGTTCACATGATACCCCCGGACCGAGTGATTAATGAGGATTCGTATATTGCATGCATGATTCCGAAACATCAGGCAAGAAGTATGCGCAAAGACATGAACGACCTGATTCTGCGCGCGCGTGAGTTTGCAACACGTGCCGAGGAGGCAGCGGCTGCCCCTAGCACAGCGGCTGCCCCTAGCACAGAGGCTACGCCATCAACACCGGCACCACCTGCATAATTCATTCCAGATTCAGATTCTACAATCTATATACCACTCCCACTTCTACACGTCTTGCCCAACAATATCCGAACATAACTTTTTGTGTCGATTAATCAGAGATGAACTTTAATATTGCACGAAACACTCGTCCATTGACCAATGCCGTCGCGGCATCACCAAATATGCTTTCAGGCGTCTTTAACAAATTCTGGGCAGTCATGGTATTAATTTTGGTGGTCTTTGTTGCAATGGTGATTTACTACAAGACAATTGGTTATTATTTGGAAATGGGATGGACGCGTATTTACGCCATGATTACTGGACGCACAGACATTAATGCAGAAATCGGCGGTGAAAATGGTCTGTCGGCCGATCTCAAACCCATGGACGCTCCGCCTGCCGCAAACAATATGCCGTCTCCCGATGCACGACCCCCAGGTATGCCTGGCGCGACCGACGGAACTCCATTTTTGTCCTCATTGTCCATTGGCGGACCGAAAAAGGAAGTGTTCAACGTAAGCCGCAATATATATACCTACAACGACGCTGCAGCCGTGTGTGAAGCACTGGGTGCGGAACTCGCCAATTACGAACAAGTACAGGACGCCCACAACAAGGGCGCCGATTGGTGTAATTATGGATGGAGTAAAGGCCAACTTGCCCTGTTTCCCACACAAAAGGCCACATGGGAGAAACTTCAAAAAGGACCCGCTGAATACCGCAACGCATGCGGACGGCCCGGAGTCAATGGCGGATTTTTCGACAATCCCGAAATCCGTTTTGGAGTGAATTGCTACGGAGTCAAACCTCCACGCAACGCGACAGACGAATTGTTGGAATCACAGGTTGCGCTGCCGCCTACTCCAGAGCAGATTGAATTTGAAAAGAAGGTCCAGAAATATCGTGAGCAACTCAACACGATTACTGTATTACCTTTCCAAAAAGGACAATGGACGGAATAAAACCAAATCCAATGTCATTGACTCGACATTTGCGATTCGACATGTATGAAACATACCGTCAACATTTTAATTTAAGCACACCTAGTCTGTGTGCTTAAATTAAAATTTATGACAGGTCGAACCGAAATTCTACAACTGATTTACACAAAGGGGTCATATTTGGACTTTTTATTCACACACACAATATTGCAATATTGATAATGGTCTGAAAAATCGGTAATGGGTACAAATCCCTTGGGTACAATATAATGGAATTTATGAAATCCAGCATTGTTCAGAAGAACAATAACATCCATAAGTGTACTTCCATTATCCAAAAATGTACCTCCATATTCAAATTGGACAATATTGACATTTTCTAGTTTTTCTTCAAATCCTTTCAAAACATTGGGTTCAAATCCTTCAGTATCAATTTTTAGAAAGTCAACATTGGGAATTTCATTGAAATTCATATAATCTTTTGCTTTTTTGATTTTAAGAATAATTTTATTTGCTGCATCGGATGCTCTGCAACTATGAACTCGGTCGAAAAAGGACTGGTATTTAGGATAATACGCCAATTCCTTATTGGTTTCACCTAATCCAAACTTGTTAAACACCGCCTTTGCATTTTTATTTGGCATTTTGGACAATTTGTCTATAAATTCAGAATTGGGGTCGAAATAATGGACTTCGCCTTCAAAATCCAGAAATTCGCTGTCGCAACGACATCCAACATCGAAAATCGTTGAAATGTGAGGTTTAATACGATTATAGAAATCAAGTTCACCGTTTCTATCACTGAACCAATTGTTAAACATAGCCATTTTCTATATAGAAATATGTTCCATATAGAAAACAAACGCAACAGGTCGGAGATTATTTCTTTTTCTTTTTAGTTCCATCTGCGTCTCGTATATCAGGTTCATGTTCAGGTTCATAGTCATCCCATGTCACAATCGTTCCATTTGTTTCCTTGCATACGATTTCTTCATCGACTAATATATCCATTTCACGATGGATGTAAAATGGAAGCAAATATTGCATAACGTCGCGCCAACTGTCCTTGTTAAGAAATTGTTCCCAGTAGGCGGGTCGCAACATCCGCCAAAAGGTTTCCCAATAGTCGGTTCCAACAATGCGTGAGCGTACAAAGTCATTCCATTGATTTTCCAACACATTTGTCCATTGTCGTGGGCGACTAAATACACGCTTTGGAGCGCCGACAATAAATCGGTGTCGTTTCCAGAATTCATAATAATACATGGTACATGTGGCTGTACACATATCATACAACACTTTCTGACGCGAAATGTCTGTTGCATAGCCTTTCCGTGCAAGGTCGTCACAGAATTGATTCACTACATATTCAACCGATTGATAGGGCGACCATCCGTCCACATCCGGACTGTAAAACCACTCGGATGTATCACATTCAGCCTTTTCAGTATTAACTGCACGTATGGACATGTCAACACACGACACAAACACAAAATACAAAAACGTATATCCTTTGTCCGGAGTTTTTTTCATGAAATAAAACTCATACCTACACGGATTGCGCTACTTACTTGCGCCCGTGACGGTTTTCTTTAAATAATCAACGGAACGACTTCCACGATGCTTTTGGATGAAATCCAGAATTCCCACCGTTTCATCCGGTTTCCCTTTGGATTTGTAATACTCGTGAAGTTGTTCCTCCAAAAATGACCAAGACAGATTGGCCTGTTGATATCGTGTTTGACGCTGAAGTGTGGCGCCATTGATTTGAAGGATTGCATTTTTCATACCCTGTGCTTCCAACATGGTTATGATTTCGCCTTCAAATTTGGAGCGCATGGCGCGTACATTTGCAACCTGTTTATTGAGCGTTTCCGCCAGATTGTCAAAATGGACGTAATGACGGACCGCATGGACCAAATCGTCTTTGGATGTAGTTGCAGTCAATTCACCACCGCTGGCGCCAGTAAGTGTCGGAGGCTTGCTCATTTTATTCATTTCGCACGTTTCTGTGTTGCGGGTTGTTCCGCATTCAAGGAAAATCAAAACGTAGAATAGAATTTGACGGTATTGTCATAAATGGGTGTGTATTTTACGGATCAATATTCGTTACTGCATGCTGCAGTGGGCATGGTTTCCAGATATTGGAACATACCACTCTTCTGGCTTCTAGTACTTCATACAGTGTTTGAAGCACTGGAAAATACGGCGGGCGGTATGTGGTTTATCAATACATATATCCCGTGGTGGCCCGGTGGAAAACCACATCCAGATTCAATCCTGAATCGTGTTGGAGATACAGTTTATGCGTTATTGGGATGGATAGTTGCCCATGCACAGTTTGCAGTTTTCAACACTTGAGCCTTTTTTTCTATTTTCCAATTTTTCCTTTTTTCATGTATATACAATTTACATGAAAAATAGATACATTCAAACGGTCTCGGCTGGGTTTGAACCAGCGACCTCCCGGTTAACAGCCGAGCGCTACTACCTACTGAGCTACAAGACCTCTAGGAGTTTCCTCCCACTTCGGGAAAATGTTAGATTTGCGAAAATTAAACGCACACATAGTTTTATGGTTCAATCGGTCGTTCCAGAATGACCATTTCTGGGCGATAGATGCAGTTGTTATTTGGCATACTGAGCCATTTGTCAGGCGCAATTATGGCTGGATGTGGATAGATGGAAAAATATGACATCCACCAATGAAACGTTGAATTGCTTATTATATATCGTGGAAACAATGTGCCGACATAAAAAGATGTCAAATCATCGTCTATCTCTAAAAAGGTAACACCATCATCTTTGAATTGGGATTTACACCATGATATGTCGTCGGACATTATAAAATAACGTGTATCTTTTGCAAAGTATGACATCGCTTTTGTGTAGTATGTCATACCACATGGATTGTGAATTCTCACATTTGGACCTGTGCAATAATCACCACGACGTACTCCAATCAAACACGCATTTGATAAATCGTGAAGTTGCGGGTAGGTCACAAATACACTGGATGGTATATGCATATAGGGATGCGTCAAGTTCAGCAATTGCGTAAGTTCTTGTTTCATATTTGGAAAGTGACATTCGGATTGCCAGTATCCATCCAATAAAATACTGTTATAGGATTCAAATAATTTACATAAGTCATTATTTATATTGTAATAGGACCATTGGACTTCTTTGTATGTAGTGTTGTATACGCATGTATCAAAATATGGAACCAATTGCTTATACAAGGATTCAAAATATTTGGACGGATGGCTTCCTTGTCCGCAATAAAATGTATTTGTATGAATGTGAAGTATTGCATTCCATCGTTTGCATAAGGCATGGCCTAGCGCAATTTGAAACAATTGATTTCCAAGACCGCCCTTTAAATTGACCACGATGTGTTTATCGGGTTTTGTATATATAAGTGACATGATATATCTGATGATTCTGTCCATTTTAAATTTTAATTCTGAACCAACAATAAGATATGCAATTTCCTCCAACATTGGTAATTAATTTGGAGGACCGGCCGGAAAAATGGCAACAAACACAAATATCATTTCAATCGTTTCCAGTTCCTCTTGAACGACTTGATGCGGTCCGTAAATCTCCGGGATGGAAGGGATGTGCTGCTTCACACTTCAAAGCCATAGAATTGGCGAAACAACATGGATATGAATGGGTCTTGATTCTGGAAGATGATGCAGAACTGTCATATGGCGGATATGAGCGATTTATGGAATTGTTGCCATTGTTGTATGCGCGACGTGCCGAATGGGATATTTTTTTGGGTGGGGCTACATTTGTAGATCGTGTGCGTCAGGTTTCAATTACGCCGCCGGTGTACCAAGCCGGTGCATATACCACCCATTTTTGTTTAATCCATAACGGAGCGTATGACAAAATTTTGTCGAACTACGTGGATGGTCCGATTGATGTCTACTACAAGGAAAACATGCGATTATGGATGACAAATCCACATATTGCAACACAGCGACCTGGACCTAGTGATATTGAACAGGGAGTCTCCAATTACACATGTCTGTTTGATGAGGCCAGCCGAAAATTATGGATAATGGGATTACTGTACAGATATATGTATCTTCTAATTGGATTGTTTGCAGCATTGGTAGTTGTGGGCCTACTTGCAACATATACATATTGGAAGAAGCCTATGTCTTTGCGACATTTGCGTTTCCCATACATATTTCCGTTTTTGAAACATTGAACCGAAACCTGTGTCTCCAACAATAATCTGTCAGATTTCCACGGCCCTGATACTGGGTGACGCACCAATCGTCGCGTATTCGATATGTAGGCGATTTCGGTTTTCCTACGGCGCGTGTACACCGTTTTCCGGATGTATGAATATAAACACAACGATACGCAAACATGCCGCCATGCAGACACTTTTTATTTGCGCTGAGGCCTCATCAAAATCAATACCCATATCCATAACTGGTGAGTATTTACCAAAGTAATGTATAAAAAAGGCAAATATGCACCGAATAAAACTTTTTGAGGATTGAATCAATCTTCAAAAAGGGTTTGGGAATTTTCTGACCTGCCTGAATCGAACAAGCGACATTTGGAACTTTGAATTGAGTATCAAATTACTACAGTCCAACGCTCTACCAACTGAGCTAAGGTCAGTAAAGCAGCACATGGCTGCTGGAAAGAATGAAAAAAATGGAGGAATGGGAAATTTCAGACATTTCTATTTATTAATTTATGTGTGTGTATGTGTATGAGTTTATGCGCTGGGGGTAGGCTTGATGTAGTGGGGCTTCAGGTAGCGCTGGAGGTTCAGGATCTTGAGTTCATCCTTCTCCGTCAGGTTCAGAAGCTTGCGCAGAGCGGCGTCAGCCTTGATGACCTGCTTGTTCATCAGGTTGTGGTCCTTGGCGTACTTGCATACACGAGTAGTGACCTCAGAGCGGCTCAGAGGAGTACCCTTGGAGACACCCAGGAAGGTGCAAAGAGCATCAGAGATGGGAGTGGGCTTGGTGAAGACAGTGTCCTTCTTGGGCTTGTCGGCACCACCCTCAGTGGCGGAGGCCTTGCGGCGACGACCCTTCTGGGCGCGCTTCAGTTCACGAGGAATGGCCTTCTCGAGTTTCTTCATGCTAGAGAACACAGTGCTAAGGGTGGAGCGCAGTGTGTTGACCTGCTCAACAAGGCTGTTGAACTCAGAGACAACATTGACAGAGTCGCTGGCTACAGCAGGTGCAACAGTCTCAGTCACTGCGGCGACGGGTGCAGCAGCAACGGGAGCAGGGGCGGCAACAACTGGAGCAGGAGCGGCTACAGGGGCAGAGGTGGTGGTGGTGCTAGAAGCAGCGCTGGAAGCCTTGCGGCCCTTCTTGGCGGCGGAGGTAGAAGCAGAGGCGGCTGAGGCAGACATCTTGTATATCGTTGGCCGAGGAACTTTTTCCTAGAAATAAACGCGGGTATGCTGATTGTAATGATGAATTTTGGACTTGTCATTTTTTCGCTCCGGAGATGAGAAAAAATGACAAATTTGGTGCGTTTGAATTTTTTCACATGGGCTTGAAATGTAGAATTCTTTCAATTTCCATATATTCCATTTTTGCAGCGGTAAATAACAAACGAAATAGGATAATTGGAACTAATCCAAATGACAAGTACATTTTCAATAGGAAATTGTTTGACATGTAGGTCCGTGTTATCACGTCCTAGCGTTTGAACAATTATATAAAAATAAAATCGCGTCATAAATAGGGAACCTATCCTTGACACACATGCCGACAAATGAAATTGTATTGTCGTCGCCATCGACATGTGCAAACATTCGATCGCGGAAATACAGCACAGAAAAATGCCCGAATCCAGCAACACACGGTACGTACTGTGGAATACATTATAAAAATCCAAAACCATGGAAATCGCCTACACCGGCTCAAGTAGCCAAAGCAGTTACGGCGCGTACGCGTTCCGAAATTCTGGCATTAAAAATGGACGTCGCGGCCAAAATATGGAAATGGTATACACAATGGCGTGGATATTCTGCGTTCAAACAACGCGGACCAGCATACCATGTTCGAAGTATAGCCACCAATGATACCGACTTTTTTTCAGCCGATCCAGTGTCTGATATTTCTGGAGTCATGTTTTTTTCCTATCGGGATACAGACAATCATGTCTATGCATTTGATATTCGTTCCATTCATACACTCATTCATCGCGCACGCATTCATGGCAATGCGCCCCAAAATCCATTTACACGCATAAATCTGGATAATTCTGTTGTTCGCCGTGTGAACACTCTTGTCAAACATCTACAAGCACACGGGATTGTGACGGAATGGGCGCCTCTTGAACCACCGACTCCCGAACAGCAATTATGTATGAAAGTCGTGGATTTATTTCATTTGATTGACGAGTTAAACTATTATTCCTCGCCGGATTGGTTTCTACGGCTTGACCTGGACGGGCATTTACGGTTTTACACGGAATTGCATGCGATATGGTCACATCGCGCAGGTCTAAGTATGCAACAAAAAAATGCAATTGTTCCAGGATTCACACAACTGTTCCGTCATCCGCCATGGGCGCTACGTAGTCAATCCTTGGCGACTATGCAGAAATTGAATATCAATACTATTCGTACATTAATTACTTCGGCGTCTGATCGGAATGACCGAATCCTGGGTGCAATGTATGTGATTAGCACACTGACACTTGTGAATGAAGATGCACGTCGAGCCTATCCGTGGTTATATGAAAGTGTCCATGATACATCGGCGCCCGAATCGCCACCACGAGACACGGTAGAAATGGACGATGGAATCAGTGAACGCCGTGAGGGAATTCCATTTTTGAATTTTTTAGGAATTCAGTGGATTCAGGAATTGCTGCGTGCCGATGCTATGCCACCACTTCGATTACCGCCGCCTGTACCTCCACGCGACACGGAGACTGACGCGGAAGACTCATCCTAAATTTATTAAATACTTTTTTTAGTATAGAATTAGTATACAGTTTGAAGATTCCAAAAATAAATCACGTCGTGGTGTGTTTTTGGACGCTGTTTTCTACCCCCTACGGAACAAAATTGACACCTCATTTTTCATCCATGTCGATAGGTATAAAAAGGTTATATTTCTCGAGTTTCCAATTTCAAGCACACATAAAATGTCCGTTGTCACTGTTTCCTCTTTCGATGCCAAGAAGCTCAGCGTAAGCGACGTCAAGAAGTTGGACAATGGTTCCAGCCAGGTGTACATTAACTACGACGGTAAACGCCTGCGTCTTCAGGCTCCTCGTATGACGGTACCCTACGACGCCGGCGACTACAAGGAGAATAAGAAGTACAAGGTCTCCTTCAGTTTCAAGGGTATGGATGTGAATCCCAAGGTTGCCGCATACTTTAAGGTTCTGGAAGCCATTGACAACTTTGTCATTGACCAGGCTACGAAGAATGCCGCCAAGTGGTTCAAGATGCCCGGCGCAAGTCGCGACGTCGTGTCTACCATCTATACTCCCAGTGTCAAGTACGCAATAGATTCGGCAACAGGCGACCGAAAGGACCTACCTCCGACCCAGTCTGTGGCGCTGAAGACACCCAAGGGCGCGTTTGATACAGAAATGTACGACAACAAGAATCAGTCCATTGAAGGTCTGACTCCCGTGGAGGTTCTGCGCCGAAATGCGGAAGTGACGCCTATTGTCGACGCTACGGGTATCTGGATTGCAGACAAGAAGTTCGGTCTGTCTTGGAAACTGCATCAGGTACGCATTGACGTTAATGGCGAAGGCGGCGCGACTCGTGGATTCCTGGGTGTGGAGGAGGACTCGTCTTCCGTACCTGCGGTTGTTGGCGGCGCCGGTGCCGGTGTGACTGAAGACGACGAAGAGGACTTGATGGCGGCCGTACTACCCGGCAAGACTCATGCGGCACCTGCAGCCGCAGATGATGAGGAGGATGATGATGAGGAGGACGACGGTGAGATTGTCCCTGCACCTCCCGTCCCTGTCAAGAAGACGGTTGCGGCTACGCCTGCACCTGCGACCGCAGCCGCAACAACCACCAAGAAGGTGGTCAAGAAGGTCGTGAAGGCATAAATACATACATAATTACGAGTCACTAATGTTTGAAATCCAGAATATCCATATAATTCCATTCCACACCACCATTTTTTCATAATTTTTTGACTTGTGTAAATAGAAACTATATGTCTTGCAACATGATGGACCAAGTACCGGAATGGGCGCGTTCCTGGTGTTATTACTTTGCAGCCATGGCCTTTGTGACAATGCTAGCAGGGGTCATGACGCTATTTATGAGTCGTAAATTGGGAATTGTCACAACAGCATTATCCCTTGTGGCTGCGTTAATTCAGGCCGCAACTGGAATGACATTGTTTTGGATGTGTCGTACAAGTCTGAATGCATCCGTATCTCCTGATGCACGTGTTTGGCCCGGCTTGTCCCAGATAGGCATGCATCAGCAACTATTGACGCAATTTGAGTAAACAAATTTTTTGTATGTATTTGTTTCCAGAATTGAAAAAATGGAAAAAATTGACATGCATAATTTTTGTATAATTATTTGTCGGCAAGTACAAGTACCTATGAAGTGAACCTCTTGCTACCCAAACTTTCCTGGACTTTTAACTTTTCTTTCGGCCTTTCAAACCTTTCTGGATTTTCAAGATTTCAAGATGTCGGCTACCCTGCGCTTTGTGAAGCAGGCTCACAAGCCGAGCGTAACGGCGGCTCCTGTTGCCGCAAAACCTGTCACACACGCCGCCGTTGGAGGGGCGTGTTCGACAGGCATGGTTGATTCGCGTGATGAAGCGAAAATCACCATTATTCAATCCGCATATGAGTATCTTGCGGATCCACCGGCTCTGATTGCGCTGTTGTACCGAACACGAACTATTTATGATTCGTGTCCGCCGGGCGTTCCTTCCAGTGAGTTGGGGCGCGGCTTTGCAGTGAATGAACACTTCAATCATCCCAATAGTATGAAGGCATTGAATGTAATGTTGCGCCACACGTACAATTACTTCAATGATTTCACTAAAAAGATGAACTTTGACGATTACGAGGCCTGTTCGGAACCGAGAAACGCCATTTACTTTCGCGCACGTCATGTTCGGAATACAATTGCATCCGTATTTGCAACTCTCAGTGATACAAGCAGTGGAACTAAATATAAGGCTGCACAAACCATGTTTACCAAAATCAAGGACTACATTACATGTATGCCGTTGACACCTGCCGAACGCGAGCGAGACCTTGAACGTATGCGGGAAGTCGAACGTCGTGCGGCTGCTGCGGCTGCCGAAGAGGCCGCGCGCCAAGCAGAGGCAAGGGAACGCGCAGAAAAGGCCAGGGCTGATGCATTTGCAGCAGCCCATGGTGGAGTACGGCCTGAAGATTGCTGGTAAACAATCCATCGAAACGTAAATCAGAAAAACCATTGATATTTATACATCAAACAATCAGTCAATCACCAGTTTTTCAGTTTATATGCATCTACTTTTTGCATATAAACTGAAATGGAAAAAAGTAGATATTACTTGAAATTCAAACAAAAAACAAAATAGATTAGCATCCGGGGGCTTTTTTATCATAACCCGCAAATGTAAATGTAGACGTGCATGCACATGTTCCATTTGCATCCGCCTGTTGACCAATTAACGCGCCTCCTAGTTTCGCGTCCGTAGGCACTTGGGCAGTGGGACCAAGACCCTTGAATCCATAACTGGGGCGTTGTTCGCCTACAACGGTCTGAGGATTTTCAGGATACTGTTCGGTTTTGCGCCAAACAAATGTGGCTAATTGACGGCGGCGTGCAGTTGTTAAACTCGCATCACGATTCGCAGTGGGCATGTTTCTTTGTCCACAGATTTTTTATATGAGGCCTGCAGCCTGTGCTGACCCTTGAAATCGGCGCAACGGAACGCAATCTGCCGTAGACCCTTTGGGCAAATTATTCGGAATCCGTTCCGGGCAAATATACGGCAATGGTGCTGGTGGAAAATAAGCCGCAAATCGGGTTTTTGGATCGTAGGGGTCTGATTCCTGTTTCAAGATTGTGGTGGCGCGTTGTGCTGAAGTCACCGAAGCAGGGACATTTTGGACATCGACAACAGGCACTGGGCTTCCAAAAGGAACCGGAACATTTAATTTTGCTGGACCAAGTGATTTGACACACGATGACGTGTATTCAAGTGTATTGGAAACAGACACTGTTGCTGTGCTACATACCCATTTTGTAAGTCGGACAGATTCTGGAATAGCACCCGGTTGTGTATTGTCTATTTTGGAGAAGCCCATGGATGGTGTACAACACGCCGATGCAGTAACAGGTCGCCGCACAGGCGGGCAGCAATTGTATTTTGTGTACATTTCACACACTCCTTATAGAATCCTTTCTAAATTATTCTTTAATTCTAATGTAGAAGGTTTGTTATGAACAATAACAACTTGAATATGTTTGTACAAATATCTCCAAAAAGTATAACAGGTCAACTGCTTTTTGTACTTCTTACATTAATAGTCGTAGCGCTTTTGATTACTGGGGTCGTAGTATTAATCCAGATGGCGCGCCAATGTTTGGAACATACAGGATATTATGAACCATTTGCACCGTCAGCAGTGCCTGAAAATTATGCATCACAACTACAGGAACGTATTCAACAGGTGAAACAAGCCAATTTGGATTTGGATGCAGGTATAGAAATATTTACGGAAAATACTCAAAATACATGCGAAGTCTATACACAAATTGAAGATATGTATGTGGAAAACAAGGGTACTCCTCAGTCCGAAAGTGAATATCAACTGCCCAAAGATGCATTGAACAAACTATTGGAACGTCGTCGGCATAGTGCGAAAAAACAATTCCAAGATTCCCGTACGTTGTTTGGACAATCGCGAAATGCGCCTGTACATGAATGCTTTGCCAATCCAACTCCAGAAAGTTCATTGGAAGATGAGTTGCGCAATGAAGTTACAATGCTAGTCACAAAAAGAAACAATCTTGTTGAATGTGGAATTGGGAAAAAATATATGTCTCTTGAATCATTAATATCGTTCAACACGACTCATATTTCAAATACTGCAAAAGATATAGCGAATGCCACAAAACCAGCGGCGGTCGTGGAGGGATACGAGACTCCAAACAATAACGCAGCACTCATGTGTGACATGAAGGAAACCAAGACTGACAAACAGGTCAATAAACTACAAGACGAAATTCAGGCACTTTCTGGAACAGAATTACTGAATCGTGCCGCAACGGAAATTCAAAACGCAGCAGGATTTCTCAATGTACTTCAAGCGCAAAAATCAGTTGTAGGGAAACAGATGGAAACAATGGAAGAAATGAAACAATCGGCATCACAATTGAATAATTTATAATCTTTACGAATTATGTCCGAAGTTTCACGGATATTAACGACCGCATTTTGTGTTTGACAATTGTATTATCAAACACAGACGGAATAAACTTGTACACATTGACCATGGTCGTTGTATCACTACCTTGTATTGAACTGTCTGACGTGATGGATGAATATGGACTGAAGAGTTCGGCGGCGGTTGTCCGTACACATGTCCAACCCAACGGCCGTGTTTGTGTGCATAGATACCAACGATAGGTATCGTCCGCATTATCAATTACCTTATACAAGTCATTGGGGTTGGGGGTGGAATCTGAGGCCGGGGTCGACATAATAACAGGATGCACACACGACGAAACAGAGGGTGAAGAGATGTTTGACCTATAGAGAATTGTAAAAATACATATTCATTTTTTCATGTTCTAAATTGTTCCTAAATGAACTTCATGACGTGTCACAGAGGATTCATATGCAACATGTGTTTGGGTTTCAGGATCGACGGCAGACATGGATTGAACGACTTGATGAGTGACTACACGTCCACTAGGCCCTTCTTCCGTCACAATTGTATTTGTCTCGGATACTGTTTGTTGTGTAGAGGTGGCCACGACCTTTTTGGGTTTTCCCATTGCAGCCGCACGCTCTTTTACATCGTCTGATGTTTCCGGATTTTTGAAGCGAATGCCTGTGGTTTCACGTCCACGGGATTTCTTGATGGAAACAAATCCAAGTCGCGACAATACAGGTGTAGTCGACATACTACTAAAACTGGAACCAAACAATGAGCGGGGTAAATATTTCAAACACCAATCCTGGCATCGGATTTGAAGCACAGTTGACATTTCACGTCCATCAGGGTCAATAATTAATTCATTGTCGATATAACACAGAACCCAATCCGTCACTAAATGTTTCTTTGTGTCAAGGGTGAAATGAACTGATTCCATGGGGTCCCATGCAGAAATCGAACGCAAAAAGAAATTCACACGGTCGGGTCCAGTTTGTTTCTTTTCGCGTGTTGCTGCATGCCATAATTCACTCCATGCCGGCAGCAACGGGTCCACGTCCGTCCGAAATCCCATTTGATTCCGTGTCCACCGTTGTGTATGTGTGGCCAGATTTTCATTTCCATTGTAATATTCCTTTTCAATATTGAATCCACGAAACAGACATACCATATATCGCTGAAAAATATCTGCGGGACACGGCTTAATAGTCGGATCTTCCGTGACCGAGGCCAGAAGTTGGCTCTCCACTTGATGCATTAATTTCACAATCTGGCCGTGCTTATCTTGGATGCGTGGAATCGCGTCATTCATGAGCCGTTCATTCACTTTAATGCGTCGAAAGGTCGTAAAGAGTGCTGAAATTTCCCGTTCCGCCGCAGGAATCCATGCACTAATTCCATCCGTGATTTTTGTATCTTGAGTTGCAAGATACCAATCAATGGTCGCACGAATCAATGCGTCTGCGGTAGGATGCTGAAAGGCCCATGTTTCTGTACTGAGACGTCGTGCAACAACCATATCTGGATATAAATCCGTACCCAGTCGCGATTCCCATACTTTTCCAATGTCTGTGTCCATGACAATTCGGCTTCCACGATGAAGACGGACTGTTTCAACAGTCGGTGTAAATATCCATCCAATTGGGAGATATGAGGAATCCGTGTCAGACACACAGGTCAATCCATTATCAACCTCTGGACCTTTCTCTTCATATTCTGCGTCAAGGCTTCGAAGAAGTTCATTGACCCATTCACGACACTTGTTGACCGTACGTGATTTGTGTGTATACAAATCATCCAATTCGTTCGTTTCGTCGTTTGTTGATTTTTTCTTGCGTTCGCCTTCATGTTTGAATACATTGAGTTCTGCGCGATTCTTTTCCATCAAACATAACTGCTCAATATAATTGTAGTATCGCGTTCGCTTGGCTTCATCGTCCCGTGCAGTTTCCAAATCGTAATAGGGAAAATGATGTGGAATCGAGTCATTGACATTAATGAGTGTACAATTGAACCCTTCAGGAATTGTGTATGTTTTTACTTCCACATCAGAGACTTCCAAATCCAGTAATCGTGTATAGTAAAAAAGCAGGTCCGATTTATCGGGTATATAATTGAGGACAAGTGCGCGATTCCAAACGACTTGGCGCTCGTGTATGGTGAGACAAACCAGATAGGATTGTGCTGAGGATGACATGTTAGAAGTCACAAATCTATCTATAATGACACGGACTTTTCCTTAAACGGGGTACGCCCCCGCCTTGGTCCGGAGGTGACTTTGGACAGGGGTCGGGGGTCCGAATTGCCGGGGTCAATCCCGCGGGTGGGTGTGTCACAACTATTTCTTGCACCTGAACAGAATTGCCAAATGAGTTGTTGTCAATCTGTCAAGTGCCGTAACACCGGATCAGGATATGTTAAGTCCGGTGGCGCCGGCACCGAATCCAATAAAAAACTGGACGAATTATTGGCTGCCCGCGCAGCACAAGATTCGACCTATTTTCCTTCGATTCGCGAAACACCAACACCTCAATCCAATATTTGTCATACAGGTATCTGTATTCCGCCGTCACATACAAAATCGAAATAAAATGTTAACGTTTTGAATATACATTTTGAAATCCTTTTTTGATACACTTAAACCCTTTTTGTTCCAATGTTGCATATATTTTTGCATAATTGCATTTTTGGGGATAATCGGCTTCAAACAGAATTAGTGAAAGCGAATCGTAAATTTCAGGATTTTCATCAAAAAATGTTTCCAAAAATCCTTCACAGTCGGCAACAAGAACGTTGAAATTTAGACCATAACGCAAGTAAATTTCGGAAAGACTATAGGAAGGAATTTTGGATTCAGTCACTTCTTCTGCAGTAGCGGCATATCCTCCGTGCCACTTATCAAGATTGGTGAGTTGTAATCTCTTGGACGAAACAAATCCTTTGACAATATGAAATTCACATCCATTTGTTACTTTATTTCGTTCAAGGGCTGCCCATACACGCTCGTCAGGTTCCACAACAACTTGATTCGTTTTGCAATTTAATTTTGAGTTGATAATACATGAAACAGAACCATATCGCGCTCCAAGTTCAAGGACTACATCATCTTCATGGATATAGGTTCGGGCAAGTTCTTGTTCTTCTGCTTCCAACATACGTGTATCGACAGGGATTCCATTTTGGTCAAGAATATCCATTCTATATTTCTTTACAAATATAGAATATGTATTCAAAAAACGCATGTAATCATTTTACAAAACTAACATATGCCGAAATGAACTCTGACAAATGCAAATACCAACGATTGCAAATACACTTAGAAACACATACAAGAAGAATGCAGAATTGCATTGTCGGCGATGTCCACCCGTAAAATTATACATTTGAATGTAAATAACACGTTCGGATACAACAGACTTGTTTTTGTTTTCAAGTACATGAAGTTTGTCTATGGTGCAACACACGGGTTCGACTTGAATGACACATGCACGAACAGTCCGCAATGTATCTCGCAACATGGGCGATTCTTGAAATGCAGTATACAATTCGCGAATAGAATGAATCTGAAAATGAAGCGTACATAGATGACGTATAATGTCTTCAATCGTTGTGTACGTTCCAGATTTCACAACCCGATTTGATTGCACGAGCGGGCGGTAGTTCGGAAATGAAAGAAATGATAAAATGGAAGACATGTTGGAACAGTCTTATTATGGATTGTTATTTTCTGTTTACGAAGACAATTGTTTCGTCATTTTTTCAATGGAAAAAATTGAAGTCTGTCTATTAAATAAATATGAATTGTGTCTGTAATATTTTCCTTTCCTGTTGATTCTAACATTTTCTGCATTGAACATTTCACCATGAATAGCCCGTATGAGTATTGTAAACGGTTTGTACGGATTCGTATACTGTGTCCAAAAACACACAAGGTACATATTGAAGCCCAACGCGTTGTGGATTTTATTCACAATATACCGGATTGGGAGGATATGCATGACGTTGTAGCCACATTTCTGGAAGCCAATTGCATAGACAGTTTTACACGGCTGGACACGCCAGAGGCCCAAGCCGCGGGGGGGTGGGTGACCCACTCGTTTGACATGGGATGCCCCCGGCTTGTTTGGATTTTCCCGGACCCGGTGGACGAAGGGGGGTCATGAAAACCCCCACCCCCGACTGCCGCGTCGGACGCGGCCTAAAACCACCCCCCATAAATTTTTTAGAAACCCTGGATATAGAAGATGCCCGTGGAGTCCCGCGAAACACCTATGGAATCCAACGCAAAAACCATCATCGGTATTGACCTCGGCACAACCTATTCGTGTGTGGGGGTCTGGCAGAATGACCGTGTAGAAATTATTGCAAGCGACACGGGAAATCGTACCGTGCCGTCTATGGTGTCCTTTACCGATACAGAACGTATTATTGGCGATGCCGCCAAGTCGGCGGCCGCGGCGTTTCCACGGTCCACTGTGTTTGATGCAAAGCGTATGATTGGTCGTGAATTCAAGGACCCGCATTTGCAAGCCGATATGAAACATTTTCCATATGATGTGATTGACGATGGCAAGGGGCGCCCACAGATTGTTGTGGATACGAAAGACGGCCAGAAAAAGTTTTATCCTGAGGAGATTTCGGCCATGGTCCTCCAGAAGATGAAATCGATTGCGGAATCGTATCTGGGTCGGCCCGTGACGGATGCGGTGGTCACTGTGCCTGCGTATTTCAATGATGCACAGCGCCAGGCGACGAAAGACGCGGGGCGAATTGCGGGTCTGAATGTGGCGCGAATTATTAATGAACCTACTGCGGCGGCTTTGGCGTATGGGTTGGATAAGAAACGCGGGGAAGGTGAGAAACATATATTAGTTTTTGATTTGGGTGGTTCAACAAATAGTTCTGCTTCCCAAAGCTGTTATTAAATACAGCGAACAAATCTGGTGAACTGACGGGAAACCCCTTATAGCCTTTTCTACCAAACCATCCTGGCGACAGAGATGGCGGCTTGGAGTAATTAACCAAGAGACGGTAAAAAAGAAAAGGATTGGGCAATCCGCAGCCAAGCCTCTTGGCGACAAGAGGAAGGTTCAGAGACTAGAGAAAGTAATCTCAAAGAGACGAAATCTCCACGAGTGCCAGACACTGTTATAGAACAGTGAAGATATAGTCCGATCTTACGTGAAAGCGTAAGAAGCAAGGATAAAGAGCCTTGCGATAACATTAAGGTGGGAACCTTTGACGTATCTCTAATGACAATTGAAGATGGTGTATTTGAAGTCCGTGCTACAGCAGGCAACGGACACCTGGGTTAACCTTTCTCGGCTCAGGGAATAAAGAACTCTAATTGCGGGGACACCCTAAAGTCGTAAAAAATTGACTTTTATTGGAAATTTCTTTGGAAATTTTAGGACCAACAAATGACAGACGATAAAAAAGAATGTAAAGCATGTTTGAAAACACTTCCAATATCTTTATTTGACGTTGAAAAATCTGGTTATGTTAGAAAAATTTGTCATAGTTGTAGACTTGAACAAATTAGAAAGGCCAGACTTATGAAGCAGATGAATACTAAATCATGTATAGAATCCAAATCATGTATTAAATGTGCTATAGTTAAAAAAGTTTCTGAATTCAATAAACTTTCTGTTTCCGAAGACGGATTTGATAAAGAATGTAGAGATTGTTCAAAATTATCAAGGTTAAGCAAAAAACCTGAGAATTGTATTGTACTAGAAGAATCGCTAGTTTGTGACAAATGTTTTGTGTCTAAACCACATACATCATTTAGAGCAACTAAAAAATCCAAAACAGGTTATTTCAAAACATGTAAAGACTGTTGGAAACCCATAAAATGGAACAGCGATAAACAAAAAGCAGCAGAAAAAAAGTACGTACAGAACAATCTTGAGAAACTTCGTATCAAATGGAAAAGGAAAGCGGAGAAGATTAACAATAAAATACGCGATAGATTGAATCATCGCATTTCAGATGCATTCAAATCAATTAAGTCTTATAAATCTAATACAACAACTACATATATTGGATGTAGCATTGAATATCTTAAAAAATGGTTTGAATTTCAATTCAATGATAAAATAAATTGGAAAAATTATGGTGAATGGCACATTGATCATGTATTACCATGCTCCAGTTTTGATTTATCAAATGAAGATGAGCAATATAAATGTTTTAATTGGAAGAATCTGCGACCATGCTTGAAAGAAGAAAATCTCCAAAAAGGAGATAAAATAATAGAATCTGTCATTGAAAAACAAAACGAATTGGTTTCTAATTTCATTAAAGTCAATCCACTACCAACTCATCCTGGCGACAGAGATGAGGGTACAGTCTAATCAACTGTAGGATGGTAAAAATGTGGCGAATGTAACAATGGGCAATCCGCAGCTAAGTATCTTCGAAAGAAGATAAAAGTTCAACGACTACTTGAAGTAGCCTACGGTTTTTGAATAAAACTATGGTGAAACAGGCACGAATGGGTTCAGCACTACCAATTAAGGCGGTGCTAAGATATAGTCTGACCTTACAGGAAACTGTAAGAAGCATAGATAAAGAACTATGCGATAACATATTGGGAGAAGATTTCGACAACCTCGTCGTCGATTGGGCGGCCGAGGAATTCCGTAAGAAACACAAAATTAACATTAAAGACAATGCACGCGCCCTGCGTCGTCTCCGCACCGCCTGTGAACGTGCAAAACGCGTCCTGTCGTCCTCCACACAGGCCGCAATTGAAGTCGATTCGCTTGCAGAAGGTATTGACCTCAACTTGACGATTACTCGCGCCAAATTTGAGTCCCTGTGCGACTCCTTGTTCCGTAGTTGTATGGGGCCGGTTGAGCAAGTCCTTCGCGATTCCAAGATTTCGAAAGATAAAGTTGACGACATTGTCTTGGTCGGTGGTTCATCCCGCATTCCCCGTGTCCAACAACTTCTGAAGGAATTTTTCAACGGCAAGGACCTCTGTCAATCCATTAATCCAGACGAAGCCGTGGCATACGGCGCAGCAGTTCAAGGTGCAATTCTAGGTGGAACAAACAGCAGCAAGACAGCCGATATTATTCTGTTGGACGTGACACCACTCACTCTGGGCATTGAGACTGCCGGTGGCGTGATGACACCTCTGATTAAGCGCAATACCACAATTCCAACCAAAAAGAGCCAAACATTCTCCACATACAGCGACAATCAGACACAAGTCACAATTCGTATTTTCCAAGGTGAGCGTGCATTAACCCGTGATTGTGATCTGATGGGACAGTTTGATTTAACAGGCATTCCACCCATGCCGCGCGGTGTACCTCAAATTGAAATCACATACGACCTGGACGCCAACGGCATTCTTAATGTCAATGCCGTTGAAAAATCCACAGGTAAATCCAGCAAAATCACAATTACAAACGACAAGGCCCGTAGCAAGGAGGAAATTGAGCGCATGATTCAAGAAGCCGCCAAGTACGAGGCCGAGGACAAGGCCGTGTTGGAACGTACAGAAGCGCGTAACGGTGCCGAGTCCTATTTGTACAATGCACGAAATTCCATGAATGAAGAAAAGGTCAAGGACACACTTAGCCCGACGGATCGAGATGCTGTCGAGGCGACAGTGAAAGAGGGTCTGGAATGGCTGGACAACAATCGCGATGCCTCCGTAGATGAAGTCAAGGCGAAACAAAAAACATGGGAAGAAGCCATTCGTCCCATAATGATGAAATTGTATGCAGCACAGGCAGGTTCATCGAATCCTGAACCGTCGTCTGCGACCGCATCCGGCGGTGGCGGACCACGGGTGGTAGAAGTAGATTAATCTGAGTCTGATTCCGAATCCCCGCGTAAATAATTTCCAAGTCTCTTGTATTTACTAAGCATTTCCTTTAATGCTTCGTAAATAGGATGGTCAGTGTCTTCAAACATACATCGTATCATATTGCTAGGATATGCATCCGACTCACATTCATCAAGAATTGTTATGCGCAATGCTTCCATATTTGTAGTTGTATTTACATTTCGTCCATATTTATTCAATGGATGACTACTACTGTAAATACTTACATCATCATCGGGTAAATAAAAGAGAGGCACAAAGAATTTCCGAAATTCTAAAATTTCTGATTCGTCAAACACATTAAGGACTGCCTTCCAAAATTCCTCTTGTGCATTTTGGAAATGATTGTATGACACAGGCATTGTATTTGAGTTATAAATTAGGGTTAATGTGAAACAGACCTATGAATTCAAATGTCAATTTTTGTCAGAAAGAAAAAAAACCGAAACAAAATGTAGAAACGTCCCATGGCAGTCAAATTGGATTTGAAACCGTATGGAATAAATTTTGTACTAATATCTGGAAAAAACACAATATGGGATATACACGACGCCCACGTACAGCCTGGGTTGTTTGATGGCGTCAATGTAAAAAGAATCCAACCATCCGATGTATTCCAAATCGGTGACGAAGTGTATCATTTTATTAAAATAATGGGTTCCGGTGGATTTGGAACAACCTATCAAGTGAAAGGAGGACCAGATGACAAAATGTATGCACTCAAACGCGTAAAAAAGACCGACGATGTATTTAGCGAAATTGTCCAACAGATTTTAGTCGTCAATACAACAAAAGATCTTGTCAACGGACCCTATGCGCCTGAACTTTATGCCGTTGGATACAACAGCGAGACAGATGAAATGTATATTCTTTCAGAACTTATGGAAATAACAGCCTGGGATGAAATCATGTCAAATACGCTTACTGAAAATGACATAATGATACCTCTAATGCTGAAACATATATCAGCACAACTAGATACCCTTCAAACTCTTTTGCGATTTAATCACCGCGATTTGAAAACAAACAATCTTATGTTTAAAACAAATCCGGATGGCCTATCTGTTGTGAAATTTATTGATTTTGGATTTTCATGTATGACATGGAACGGTATACCAATTCATTCCGGCAATCATATGGACTTTAGTAAATGTTTTCGTAAAACACGCGATATTTCCCAATTAATTGCATGCATTTTATTTTTCCATAAAGATGTATTGTCGGCAAAACTAAAAAGGGAACTTGGAAAACTTATCAAAATCAAGTATCGTGGTAAAACCCGGCGTGCATTGAATTTTATACCCAAATGGTCCAAAACATACAAAGTATTTAATCGAAATAATATGGTATTGGAACATGGAACACCGCAAGATGTCTACAATGAGATGCAAGGATTTATAAATGCCAGCAAATCTGCGACACCAGTCCATAAAGTAGTGACGTGTCCACCTACTAAAATACTGAATCCAAAAACACGTCGCTGTGTGTTGCGAAGTGGAGCGATTGGTCGCAAATTGGAACAAGCACAGGCAACCGCATCGCCTGCAGCAGCCCCAGCCGCCGCACCTGCCGCTGACGATTGTCCACCTGGAAAAGTAAGAAATCCAAAAACACGCCGTTGTGTCAAAAAGGACGGCACGGTGGCGAAACGATTAGGTCTGTACTAAATTTCAAACATAACTGAAATAATTGCTCAGCGTCAACATACATTTTAATTCCGCCAGTTTCCACACATCTTCGCGGGTTTGTTTTCCCGCATGAATCGTACTTGGACTGTTGTTTTCTACGGCGAGCGGTGGACAAACAATGGCCTGTGAAAACAATAGCGGCAGCAATGCATCAATAGTTGGATGTATAGTTTTGTTTTGGAAGATGCCTACACGTCCAACATGCTCGCGAATCGTCGTGTATATATCATCGGCGGAACTTACGCGCAATAGGGATATAATTTTCTCAATGCACGCCGCAGAAAACAATTGTGCCTGTGACCCCCATACTGTGAATTCGGCTTTGGAAAAGCCCCAATACATGTTGGATTTCATGTCCTTTGATGTTAATATATGACAATTTTCATGAATTGTTCCATGATGCAATGTAGTGGGTAAATATCCGATGGACACATAGTCAATATCTGGATTCCGTGTATAGGTTTGAATGATATCTTGAAGTTTTGATTCAAACCCTGTTTTGAGTAGACACACGTCGTCTTCAAGGATTAACAAATAGTCGGCACGTAATGTCCGACTTAGCCATGAATGCATGGCTTCAATATGACTCCGAAAACAACATTGGAGTTTTGGACTGGCTGGCGATGTTTTGGATATCCAATCGGCCGAATCGTCTGGAGTGTATGCCTTCAAATATGTGATATCAAAAGGTAAATGAAGTTCTGAGAATTGGGATTTCATAAAGGCAAGACGTTGGTCATTGCAGTAAATGACAAATATATCAATGGACATGGATTCTAGTGTGAATCCACGAAATAAAATGAATACATTTACGTGGACGGCATCTGAATGGTTGGAGGAATCGTGGGTGTGCCGGCAGTCGGTCCGGAACCCCATCCAGGATTTTCGGGCGATTTGGGATTGCTCAAAAACATGGGGATGTAGCGCAGGGCTTCGGGTTTAAGAAGATAACTGGAACGTCCAAATTTGGATATGTATGAATCAAGTAATTCCGATTTCTGGAAGAAATTCATGGCAATACATTGGATTCCAATTTTTAATGATTCATCCATTCGCCAATTGTTTTTGTCTGTTGCTGGGTCTTCGCTAAGTGGAGCCACAAATGCCGGCGTTTGTTGAATGTCTGTAATAGCGCGTTTTTTGGCCTGTTCATTCAATCCATTGGCTTCATTGATTCCCCATTCAATCTTGACTCCATCATCAGGTCCCATATTGATATAGTCATTGAGGCCATGTCCGCGCGCCAAATCGTTGCTGACAACCACAACTTTTTTAAACAAGTTGGGCATCAATGTGGAAAAAAGACGATTGGAGTCGCCAGTTTGACCACGACAATTATTAAAGGAACTATCCAGACGATACGGTTCAATACACGCTTGCAATGCTGCAAGTACACCATCATATGTTTGACGTCTAGGTTTTCCTCGGAAGCGTAGATACAATACAACCGTGTCATTCCATCCTGGACGCCCAGACTCAAAAATTTCAAACATGATGGTTTTCAGAACTTTGACAAACGGTGCCGAATTCAGGCTGATACGTCGCCAAGAACTTCCCGATTCAACCACTTGTAAAATGGGTGAAAAATTCCCACCAGGTGTCAGATCGGGCCAGATATCAAACACAAATGCGCGCGCGCCCGCAGCAACAACAGCACGAGCGGCATATTCGGATACCACACCGTCTTCACCCGGCAGGAATATTCCTGTTGCGTTCGCAGTCGAGATGTAGAAATTCGTGAGTACAAGATGTGTGTCGGGTACACCGGCTTTTTTCAATTCGGCCAAATAGGTTGGAAGGTCTATACGTTTGTCTCGCGATGCGTCGTATTCAGCCGCCGCAATGGTTCGCTCTTTGATAATGCGTTGAATATTGGAGTCTGTTTCAAAAGTTGCCCTGTATTTTCCATACCAAACATACAGGCCAATCACAATGGCAATACCAAGTACAATAAGAAGAAAACCATATCCGCCACCTACATCTTGTGTCGCCGATTGGAATTTGGAACCGGCACTACTGATTTTGTCGCCGATTCCACTCAAGAGCAGTGATAATTCTGGATTAATACGGGGCATGTCCCACCTCTAGTTTTGCTTTTTAAAATTTACTTGGCGCCAGCCAATCGGTACACAAGTTCCAATTTATCGATTGCGGAAATCGAAGGATGCCCGCCAGGTTTGGCGGCGTCGGTTTTCCGTTGCGGTCCATCGGACAATCCAACCATGGACGGGGCTTCCAAAACAAATTGCCGGGCTTCAGTCGCAATGGTAGAATAAATGGAATCGATAGACATGACTGCATTCCGAACTGCTTCATGTGATGGAACAACAACTGGTGCGTGAACTGTCAAGGATGCTTTGCGTTGCATGAATTCTTGAATCGAAATAGCAATTGCACACAAACAATCACGCCGACCTCGCGCACCCAATTTTGTCCATGTCAATTCCAAACAGCCAAACATCCCGTTTCGTTCTTCCACGCTAAGATACATGATTTCGTTTGCAATGTCTCGCAATATATCGACTAAAAACCAGACCAGACATTTTTGCTGTTTCTTGGTTAAATGCGCCGGCCCACGTTCTTTTGCAGTCGGTGCATCCGGATTGGCGTCCAATGTCAGCAACCATATAATCCAAAACAACATACGTCCTTGTTGGTTGGAGCGAAGGGCGTATTCAAATTCATTTCCAATTGTACGCAAGTCTTCACCGTCGTTGGTCGGCGACCATACACGCCGGGTTGATGTTTGTTGTCCAGCACCACCTCCTGCACGAATGCGCGCGCGCATGGCCTCGGCCTCGCGGTAACAATCGGCGGCGGTTGGAAGTGTGGGAAGTGGTCGTTTGGCTGCAAGTACAAGTTGCGCAACCGCCTCTGCAACAAGTTGACGAATAACGGGTGTGTTTCGAACGGATTTAATATCGCCATGGCTTTTTGTCCAAAACATGCGAAGTTGATGAATTGTATTATACCACAGTCGAGTCCATGTAGGTAAATTCGGACCCACATGAATGGCCCATGAATGATACATGAGTGCTTCCAGTCGACCCAAACCCAATTCGGAACATACTAATTCCGCAGCCCAACGCTGCGAACGAATCATATCCGCTGCTCCTATTGATTTAATCAAGGCCGCCGATACATCGCTCCATCCATATCCACACAAGGTATGCTTGCTGGTTGCGTGCGGAGGTTCGGCAGCCACGGCATGGGGTACGGAGGTCATAGTCACTATAATCTACATTACAAACGGGAAAATCCAATTCATTTTAGGCGCACGCGCATAATTAGGCACATAAATTTATGTATTTCCACAATAGATATGGCAGGCCTAGGCATCGACCCGCTGGATACAATTCAAATTATTCTAGTCGTATTTTTGGCTATTCTAGTTGCAAATTATGTATATATGCGATGGAGTATGCGCGTCAATCGAATTGCAGATGTGGATTTAGCCACAATGTATGAGGGATTTAGTAATCCCGATGATCATGATGTAGAAAGTGGAGGAAATAAAACAGCCATTTATGGAAACGACCATTTGTATGATGATTTTTACGCCAAAGTGTATGACAAACTGGTGGACGGAGCCACCCGATCTGAGGCTGAAACGGGTTTGACACTTGCGTGGTTCAAAGGATTTTATCCAGAAAAACAATCACTAAAGATTCTGGATGTTGGATGTGGAACAGGACATCATGTTGAATTATTTGCAAAGGCGGATGTTGGTAAAGTTGTGGGATTGGACGTGTCCGATGCCATGATTGCTGTTGCACGAAAGAAATATCCAAAACGGGATTTCCGTGTTGGGGATGTAGAACAAATTGGACAATTTGCAGCCGGTGAGTTCAATTTAATAACGTCGTATTATTTCACGTATTATTATTTACAAGATCCCGATATGTTTTTCCGGAATGCATTCCAATGGCTACAACCCGGCGGCGGGTTAGTTATTCATTTAGTCAATCGCGACAAATTTGACCCTATTTTGGAATCAGCCTCGCCGTTTGTTGCATTCAGCGTCCAGAAATATGCCAAAGAACGTATCAAGACAAGTCGTGTTGCATTTGACAAATTTGAGTATACGGCCAATTTTGAACTCGAAGGAAATCGCGGTGAATTCCGCGAAGAATTCAAGTTTAAAAACGGCACACGGCGAAAACAGGTCCACACGTTCCGCATGCCGAAAATGGAAGATATTGTTTCCAAAGCCGAATCCAACGGGTTTGTTTACAAACAGTTTATTGACTTGACAGCCATTGGGTATGAATACCAGTATTTGTTCTGTTTTGTTCGGTAAAGTAAATTTCGGCGTTCTAAGTAAAAACCATGTACAACGCCGATCGAAGTGCGTCCGGTCGTATCCGTATGTTGAAAGCGAAAACATTGGCCGCCTATCATGCACGGAATCCGGCCGTGAACGATTACGGAGGTGAAAAACCATCGAGCGCATTGACACATTTACTGCGCAGTGTTGGAAGTAATGAATTATGTGGAAAATGTTGTGAACCTGTATGCGATGCATCCGGTGCTATATTTTTTCCATTTCCATTATCCGAAATATCAAATTTGGAAACCCAATTGTCTGAAATTATTGGTCAACCAATTACTTTTCCAGGACCACCCATTGGATATCCTGAAGAACGAGATGTTTTATTTGGTTATTTTCCAGAAATATGTCATGCAACTTCGTATACTATGAATTTGTACAATCCAACACCAATCCAACTAACCCAATATTTTCTAGGTACATACAATACAGAATTTTTATTTCCAAGGACTGGATTTATCCTAGCCTATCCACTTGCAGATTTGGATTATGGAAATCCCGTGGACATCACGCTTGTTGCATCCAATGAATGCAGTTCATCATCCACAAATGCAACATTTGGATGTTTCTTGGCCGGATCTCAAATCGCCATGGCGGATGGGTCGTTCAAGGCGATTGAATCTGTCGCTGTTGGAGATAGTGTACGCGGTGCATTTGGTGAGATAAATACAGTACTTGGACTTCATCGCCCGTTGTTGGGTGCAGGTACAATTGTGAATATCAATAATGAACATAAATCAACGACACATCATCCACATGTCGCTGCAGACAAGAAAATGTATTGTGTTGCTCCACATATTATTAACAGTTTTACATACGGCAAGACACATAAATTGATTGTGGATAATACTGGAAAAACGGAATATAGAAACATGTATGGTCTTCACCCAGATCGCATCCAAACATTAGAGGTCGGCGTTGAACTTCAAACATTGGCCGGTGCAAAACGTGTGGATTCTTTGGACTTTCTCAAGATGTCACCCTTCACTCAGGTGTACCATTTGGCTGTAGACGGCAGTCATACATTTATGGTGGATGGATATGCGGTCACAGGCTGGCCACGCGAAGATGACTTTGATTACGACGCATGGGTTCCTCGTGACATCTAAACACGTGTTGTAAAAGTCAAAAAATAGTATATAATTCAAATGTTGACTTGAATACCGTCAAAATCCTAATTTAAGAACACCCTTACAGGTGTTCTGGATTAGGATTATGAAGGCACTGTCGTCATAAATTTTAATTTAAGCACACCTGGTCGGTGTGCTTAAATTAAAATGTTGACGGTACTATTATGCATATGTTTGTTAATTTGTAAACATGAATCAAATATTTGTTCATGAAGGAATTATTCCAATTTATCTACAAGTCGCTCGCCTGCACATTTGACAAGTTGATTGCGGAGATGTGTTGAAGCCGTACTTCGGAAATCAAATGTACATGCGTGCTGTTCTGGCAAGCGGTGAGTCGGACAATAGGATGTACCGCAGCGACATACCATTAATGTGTCAGTGGGTTTCATCCGATACCGACAGTCGCCGTATGGACAGCATTTCTTTTTCTTTTCTCGAATATCAACCGATGGTAAAACTGAAATTGTGGAAATAATTGTACTCATAATAAAGGCTGGTGAACAAATAGAACTCATTGAAACGTGGACAGCCATCACTGATTTCTACACGTAGGTTTCAATTTTTCCCAATACGTGGAATATGAGTTTTTGGTCTACGACTTCGGCTGCCCCCCAATGGTGGCATACATTGTTTCCAACGCGTGGGTCCTATTTACGAACCACAACTGCACCTCCACCAAATCTACCTGCACATCTTACAATTCGTCGTGCGTCAGTGGGTGCTGCACCCGTGATTACCGAATTTTGGAACACGTATTACCGAGGAAGTGATTGGTATATGGATGTAACACACGAATGGGTGTCCAAGTATATAAATGACCCGGATGTCATTGTACTTTACGCACACGACAATGAATACAACATCAAGGCAACCATTGTGAGTAGTCCAGTATCCACCAAACCCGTTGTCATGTCACACGGTGCGCGAATCCCTCTTCGATGTATTGAAGGACTGTGTGTATCGACGGACGCACGTGGGTCAGGACTTGCAGGACACATGATTGCCGCCGCAGATTATTTAACATCAAAATCGGGTCCGCAAGCGCATATTTGGTGTCGCGAATTACCGATGGATCCTGGTGTATTTACAACCGCCGCGTCAATCAAAACGTATGCGTATTTGTCAGGACAGTCGGCTTCGACACGCGCGCCGTCATCACACATGTCCATGGCCCGAATCCCATGGAACACATTTCAATCGTCATGGAATCCATATCGTTATATGATATCGACCCATACTGTCATTGCGGAATCTCCCATGAATCGGAATCAAGGAATGGATGTTTGGCATATAGAATACAAACGTCGTGCCTATACCGTAGTAGTACTTCACACACGCCGTCGTACCCTCAACATGCATCAACCCATTTACGAAATCCTATGGTCATCATATCCGAATGAAGACGTGTATACAGCCGTATGCGCTCAATATCCAGATGGGATTGTCTTTACAACCGATGCGGATGTTTCCTGGAAAGGATGGAATTATGGACGTTCAGGCGTTCATGCGACATATATGTACAATTATTTGCCACCTATATTTCGCAATTGTGAGTTTGTGATTCTTCGGGAAGAAATATAAACACACGTTCTGGACTAATTTGTATTGTTGAGATATTCGGATTCATTCAAATACATGTCTAGAATGTTATTGTTGATTATATTTTCAGGAACGCCTTCCATGATTGCGCGCTCTTTTAGATTTTTACGAGACACACGACGTTTGGATACTTTGTTTCCATTTCGTGTTTTGTTCCGATTGTTGGCTCGCTTGTTGTTTCCTTCGTTCGTTGCTTTGTTGTTTGCTTTATTGGTTGCATTCCGTTTATTTGAATGTGCGCGTTTTGTCTTGTATGTAACTTCAATAATTTCATATCGAGCGCCAGCGTGACGTGCGATTTCGGTAAAAACACCACCACCACGAATCAGAAATTCATTTTCAAATTCGTATATATCCGAAACATCGCCAACGGAAATATATTGTACACCGGGTTGCAAATGAATTTTGAATAAAAATCCACCTGTTGCGAAATCGGCGGCAACATCCATGTCGGTAGACACGGAGAAAAAAGACTCGACCGTTTTTGGATCAATGGTGCGATTGACAGTCTGTCCCCGATATACAATTGTTTCTTCGGCGATATATGTTGGAAACGTGTCAAAATACTGAAGAATTGATTTTTTACACGCCGACGTACAACTACCTGCATCCCGAACATACTGTAGAATAGAGGATGCCATCTTCTATTCTATTTGTCTAAATTTTAGCAATCGTGACCCCCATTTCTTTGGTAAAATGGGCAACCAAATCGTCATTTTTGTAATCATGGATGTATTTAATAGATGCAATCCCTGCGGCAAGTAACATTCGACAACAAATCACACATGGGTAATGGGTTATATACGCTGTACAGCCCGAACAGGATACACCGCGTTTCGCACAATCAGCAATTGCATTTTGTTCTGCATGAACAGTTGCCTGTTCATGTCCATCGCGTACAATTGATGTATGATTACAGCCAGGCAAGTATCCATTGTATCCTTGACTGACTATACGATTCTCATTGACTAGTAGACATCCAACATGTAGCCGTTCACAGGGGCTTCGAGTTGCCGTGACTTGGACAATTTCCTTGAAATATGTGTCCCATGAAGGTCGTGACATGATTTGTTTGAATTTCAAGATGGCTATACATCCAACAGTGAAGTTCTGGTATTTCATTTTTCTACAGATTTTGCAAGAACGACACTATTTGTTGGCACAATACCCAATCCAATTGTCTTCATCTTGTCAATCGTGTCTGCATAGACAGATTCAACGGCAAAATAATGTTTGACCAATAATTTGCGCGCTTCTTGAATGAATGATTCCAATACAATTGTTGCGCCACGTGAATCCGTGGAAAAGGCGGGATTCAGGACCCATTCCACTTTTTTGAATCCGCGTGCTTTGGGTGCAATGATTTTGGATGTAATGAAACTAATCACGGCCTGCAAATGTGTGTCATACAAATCGCGCAACTGTTTATGTGCATGCATCAACAATTCAATGTACAATGGATTATCAATCGCTTTTTCCGTCTGTGAACAGAATGTAAGAAGTTCATCGGGTAATTTCGCAAAGACTAAATCATGGAACGATTGAAATCCGGACGCGTTTTCACTGGGTTTCATTAGGTTGTGAGAGACAAATTGGTCTAGCATAGCCTTGTATTCCATTTGAGTCACAGGCGTACTCTTATTGTCTGTCATGTCCTTGAACAATGCATCCAGCATTGCGTATGACAATACGTCAGTCACTCGAGAACCTCGCCAGGCATCTTCGCAAAAGGAAGTCAACAATTGAGACTGTGTTGTTTTTCGTGTTTGGGATGCAAGAAGGTACGCACGGAATTGTGCAGGCGAATAGACATCGCCAGCCGTTTGGACCTCTTTCGGGTCTTTGGCTTTCAAAGCCTCATAAATCAATTTCACACGCTCCAAGACTTCGGTGGAAACTCCGTCCAAAGGAATGTATGGATTTGTTCCAGGCTTGAATTTTTCATCCATGGGAATTGTATCCAAGAATTTGCTAACGCGTTCCGAAAAGGATTGCGTAAATTCCTGCTCACCAATCAATTTCGTCATTCCATCTTGACGTAAAATAAATGTAAAGGCCGACATGAAATTGCCGCCGGCGGCGTGGTATTTGTAGGTCTTGCGACGCCGTGTACGGTGGGCGCGTCGCGTTTTTCGACGACCACCCTGTTGCGACGAAAAGAGTCGTGGTGTCGGTACACTGGAATGTGTTGCACCCGACATTATACTCATTGCATTCGAACCATTGTTGTATGAATTTATATTCATTGGCATGGCGCGATTTGGAATTGGAATGGGAATAGGAATTGCATTGACGGGTGGTACTGGACCGGCAGACACAGAATTCACGGCGGCATCAACCGATGTCTGAAATCCAATGCATCGATTCTGTTTCAAAAAGCACGGATACAACGTGACCATAAATGTCTTTCGCGGATCCGATGCATACTGTGGTTGAAAAAAAGTTGCTTTTTTTTCTTCGTAATTTTGAATTTTGATAGCGGCAACACCCGATGAATTTTTGTTGGAAGTAAAAACAATACCCTGGTCCTTATCAATCAACACTTTATCACTGCCAATAAAGAGCAAATTTCCACGATAAGACCCGACCGAATCAATGCTACCAAACAAATCAAATACCAATGGATTTGTTATAAATGAAACAATCGGTGTATTCACTTGACCTTCATCCGATGCAAGCAGCGAAATGTTTTTGGAATAATCAAATTTCACACTCGAAATCAATCCAAACAACACCGTGATTAAACGAACCATAAACCAAGCAATATTGTTGCATAATGTTTGACGTTTAGAATCACCTCCCAGCGCTGACATGTAGGTTTCCGTCGGTATGTAGGCCACTTCCGCCGTCTCACTTGGACGCACAGGATCCGGGAATTTCAATACTTGAAATTCTTTTTGCAGCGAGGTCGATAATACAATAAATAAATCTTTGCACGCACGCATTTTGATTTGTGCAGTGTTCTCGGGTTTATTGCCTTCTTGAATCAATTTCAATAACGAAAAAATTTTATTGTTGCTTGTTAATAATTCTTGCAGCAATTGTTCAAGAATGATTAGGGATTGTTTCTGTTTTCCACCTAGTGAAAACACACCGTATCGTTCCTTCTGGCGCTCAGTTGCGCCGGCGAGTTCTGTAGAGTATTTGCCACCCATTCCTATTCTTTGGTCAGATTTATTCCACAGCGTTTGAATAATACAGGACGCCAGTCCCGCTCACGCGTCAAACGGTTCATGTTGCGGGACAATGTTGCGGCGCTAATGTCACAGACACGTGCCACTTCCGCATTCGGTTTCGCAATTTGGAGATGTGCGCATGCCAACGAAAGCGCACAGGCCGCCAGTGATTGTGGTGTGGCCTCGGGACAAACTCCAAATTCATCAATGGCCGCCCCCAATCCACCCGCAAGTTCAAGAATTGTTCCATGAAGGCTGCGGGGAGTTTCCAGTTTATGAATGGCCGGTTCCAAATAATGGCGAAAGTTGGTGCTGGGTGTGTCGTGTACCTTTTCATCGGGCGCTGCTGTATGTAAATGTTCATCCAGAAGCCCGGAAAACTGTTTTACACCACGAGTAATGAGTTTGGCATCAATTTGAAACATTTCTGCAATTTCACAGGGTTTTCGGGGCGTTCCGTGGCGTTTCAGACTTTCATACAAACAGGCCGCCAACAAGGCGTCTTTTTGCTGGCCACGGCAAATACATAGTGGCGAGACTTGTGCATACAATTGTTTTGTTTCCTCCACAATCGCATTGCTAATACCGGCATTGTTTGCACGAACTTGAAGCATCTCAAAGACGCCCCATAACGTCCGTTCGCGATACGGCATCACTGTCCACAAATGATACTGACGAATGCGGCGCATAACTTTACTGTCCCCGGGACGAATCATAATTCGTGTACCCAGTGATGATTCGGGAAGCAAGGGATTAAGTGGGTTTCCTACACGCGTTGGGTCCGGAGTGCGATCCTCGGACCCAAACCAACGATATTCTGCCGATGTATCAATCAAATATCCTAGATGAGTTCCGCAGGCCGTACATAAGATTTCATCCTCATTATGGACAACGTTTGCACTGGATTCACAGGATTCGCAGACATGTGTACCGCCAGAACTGACACCGCCAACACATGTGTCGACAGTGTCTTTAGTATCACATGCATCGAATTTCGCAAAGAGTTCGCCCAAATCGGATGAAGAAGTGTTTGAAATTATGGATGACCCATGTTCAGAACATGAGCCTCCTTGCACACCTCGAAATATCATGGCCATTCTTGGGAAATCGCTTGATGGTATCACGACGAATGTTTAAACGGAGTCATTTTTTTATTGGATTTATTTCACCGCGCAGAATAAATTTCATCCTACTTGAACAAGGAGACCATGTTAGGACCGCAGTACAGTTACGCTGATGAACTTCAGACTCCGTCCGAATTGGGAATCGGACGTGATGGTTCCTTTGAAGGTATTATGCGCGCCGTATCAGGTATCAATTATTATGTAGATGCAATCGGTTTTGGTCAATCCACAGGTCTTGCAAAGTTACAGGGTGACCGTATGGCCCAGCAACCATTGGGTGTCCGTTTTTTTGTAAATACTGGGTCCAAATGCAGCAATGGCGCTGATATGTATGATTACGTCGACACTGTTCCCAAGGGACTACAAGGCCGTGTTGGTGAGGAAGTTAAGAAAACAATGGGTGTTGATTTTCGTGGACTAGCACCCGGCGTGGTGGAAGACTCGTTTGCGGCACTGGATCCACGCCCCATGTTTCAAGCCGTGATTGGAAGTGGATATCCGCAATGCAAGAAAGTGACACTGCCCATTGGAAACATGAAGGGTCAAGTGCAGTCGTCATATACAAAAGATTCAAAAGGCGAGTTTGTGCGCTGGAATGGCGAAGGTCCTGCAGGGGATTTCAAACTCATTAATGGTATTCCTCACCAAACACGCTGGGTCTTTGACCAATACATCTCGCAAGATGAATATGAAGCAGCGGCAAAAACCGAACAGCCAGGGACAGTTCCGCGTACGGAAGGATTTACGAATCCCAATTCGCGGGTCGCCGCTGGAGTCTTGTTTGGAGCATTGTTTCTAGGAACTCTTTTATGGGTCAAGGCGCGTGAATAACGCAGCATCAATCCTAATCCAATTTAGAACTAGAATTCTGATATCATTTCAACAATGACATCAGAATAGTTGTTTGAATTTCAGATTTTACATGGTTCGTGTAAATAGATTGAATAACGCCAATGCGCCCAAACCACCTAGGCTTTGCGCAACAATATAACCGGCAAGGTCTGTGTTTGTCAATGCGCCTTTGGCCCAAAACATCAAACTGACCGCCGGGTTGAAATGTCCGCCACTAATGCTGCCTCCCAGCAAAATCACGGCCAGTAATGCGAGTGCAATCAGAACTGGCTGGCCGGTCGCGACAATCACAGCCAGAAACAAAAATGTTCCCAGAAATTCTGTCAAATATTTGAGCATTTTCTAGTTTGGAAGAATAAAAAAGAAAAAAAGAATAGAAACATGGCAGTTCCGTATACACCCGCTTTTTTAGGCGTTAAATTACTGGATATCGGATATGTTACATTTTTATTTTTCGCTTTTGGTCTAGTCTTTGCAAAAGGATTTGATTTGTTGTATGGTCAATTTGATAAAGATAAATACAAAAACAAACCCAAATGGATATTGTTTGTAGAGATTCTAATACATGTGTTTGCAATCGGTGTTGTCGCATACATATTACGCAACATTGTGGAACTGATTCCGTTTCCCTTGGATGGTGTTGCAGGTTTCAGGCACGCATTGCTGAAAGAACTGGAAGGCGGTCATATATTGACTGTTGTCTTAATCCTTTTCCAAAAGAACTTGGAGGAAAAAGTGAAATATTTTGGAGAAACGGTATTACATATTGATTAAGTTATTGTAATTGAAATACACAAATTCCATAATTAGGATTGATGTCAACTTATGGTTTTTTTGTCGTTGCCACGGCCGCCGCAGATGCAAATGCTGTTTCACGACCCAGCGCGCGTAGGCGTGATTCAGGCAATAGACGCGATGAGATGGACATGGATTCGAGTTCTTGCAAGAACAGTTTGTAGGCATAGGGAACACGAACTGTGGAGAAGTCCGCGGCGTTTTCACAAGTCGTACATTTGTAAATGCCCTCCTTGGGATTGACAAGACCAATGAGTCCACAGGATTTACAGACGTAGCATTGGAAGTTATCGGATTTCTCCATCATAATTTCCTTCAGGAATTCCGTTGCGCCGTGTGTAACCATACAATCACGTTCCATTTCACCAAAGCGGAGACCGCCATCACGCGCACGGCCTTCCGCGGGTTGGCGGGTGAGCATGACAAGTGGACCGGACGAGCGAGAATTTCCAGACCAGACAGGGATACCATTGCGACGAACATAGAACACGTTACCAGGTACTTCCAAACAATGAATCTTGCCATCATAGTCTGTGTATTTCTCTGATTGCGCATATTGTTCATGACAATGACCATGATTCACTGCAGGGCGATTTTTGCTTCGTACAATACGTACACTCCACAAGTCAGATGATGTTATACCCGAATGGTCGCCGATCGAATAAGGTGTACCTGCGGCAGTATGTAGTCGAATGTTCGCGGACCATCCTGCGTGGAATGCGAGGCGCTGTGTGTCATCTGCAAGACGACGTGATGATGTAGAATAGACAAATGAACCCGATTCAGTTGTATGTCCATCACCCAAAAGCATTCCGTGAAGAAGAACACGACATTGTTCAGAATTGAGTTGCCATACCCAGTCAGGCAAATACTTATTTGTCGCACCTACACTCAATGGTGACATATATGTTGTTATTTGTTTATTGTAAATATCAAGTTTCTCCGATGATGGATAGTAGTTGTAGGAAAGGTCAAGGGCGTCAAGACTGTCTGAAAGTGCATCTTTCACACGATCTTTATTCACCGCAAAACTGAGTTTCTGTGGTGTTGACCATCCCTCCGCAATCCAAATTCCAAAGAATGTAAGCCAGGCATTCATATTAACTGGACGTTCAACCATATCACCATGGGCAGGCAGCACAAATTGATATTCAGTTGTATCCCATTGACCGTCCTTTTGATATTTTACATGTTTTCCTTTGATGTTACGCGCTTCATGGAAATCATACTTCCAAACCTTCCTGCGCGTATGTGGTGTTGCGACCCACATGCGATGGTTTGGAGTCACCTTGAGGTCAATTTGTTGTGTCTTAATTTCATACATTGGTCCTGCATAATCATATTCAAATGTGTTGATAGGATTTGCATAGACAATCTTTCCGTCTTGGAGTGTAGCCACACGATCATCCAGGGAGACATCGGCAATAGGCTTCCAACCGGACATGGTTAGGACATCGTGGTCGGGCGTGAGACAATGCACTTTATCGTCAACCATGTGTTTGAGGCGCTGGTAGAAGATTGGACCCATAAAGATGTTTGTCGGCATCTGTTTGCCTGTTGTACCGCAATACAGTACTTCATTGGTGTACGGCTCTAAATTCAAGTCATCGCGCAGGATTTTACTGAGTCCATCCACACTTACATCTGTAAACGGCGAACCGTCGCCGACTGCACCAATTTCGCACCCAATGCGACCCATGAGAGTTTCCATCAAGTGTGCAATCGTCATGCGGCTGGGAATACAATGGGGATTGATGATGATGTCTGGAACAATACCGTTGGCGGTTTGGGGCATATCTTCGGGTTCGAGGATCATTCCTACAGTTCCCTTCTGGCCATGGCGACTGTTTCCACACCACACCGGGGTACCTTTGCGGCGGACATAAATCACCCCAGGACCCTCCACGCGGCAGCAATACACCTTGCCCGTGTAATCCACCAATGCGTCCAACCGACCGCTTCCATCTGGACGAATATTTTTATTGACCATGGGTTCGTTTTGTTTTTCAATGATTGACATTCGGTAGGCATCTGCAGTCGACTTGATGATTTCGCCTTCACGACCTACTGCTTTTACAACCGATTCATGGCCCGCCTCATATTTCAAACAAATATTTGTCGAGTATCCTGCATGCAGACATAGACGTTGGAAATCATCCGCAAGACGTTTGGACGACGTATCATACCGACGTGTTCCATTCTTCATTGTATGACCATCACCCAACATCATTCCGCTAATAAGAATGCGTGCATGTGCAGGAGACAAACACCACACCCAATCAGGAAGGAATTTATTGACGGCACCAACACTGTATGTTGACATATACCGAGTTAGAATCTTGTCGTAAACGTAGAACGAATTTTTTTCAACATCACCTTTTTTATCTTTCATGGAATGTAGGTTCAGACTAGGATTGCGCTCCTTAACTGCATTAAGTGCATCCTTTACGCGTTGTTTATGTGCAGCAAAGCATGTAATATGAATTTTATCGTTTGTACACCCCTCCGCCATCCAAATCCCAAAGAATGTCAGCCAATCCTCAAAGAGCATTTCGAACTTTGGTCTGCATGTTTCCGCCGAATCACCCGCACCACTCATCGCCTCTAACACATCCGTGTCCTCTGGCGTGCCGTACAAGACAAACTTGTGCGGCACACCGGCGTCATCGCACTCAAATTCAGGCGGAACAACAAATCCACGGGGGTTGTAATCCTCCACATTCTTCTTGTAATAGCGCCGCGCTCCATACACAGACTCGGCGAGTTCGGCACGGAATTCATCGGGCTTGAACCGTGTGGATACCCACATGCGGTGATTGGGTGTCACAAGCAAGTCGACTTGATTGGACTCGACCTTGTACATCTTTCCGCTGTAATCGTAAGACATGACTTCCTGCGGCGTCTGATACTCGAGTACAGAACCACGCGCACCAGAACCTGATGTTTGAAGTGTAGCCACTCGATGGTCCATTGTCAATTCAGGGAATGCAATCCATCCCTTGTCGGTCAAGACCTCGGTTTCAGGGTCATAGCAGCAGAACTTGTCGCCAATTGTTGGTGTACGTTCGCTTCGCACACGGATTTTTGCAAACATAAATCCCTCGCCGTTTCGACCGCGATAAATCTTGTCCACAAATCCTGTTTCGTTATTGCGCAACATCTTGGACGAATCGCGGAATCGTTTCCCGCCGGCGGCTTCCACGGCTGCTGCCGCCTGTGCCGCCGACATACTGGCGAGTGAACTGTGTGATACACCGGCTGCAATCGCACCTTCGACCGCACGTAGACGCATGGGTACGACCTTACCAATCAGGATATCATCGCTGTCCACAAATGTATTTTCAGGCACAATGCCGTCCGCAGCCAGTTTATTGTAGTTGGCCATCTTCATATGTTTGGTGAGTGCCACATCCGGTTTGCAGAAGCGCTCTTCTTCACCCGACGCTTGGTTCTTCTTTTCTTCATCCTTGTATGTTCGGTAAAAGATGCTGCGGAAGAGACCACGGTCCAACGCGGCGCGATTAATCATCACCGAATCTTCCTGATTGTATCCGCCGTACGTCATAATGGCCACCACAATATTGAATCCCGAAGGCATGTCTTGCGCCCTGTAGTATTTACTCATATAGGGTGACACAAGAGGACGCGCCGTGTACATGAGCAAGTTGCTCATGGTATCCAAACGTTCCGTGAAATTCAGTGCGTACACACCCATGGCCTGTTTTCCCATGGCTGCCTGATAGGAATTACGCGGTGACTGATTGTGATCAGGGAAGGGAATGTTTGAACCCATAGTACCAATAATGACTGACGGGTGAATCTCCAGATGTGTATGGTCGCTAGCAAGAGTCCCCAGAGTTTTGGAAATGTAGAGTTGTTCCGATTCGCCAGGGTCAACAAACTCAATCAAATGGTTGCCGCGTGGGCTGACCCAACGCATCAAATCGTTCCAACATGAAGCCACGGTCCATGGCATCTCGCAGCCCGAGTCCAGAATTTCACGAATCGTTTCGGCAACAAAGAGCGGGCGAACAAGACGGCCCCCTTCGGTGTTAATCCACACTTCATTGTGGCTGGCTTGGAAAATAATGGAGGTAAAGGGATGAACACGGCCCGCCAATTTCGCCTTTTTAAGGGCGCGGACGCCATCAATGTCCTCGGGCAATGTGCCGACCCATGCACCATTGATAAAGACACGCATACACGTGTGTTTCGTGGCAGAGGATGTGTCAATCAGATGCTTCATGCCCAGTTCATCGTAGAGAATACGAAGAATAGGACTGGGTGAGGAGGGCAATGTCACAGTCGCAGTTGAGGCCAAATTCTTGACCACACCGACCGAATGACCTTCTGGCGTTTCGGCTGGACAAATATATCCAAACGAGGTGCCGTGAAGTTTGCGGGGAGGAATGAGTTTGCCCGTCTTTTCAATAGGCGTACTGAGACGTCGTAGGTGCGAAATACCACTCAGAAAGGTCAGACGGTTCATGACTTGTGAAATACCCGTCTTGGTTCCCATTTTTCCAGCCGCGAAATTACCAGTTGCAAGTGAGGATTTCATTCCCACTTCCACGATTGTGGTTTTCAGAATTTTATAGACATTCGTTGTGTTAATAATGTTTTCAAACTTACCGCTGGCCTTCCATGCACCATTGTGAATTTCCTTCATAATTGTGGATTTCATGTCTTTGATGACCTTGGTTCCAAAGTAGAAGCGGAACAGATTACCCAAAAGATTGCCTGGAAGTTCGACTTTTTTGTTGGGATATGCATCACGGTCATCATAACTAATTTTACCGTAATAGACATCCAACACTTTCTTGGTCATTGCGGCAATAAAGCATGCCTTTTCGTACATCATTTCGCTGCCGCCAATATGGGGTAGAAGTTCTTCCGCAAGGATTTCACCAATCACACGCTCCCGTGGCGCTTTGACTGAACCCAATGTGGAGGCAGTTAGCGCCTCGCGAATGCCACCGCCACTACCAATATGACGTTGGAGCCATTCCAATGCAGCCGCCTGTGTTCGGACTTCGTGTGCCTCCATGATACATTCTTGAAAGATCATTTCATAGTCATTCATGACATCGCCAACAATCAGTTCAATGATATCGCGGTCAGAAAGAACACCCAAGGCACGCATGAGAATAAAGAGCGGCAATTCGGCCTTGATGCGTGGAAGAGTCACACGAATATGCTCAGGACCCGTTGGCATTTTGGAATTGTAAATAATTTTCACAGCCACGTTCTTCGGCACACCTTCATTGTCTGGACCAATGGACTTGCATTCAATAATTTCTGCCTCCTTGTTCTTGACCTTGTTGTTGCGAAACACAAACATACGATTCTCCGCCATACGTTCCTGCGATAGGATAATACGCTCACCGCCCTGAATAATAAAGTAACCAAAGGGGTCTGCCGAGCATTCGCCCAGTTCGCGTGGGGATTTTTCAGGACTTTCATTCAACAAACAGTATTTGGAACCCACCATGACGGGAATTTTACCGGCCATGACACGTTGAAGGGTACGAGTACGGGTTTCACGTGTTCCTTTGCCTGGATCTGTTAGAGTAGTCGTCACTTCCATATCCAGATAAATGGGTGCAGCATAGGTGAAATTGCGAAGACGGGCGTCATTGGGATACATGGGTGTCAATGCACCATTGTTTTCAAAGATAGTGGGTTTGCGAATCGATACATTTTGGAATTTCACAACGACTTCCACTTCACGTGGGGGGCCGCCATGCGGCGCTTTTCCTCCAGGAACAGCTGCGGCAGGAGCCGTCCCCGTTGGAGCCGTTGTTTCTGCCGCATCGTCTACGGACACACGAATGGCGGTGCCGGCTGAACCGGCTGCCGCACGGGTTGTACCTGTGAGTGTAAGGTCAGGTGAACCCACTATTCGAATCGGACATGAACGCATAATTGTATCCACAACATCGAAATCCATAAAATGATTAAAGGATGCGATTTGGTGATAAATAATCTGTCGCTTGTCCTCTTGTGCGAAATACAAATCCAGAATTTTCTTCCATGCTGTCTCCATGGTTGAATGTACGCGTTGAAAAGGAAAAGAAATGAATTAGCCTTAAGGGAAGTCTGAGGATACATACATGGCAAAAACGACGTGTCAAATTTTTCATTCGAGGTTTTTAGTCTTTAGACCAACAAATACATACTTCTGGAAATATCTATGAATTGAATCCATTACTACGCTTTATCTTTTTCTCATATCGACGGCCCTACACATCAAACAATGATTAAGAGAGATTTGTTTGATGTGTAGAAAAATTATGAAATTATTTGTATTTTTGTACCGTCAAAATTTTAATCTAAGCACACCTGGTCGGTATGCTTAAATTAAAATTTATGACGGCAGTGCCTTCATAATCCTAATCTAGAACACCCATAAGGGTGTTCTTAAATTAGGATTTTGACGGTATAATTTATACATTTTTATAATCTTTCCAAAAAATTCCTTTATTTCCATAATCCTAAATGTTTCCATAATTCATAAATGATATCATGAATTAATATGCAAGTCCCGCCAAATACATAATACCGCGACCCAGTAAGTTTGTTCCACGAATGCTTGTGTCGCTAACCGTTCCAGAAAGATCGCTGTCTTTTCCAGAAATAGAATAAAAGACAAGACGTGCTTTTTTATCACGCACACCATCCACAATTTGTTTGTATACAGGGTCGCGTTCATATCGTTGCCGCAACAAATCAATCAGAATCTGCTCTTTGCGTTCCTCCCACATGTCTTTGTTGATTTCAATGCCCGCTCGCCGAAGTTTCGCAGGCGTGTCCAACAATCCGTAGTATTTCTTTCCTTCGTCCACATATGAATCGATTTGTTCTGGATTGAATGCAACTTCACCGCGTTCTGCCGCCGCGGATTGATGTGTATTGCTTTCCACAGAAAACATGGGTCGGCGCAGACCTGGTTTGTTGCTCGCAATTGCAAGCATTGACCCGTACCATGCGGCTTCCAATGAAGGGTATGTAATGGATGAATCGAGCAAATCGTAATATGTGAATGGGGCATACGGACTGAGATATCGGCGCCAATGTTTGAGTTTCAGGCCGAAATCGTCCTTTGCGGCGCTCTTGTGATAGAATTGATAGATGGGGCCTGTTGCGGATTCAAGGCGCGGTCCAACATCCTCGGCCGTAGGCATGGGCGATGGTTCAGGTATGTTTTGTTCCAGATTGGGCAAGGATTCAATGTCTGTATTTGGCACAGCAACTGCGGGTGCAACAGGCACAGGCTCGGGTTGAAGTTCCATAATTTCACGCTCAGTACGTTTTCCAACAAATCGCAAGCGATCGCTTCCAGGAATCGGGACCAAATCAAATTCAAATACAATTTCAGGTACACCGTCTGCAAATGCAATCGTGTATGTGTACGCGATTTCACCACGATGCGGTCCTGAAAGAACTTGTACTGCCTCGGAAACGGAGGAAATAATACCTTCAACACCGTTGGTGTCCAAGACGGACATACCGACACGATAGAGTGCAGGTGCTTCTGCGGATGTACCAGCCACCACGGGAAGAGCAAGGGCAGCAGCGTCCACGCCCATCATGTCCTCAGAGGGTAGCGGCAGAGGTTGAGGAGCAGGTGGAGCGACTGTGTGAAGTTCAGGCAGTGTATTTTTCAAGACACGGCGGCGGAAAATGAACCACCGATTTAGGAAACTAAATTGTTTCTGGGTTGCCGTCATTTCAAACAATTCGCGATTGTCGGTTGCCATACGATGCGACACGCTAAACATATTGGACGATTCTTCAAGTCCAAGTTCACGAAGTTCGGTCTCATCAAGAAGTTCCAAACCAATTTCCGCCAATTTGGATATTAAGTAGCGCCAGGAAACCAAATATTCCGACAATTTCTGACCAATACTAATAAATTCCACATCAATCTTCTTTCCAAGACCTTCATTTGTGGCAGGCAAGTCGTCGCCGTCGTATTGTTTAGTAATGCTCCAAATTTGACTTGCGCCGTCATTTCCAGTCAATGTTTCCCCTTTTTGGATACCCCGTTCGCGAAGAACGCGAATCACGGTATCGCCGTCAAAGCAGCATCCAATAAAATATCCGCCGACCTTGAGGGATTCATGTATGTTGTGGAGGAGACCATTGAGCGTGAATTCATCGCTAAAGAAATAGTGGAGTGCAAACATAATGGCACAGACATCAAATCCTGGGAATTGGGGTTTACCGAGATTTTTGAATTGTTTGGCCAGCGGGGGTGCAGTGGGTATCTCTTCGCCATAGAGCGTACGCAGAATTTGGCGGTCAATTTCCTCCAGACCTGCGGACCCGTCACTGTATCGTTTGGAGGAATCGGCGCATGCAAAGATCATGGGTGGAATACTAATTCGTTTGGGTGCGGCCTCTAAGACGCGTCGCATATACCGTGCATAGGCGCCATTTAATTTATCGGTGATACCAAAGTTTGCAATATCGCATCCAAGAACAAATCCGACCTGTGCCGCAATCCATTTGTGTAAATCACCGCCCTGTCCTACTGACATATCCAAAAGTGCGTCGCCTGGACGAATGACACGTCGCAACAGTATTTTTTCTTTGATGTAATGATTGTGGAATTTGGCCATACCTGCAATTTGACGCAGGTCAAATTCAGGCGCGCGATGTGTATAATAGACCGTTTTTGCAGGCGCGGCTTCTCCCACGGCAGTCGCGGCAATTTCGTCTTCGGACGGAGTCATTGAACCGGTTGTTATCATATATTCCGTAATCGGGTCGTGAATACTGGCCCATACATTGTTGGCCGTATCAATACTGTTCAAGGTGCCGCCAATAACGCCTCGACTGAACTGCTCAGTCTTGTCCCATCGTACACGCATAGGTTTCCAGCGCCACCCCGCGGGCTTGGACGGGTCGTAAAACATTTCCACAATGGAACCATCTGGAATATGATCGCCCGATTCACAAAACACCATATCTGCATCCTCGGTCAATGCAGGAATCACTCGCGCGGCAGGTGCTGCTGCAGCCGTGTCGGTGGCGCCAGGATTAATGGCCATATAACAAACGGAGGCCATTGGGTCCGTCATTTCCGGCGCAAAACGCACTGGACGATAGGCCTTGCCTGTGGCGCTCATTTGGGAAAGGTCCATTTTGTACAGAATTGTTTCCCGCGGTTGGGATTTGGGGTCCGCGCCGACATGAAGAAACATGGTTTTACACCGCGTTTCCTGGTTGGTGACTGGATGAATGCGAGGCATGATTTGGTCCTGGGATGTTACTTTGCCTTCCAAATCAATTTGTTTTTCAAAAGTGACCAAGAAATCCACACTGTTCATATCCGCCGGCTTCCATTTGAGTTGGTCTTCCCAACGTCCAAATTTACGAAGCGGTGCCGTATTGGGTGTAAATATGAGACCATCTGTATGATATTCAGCACGCATTTTGACATCGCGAAGGGCGTCACTTGCCTTTTTGAAAATGCCAAGAGGGTCCACATCGGGTGGCGCATCTGGAATATAAAAGATTTTCTGACGTACATCAAAGGAATGTTCAATAGGAATACCTTTGTAAATACGATTGGATGTTGACAAAACACGGCATGCCTCTGTTAGCGCGGCAAGACGACTGACGACGGGTTCATCGGGGCTGCCGGCGGGACGAATGTAGAAGGGCCGACCCGTCACATCTTCGCCACGTTTGAAGGTAAAGATATCGAATGCATAGTAGCGCGACACCTTGTTGTTGTGTAAATCCTGTGTCACCCATTCTCCGTCTAGAACGGCCCCGCCCCATTCAGAGACCATTTCGGGTGCGAGTTGACGATCTGTTCCAATCACATTCAGATTGCGGTCAATCATAAACAACTTGCCAGATGCGGGATCCACAAGCAAAAGACAGCGCACACCATCCGCCTTGTCGGTACAGTTGTAATCGGTGAATCGGATGTTGGGAATTGCAGGATCGTGAACAACCTCCATATTTTTCCGTTCAAATGTGGACGGCAATGCACCAGGGAAACGGTCCGGCCGTGTTTGTGTCAATTTGGAAAGAAGGTCCAGAATACGTGTGCGAACAACATCGCGAATAATGACATATGAGTTTTGGATACCTCGCAACACATAACTCACGCCTGTCAAGAATTCCTTGAGTTTGAGTTCCTTGCCGGGGATGGCTTCAACTTCCATTTCAAAGCGAAGGGGTTGCGCGCCCAAATTGGCTTCTTGAAATGTTCGTTTGCGGTCGTATCCGCCGTCACGTCCACCTGTGGTACGTACATAGGCGCTTTGTCGAACAAACGAGGCGTCAAAACGAAGTCCAGGAAATTTGGCGGAATAAAAGGAATAGCGTTGAATATAACGGAACGACTTGAGTTCAGTGTGCCATGTCTTCATGAGTTCCAAGACTCGTGTATTCCGAACACTGAGGGGTTGTTCACGACGGAGTTTAATGCGCATATTGTAATCTGGTATATCGACTTCTGATGGGCGTTCGTCCGTACTGGTACGCGATTTCAACATGACATTGAATGGCTTACCTTTGATGTCGTTATCATTACAATAGGCCTCAATATTGGAATCACCTGTCAACGTAAAGCGCATACCTCCCTTGACTATGATATTCAATCGCGAGGGCTGGGCCTCTTCCCGCAATCCCAACGACCGGAAGGTCTTGATAATATCAAGAAATCGTGTGTAGTTCAGGTTTTGAAATGTCGCTTCCAATTCGGTCTCAGCAACTGATGAACCGGCATTATGTTCCTCCCACGTTTTCCAGAGGGCTGCAATTGCATTGGCTTTGTCTTGTTTCAGTTCAAGAGCCATTTTCTATTTCTAACAGATACTTTTTCACTGGCGTCATTGTGTCATTTTTTTCTACAACGAAAAATTATATTTGGAAAAGTTCGGTTCATGATTACTGGTATTTCATGTTAATGTTTAGCACACGACGAAGCACGCTCATTTGTTCCGGTGTAGGACAATAGAGTCCTTTTTCTATTTTGTTGACGGTGTTGTGTGGAAACGAACACGCCGTATTGAGTTGGTCCTGGCTCATAGATTTTGCGGAACGCGCACGAATCATGTCTGCACGCGATTCAGGACTGAGTGATTTGGTGGGTTTCGGATAATCGTCATCTTCCAGATGCGACGCAAGAGCCGCGCCAGGCGTGCGTACCGGTTTTGGTCCTGCAGCACCTGCACCACCCGCCGACTTCTTTACTGTTTTACGAACAACAACAGGTGTCCAATCTTGACCGTCCATCGTTTTCTCTGATTATGTTTGAAACACAGGGTCGTGGAGTCAATTTTTGGTGGCGTTCTTTGATTGTATTTCTATTCAAAAATGGAAATACAATATGAAATTGTTTGAAGTATGAAATTACGAAGAACACATCAAGCATCCCTCTTCTTCCTTCACAGGTGGAGGAGTTGCACCGACCGTCTGCACAGGTTCAACTGTGAATTTCTGCGCCGAAGCGGCAGCACGAGTGCGTAGATAGTAGATACCCGTCTTCAGACCGCGGCGCCATGTGTAAAAGTGCATGGATGTGAGTTTGCGGTAATCTGGGTCGCCCATAAAGAGATTCAAGGACTGGCTCTGGCAGACATACGGACCTCGGTCAGCCGCCATATCAATCAGTGTCTTTTGTTTCATCTCCCACACAGTTTTGAAGATGGCCTGAAGGTCAGCAGGAATCATAGGCAGTCCCGCCACTGACCCGTTATTTGCAATAATTGCGTCTTTTACTTCAGTTGACCAGATTCCGCGCTCAAGAAGGGCGGCGACAAGGTGCTTGTTGAGGATGATGAATTCACCCGCAAGGGTACGGCGGGTAAAGATGTGGGTCGCATAGGGTTCAATACATTCGCAGTTGCCGAGGATTTGACTGGTGGATGCAGTTGGCATCGGTGAAACAAGGAGGGAATTTCGCAGACCAATGCGACTAATATGGTGAAAGAGAGTGTCCCAGTCGAGTCCTTCATCTTCTAAAGGTGTAATATTCCAAAGATGCGGTTGAAACTTACCCTTCCATGCTGGACTTCCCACATAGGTTTCGTATGTCCCCTCTTTTGCGGCGATGTCGCAACTGGATTCTAGCGCCGCATAATACATGTGCGCAAAGATGCGCTTGTTGAGGAGCGCGGCCTCCTCGCTTTCCCAAGGAAGCCGGAGCATTGCAAAGACGTCGGCAAGACCTTGGACGCCGAGACCAATTGGACGATGGCGCATATTGGAGCGGTGAGCCTCGGGTGTCGGGTAAAAGTTGATGTCAATGACGCGATTCAGATTTCGTACGGCAATACGAACGGCCTCACGGAATTGTTTGAAGTTGAAGACGCCGTCTTTGACAAAGGAGGGCAGACTCATGCTTGCTAAATTACAAACACTTGTCTCCTCAGGGGATGAATATTCAATAATTTCGCTACAGTTGCCTGTAAGGACACCATTGAATACACCTGCGTGATTTTCAGGTTCATTGAAACAATACGTGTCGTCGATGCGTCCATTGTCTTCAATAGATACAACTTTTACATACTGTTCCGCACAACGTTGTGGTTTATTACCCAAAACAACAAGTCGTTTTGGTTTTAATCCAAGTTGTGTAAGTGTGTGAAGTCCCGAACTGGAAATGAGAAGTCTCCATACTTTTTTACAATCAAACAATTTCTTTCCTCCACGTCCGTCAGGAAGAAGAACTTTGCGAGCATCAAATTCTTTGGTAACCTTTGCATTCACACCCATACCCATTAACATAATACGAATATTATTTAGAAATTCATATTCAATACTGCCAATTTGAAGAGATTCATTATCACCGTTACGTGCGACTGAACCATCCGCGTCAAGAATGCCTTCAAGCCAGCGAAGCCGACACTCAAGAGAAGCATTAATGGGAACAAAGAATTTAGTTTCTAGATCTTCAGGAAGAACTGTATTAATGCGGTTTGATGCATCAGGAATACCAGATGTTGATTTAATGTCAAGATGTTCTAGAAGTTTCTTTTTTTCTCCATAAAGTGAACATCCTGGACGGGAATTAGAATATGTACCATCTCCACAAAAGAATCCATGTGTATATGGATATTTAATATCTTGTGATTTATCACCTTCAATAACAGAATTATTCCATTTACGAAGTTTCATTCCAACTTTAAGGTCGATTGCATCTATACGCAATGAATCTTTGATAGATTTTTTATCATTATAAGATTCACTAACTAGAAATTTATGATAAGGCGTACAGTCAATGGTTGCACCATTTGATAATGTAATTTGAATAAGTTTTTGTGCAGAACCTGTTTGAACTACACGAACACTGCTCCATTTTTCTCCGTTCCAAACTTCGACATCTGAATTGGCTAATTCCTTGATGGGTTTAATTCCAGATTTTGTATAAATAAGTGTTTCAGGTGCCACACACAAATTACTAGATTTAATCACACCCAAATTCTGCTGATTGCTCTTTTTGTTGGCCGCGTCCTTGTAAAGGAGATACGGTGTTCCAGTTTCAATCTGGGAATCCAGAATCTGGAACCAAAGTTTCTGGGCTTTAATCGTGCGCCTCCCGCGTCCTTCGGCTTCGTACTTTTCATACAATGCTTTGAATTCGTCGCCGACAACATCGGCGAGTCCTGGCGCTTCGTTGGGACAAAAGAGTGTCCAATCGCCGTTTGCGTCGACACGTTCCATAAACAGGTCAGGAATCCAGAGAGCGTAAAACAGGTCGCGCGCACGTTCTTCCTCGGCACCTGTGTTTTTCTTGAGTTCAAGGAATTCTTGGACATCGGCGTGCCATGGTTCCAAATACATGGCGAAGGAACCGTTGCGCTTGCCGCCACCGTTATGGGCAATACCGAGACCACATACAAGATAGTCGTGAGTTCCTTCCACTTCCAAATCGTAGAGTTTTCCATCATACTGTGCAGAGGTCATGGATTGGATAACAGAGAAGTTAAAGCCATTGTATATGCCTTTTCCATCGTGCGCAGGATATGCAATCATATCACCAGGCGACAGTTTTCCAATTTCAATGTAATCCAGATTTGCGTTTCCATTTTCCAATAAATACTCAGGTGTCATTGTTGAACCAGGAGTCTTTTGAATTGCAAACACAGGATGAGAACCAGTGACACAAATGTTGGAAGTACACGATTCATAGGATACACCCACGTGTAGAATTTCACCCGCATATGTGTGTTCCACACGTTTCATAACTTGGTTGTATGTAGGACCCTTCTCAAGGAATCCATGTTTTCCATCAACGTCCACAATTTCAGATGCACCGCTGGTCAACACTTTATCGCTAGAGTCAACATCCGCAATGCGTTTGGGTCCATTATTTGTGTATACAATTGTATCTGGCGCAAAGCATTGGTCAACATACCGCGCCGTATTATTAAACACGCGCAACATGGGTACCAATCCATTACTAATTCCACCCGTTCCACGAATAAGCGAACCCTTGGCGCGAATATTGGAGCAATGAATACCAATGCCGCCACCGTATTGACTGATGAGCGCACAATCTTCCAATGTCTTGTAAATACCTTTTATACTGTCATCATGCATGGCCAGAAGGTAACAACTACTAAGTTGTGGCCGCTTCGTTCCTGCATTGAACAGCGTCGGTGTTGCATGTGTATACAGTTTCTGGCTCGTCATATCATACGTCTCAAACGCCTTTTCCAAATCATTCACCCAAAGACCAATAGCCACACGCATCCACAAATGCTGTGGGCGCTCCACTATGCGACGGTCAGTGTCCCGAAGCAGGTAGGCCTTTTCAAGTGTTTTGAACCCAAAGTAATCCAGAAGGAAATCACGACTATAATCAATACGTGACTCAATCAGGTCCGCGTTTTCACGGACAACCCGAACAAACTCGGGGTCCAGCATGCTAGCGGGATTCCCTGCGCGGTCCTTGACTGCATCCAGGCAGTTAATTACATCCACAAATCGTGCGGGTGTGTTTTTCTGGTGATTGCTGAGAGCAATGCGTCCCGCAAGTACACCGTAATCTGGATGTGTGGTAGACCAGGAATAAGCAAGATTGGCCGCAATATTGTCCAGTTCGGTTGTAGTAATACCGTCCACAATGCGCGCCAACACTCCCTGAGCCACCTTGATCGAGTTGACATTCAGGCCTTCCGATTGCTTGACAATGCGTTGCTGAACCTTCTCAAAAGCCACATCTTCGCGACGACCGTCCCGCTTGACCACCTGCATGCTATTCTCCATCTGATTCTGTGCCATGTTTCGTGTGCTTGATGACTACCGCAGTGGGAACGCACCGTGTCAATTTTTTACCTTGTACTTTATCAAGATGATTGCACAACTTACGGTTGGATTTGTCGCATTTGCCGCCATTCTTGTGGTGTATACCTTGTTTACTCAATATACGCGCCGTATAACAAGCGAGGGTTTCCATAATGGAGACAATGTGTCACATGAATTGTTTGTTCCAAAAGTTACACCCGGAGGATCCGATGAGACATCTGCACTCAGTCCAGGTGCGGCCATGAGTGTCGCTACCGAAGCCCTTGTGGAAAGTGGAAAGTTGCAGCCGATGTCTACACAGCAAGCCCGTGCCAATTGGGGCGAAATGACATCGGAAAAATGTTATCGTTCCGACATTGGCGAATCTCTGAAAAAGACTCGCAACTACTTGCAGCGAACCAATAATTATCAACGCAGTCATCCTGACGACTGTTCGGCTCCCAATCATGAATTTGTGGGTACATTTTACACGCCCTTTGATGGCGTAGGTCGCACACCGGATTCCGGTGCAGATTATCCGCCCTCCACACAATATTGTATGGATTAATAGACAGTAATAAAATAGCCAATCATTTCAAAGCAGTTCCCGAAGGCATGCCCAGTGAACTTGACCCCCGTTGGATAGACCTGTTGACACGGGTGTATCCAAATGAAAAAACACGCGCCAACTACATTAGCCGGCTCAAAGTACTGCAAACAACAATTGACCATCCATTGTTGGAAATACTGGAAAATCCCGACACATACTATTCAGAAATTCAAAAAGCATATACAAGTCTAACAACACGAAAAAATGTGTTGACGTCCATTTTGGTCTTGTTTCGTGAAGATGCCACGCTGCAAGAAAAAAAGTCCGCATACGAGCGGTGGAAAAAACTCCATGAAGACCTGCGACGTCTCCAAGACGCCAAAGTGCGTCGCTCCGAACCCGAAGACAAACAAGTGGAAAAATACACAAGTTTCGAAGAAATCGAATCCAAATACGAGGAATTAAAACGCCGTGGATACCACGACACGCTTCGCCACAGTCTTCAGTACACATTGTTGAGTGTAATTACACACCTGCGTCCCAAACGCGCCGATTTAGGCGCCGTGGAAATATATCGCGACACGGATCCTAGAAAAACGGACCAAAATTATATTGTGTTGCGCAATCCCAAAGATGGCGGAAGTTATTTAGTCATGAATATGTATAAAACCAGCAAATATTATCAAACAGTGGAAGAGGATATACCCGAGGGACTTGTTCGAGATATAGAGCAGTCATTAACCCGTCATCCTCGTAAATATTTATTTACCAAGGAAAACGGCGATGCAATGTCAAATAATACATACAGTGTATTTGTCCGTCATACATTTGATGAACTGTTTGGACGTACAACAGGCGTCAGTCTACTCCGACACATTTACATTACAGAAAAATTAGATTTCGATGACATGACAATTGAAGAGCGCAACGCAGAGGCGAAACTTATGCTTCATACATCGGCATTGCAGCAGCAATACAAATGGCCAAAAAAGGTTATTTGTCCCAAATTATGTGCGGCATATATACAACCAACACACAAAACAAGGAAAATTAAACGGACTCTCCGCCGGAAAGCGCATCCAACAGTATAGACGTGCTTGCAGCCAGTCCTTTTTCACCAAAGTCAACAAGTAGCGCGCGATAGGCCGTTTCCAGAATTTTGTATCGTCGTTGCCAGGAGGATTCATTGATTTTGGACACGGCAACATCGCCACTACATACCGTGGATGCTGCAAGCGCGCGTATGAGTTTTACGGAATGAACGCTCTTCAAATCGTCCTCAATCACAGAGGCTGATTCCTGGATACCATCGTCCAGTTCTACAATCGAATCACGAGATGAACGAACTCCACTCGCAGTCTCAACTATTGTATTCTTCTGCATCCTATGTGAAAGAATATTATCGGCGTGTTTTTTGAATGTAGTCCAAACACAGTCATACACACGTTGTGTATAGGCTTCCGTATATTCTTCACGTACCTTTTCCAGTTTCAAGAGTTTCACAAGGGCTGTTTTCGGCCGACCAAAGGACCCCTTGGTCACCCATCGCGCCGGAAACCCTTTCATCCACTCGACCGGCTCGTGGACAATGAAATCCAAATAATCCTTCAAATCGTTGTCATCCTTGAAATTGTATAGTTTGTATATTTCAGAAAAATCACGGCCATGCGATTCTAAAAGAACAGTTGCTTCAACTAATTTCATCAGTCTGTTGCTTACTTATTCCAATGAATTTCATTCATGTTAGGTATCCGCAAGCAGCGCAAGTTTGTAGAACGTTCCGTTGATGTTGATACGCAAGTAATTTCCCGACGCCCCACCTGCACTCACAGCAAGTAGGTTTGTGCCATCCAATGCAAGGTCCGTATCCGTATTTAGATAAATACCACCTCCGACTGCATCCAACGTTACATTTCCCGATGTGTTTGTAATTGTTAATGCTTGTGACGCGTTGGTATATTTCATTCCAGAAGTCACAACTCCGGTTGCATTCATAAAATTTACGGAACCGTTGTCCGATTGAACAATTACCGAACCGTTGACGTGAAGTTCGGCGGCGGGCGCAGGTGTATTCACACCCAACCGACCCGAAACAAACCGTGCTACTTCGACATTATTCACCGTCATAGCCGTAAATAAATTCCCATTAATTGTATTATTTCCTACAATCACGGGTGAATCATTCACATAGAGGCCCGCATTTGATAAATACAGGTCGCTGGTAATGACGACATTTCCACTATTGAACGTGCCGATTGTATTAAACAACCCTGAATTTGTAGTACTATCTATATACTGCGAAAAGGTTGTGATTGCTTCTTCGACGGACGATGTTCCTGTTGCCGATGTAATCACACCTTGTAGTTCAGGTACATTGATAATATATGGATTTGGATTGGTGGTAATGAACGACATTCTTGACTTGTATGAAGTTATAGGGTTTTTACTTTAGGCGTTTCCTTCAATCTAAAACGTATTTCGGGATTAGAGAATAAGCAGAGGGTTGGATGGAAAAATACTATAGGCCTTACTTATCGGAGGATTCCGAGTCCGATTCGGATACAGATTCGAGCGGATATGTGTCTGAAGATTCACTTTTGGATGTCCCGGGTCGGAATCTTCCTGTCGCCACGGGCGGACCTGCAAGCATGCCGTTTGAAGCCCCATATGTACCTGCCGAAAAAGCGACAAAATTTGAGACTGAGGAATCCAAAAATACGACCTTGTTTATGGTCAATTCACGCGATCGCGATACGCGCTTGTATCCTCAACCGACCATGTTTACACTTCGTCTTCCAAGGTTGTTTCGAAATATCAAACAAGTTACAATCACGGAAATCTCCTTATTGAATTCATTTTTCAACTTTTCAAGCACCAAGGGAAATACAAGTATGCATGTCTATGAAAATGGACGAACACGTGTGGATTTGGATACCGGTTCGACAATCAAAAATGTAGTCAAGATTTCGATTCGCGATGGGACTTACAATACCGATGAATTGATTGCCGAACTGAATAATGCACTGAACAGTACACCCTTGTTTGCAGATATCAAATTAACTGATTTTATCAATTTGTTCCAATCGACGGGCGATTATACCATTTTATTTAATGCGCCGGGTGCAACTGTATACAATAGTTTGACGCAAAAATACGACAAGAATCAAACAATCAACAATATTGTGGCTCGTTATTTCTTGGTAGTTCAAACGGTGGGTACTGTGAGTTACTCGTACGACCAATGTGTGGTTGCGTATTATTATCCCGTGATTAAAGAATCAATTATTGCGTCCAATGGTATTCCTGAATTTGCCGTCCCACCATCCAGCGACCCCAATTTTAATTGGTACGATTATATTGTCTTTTCGTTCCAAGGGTTGAATGACCCCGTGATTCAATCCATCATTGAAGTTCCTGGGAATCAAGCATATTTTGACCGGTTTCGTGCTGAGCGGACATTCAACAACTTTTTGGTCAATAAATATGTATGTACTTACAATCCGCTTCAAGGTCGTCTGGTTATCAATGCACCGAGTCTTAATGATAGTATTGTGAACGATTTGAATTCGAATTATAACTTTTTCCTGTCGGAGCAGGTACTGGCGTCAGGTATTGCGTCCAATCTTACGTCCTTCAGTAATATGTACAATGCAGTTGTCAATTCCAACGCGTCCTTGATTGAATTTTACAATTTTATTCAGACCCGTTTTACAACTCAATTTGGAGTCAGTTTCGGACAATATACAGATTCATTTTATAGTGACTCCAATAATGAAATTGTACTCTATAATACAAACAATCGGTATGGGTGGGATTTAACATTAACACAGGCCATTTCGCAGAGCGCCATTTCATCCAACCCCCCTGCAGAGCAAGTACCTCATTTATGGCCCAATATCTTGATGGGGACCAATAAAGTGAGCGAAGATACATTTGTATCTACAATTGTTGTGCCTGAATTTGCAGCCCTGGGTGGTGAACTCACATTTTCAAATATTGGTGAGTCGCAATTTGGATATTTTGATGTATCATTTGAGGTCCTTCCAACCACATACAAACGTATTGAATTCAAATCACGATGCCGGCAGAATATTAGTATTATGACCATTCCACGATACCAGAGCAATCGTACACCCGAGACGGAAGAACAATATGCTTTGAGTTTGGAAAGTACTCCACTCTTGTACTATTCCACAGGAACGGGCATTGATACTAAATTTCATATTCTTACGGATGTATCTGGAAATTCGCTATTCAACATGTATACAGTCTACCAAAATATGTTTGAAACACCGGATTACATGCGCGCAGAGAATAAATGGCTCACGTACATGTCGACCCAAATTCTGGCAGGTGACCGACTTCAACCCATCAATGTCAACTATCAAAAGAGTCCGCCTGCGACGGATATAGGGTTGACTAGTTTTCGTCCATTTATTTTCTTCCAAGTCAATGCTGACAGATATTTAATTGAATCCAATGCTCGTTTTTATATTTCCTTTTATGTGGAAACAAATACGAATCCCAGTGACCCCAATTACGCCACAAATAAATTTTTTCCTGTTCCCATTGTGATTACCTGGTACAAGGACCGTGCAGGATTTATGGCTGATGCGGCAGATGATATGAACAATATATATGCACAAGAGAATCCTCGCCATTTTTTCAAGCGTCAAGTGTTTGGAACGTACAACAGCAACCTGGGACACACAGATATTAGTGGTGCGCGTATGGATGTGGAGGTCAATAATGACCAAATCACATACTTTCACGTCCAATTGGAAAGTACAGACAATATACCTGCATCCATTCCTCTTCGCGTCTATGCACTTCTTACAAATGATTACGGCACATCGACAGTTGTGGCTACACAACTGGACCGGCTGGATATGCCGTATGACATTAATCAAATTAATTATTATGTCAGCACAATGACATCGTCTATTACTGACCCGAATATCACAGACCCATACAATCCTGCATCGTCACAATTCAAAGATCCGACCTTTTCCATATATAATTCATCCATTTTCCAATTATGCTACGATACGTCAAATGTAAGCAATAACTTGCTGGATTTTGTCATTCAAGCCGCAAATAGCAATTACTATGATCCCAACAATATTGAGGATTATGTGAACAATATATCGATTGGAACGCGGTATTTATTCAATGCGACGACCAATGGTGCAAGTGCGCCGCCACCGAACATTACTCCGCCGCAGCAATGGTCGCTCTTTTTTTCGACTGGTCAAAATATGATTCGTGACACATACAATACAAGCAACAATGTGTATTTGAGTAGTCAACAAACACCGGGTCCACGTGCATCCGATAACGAATTTACATTGGTGAATTGGATGAATCCCTTTAACCCCGTTATAACAGAAGAATATCTGCGACCAAATCCTCCCAATCTAAATCCTTTGTATGCATCCACTCTTCAATTGGACGGTGAATCTGTCTTTTTGACTTGCAGTAATTTTCCCAGCACCAATTCGGATGCAATTGGTTCGTCCGCTCTAGATGTATCAGGTGTATGCGGATTGGGATTTTTCCTGCCGCCTGGGGAAATTGTTCGACTAAATTCGTTCATGGTCAAGTGTGTCTACACTCAACCTTCTTCAGATGATTTCAATACGCCATTCAATCGCTTCAATTCCCCATTAGAATACATTGGAGAATTCACAGACAATAATTACAGAAATCAGACAACGTTTGTGGACACAGACCGCAGTGATATACACGATTGGGATGATTGGTATTTGTATAATCGCCGAAATTTGAAATTGGGTATCTTCAAAACATGTGATGTGTATACTGTATCCACGCCATCCATTTCCTTATCGTCTGCGCTATGTACACTGAGTTTGGAAAAGGTCACGCAGGTCACAAATTATAAATATCAAACAGGCACACAGCGCACACGCGACCCGGATTGGGGAACCTATTATTCCTATAAATACGACCCGGTGCCATCGGAAAAATGGGATGTAATCCAACCGGAATGGAATGGAATATCGACATATTGGAGGTCGACCATTGTACCAGGAGACAGAGTGACCAATCCCTATATCTATCTTGCCAATGGAACACTCGCGCATGTAAGCACCATTGTGACGGATTATTTTCAAACAATCAACACTATTGAAAATTATTCCTATTTGCCTCGGTATTTTGGAATTTCACCGTCGATTCAGTATGACTATACAAATAACAATACGGCTGATATTAATAACAGTTATGTTGCGATTCCATTTTACTTTGATGGGGCGAGTCAAATATGGAAAGTCGGTTCCTTTTATGGCTTGTCGTTTACACGGAAACCACAACTACCCACATATCCATTACTGGGTGCAGCACCCTATGTTGGACCTCCAGGAATTTATGGATTTTATACAAGTTCATTAACAGTTCAATTGTACAGCACGTCCTATACATCATTTCAACCCTATTTTTGGAACACAAAGATTACATACAACCATTTGGACCAAAAATATGATCCTGCGACCGATTTGACTTTGTTTGGAGGACTGAGTACAATCAAAACAGAGTATCAGGATACTATGTTGTTTCTGTATTCGAACGGAACTATTCCGAAAAAGGATATTCGAGATTTAAGCACAATCATATCGGATGGTACGACCAGCAATGTTGTATGGAAATGGGGTATGGAATCCAATGTCAATTATGCGGCTGTGGATGACCAAAGTGGATTTAATTTCTTGTCGTACATTTACAACAAACCTGTTCGAAGTCGAGATTTATCTGGTTCACCTATTGAATATGCTATTCATGTACGCGCATATGATCCCATTCCGAAATTTACATCGGGTGTACGATTTATTGGAAAGAATTATACGGATTTTGGACAACTTTCACTCGGCGAAATTGCACAGGAAATTAGCGCATTGGGACTATATCAACCGATTAGTGAAATTTCAAGTTCGGCATATTTATATCAATCCACATCCGTAAATTTTGATTCCAATATTGGTCTGTATCAATCCACCTTGAGTACAAACGATGCATATAGATACAATCCGGCACTTGGGAATTATTTTAGTCACACATATGCGGACGCACTAATTAATTTTAATCAGTTATTTTCCACAAATGTAACATTTGGAAAAAAGGTTGGATTTAGTGGATTTACAAGTACGTTTAGTGGATATGAGCATGCACTGAAAACATATATTGAATTGTATTCCACAATTCGTGACACATTGGCCGAGTTTAATACAGTGTTGAACATAGCCAGTAGTAATTTAAATGATTATGTAGTGCAACGATACGGTAATATTTTACCCAGTTCGATTTTGTCCAGAAACCGTATTACGGACCCTTTGCCTTTCCAGATTCTATTTAGTACCATGCTAACTCAACCGTATAAATCCATGTATGATGAATGGGGATTGGGATACAATTTGGGATTCAATAAAGTGGATACATCCCCTCCACGAACAACGGTCACGTCCGACACATTTATTCGCATTATTCAGGACTTTATTTATTTGCGACTCAATCCAGAACTCAATATGAACGTCATGTCCGTTTCAGGAAAAGAAGACCGTGCCATGTGTCAAGACAGTACGGCGCAGGATGACAAATATTTTGCAAAGATTTTGCTCAATAATTTTGGTGGAATTTGTCGGTCGGCCGTTGTTTTGCCAAAAGAATTTAATCCGGTGTTAGGAAAATACGAGACCGTGAGTTGTCAATTAGTGGACAGAAATGGTCAACAAATTAACAACTTGGATTGTGAATACAATTTTGTTCTAAATATTACTGAAATCACAAACAAGACAAAAGACGGTAGTAGTTTACAGGCCACAACGGCAGATTTAAATGTGCTGAGTCTGCGTTAATACTCTCTGACAAAAAAAATTCTAAAACCAATATATACTATGAACAATCCAGATAGATGTTTTACTATGGAAGATATATTCAACATTGTTCATAATGCATTAAGTCCATTTTATTCAAACAAGACAGTGAACGTCGAACAAGAAGATATGGATGGTGAAACTGAACGATTGGAAGTACCTGAATTAGAATTTATTATGCATGCAATTGGACAGGAATTATCACCCATTAACGGATGGACAGAAGAAGTAGAAGATGTGCTTGGACAAATGCACAAGGCATTGGATGATCGCGATTATCAAGAATTTACATTTAGCCTTGAGAAACCAACTGCATTAGTCAGTTATTCTCGTGGTGGCGGTCGCAGAAAGACCCGTAAATCACGTAAAAGTCACCGTCGGAATTAGACAACCTTAAACAATTCATTCGAAACAGGTCAAATAGACGTGCTTCGAATACCGTCATAATCCTAATCTAGAACACTCGTAAGGGTGTTCTTAAATTAGGATTTTGAAGGTATAAGCATCTAACATAAATAATTAAACCAATTTCAAAAACCGTTGTACTTCTTCTACTGTATCGTCAAGTATACGTGGATTTGCAAATATGGGTTTTTTGACAATATCCATATACTCCGAATCGCTCATGGAAACCATACGGTCAATCAGCATATCAATGGCGTCGTCCGAGTCATTTTCAAGCATCAATATACGTTCTTTATTGATGTATTCATAGACACTCACGGGTCCCCAATAGACTGGAATAACACCCGCTTGCAACCCATGACATATTTTTTCAGTTATATAATACATGTCCAAACTATTTTCCATTGTAATTGCAAATTTATGTTGGGCGAAAAACGATTCCATATCCAATGAATTGTGCTGTCCAGATACCTGTCCACCCATATTGTTTTTGTACCGACCTCCATGATTCACATGGATTCCGCGGTCTTCAAGACGTTGTATAAATTTATTTCGGACAAATCCATTTGAATTCGAAATCACAGTACATGCGAACTTGGATGGAATACTTGTTTGAACTATAGGATTTGCAAATTTAAGAAATAAATTGTTGGAATACATATAAGGTATAATCAGCGGTATTTTGATACAGTTTGCATATTTGGTTGTTCCACCCAATACAGCAGTGTATCGTGAATCATTTGGGACATAATTTTCACCGCTATAATAAAAACTATATTTCCAGTGTTTTACCCCTACCAATACAAATGATCCAAACATTGATTCAATTAGGACATCTGCTTCCTGAATATTGTGTCCAATTGTACAGGATTGATTGAATACTTTTCCAAAAAAGTCTATAAAAAAGGTACATGTTACAGGATTGTTATTTTCAAGAAATCCTGGCCAAAACCCGTTAAAGTGGATAATCATTTCTATTGTGTGGTCTTGAATTTTTGTAGCAAGATTCACATGTGGCTGAGATAAAAATGGAAAAGCAACAGTAGAGAACATATGGCCGATTTAGAAAGTGCCTATAATCAAGGTCCGAAAACATGGAATATGGCGTTTCCCCCGATATGCCTTCGCAGTCATTGGGATTCCACGGCGGTTGCACAGATGGTGCTTCCAGGTGCAGCGCAACGCGATTTGGCCATGGACCCACGCCCTGCATCCATGATTTGTCGCCAATATTATACCACATCTGCCGGCGATGGTCCAGCACCAAGTGCGGCTCATGAGACGTTACCTGTCCCTGGGTCGCTCCTTGGCGGGCCGGCTCGTCCTGATGCACATGTTGCGCAGGTTCCATTTCCACCTGGCGGCGCCGCCGGTCGTGGGTTTCCATATGCAAATTTCCTTCCCAATGCGGAATCGGACATTCTTCGGCTTCGCGAACACTTGACAAAATGCGCCGAAAAGCGTTATATTCCTCGCGGAGGTATCCCGGAACCTACCATGGGTGTGCGTGACATACCTGGCGCAGACATGTCAAACAATATTCGCGCCAATATTGTCTCCACATCAACAAATTGTCGTGCCGAAGACGATCAGGAAGCCTGGAATCGTTCATCCCGATTGTTTTTCAATCCGACGCGCTACGATCGTACCACCATGATTCCGGCAGGATTGAAACAGGCCGAAAGTAAAAAGGCCCTTCGTTGTTAGAAATCATCCAGTATGTCCAACATATATCGCATAAGTCCATTTTTATGGAATGATGCGACACCGAGCCAAAATTGTCAAATGGCGCAAACCATTTATGGGGTGGATCGCGCTCCTGCTGCATTAGCCACAGTTTGCGCCGCCCGTCCGAAAGAAGACCCTGCCTCATATTGGGAAGGTCGCACTCTTGCGCGTCTTGTATTGCCCGCAACCGCAGGATACAATGTACCCGTGACGTGGTCCACACTTCCACAGTGGCTAAGTTATGCACAAACGCAGGGATATACCATTGTAGGGGATATAGGAAAACTGAAACCGTACAGCGATTTTTATATTCAAGGACCATAAAGAGGTTGGGCGACGACAATGCGATTTCCAACACATTTAATTGATTTCCAAACAGTGCTAAGTCCTAGCGTGGATTTGACGAATAAATTATTGGATTTGTCAGGAGCGACATATTCCGTGTCGGATGTTCCATACGATGGTTCATCAGATATACAACTCCCCGCTGGTTCCATACAAGTGTCATCTGTGATTCATGTTGATGAAAATGCATCAACACAAATGAAGAAAGCCGACGAAACGTTTTACTTTGATTCTGCCGTGATACGAAACGTAAACCTCGCCACGGACCTGAGCGGAGGAACAGTCCTAGGGTTATTGAACAAGTACATTGATTTCGTCAATCCACGGATTGCAGTACCCTTGCCGTCAGTCATTGCCACAACGGACGGCAAAATTCGCGGGATTATTAATACATATGCAACATATGATTCTGGCACAAACAGACTTTCATTTACAAATGCGTATATTCAATTGATGGAGCAGCGGATTTCAATTCAAGGCGGACAGGCGATTCCCGACTTGAGTGGCGTGACCGGACCGGCCATGGTCTCGGACAGTGATGAAAGTCTCTATATTTCCTTTATTTCACGATACCGAAACAACATTAATTACTCCAATACCATGTATGACATATTGGTTGGCCGAATCAAACCGTCGTGGACATTGGAATGGCTGCATCGTATTCAGGGATTAGTGACTACTCACGAGGAAACCACGCCGGTGATTACCATTGGCAGCGACCATGAACTTTATTTGGCATATACGACAACTGGTGCAACATCGGGGAATGTGAATGGATTTGATATTTATCAAACGACCGGTACATCGGGTATTTGTGGATGTCCAGACCCTACGTCATGTACACTTTGCGGAACGGAAGATATAGTCTTTGCACGAATCAATACAATAGGCGCATCTTCATCCAATCCGCCAACGGTGGCATGGAAGATTCAAAATGGATACATTAATTCCGTGTATCGCGAAACCAAGCCGACTATTGCCTTGGATAAACGAACCAGTCTAGTGTATCTAGCCTACGAATGCACCAGCAATCTTGCTTGTTTCAGGTCGGTCGGTTCACCTAATATTTTACTTCATTGTTTTACAACCCAGGGAAATCATTTATGGATTCAGTCCGAATCCGCAATTAATTCAACTGGCGCCAATACCTCGCCGTCCATTTCAGCCGACAATGACGGAAACGTGTATTTGGCGTATGAAATTACAGCACAAGTCGAGGGTGGCGCACCAGTTCCTGTGGGTGAAAAACAAATTGAGGTTGTTCGCTTTCAAACTGTCTTGCAGACTCCATCTGAATCCAATACGTACAATCCGTCTCGAACCTACAACTTTGGAGATTGGGTCTATTATCCACCGACGTCGTCCTGGTATAAATCCAAGGAATGGACATTGACAAACGACCCACCGCCCTCACCGAAATGGTCCGAGGCCTATTCGGCGCGTCTTTTCTATTACCGCCGTGTGTGGATATTGAGTGAAACGGTGGATATTTTTACAAAAGGTGGAATTGCGGGTGACAATTCATCCTTTCCTTCGATTGTTGCGCATCCCAGTAATGGATATGTCTTTTTGTCCTTTTTAACTTCAGGTACAGTCATAAATCCACCGTACGAGCCATCACCGTCCGTACACACTGTGGTCCTGTTGTCCTTCACCAAGGACAGGATGATCCGCTGGATTCAGGAAGGGGGTCCGATATTTCAATCGGATGATATTGCCTATACCGATTGTACAACACCCCAACTGATTATGGATTCCTACGGAAATTTGGTGGTTTCCTTGGTGACAACTGTTCCCGTATGAGGCTGAGCGCGGATGATGAAACGGTTATAAACCCGGTTTTTTCATTTGACATTCGATTTCAAATGAAAAAAACGCAGAAATGTGACATTTCTTGAATTTTAAACGCACGTATTCATTTGTGCGTAAACTTCTAATCACACGAAATGGGTGTACTTAGAATTAGTTTTTGACGGTATATGTTTCCAGATAAATTATTTCCATAGTGTAAAGGCAAACGTTATGTCCCTTGTATCTTTGAATTGGATTAGACAAACTTCAATAATGAATACTGTAGCAAATGAACAATATCCTTCTATAGCATTAGATTCTTCTGGAAACATATATGGAACATATTATTCACAAGGAACAATCAGTGGTGGAGCATTTTTAGGTGCTACTGATATTGTTGTATTTAAAATGGACCCAAATGGAAACATGTTGTGGATAAAACAACAATCGGTTATAAATACAATTGAATTTGAATTATATCCTCAAATTGCAGTGGATTCATCTGGAAACGTATATATAACTTATAGTACAGGTGGGACAGTGAGTGGTGGAATCTTCTTAGGTGTAACTGATATTGTGGTATTCAAAATGAATACTAATGGAACTATACTTTGGATAAAACAACAAACTGTTATGAACACTACAGGATACGATTCATTTTCATCTATTGATTTAGATTCATTAAGTAACATATATATAACTTATGCTACATACGGAACAGTGAGTAGTGGGACATATTCTGGTTCAAGTGATATTGTCGTATTCAAAATGAATTCAAGTGGAACTATGCAGTGGATAAAACAACAAACTGTTATGAACAGTAGTGGAGATGAAGTATATCCATCTATTAGCGTAGATTCATCTGGTAATGTATATGTATCGTATTCAACAACTGGAACAGTAAGTGGAGGCCAAAGTAAATATGGATATGGTATAGTCGTTTTCAAAATGGATACACATGGAAATATTGTTTGGACTAAACAAAACGTTTTGGATTACAATTATTATAATAATTTTCCATTGATTAAATTAGATTCATTTGGAAATATATATGTTGTATATATATCACAGACCAGCAGTAACTCACCTAGTTTTATTGTTGTATTTAAATTGGATACAAATGGAAATTTGGCATGGATAAAAAATACTCAGTTGATAACCAATGCATATAACAAATCGAATATGTTTACAATTGATAATTTTAACAATTTATTTATATCATATCCATATTCTGGAACAATAAGTGGTGGGCAAAATGCAGGTTCTATTGATATTGTTGTACTCAAAATGGATACAAATGGAAATATTGTATGGATAAGCCAACAGGCAAACATGAATAGTACGGGAGTAGATTTATTACCCTCAATTGCTGTAGATTCTTCATCTGCAAGTATATATGTATCCTATATGGCAAATGGAACAGTCAGTAGTGGAACATTAATAGGCGGTGATGATATTGTTGTAGCAAAATTAGTTCATTATTATACTCCAGATGCACCAACATCCGTCTCTGCATTAGGTGGATTTCAAAAGGCTATTGTTTCCTTCACCGCACCCGTATTCGATGGCGGCGCCGCGATTACGGGTTATACTGTGACATCGTCTCCGTCAGGAATTATTGCAACAGGACTTGTATCACCCATTACTGTCACTGGTCTGACCAATGGTGTTGAATATACATTTACAGTGACAGCAACAAATATTGTTGGAACTGGATCTGCCTCAAATCCTTCCAATTCCATCGTTCCATTTCAAACTCCTACAATCAACTCTGTATCATTGACGTTTAATTCTGCACTCATATCTTGGTCATCGAACAATGGCGCCGATAGTATCAAAGTCTACAGAGATACGCAGCCATCAGGTGCAACAAAGACCTTTTTAGGTTCCACCACTGGACTCACATACACAGAGCAGTTGACAGCAAGCGGGACCTATTATTATTTTATATCTGCAGTGTATGAAGGCAGTGAAACAGCACTATCGTCCCCATATATGATAACATTTACTGTACCGGCGGTATTTCTGTCTTGGATAAAACAAACGGGGCTAATCAATACAAGTGAAACAGAAGAAGTTTCATCCATTGCAACCGATTCATCGGGAAATGTTTATGGAACATATAGTACAACTGGAACAGTGAGTGGAGGAACAAAAGCGGGTAGCAATGATGTAGTTGTATTCAAAATGGACAGAAATGGAGATATACAATGGATAAAACAACAATTTCTTATCAACACTATAGTACAAGATACATATCCAACTCTTGCTGTCGATTCAATAGGAAACTCATATGTGGCGTATTATACAAAAGGAACAGTCAGTGGTGGAACAAAAACAGGCGCCAATACTATTGTTGTATACAAATTAGACAGAAATGGAGCAATACAATGGATCAGGCAACAAGCAAGTATGAATAGTATTGGAGATACTATATTAGATCCATACATTAGTCCCATTTTGAGCGTCGATTCATCTGGGACAATCTATGTGTCATATTTCACATACGGCACAACCAGTGGCGGAACCAATATAGGAGACGCAGATATTGTGGTATTCAAAATGAATACAAGTGGTACATTGCAATGGATTAAGCAACAACCAATTATGAATAGTCCTGGAACAGATGCAAATCCGTCTATGAGTGTCGATTCATCTGGGAATATATATGTATCCTATGACACAACTGGAACAGTGAGTGGAGGGACAAAACTAGGAAGTTCAGATATTGTAATATTCAAAATGGACACAAACGGAAATGTGCAATGGATAAAACAACAAGCAATTATGAATACTACGGATAGTGATTCCGATTCATCGATTCGTGTTGACTCGGTAGGTAATATATATGGATATTATCAAACAAATGGAACAATCAGTGGAGGTACACAATTAGGAGGTACAAATATTGTAGTGTTCAAAATGGACCCAACTGGAAACCTAATATGGATAAAGCAACAAGTGGGTATGGCTGAGAAAGATAAAAATCCCGTATCTATTGGTATTGATGTATCTGGAAATACTTACATAACATATTCAACAACTGGAACTGTCAGTGGAGGAACAAATGTAGGAAATCAAGATGTTGTTGTATTCAAAATGGACACAAATGGAAATATGGTGTGGATAATTCAGCAAGCCGTTATGAATTCGTCATTATCAGATACTTACCCAAGTCTTGCACTTGATTCGTCGTCAGGAAGTATATATGTGTCGTATCAAACAAACGGAACAGTCAGTGGAGGACTCAATGTAGGAAGTACAGATGTTGTTGTTATGAAACTTGCACAATTTGTCACACCAACTATATCCAGTATATCTCCATCTACATATAATAATGCATGGATAAATGTATATTGGAACACTAAAAATAACGCCGATAGCATTAATGTGTATCGTGATACTCAAGAATCAGGTGCTACAAAGATCCTTGTTGGGTCGAGTACTGGAACCAATTATAGCGACATTGTAATGACCAGTGGAATCTATTACTATTTTATCTCAGGCGTGTATGGCGGTATTGAAACTGCAGTATCGCCGGCATACATGTACACACATGTGTTGCCTGTATATCTATCATGGATAAAACAGCATCCATTGATGAATACTGTAAATGATGATACGAATCCATCGATTGGAACTGACCTTTCGGGAAATGTTTACGTGTCTTACAGCATATTGGGAACACTTAGCAGTGGTACAAGCGCAGGCGCCGTCGATATAGTTGTATCCAAATTGGACCCCAATGGAAATATAGTCTGGATAAAACAACAACCCGTTATGAATAGTGCTTCAAACGACACCGGTTCATCCTTACAAATAGACGCATCTGGAAATATCTACGTCTATTATACAACTTTTGGAACAGTCAGTGGTGGTACAAATATTGGAACATTTGATATTGTCGTCTTCAAAATGAATCCGAACGGAACTGTCCTTTGGATAAAACAACAGGCAGTTATGAATACATATGAGCCTGATATCAGTTCAAAACTCGCAATCGATGGGTCAGGCAATGTTTACGGAATCTATACAACAAGTGGAGGCACAGTCAGTGGAGGAACAAATGTAGGAGGTTCAGATATTGTTGTGTTCAAAATGAGTTCCAATGGAGATACAGTATGGATAAAACAACAGGCAGTTTTCAATACATATAGCGTTGATTTGAATCCATCTATTGTGGCGGACGTATCTGGAAATCTATATGTTTCATATGATACACTTCGATTAGGCAGTGGCGGTACGGATTCAGGAAATTCAGATATTGTACTTTTTAAAATGGACACAAATGGAACTGTGCAATGGGTCAAACAACAACCCATTATGAATACATCAGGCGATAATACATTTCCATCCATTGACGTCGATGGGTTGGGAAATATATATGTATCGTATGAAACCACAGGAACAGTCAGTGGTGGTGTCAATGTGGGAATGAAAGATATAGTTGTATTCAAAACAGACCCAAATGGAACTATGATTTGGATACAACAACAGTCCGTTCGAAATACGTCACAAGATGATCAAATATCCTCTATTCGTGTCGATGGACAAGGAAATGCATTTGTAGTCTGCAGCACACACGGAACAATAGCGAATGGACTTAATTCAGGCGGGTCGGATATTGTTGTATTCAAATTGGACACCAATGGAACCGTACAATGGACACGACAAGAGGGTATTATGAATACAAGTACAGATGATACAAATCCAGTTATTGCACTAGATACGTCTGGAAATATATATGTTTCGTATCAAACACTGGGAACTGTAAGTGGAGGAACAAACAAAGGATTTGCGGATATTGTTGTTATGAAAATGATTCAAACAGGTCTTAGTGTTCCTGATGCACCAACAGATATATCGGCTGTGGCCGGAATTAGACAGGCGTCTGTATCGTTCACTGCATCTTCAGGTTATGAATTTCCCGTAACCAATTATACTGTGATTTCGTCTCCTGGGAATGTAACACAAACTGGTACATCATCGCCTATCAATATCAATGGACTTGAACCTGGTACAACATATACATTCACAGTGACAGCCACAAGCGCCGCGGGTACGAGTACACCGTCCGTAGCATCGAATCAAGTTGTAATACCGAATGTTCCCAGTCAACCTGCGAAGCCGACTGCTGTAGCAGGGAACGCACAAGCCACCGTATCTTTCGTTCCACCCAGTGATGGTGGTTCGACAATTACCAGTTATACAATTAATGCGTCTCCAGGGGATATTAAAGCGTATGGTTCATCGTCACCTATTGTTGTGAATGGCCTGAATATAGGAACTGCGTATAGGTTCGAAGTGAGTGCGTCGAATGCCGTAGGTACAGGCCCGTACTCTGAACTTTCGGATTCAGTGACTACATTTGCCCTTCCAGGTCAACCTACAGGTGTGACTGCTGTACGTGGGGTTCGAGAAGCCACAGTGTCATTTGTAGCACCTACTAGCGATGGGGGTACACCCATTACAGGGTATATAGTCACATCATCGTCGCCAGGTAATCCAGTACGAACTGCATTTGGAACTGCATCACCAATTACGATTACTGAACTTGAAAACAATACTGCGTATACATTTACAGTGAGTGCCGTCAATGAAGTAGGTACAGGTCCAGCGTCTTCACCTTCAGCATCAGTGACAACCGCAACGGTTCCACAACAACCTACAATCACATCCGTTGCGCCAGGAAATAGAGAAGCCACTGTCACATTCACTGCGCCTACGGACAACGGAGGTGCAACTATTACAGGATATACTGTCACTTCATCGTCATCCGTAGGGATTCCAATACGAACTGCATCTGGGACTGGACTATCCATCACAGTTACGAATCTTGAGGTGAATACTGCATATACATTTACAGTCACTGCCACAAACGATGTAGGCACGAGTGCAGCCTCAGAGTCTTCAGATTCAATCACTACATTTTCTCTTCCAAATGCACCTACAATTGGGGCTGCTGTCCCAGGGAATCAATTGGCTATTGTGAGTTTCACTGCACCTACCAATACAGGCGGCCAAGGTGTAGTGATTCTTGAATATACAGTGACATCGTATTTGAATGATGTCGCGGGTATTACTGCCACTGGCACTGCATCGCCCATTACGATACCAAATCTTCAGATTGGAACGTTCTATACATTCACAGTGTCTGCAACCAATGTGGTAGGTACAGGTCCTGAATCTGCCAAGTCGGATGCCGTACAAACATACGATTTACCGGATCCACCCACAGACCTGTCGGGTGTTGCGGGAAATAGACAGGTTACTGTATACTTCAACCCGCCTGTTTTAGATATCAATGATCCACCCATTACTGGATACACAGTCATATCCACGCCCGGCAATTTCATTGGGACAGGAACATCATCACCCATCACTGTTCAAGGTCTAACACCAGGTACTTCGTATACATTCCGTGCGATAGCCACAAATGAAATTGGTAACAGTGTACCCTCCGCACCGTCGCAACCATTTGTACCCTTTTCGGCTCCAGATGCCCCAAGAAATGTCTCGGCTGTTGCTGGTTTTCAACAAGTTCAGGTATATTTTGATCCGCCAGCAAATGATGGTGGTGATCCAATTACGAATTATACAGTGATGTATAATCCTCCTGGAACGGATCTCAATAATCAAAAATCGGGTAGTTCTTCCCCTATCACTATTACGAATCTTCAGGCAGGGATTTCGTATACATTTACAGTAACAGCTACAAATTCAAAAGGGACAGGTCCTGCTTCACTCCCCATATCGGCAACACCCTATACAATCCCAGACCCACCAACAAATGTCAATGCTGTGGCGGGCAATCAGCAAGTAACGGTTTCGTTCAGCGCGCCGTTGAACACAGGAGGTCGACCTATAACCAATTACATTGTTGCGTATACTCCTGGGAATATTGAAATATCAACGACTGCTTTATCTCTCACAATCACGAATCTTCAAGCAGGTACACTCTATACATTCACAGTTGCGGCTGTGAATATAGCCGGCAGAAGTCTACCCTCCGTCACACCTGCAACTGCGACGCCGTACACGATTCCTGCTGCACCATCGGTCGCGTCCGTTGAACCTGGAAATAAACAAATTACTGTAACCATCACTCCACCCTTCAATGATGGTGGTTCGCCCATTACGGAATACGCTGTGACATATAATCCGGGCGCAATTACACTTTTGTTTCCAACAACAACTGCCGTTATCACAGGTCTTCAGGTGGGTACTGGATATACAGTTACAGTCGCAGCAATCAATGCAGCAGGCAGAGGTCCGTTCTCGGACACGTCTTCACCACCTGCGATTCCCTACACGACACCTGATGCGCCGTCCATTTTTCTTTTTGAACCAGGATACAATCAAGCATTCATCTATTTCAACCCACCGTTGTATGATGGCGGTCGACCGATTGTGAATTATATTGTCACTTACTTTCCAGGAAATGTGGAAGGCACATATGCCGAATCGCCTGCCGTTATACCGAATCTTCAGTCCGGTGTTTCCTATGGGTTTATTGTCACGGCCGTGAACGTTGGAGGAAGAGGCGAACCATCTGACCTTGCTGGACCAGTTATCCCTTTCTCTGCGCCCGATGCCCCCGTCAATGTAACGGCTATTCCTGGCATTCTAAGTGCGAATGTATTTTTTGAACCGCCTGCGAATGATGGGACATTTGCCATTACCGATTATACAGTTATATCGTCCCCCGATAATCTGGTACGAAATGGTGCCGCTGCACCCATACTTGTTGAGCCGCTTCGAGATGGCATTGTGTATACATTTACTGTCACGGCCACAAACAGTAAAGGCACAGGCCCGGCCTCTGCACCTTCGTCAGGTATAGTTCCATACACGACTCCTGATGCACCCACCGACCTGTCTGGCGTTGCTGGCAATCAACAAATCGAAGTCTTGTTCACCCCGCCGGTGTATGATGGTAGTTCACCAATTACTGGATATGCCATTACATATTATCCAGATGCGATTACATTTCTTGTCAGTACTTCGCCCTTCATAATTTACAATCTTGAAATCGGTGCAACCTATACATTCCAGGTCGCTGCCATCAATGCAGCAGGAACAGGACCATTGTCTGAAATGTCGGACCCCATTACTACCCTGTCTTTGCCTACAGTTCCTCGGTCGGTTTCCGCAGTTCCTGAGGGGGATAGACAGGTGAAAGTGACATTTGAACCGCCTTTGGACAATGGTGGTTCTCCCATTATTGGATATATTGTTACCCATTCGTCTACATTGGGAATTGTGGAAATAGACGTGGGGCTGGTCACGACCGTCTACGTTTCGAATCTTACACCTGGGATTGCCTATACATTCACAGTTCGAGCCGTCAATGTCGCAGGCACAGGTCCAGACTCGGAACCAACCTCACCTGTGGAACCCTTTACGATTCCTGACCCGCCTACACATGTGACTGCGTTTGCAGGTGTTCAACAAGCCACGGTATCCTTCAGACCGCCGTCATACAATGGCGGTTCTCCAATTACGGGTTATACACTCACGTACAATCCAGGGAATGTTACAATACCTGTGAATTCGTCGCCGGTAATAGTTACGGGTTTGACCGTCGGTACTGTTTATACATTCACTATCACCGCCACAAATGCAGCAGGCACAAGTGCGCCTTCCGCTGTCTCATGGCCGCCAGTCACACCCTTTACGATTCCTGACCCGCCCACAGACGTGACGGGTGTTGCTGGAAATCGACAAGTTACAGTATCTTTCACTCCGCCTGTGAACGACGGTGGTGCGACCATTACTCATTATACAGTACTGTCCTCACCTGGGAATTTTATTGGATATGGTTCATCCTCGCCCATTACTGTCATTGGACTCGATATTAACGCAACGTATACATTTACCGTGACAGCCACAAATGTAGCGGGTACCAGCGCACCGTCCCGGGCATCAGACCCAGTCACTACACTTCCACGTAGTGTGACATCCGGTACAAATTTGGCCGTATTTCATCTGGACCAAGATGGAACAAATTTATGGGGATACCCGCGTTCTGAAAGCGAAGCGTATCCTGCGTATATGCTTGCACGAACAGGCGCGCCGAACGCAGTGTTTGAAACACAGCCTAGCGGTACATTTTCTGGTAATCTTGGAATTGCTAAATCGCTTGGAAATGTATATACTGGAATAATAACTACCGCCGTTGCACCTGGTCAAACCCAGGTTGGAATTGCAGGTACAACACATATGCTTTGTATAAGCGCACTCAATCAAAGCGTGTATTATCCAGATCGCAATGCATTTACCTATATGACAAACAATCGGTCCATCTGTCGATGTGAAGACAAGACGAATTGCGGATGTTCGTAATGAAATCAACAAGACGCAGAAAATAATCGCGGTACACATTAGAAAATGAACGCAGCACCGGTAAATTTTCCAATTCGCGGACTTGCGAACACCCCGTTTTTGGAAAAGATTGATGACGCACATGGGTCGATTACTCCAGGCAAGTATTATTTTGTCCAGTTACGTGTTGACAAAGAACCCACTGATTTATTTGTTCAAGTCCTGAGTGGGTCGGACCGAACGATTCAGGTTCAAATCATCAAAGAGCGCGATTATGTGAAGGCAACAGATGTCCCCGAGGGCGAGCGCGTTGTTGCCCAGGTCAATGACCGCGGTGAAATCAGCGACTTTCATCTTGTGGCTGCCGATGGAACTATCCGTTCCGGTCCCGAAGTTGCAGACTATCGCGATTCATTCATGACTAAACCTGAATATTCACGTTTCAATCTGGACGACGCAATGAAAGATTTGGAGGATCTTGACTATGTGTCCAACAACGACTACGACATAGATGATAAACTTACGGAAATGGAACATAAATATGGACGCGTCACAAGTACGCGCAAGCACGACAAACTGGAAGAATACAAGGATAAAATTCAAGAAATTCTTGACGAGGCGAAAGATGTATGGCGTAGTTCGGAATTTGTGCGGGATTCAGATGGAAATCCTATTCCAGGACCGTGGGTCGAGCATGAAGGTGAGTCATGGCCAATTCCAATTCGTTATATTTCTGACAATGAAGTCTATGGATACACCTTTTACGGACCGCTACACCAAGCCGCACCGGCTGCAGGGGGACGTCGTACTCGCCGTCGTGTTCGCAAACAGCGCCGTCTTCGTCGTAGTCGTCGCGCCTGAGTACCATCATAAATTTTAATTTAAGCACACCGAACGGGTGTGCTTAAATTAGGATTTTGACGGTCAGCAGATCTATTCCTTCGCCTCCAACCGCGCAACACGCTCAGCCAATGACCTAATCAATGTAAGGCATACAGGAACCAACTTGGTATAACTGACGGCTTTGTATCCATCGGGGCGCGAATAGACACATTCCGGTGCAATTTGCTCAATTTCATCGGCCATGACACCAATATCCTCATCACCATCTTCATTGATGTAGCGATAGACTTGTGGCGCGTCCATATCTGTCATTGGCCGAATACTGTGTTTCAAACGACGATCTGATGTCGTCACAAAGTTATTCGCATAGACTATGCCTCGAATGTCCATGGTTGCGCGTGGTTGTTGTGTCGGACCTAGATTCACACCAACGCGACGATTTTCCATATCAAATGTAAAAATAGGTTCCGTATTACCCATAACGGTGGACAAACGTACCGTACTAATGTTTCCATCAAGTACATTCATGGTGGAGCCGTATGCATGTCCCCATAGAAGCATTCCTGTAGACACACAATTTGCACTAATACAATTGACATCCAATTCACCCAGGCGTGCTTGACCGGCCGATAAATAATCTGTGTACATGGAGGAAATACGTGATGTGCTGCCCTCGGCAACGTTTGTTTGTATATAGGATGTAAAAATGGATGAATTTGCAATTGTGGAAATATTTGCATACACACTATACAATGACGAATTCAGTATTTGTGTTGCAGAAATGTTTGTTGTACTGATGGATTGACCCTGTGCATCATTAAAGGTGATTGAGCCGGACGAAATCGTATTTATATCCAGATTGGATGCGGAACCTTGTTCAAAACGGAGTTGGGATGTGGATAGATTGTTTGTACTCAGATTCGAGCCGGTTGCCGTGACAAAGGACCCCTCGTCAAAACGCAATTGCGATGTAGACAGATTGTTAGTACTCAGATTCGAACCGGTTGCAGTCGTAAACGTTCCTTGCTCAAATCGAAGTTGTGATGTACTCAAATTAGAACCTGTGGCTGTCTCAAACGTACCTTCGCCAAATCGCAAATAGGATGTGGACAGATTGTTTGTACTCAGATTGGAACCGGTTGCAGACACAAATGTGCCGTCGCCGAATCGCAGTTGCGACGTTGACAGATTGTTAGTACTCAAATTGGAACCGGTTGCCGTCGTAAACGACCCACTCTCAAATCGAAGTTGCGATGTACTCAAATTGGAACCGGTGGCTGTCGTAAATGTGCCTTCGCTGAATCGAAGTTGAGAAGTGGAAAGATTGGACCCCGTGGCTGTGACGAATGAGCCTTCTTCAAATCGTAGTTGGGATGTACTCAGATTCGAACCCGTAGCCGTGGCGAATGAGCCTACCTCAAATCGAAGTTGTCCTGTACTCAGATTCGAACCTGTTGCCGTGACGAACGAGCCATTGTCGAATCGAAGTTGGGATGTACTCAAATTGGAACCCGTGGCTGTCACAAATGAACCTTCGCCAAATCGCAGTTGCGAGGTAGACAGATTGTCGGTACTCAAATTGGAACCGGTGGCTGTGATAAACGACCCACTTTCAAATCGCAGTTGCGATGTCGATAGATTGTTGGTACTTAGATTGGAACCGGTGGCTGTGACAAACGACCCACTCTCAAATCGAAGTTGTGAGGTACTCAAATTGGAGCCGGTGGCTGTCTCAAACGTGCCTTCGCCAAATCGGAGTTGGGAAGTAGACAGATTGTTGGTACTTAGATTGGAACCGGTTGCCGTGACAAATGTACCGTCGCCAAATCGGAGTTGCGATGTCGACAGATTGTTGGTACTCAGGTTGGACCCCGTTGCCGTCGCGAATGTTCCTTGCTCAAATCGCAATTGCGATGTTGATAGATTGTTGGTACTCAAATTGGAACCCGTGGCTGTGTTAAAGGTCCCGTTACCAAACCATATTTGACCTGTTGACAGATTGTTTGTACTCATATTCAAACCTTCGGCTGTCACAAACAACCCCTTACCGAACCACAACTGGCCCGTTGATGTCGTAAATGTACTTATTGTACTTCCAATTCCGTGGCAAAATCGCAAATCGCAAATATCACCCATACCCGCAACAAGTGACCCTGAGGATAACAACTGCGTACTTACAGAATCACCGGACGCATGACAAAATGTAATGTCACATACACCCAATGAACTCATTTCCACTGAACCCGCGTACAATGAACCAATAGATGCATACATGGTACTGATTCCGCCCCCTCTGGCATCACAGAATGTGAGTTCGCATGTGGAAACTGCATTTGTTGACACCTGGTCAAACGAACCGATGTATGAATACAGATCGGCCGCAATGAGTGATCCTGTACCAATATGTCCCGACGAAATGGTATTAACACTTAGATTATTTCCAGCCGCCTGACCAAACACGAGTGACGATACACTACCGCTACTGATAAATGCATTCATAATGCGGGCAGTACTCACATTTGCCGAGGATATAATTGCATTTTTCGCAAAAAAGGACGACACGTAAAATGTACTGACCGTTGAGTTGATACCCATTCCGCCTGGAATGCCATTGACGGAACTGACATTCAGACTACTAATACTCACGACTCCTGGCATATTCAATTCATCGCCTGCACTACACAATTCGTCAAACCTACCAACTGTTCGCAAGGCGTAATTTGTATTTTGAATCGAACTGACCCACGACGAACCCACCAAGGACGACGTGACAATTTGTTCCACGACTTCAATTTGTTGAATGACGGGAATGAATTGTTCCTTTGGGTTGAAAGGCGCGCCACCTTGTGTCGACAATTGGGCAAACAAACCCATTTGATACATATATCCCAATGTTCGAAATGTAGAGTTGTTTTGCGTCGAATATGAATAGAGATGTTCCTTATCAAACCCAAATTGGACACCTGTCATCGTATCGGACAATACCAAAAAGTCCGCAATTGTTGACACTGTGCCTGCACTCACAATTGCGGTACAATAAGTATCGCTATTACTATCGGATTGATAATTGAAATCGGTAAAGAGATTATTGCCCGTTTGTAACGTACTTGTTATCAGCGAACTTGTATGAATAGTTTGTGAATTGATTGTATTCACATTCAATACAGAATGATTGCTTCCAGTAAATGAACTCCATACAAATGTAGATAATTGTTTAATGTCGTCGGATAATTCGTAAAATGAACTTAGATTTGTGGAAAGCAATACTCCATCAAACGACGACAAGGATGAAAGAAGTTCGCCAGTGAGCGTTGATTGTTCCGCAAGCAGGGCTTCGGATGTACTAATTGTGGATTGTAAGGAACCATAGGACGAATTATAGACCGAACCAAATACAATGGTTGTATCGGAAACATTTACCGTTGTATCTCCCGTTGCTGCATAATACAAGGTGCGACCACCCACCGGCTCATCACGCAACGAGGAGAAATTCAATGTCTTATCTCCAATCACTGAGATTTGTTCCGGTGCAGTTGCAGTAATATACAATTGCGTATTGATGCCTCCATTGATAGACGTTGAGTAATATTGAATACCAGCACCGGCACCCAGATACAGAATGTTGGATGTATTGGTGGCTGGAATACGAATATCCTCGGCCCGAACTTCAACAAAAGCACGGGATGTAGTTGTAGACCCGTCTGAAAAATAGGTTCCGCCATCTCCACGCGTTGTTAAATATTGATTGGACGATAT